TATTCTTAATAATGATACATTGGAGATTAGGTGTATCGAACATTCGAAGCCTAACGCAACAATCACTAAAAATACTACTGGTTCTTTAGATTCAGATTTGGATAGGCAGATGAAAAGTGAATTTTTGAATAAAGCACTTGATAAAGCCAAGGACGATTACATTGAGCGAGAAAAGACCATCAAAAAGAAAGACGAAGTAGTTGAGCAACCAATAATTGGGCAAACAGTGAATTTACAACCGACTGATATATAGGAAGATAAAATTTCACTTTCTTCTGGAAAATTAAAAGTCTGAGTTGTATTTATAAAAACACTTCGGAAGTCGTAAAACCAAAATTTATTATGTATTCAAAACCCTCATTCATGGTGAGGGATGGGGATGCTTTACTTTAATCATTTTATATTAACATAGACATGGGTTCAAATAACGTAGAAACAGATAACATACAAATTATTAAGCGCGATGGCACTAAAGTTCAGCTTGATTATGAAAAAATTAATAAAGTCCTAATATGGGCAACAGAGGGGATAAATAATGTCTCTGCATCAGATATTGCGATGAATGCTAATCTGCAGTTGTTCAACGGGATTAAAACTGAGGAAATACATAAAATATTGATTCAGTCAGCAGCATCATTGATTAAGGAAGAAACCCCCAACTATCAATTCGTTGCAGCGAACCTTCAAAATTATTTATTGAGAAAACAAGTTTTTAATTCTGCTGGCGATAACTTACCATCTCTTTATGAGGTTGTGAAAAAAAATGTGAAGGTGGGAGTATATGATAAAATAGTTTTAGAAAAATACACTGAAGAAGAATTTGAAAAATTAAATTCTTATCTAAGACATCAAAGAGATTTCACATTCGTTTACGCTGGTCTGCAACAGTTGATTGATAAGTATCTATTGAAAGATAGAAAGACTGGTAAAGTGTATGAGACTCCACAGTTCATGTTTATGTTGATCGCGATGACCTTGTATGCTGAAGAGACTGAGAGTAGACTTCAAAAAATTAGATCATTCTACAACGATATAAGCAACTTTAAAATTTCGTTGCCCACACCTATCATGTCAGGAGTTAGAACCCCTAACAGACAGTATTCAAGCTGTACGCTAGTTGATGTTGGAGATTCGTTGGATAGTATTGGCCACAGCGATTTAGCAGTGATGTATTACACATCGAAACGTGCTGGTATTGGTTTGAACTTCGGACGTATTCGTGCGATTGGAGATAAGATTAGAAATGGTGAAGTAATTCATACTGGTGTAATTCCTTTCTTAAAGAAATTTGAATCCACCACAAAATCATGTACTCAGAATGGTATTAGAGGTGGAGCATCAACAACATTTTTTCCGTTCTGGCATAAGGAAATATTGGATATTCTAGTATTGAAGAATAACAAAGGTACTGATGACAACAGAGTGCGTAAAATGGATTATGGAATTCAATTCAACCGTTTATTCTATAAGAGATTCGTTGAAGGAAAAGATATTACACTCTTTTCTCCGGGTGAAGTACCTGATCTGTATGAAGCATTCGTATCAGGCGATAATGATGCCTTCGAAAAGTTGTACGAAGAATATGAAGGGAAGAAAAAAATATCTGTGAAAAAAATTCCCGCAAAAGATGTGATGAATAATTTCGCTCAGGAAAGAATTGAAACTGGTAGAATGTATGTTATGAACATGGATCATGCAAATATTCATAGTTCTTTCTTAGATTCTATAAAGATGTCAAATCTCTGTGTTGAAATTACCTTACCAACAACACCGATTACTCACATTGAAAACTCAATTGATGATGCTGGTGAGATAGCATTGTGTGTATTGTCTGCAATTAATGTTGGTGAACTTAAAAATTTAAGTGAATTGGAAGGTATCTGTGATAATATTGTGAGAAGTCTGGATTTTGTAATCGATAATCAAGATTATCCGGTGAAGGCAGCAACAAAAATGTTGAAAAGAAGATCAATTGGCGTTGGTTTGACAAATTTGGCCTATTTCCTAGCGAAAAATGACGTATCTTATACCGATAAGGCAGCATTGCCATTGATTGATGAACTTATGGAGCACTTCCAGTACTATCTTTTGAAGGCCAGCAACGAACTTGCGAAAGAAAAGGGTGCTTGTGAGTGGTTTGATAGAACAAAATACTCAAAAGGCATACTTCCGATTGATACTTATAATAGAGAAGTCGATAATTTAGTGAAAAGATCGTATTCTTTGGATTGGGAAGGGCTTAGAGCAAGCATTCTTCAGCACGGATTGAGAAATTCAACCCTAAGTGCTCAAATGCCTTGTGAAAGCAGTTCTTTAACCACCAATTCAACGAACGGTATCGAGCCAGTACGTTCACTTATTGTCGCTAAAGTGTCAAAACAGGGGGTTTTGAGACAGGTTGTGCCTGACATTAGCAAATTGAAGAATAAATACCAATTTGCTTTCGGAATGGGGGATAACCGTGGAATTACTAACATCTGTGCTGTAATGCAGAAGTGGATGGATCAATCAATTAGTGCAAATCATTACTACGACTATAGTAATTATCCAAATAATGAATTACCTTTGTCCGTGGTTATAAAAGATATAATGTATTCATATAAAATGGGACTTAAAACTCTATATTATGCGAACATTAACGATGCGTCTACCGATGATTTCTCATCCAATTTTGCTGACGCTTCATGTGAAAGTGGTGCTTGTTCAATTTAAAAACAGTTTATAAAATGAAAAAAATAATAAATCTCAACAACTCTGTAGATTTTACGAAAGAGCCAATGTTTTTTGGCGAAGGTTTGAATATCCAACGGTATGACAGATTCAGATACTCGAATTTGTTCGAACTTTACAAAAAGCAGCTAGGATTCTTCTGGCGACCTGAGGAAGTGGATATTGCTGGTAAGGACAGAGCGGATTTTGAGACATTATCAAAGAACGAGAAGTTCATTTTCACGAAAAACTTAAGTTACCAAATACTTCTGGACTCAGTGCAGTCCAGAGGTATCTCTAACTTGCTTGAAAATTGTTCGTCCCCGGAAGTAGAGGCGTTTGCCAAAGCATGGGAGTTCTTTGAACAATTACATTCGTACTCGTACACTTATATTATTAAGAATGTCTATCCTAGTCCTTCTGAAATATTTGATAACGTGTTGAACGATAACGAAGTACTGAAAAGAACCTCATCAGTTACTGAATATTATGACAACATGATCAATGCCCTTTCGGACGAAGACGATCATGAGAAGAAAAAGAAATTGTACCTGACGTTGAATTCAATCAACATTCTTGAAGGCATAAGATTTTACGTAAGTTTTGCCTGTTCTTTCTGCTTTGCTGAAAACAAGAAAATGGAAGGTAACGCGAAAATCATTAAGTTGATCTGTCGTGACGAAAATCTTCACCTTGGCTTTACACAATTCTTGTTGAAAAAACTGAAAGAAGAGCCGACTGAAGGATTTACGGAAGTTGTGAAAGAATGTGAGCCGTTGGTGGTTAAAATGTTTGAAGATGCGGCAAAAGAAGAGATGCAATGGGCTGATTACCTGTTCAGCAACGGAAGTATGTTGGGTTTAAACTCTGAAATTCTTAAGAAATACATGATGTTTCTTACTAATCAGAGAATGAAGACCATCGGCCTGAATCCGATCTTCGAAAAAACCAGCAATCCGATAACGTGGATTAACGACTGGATTGAGAACAAGAATGTGCAAGTGGCACCCCAAGAAACGCAAATTTCAAGTTATATTGTGGGTTCTCTCAATAAAGATTCGTCCAATGACGATTTTAGCGAGTTCAAATTCTAAAAAAATAGGAAAAAGTTATAAAATTCTATAACTTTTTCCATTAAAATTCGTATTTATCTTTACCCTTCGAAAAATAAGGGTAAAACCACAAAAAAATATCAAAAAGAGGTTGACAATAAGTTACTTTTAACTATATTTGCAACCTCATAAGAAAAATAGGGGCTTAGTTTAACTTTTAGAACGGTGTTCATTGCGAACACAGATATGGGTGCAAATCCCTTAATCCCTACTTTTCAAAGGTACAATATAAGGCTATCGGGTTGGTTACTTCTAAACTACAAATGGATAAACAACTACTGATTCAAATTTCCTTATATTTACAATTTACTCTGGCTACAAATATGGTTACTTCTAAAAATCAATTCATGTTTGACCAATTACTGTAATTAATTACCAGAGTTTTTTTATTTTAACCTTATACCTGTTATGAGTACATCTACTGCGAACGCTGCCGTTAAAGTTAGAACTAATGAAAGTTCTTTAACCAAAAATATCATTGCCCTCCAAAGAGGGATGATGATTCCGACTTCTGACGGTTCAGTTTCGTCTGCGGTGGCTGACACAATCCAAGCTGAGTTAATGCAATTGGGGTACATCCTATCCCCCGAAGCTTTGGAAGTAGTTTCCATCGATTGGTATATCGAAGCTGTTGCCCATCTTCAAAAGAAATTAGGTGTTGGCAACTATTCCCCTCTTTTTAAGAATTTTCCTAAGCAAGTCATGGAAACAAGTCTTATAGGCTTGTTCAGAATGGCTGTTAAACATTACTGGTCTGAAGGTAAATGGGAACCTGATCAAGAATTACTTGACAGAGGTATTAAGTTTGAAAACACTGAGTTTTCACTTATCCAGCTTGGTACTGAAGAAGGGTTTGCGAATATCTTCACAAGACTTGTATCTATCAATCAGTCAATCACTGAAAACGATAAAGCTGTAGTTGAATGGTTTATATTGAATCAGCGTGATTCTTTGGTTATGCCATCAACGGTTCCTTTCAAGGAAACATTGTGCTTGCTTGCTGGTCATGGTTTAAACGTACCTGTTAAAACAGCAACCGATGTGTTGAGAATCGCTACACACCTTTCAGGTGGTGATATTTCATTGCCTGCTGTTCCAAAAGTCACTATCGGTGAGGTTAAAGACGGTAGAAAAAAATGGTTTTTTAACAATATCAAAGCGTTTCAAGAAGCTGCAAGAGAACGTTTTAAGTTCAAGAAATTTTCAAGAAGTGAAAGAAAGTATCTTCTTGGGTTACTTGAAAAAACCAATCTCGACTTGGGTGAAATGAAACTCAAAATCGGAAGATGGTTGAGACTCGGTGAAATTCTTCACCCATCCGAATATGCAAAACAGTTTCCTAGAACTGCATCTGCCTTCGATGTGTTGAGAAACGCTGCAAAGGAAATTAAGACCTTCAATGGTTTAGTTGAGGCTGCTTTTAAGGAAAGTCAATTGAAAGGTATGGCTGTTCTATCCCAAAGACCCGGAGAATATGCTAGAAGGCTTGACTGGATGTTGAGAAACTTTGATGCTGTTCCAGTACTGGAAACATTTCAAAAAATCGCTCCTAAAGTGAGTAGAAAGGTTTTGTGGGAACTATATAACCATTTCTTAAACAGAGCAACAGTAAATGTTCCGAGAAGCGTGATGATCAAAGGTAAGAGATCAATCAAAAAGCAGTTGGAGCCACTACCTCCGATAAATGCTGAGTTAATTTCCTTAATTCAGAGAGTTATTTTGAACTGTATCTCCGATCAGTTTGGTAACCTTGAACCGTTGGGTAGTGTCTGGATTGATGAAAGGTTGAAAAACATTCCATTGCCATCGGCAATGAGAAGTATCAATACTTCTGTTAAAACTTACGTGAGAGGAACAAGAATTCCTTTTGCTGAGTCTGCAAAAGTTATCAGACCTTACATCCATTGGTTTGATGAACAGGGTTACGAAGATTTGGATTTGAGTGTTTCATTTCATGCAAATGATTTGAAAAATGTTGATCATATATCATTTACTCGTTTGCAAAGTGCTGCGTTGAATTCTTGCCACTCAGGTGACGTAAGACATAGACAAGGTGCTTGTGCTGAATACGTTGATATTGACGTGAACGCATGTAATGATGCTGGTGCGAGATATGCTGTGGTTCAAGTACATAATTTCCAAAGCAGACCTATGCATACCATGAAGGATTGCGTGTTTGGTCTGATGGAAAGAGAATATCCTGAATCGAACCCTCTTTTCGTTCCTAAAACGATCAGTAATGCCATGACATTGGCTAATGAGAGTTCGACAGTGGTTATCTGTATCATCGATTTGTTGATGAAAGAATACATTTGGGCTGATTTGGAACTGGAATCAGGAAGTCTTGCTACTCTGGAGAACAGTAGAGGTCAGACTTCACAAATTCTGAGATCGTTGATCACCAAAGACAAATTATCCGTGTACGATCTTGCATGTTTACATGCTAGAAGTAGAGGCGTGGCGGTATCTTCACCTGATGGTAGCACTACTCAATTCAAGTATGAAGACTTTATAACCAGCTACGACAAAGCTGCACAGTTGATGTAAAGAACGCGAAACAACTTAGGGGTAAATCCCAATGAAACCTTATCGAGAAATTGATAAGGTTTTTTTATTTTCTATCGGTTTAGATAGTATTTATCTGTAACGAAAGACGAGCGAAATCAATGAATTCTTGTAACTCATTGAACGGTCGGTAAGTTACAAAAATAAATACTATATAAATGGGCTTTTTTACAAAATTACCGTTAAACGATATTCAGGTTAAACAGCTTTCAGGCGACACGCTCACGTTGTCTGGAACAACCAATATTCTAGGGATATTAAAATCCAAAAACATTGAAATTGATGCGACAGTATCTGGTGCATCTGCTTCAGGTCATGTGCTTACATATATTGGTGGTAAAATTCAATTACAGCCCCCTACAGGAGGTGGTGAGACTGACTTTGATAGTGCTAGAGCCACGACAAGATCAGGCATTCCTGCCGTAAATGTGGGTGGTGCAACGGTGACAGAATTTCTTGAAGGATATTTCTTTCCTTCAGTGGCCCCTGCGGCTTCTATCTCTGGTGGTGGTACTAGAATGTTCGGTAATAACGCGATAGTTAATTTATCGTTCACAGCCACAAGAAATACCCTTCCTATACAAACAATAACCTTAGATGGTGTTAGTGTTCCCGTTGTTGATGGGAACACACAATCAGGAACTAGCGGTAAAACGTTAACCACTCCGAACACCAATCAAACATTCACTTTATTGGTAACTGATACTAACGGTGCTTCTGATAGTGCTTCAACGACCATCACATTCAGACATAAGCGATATTATTATGGTGATAACCAGAATTTAATAGGACAATCTGATACTGACATTAGTAACAATGTAAATTTAAATGAAACGTCAGGTCAGGCCGAATTTGCAACTTCAAGAGTAAAAAGCACATTCTCGGTATCCCTTGCAAGTCAATTCTTCTATTACGTAATACCAGCATCTTTCGGTACACCATCATTTGTAATTAATGGTTTATCAAACACAGACTTTTCATCTCAAACATTTACGTTCACAAATCCTAATGGATATTCTGAGTCGTTTGTCGTTTGGAGAACAAACAATTTATTGACAGGTAACTTTAATTTTAGCGTAGCATAATAAAATGGCATATCCTTTAGGTACAGTAGTAGCTTCGCCAGTAGTAGGCGGTTCATCGGGTGACACATACGGAACACATTATTCATATCTTGGAGTTGGAGGTTGGCAAGAATTTGCCTCTCTAAATGAGAGAAATAACATCCCAACTGATACATTAGGTAATCTTGATGCATCTGGTTTAGGATCAGGTAGAAGACGTTTAGGTATGTTGGTATATGTTGCAGAAACAGATACTATATATCAATTATTTTTACCGTATCCTTCATGGACTGGATTAACCAGTTCACAAAAAGTATCAGCACTTGCGAACAACTCCAATTGGATTGAATTTTCTTCAGGTGGTGGTGATGCGATCAAGAAAAAATACTCACAACCTAGTCACGGTTTCTCAGTTGGTAATGTTGTGTCATTTAACGGTACGAGTTACGTAAAAGGTATTGCTGATGAAGCAAATACATATGAGTTCCTTGGTCTTGTAAGTAGCGTCATCGATGCAGATACTTTTACATTGACCTATGCTGGTTTCATGGATTTAACATCCCTTACTGGTATGAGTGCGAACACAACATACTTTGTATCCCCAACCATTCCGGGAGCAATTACACCAGTAGAACCGTTTTCTCCGGGTCAATCTTCAAGACCAATATTAATGACACAAGAGTCAACAAAGGGTCTTGTTTTGATGATGAGAAGTTTTACAGTTTCTAGTGAATCTATTACTGGTGGTACTGCAAGTGGTTTAAGAATTGAAAGACAGACCGAACAAACTGGTCATGGCTTTTCGTTGGGTGATGTTGTTATGTATAGTGGTGGTAGCTATCACAAAGCAGTCGCACTTGAATCTATACACGGTTTTCCAGTAGGTTTGGTACGTGAAATATTTGATGCGAACACCTTTATGTTGACCTTCGCTGGTTATATTGAAGGGATGAATACCGCAACTGATGATTTAGGAAGTCCTATCACAGCCAGCACAACATATTATCTTTCACCAACATCTCCCGGTAAATTAACAAAAACAAAACCTACAGCAGCAGGGCAGTTAGTAAAACCGATATACCAATCTATCAATGCATTTGATGGTATTGTAGTTAATCAGAAAGGTACTCCAACATTTTTACCAATCTCAGGTATTACAAACCTACAAACAGAGTTAGACAGTAAAATAGATTCATCTGAAATCGGTGCTCCGGGTGGTATTGTCCCATTGGGTGTTGATTCTAAAATTGATATTTCATACATCCCCGGAAACCTTAAAGAAATTTTTGTTGTAGCAAATATTGCTGAAAGAGACTCAAGATTTGTGGCTAGTGGTGCCACTCCGGGTGCTGGACAGATCGAATCTTTTGAAGGTTTGAAAGTGTTTGTAATACAAACATCAGGATCGACAGGTACAACTTCAGGTCTTACAGGGTCTGTAGAATTTATTGACACGACAGGTTTCTTGGAATGGTCTGCTACTACAAGTACAGTCCACATTTCCTATAATGATATAACGGATATACCAGCACTTGTTAATCAAATAACGGCTGGAGATGGAATTGATGTAACAAATAGTGGTACTGGAAATACGACAGTTAGTGTTGATTATGATGATGTTTACATCGATGTGAATGGAAATTCATTACAAGTTAAGGAGTCATCAATTGATGCAACAAGAGTTAAATTCCAAACAACGGGGGGGACAACTGGTCAGTTTGTTGTTAGAGGCACTGGTGATACATTCAATGTCATCGATCTTCCTGCAAGCGTTATCGGCCCTGCCGAAGATGGTGATTATACTGACGGTGTATTTACTGATTTTACTCCAACAACTCCTACTGGTACTGCAATTGATAGATTTAATGAGTTATTCTTGCTTTTGTTGCCTGCACAACCATCTTCATTAACAAGTATCAACACAATTAATTCTTTTGTTAGTGGAAAATTGACTTGGGGTGTAAGTAAAACGATGAGTGGTTATGTAAACGTTGGAACAAATGCAGGTAATGCTGCAGTGGATTTGAACGGAACATACAGTGCATCAGGAACCAGACTTGGTATTATAAATGGCCCTGTTTCAGGTACATTAAATAGCGCAGTTACTGGCGATTCATCTGGTATTCCATATTTAGATAATGCATTTAGTAATGGTGATCAAGGTAAGTTGGTCATGTATCGCAACGGAAGTATAATTGCTCAATTAACTTTATCAGGAACAACTGCAGCAACAAGTAATTCTTATTTCTCAGTAACTTCTGTTAAAAATGTTAAGTCAGATAATGGAAGTCCTGTAACGACATTCAAATATAGAACAGGTACATACACAATTCCTGTTTCAGGAATGACTGGTGGTTTCAATTACATTCGCATTATGCATACTGGTGCAACTTTCAGTACTTTGACTAATTATTTGGAATTTGTTTACGATAATAATGCAAATAACATCGCATTAAGTTCAACTGGTTTGACCAATTTAACGTTGAGTGGTACTAAATGGGTTTCTGGTGTTAAATTCCATACGTCAGGTACTGTACAGTACCAAGGTACAATTTCAAACGCTTATAGAAATGTGTATAGTACATCATCATCGGCAATTGATTTCCCTAATAGGGAAAACCTTGGTGATATTACGTCAATGAACGTTATAGGCACTGGTACGACAGGAAGAACATCTTCAACTCTTAAAACCTTACCTCCGTTACTTACAAGTACTAATTCTCATTTGACAAGTTTGAGTGTACTTGCAACTTTACCTATCTCAACAACCAAACTTTTGGGTAACGTAGGCTCTACAGGTAGAATAGCATCAGCAATATCAGTTGCACATCCATTCACGTCAAAACAAGTTAGTGGTGGTCTTTCAACATTAACTGGTTTCTTATTCTATAATGTAAGCGATAGTGCAACAGAAAAAAGTGAACCTTTTATTGGTGAAACTTATAGATTACAGACTAGAGATTATACTTCGTTGACTTATGCGAATGTGGATGGTGGTACTTATAATTGGGATTCAACATCAAGTTTAGTTGGTGCTAGTGCATTCCATAATACAGGTTTGTTAGTGTTCAATGACGAATTGATGTATCCAAATGCAGCATATTTAACAACACAATACGGTATAACAACAGGTAATTTTGCTGCAGTTACAAATGCTCCAGTAGGAAATGATAATTACACATCTGCGTCAGGTAATAGAAGTCATTATAGACTATTTAAATCTACAGCAGGTGCAACACAGTCAACGTTGACATTCGCTATAGTACATAATGGAACCTCATCGAATTTCTTAACCAATGGCGGTACTGGCGGTACGGTGAGTGGTAATAATATAAAATTTGAATTCTTAATTATGAGATCGGGAGGTGCAAAACATGGTTGGGCGAACCCATTTGCATCAGTAGGAAATACTGAAGGTATTGCAAACACATCAATATCTCATGTTGGTTCAACGACCACAGTAAGTTGTACTTTATCGACCGTACCTAGAGTTGCGTTGGGTGATATTGTAATTGTGAGAATAATTGCTTCTAGTGGTTGGACAAACAGAATACAAACTGTAACAGTAAGTAACATATAATATTAAGATAGATATACAAAAAAATAAATGGCATTAAATACACAAAATACTGACGCGATTTCATTTAAAAAGTTAAGTGGTAAGGCTCATACACAACAAAATTTTGCTGTGTCAGAGGAAGGTATTTCTTCAAATATTCAAATCTCATATACGACAGTTTTTGGTAATGAAATAGATGGCTTACCAGAAACTAATGGCTTGGTATCAGAATATCAAAATGATGGTGTTGTTGAACGCATAAAATTTGAAGTTGACATTATACCCGACACTGAGATATTAGTAGGTCGTTCACAAGGTTATAGATTAAAGCTTCCTGCAGACTACAATGCCAACGGTTACCTTTTCCCTAGCTTTAGCGCAGGGACATATTTACATCAAACGTTAGGTAAACTGCAGGTTGTACCTTCATTGTACGGTACGTTGAAGTCAGATGGTAGTACCGAATATGATCCCAAAGTATATCAAACAAATGGTAGTACTCAAATAACAAAATTTGACTCTATAAATTGGTATTTAGATACCTACAATGGTATTTTATTTGTGCAAGACCCTCCAGCAGGATATAATGTAAGTGCTGCAAGACCGGGGTTTGTTGAAGCGTTTTTGTATGTTGGCCAATTTGTAAATGATGCATTGGGAGGAAGTAACAACTACTGGAAAAGTAGTGGTGTAACTAATGTTGAATCAGGAACTACTATTTCAGGTGCTACAGTTAAGTTTAGTCATGCTATTGAATACGTTACAAACATTTCAAGCGGATTTACAAAACATTCGTTAGTGGATGTTAATTACGTAACTGGTTTGACTGCTGGTTCTGGTTTCACACAGGCCGGTGGTGGATTAACTAAGATAGATAACGTAATCGGTCTTGGTGGGACTTTGACTGGTGATACTATATTTGTTGATACCAGAGCAATTAAGAAAGGTCTTGAGTATGGTGGTGATTATTCAACTGGATTTACACAACACTCTTTGGTTGACGTTAATTTCGTTACTGGTATAACTTCCCAAATAGCTGCTGCATCTGGTGTGACGTTTGCGGGTAGTGGATTGTTAAAAATTGATAACACAATAGTTCTTGGAGGAAATCCATTAACACAAGAAACACTTATTGAAGGTAATGATCAATCTTTTGCAATAACAGATACTCGCAAAATAAGTTTAAGTGCTAAAAATTTATCAACAAGCGAAACAATAGGGATAAATCTCTCTTTAAGCGGTTTTACTATAACAGATACTAGAACTGGAGAAACAGGTATCAAATATGCTGCTGATTATTCGTCAGGTTTTACAAAACATAGTTTGGTTGATGTGAATTTTGTGACTGGTATAACTGGTGGATTCACTGCAGATAATGGTTTAACGAAAAACGGAATAAATGTAAGATTAGGTGGTGTATTGGATATTGAATCAACCGTAATTGAAGGTACTGGCGACAACGATACTGACTATAGAGAATTATATTTAGGTAGTAGTAGTGGCCCGATAGGTTATCTTGAAATGAATACCGATTATGGTATTTACATCAATGATTTATTGGGCGGTGGTTTCCATGTTGACACTTATGAAAATGGTGACATAGAATTCAAAGCGTTTGGTGGTTCAGGCGTTTTATTAGAAAGTAAACTCAATGGTGATAATACGAGCAATAAAGCTGAATTAAATGTCCATTATAATGGATTATATGCACGTAATACCAGTAATGTAAGAAGCGGTGTTACGACCTCATTATATGTTAGTCGTGAATTATTTGCAGGTTCTGGTGGGCCTCAAACAGGCTTTGGTGTTAAATTAAATTTTGATTTAACCAACTCATTATTAAACGTACCTAATGCAGAGGCTGGTATCGCATATATTTGGAATGACGCAACTGAATCTTCTGAAGATGGTAGATACGATGTTACTGTACATGCTAATGGCTTAGAAAAGAAAGTCATTGAAATCGATAAGGCTAGTATCAAATATCCCTCTGATTTTTCATCTGGTTTTACAAAATATTCATTAGTTGATGTAAACTATGTTACTGGTCTCACATCAAACTTAGGGGGTGGATCAATCACAGGTTCATCTAACGGATTGACAACCGTTGGTAAGAACATCGTTTTAGGAGGCACATTAACTGGTGCTACAATAATTGATTCAAACAATCATTCACTAATATTTGATTACGGAACTACTTTTGAAACTGGAAACACTCCTGTATTACGAGCAACTGTTGGGGGTATTCAAGATGTAGCACACTTAGCATTCAGACATAATTCTGCAAGATCGTTAACACATGGATTTACCGATATTAAACTTGGAACAAATGCAGGAAATCCGAATTCACCTGCAGGAGGTAATATTACGATTGGTCAAAATATTTTAACATCGTTAGTAACATCTGGTTCATTTAGTACTTCTCCGTGGTTCTCAACATTTAGAGGTGATAGAAATATAGGTATCGGATTTGATATTGCAACTGGATGGACAAGTATGGGGTCGAATCAAGGTACATCAAACATTATGATGGGTGTTCGAGCAGGTAAAACCTCTCAACCGTTCAGTTATAGTGTTGTAATGGGTTTTGAAGCTTCTGCAGGAATTACTGGTGATGCAACAACATGGGAAAGCACTGTTGCAATAGGTACATATGCATTAAGTGGTGCAGATTTTCTTTCAGGTGCCACTGGCTCATATGGATATATAACCGCAGTAGGTGGTTATACAGGTAAAGACGCTGTTTTTAGAGATGGATATGGAACTGTTTTACTTGGTTATGGTGCAGGTATGAATGCAACCATGCTTGAAGATTACGAAGTCTTGATTGGTGGTGCTGGTCAGGAAGCATCTCTTGGACGTGGAAATATTGGTATTGGAGAAAGAGCATTGTGGGGTTCACAAGGTGGTTCTCCGGGTGCTATCGGAACAGGAAGCAACCAATTCAACGTAGCTGTTGGTGTTCACGCAATGGAAGGTAGTGGGCCATCAGAAAAGGGCACTTATGTTGGTTGTGAGGCTGGACAAGGGGTTGTAATAGGTCAAAAGAATACGGGATACGGCTCTTGGTCTCTTCCAAGAATTCGTGGACATCACAACATGGGTATTGGCCCTTATGGTGGTTTCATGACAGCAACGATTACAGGTAATGGTAATACTTTTATTGGCCCAAGTACTGGTCTTCATTTATCGACATTACTGGTCGATAACGTTATGGTTATTGGTAACCCTAGTGGCGTAGGTACGACAACTGGTTATAGACCAATTGCTTCTAGCAACACAATATATATGGGTTCGGTAGGAAATATCGTATTTACCCAAGATTATGATGGGTCACCAAAAACAGTAACCTTTAATTCATCAGGTTTAACTTATGGAGGTGATTATTCATCAAATTTCAGTAAACATTCTATAGTTGACGTTAATTATGTAACTGGCATTACATCAACATTAGTTGGTGGTAGTTTTTGGAAAACTAGTGGAACAACAACATTAAGTGGTCTTACAACAATAGATTCAGGAGCAAATGCATTAGTATTAAAAACAGCATCTAGTCCTAATTATTCAATTGCACAATTTAATCAACATCAAGTTATTGTTGGGTCAACTAATGGTACTGATATAGTAAATGGTTTACAAGCAAATAACGCACTTGCATCTCTAAGATACATAAATAGTGAGAGTAAATTCGTTAGCAGTATAGAAATGACAGATACTTTAACTGTTATTAAGGATGCCCACGAATCAGGTATGCGTTATTACGCAGATTACACAGTATCAGGTGTTTCAAGACATGGTGATTTATGGATACCTAATAAAAAATATGTTGATAGTGCTATTTCATCTGCAGTAAGTGGAATTACTGGTGGGTCAACCACAATTAATGGTATTAATATAACTGGTGGTTCATACACTGCAACGACCACTACAGATTTCATTGGAATCTCAGGAGAAAGTGCAGTTACTCTGTATTTACCTTTAGCGCCAACACCATATCAAAAAATAATTATTGCGGACATAAAAGGCAATGCGTTAACGGCAAACATCACAATAAATGGTAATGGAAAAACAATAAATGGATCGATCACTGCATTAATTAACACAAATTACGGCGCAGTAACTTTAATTTATAACACAGTGAATTGGACAGTTGTATCGTTCGCATAAAATTAAAATATAAAAATATTATAAAAAATGTTTACTACAAAACAAAAATTAAGTAAAGATAAGTTTTATCAAGGTTCAAACGATCAGTTAATTTTAACTGGTCAAACATATATTTCTAAACTTAGTGGTGATACAACTACATTTAAAAATGTTGGTATTGATATTACTAATTATGATTTTAGGATTGGAAGCGGATTTACTGGAACTGTATGGGACATACAATATTTTGTTGATGGATCATTATTAATTGGGGGTGATTTCGAAGCATATGATGGAGTTGTTGTTGGTGGGTTAGCTAAATTAAATAGTGATGGTTCTTTGGATGAAGATTTTAACAATAATATTGGTGCTGGTGCTAGTGGATATGTTCAACGAATAGCGATACAATCAGATAATAAAATAGTGCTGGTTGGGGAGTTTACTACTTTCAATTCTCAATCAGTTAATAGAATAGTGAGATTAAATTCAAATGGTACTATTGATGATTCGTTCGAAGTGGGTAGTGGTTTCGATGGGGCGATATATAATGGTTTGGCCATTCAAGATGACGGTAAAATAGTTGTGAGTGGTGATTTCACTGCTTATAGTGGAATTACTGTGGGTAGGATTGTTCGATTAAATAGTAATGGTGGTTTAGATGATAGCTTTGTTACTGGATCAGGGTTTGATGCGTTTGTTTCTGACATCTTGATACAAGATGACGGTAAAATAGTTGTGGCTGGTTTATATTCAACATATAGTGGTGTCACCGCTAATTCGTTAATAAGATTAAATTCTAACGGTGGCATTGATGAAACATTCAACGTAGGAACTGGCTTCGCTGTTGGTAGTGAATATGCTCTCAAAATGGGACTACAGAGTGATGGTAAAATAGTGTTAGCAGGTCTTTTTACTGGATTTAATGGTGTTTCTGCAAATAGTGTAATTCGATTAAATAGTGATGGTAGTGTTGACAATACTTTTGAAATTGGTAGTGGAATAGAAGGGGGAACATCAACAGTTAACTCAGTAAAGATTAGGGATGACGGTAAAATTCTGCTTGGTGGTGATTTTGATACGTATAACTCAATTCCATTTAGTGATATTGTTTTATTAAATTCTGATGGTACTATTGATGAGTTATTCAACATTAAAGGTGGAATTAATAGTTATGTGTGGGTCGTCCAAAGTAGTGGAAGTAGTGTTTATGCTGGTGGAGATTTCACTAGCTATAACGGAAATGATATAAATAGATTTATTAAAATTTCCACCGAAGGTGAATTGCTAACTGGTGAGGCAAATATTATTGCTAAAAATAGTTTTATAGCATATGATGGAACTTATGATGCAACTAGATTACGAGATTCTTATTTAACACCAAAATCGTATGTAGATAATTATATTCAAGGTGAGAATGGTATTACAAAAAGCAGTGATGGAGTTATTAAAATTGGTGGGGAGTTAACCGAATCGACAACTATAGCTAGTGATGGTATTTTTACACAGAAGTCATCCCAATTCAATCTTTGGAACTCATATAGTAAGGGAATTCAATTAAATAGTAAATTTTATAGTAGCGGTGAAGTATTAGCAATATTATCATACGGTGCGGCCATCTATGTTGGAAACGACATAACACTTTTAAAGTATGATACACAATATAATCTTGAAAGATCGGTAAATATATCAAATATAAAAACATTGGCGAGGACTACTGATGGTCTTTATGTTGGTGGTGGATTCTCAACAACATTTAATGCCTCAACGCAAAATAGAATACTAAGATTAAACGATTCTAGTCTTGCATTCGATAATACCTTCATTGTTGGTGATGGTTTTAATGGTGATGTGAATATTATTGAAGTAGATGAATTAGTTGTCGGCAGTAAAGTTCTGGTTGGTGGTGATTTTACTAGTTATGATGGAGTCACATCTAATCGTATTGTTAGATTAAATAATGATGGGAGTATTGATGACACATTTGATGTCGGTGTTGGTTTTAATGGTACAGTGAATACAATTAAGATTCAATCTGATGATAAAATTTTGGTTGGTGGTAATTTTACTTCATACAGTGGTGTTACTGGATTCAATAGAATAATTCGCTTAAATACTGATGGTAGTGTTGATAATACATTTGATGCTGGTGCTGGTTTTAATAGCACAGTATTTGTGATTGAAATTCAACCAGATGATAAAATTTTGGTGGGTGGTAGTTTTTCTTCATATAGCGGGGTTACTGGTTATAATAAATTAATTCGCTTAAATACTGATGGTAGTGTTGACAATACCTTTGATATGGATGCTGGTTTTAGTAGCAGTGTTATTCATACAGTACATGATGTGTTAGTAGATAGTACTAAAATTATTGCAGTTGGTAGATTTACTATTTTATCAGGAACAACAACAAATAGAATTGTTCGTTTGAATAGTAATGGTACTCGTGATAATACATTTAATATTGGTACTGGCTTCAATGCTGCGTTTGGTTTTAGTGGAGGGCCAAAAGTAATTGAAAAAGTGGATTCTTCACCAGTTCAATATCTAGTTGGAGGGGCATTTACGACATATCAAGGAAATTCGTGTATTAACTTGGCATTACTTTCAGATACTGGTCTTGAAGCAGATTTTCCTTTAGAAAATATTACTCTAAATGATAAAATGAACTATAATTCTGATTATTCGTCAGGATTTACAAAACATAGTATTGCCGATGTTAACTATGTAACTGGTTTAACGAGCAACTTACTTAATCTGGCAGATAATGGCGTTAAACGTGCTCTTGACACGGTGGTTTTGGGTGGTGAATTGACAGGTCAAACAGCCATTTCTGGTGATGTAGTTACGTTAACTTTAGATAAAGTTAATGATGGTTTCCATTTAAATTTCCGTGATTATTCTGAAACGTCAAAGACTATTTCAACATCATATGAAAAACTAAACCAGTTCAATTATATTTCTGTCAATGCAAGTATCAATAGGATGGCAAGAATACCCTCAACAGGTGATCTTTTGATCTCAGGTGCATTTACTGACGTTAACGATATTAATTCAAGTGGTATAGCATTATTAAGTGGTGATGGAGTTATAAATGAAAATTTCTCAAGCAATATTGGTTCAGGCCCATCGAATAATATTTCAGGTATTTTTGTTGATGACGATGAAAACATTTATGTGTATGGTGTATTTAACAGTTTTAATAGCTTCCAATGTACTTGTCTTGTTAAATTATTACATGATGGTACTGTTGATACTGGTTTTACGTTTTATTTAAGTGGTGAATCTATCCATAATGTGGGTAAAGTGTTAGGTTTGAGTGATGGTAAACTTTACATAAGAATAACTGAATCCGTAAGTGGTGTGACTTATATAAGAAGAGTAAACACAGATGGTACTTTAGATAATACTTTTGATACTGGTGCTGGATTTAATGACACTCCATATGATTTTGCGGTATTAAATGATGATACTCTTATAGTTGTTGGGGCTTTTACTGAGTATAGTGGAAATACGTTAAGCACTCCTTATATAGTTGCTTTAAATACAGATGGGACAATAAGTGAAACATTTATTCCTGAAATATTTGATGGACAAGTTTCTTCAATTATAAAATTGGATAGTACTGATAGATTTTTACTATCAGGTTCATTTTCAACATATGGAAGTTCATCGGTGAATACTGGCCTTATGGTTGTTGATGCGACAGGAGTATTCGATGAAGAATTCAATACGAACGTTGCTCAAGTACCAAGTATTGGTACATATAGTAATGTATTCGTAAATGAAGACTATCATATATTCATGTCATCTAAATCTCAAATGGTTAGGGTAGATTTGAATGGTAATTATATTGATCAACATACAGGTTCAGATAACAACCCTAATAATATGGTTTTTGTATTTGATACTCTAATGTATATCAATAGTGGAGTACAGGAAAATCCAATATTTAAGCGCAATTATTCTGATTTTGAAGAATATTTTGTTGTACATCCTGAATTATTATCGACACAGAAGTTCCGTTATGTTACTGATCTATCGTCAGGTTTTACGAAACATTCATTGGTGGATGTTAACTACGTAACTGGCATAACATCAGGGATTGCAGTAAATGTAGTTGGTTTGGAGATTGTAACTGGCTCATCCTTTACAGCGTCAACGTCATCTCATTTCATTCACTATTTTGGGGATACCGCAGGAGTTATTTACTTACCGCCATCGCCTACTTTTAAACAGCAGATTTATATTTGCGATGCAATAGGTGGTGCGTTAGATAATAATATAACTGTTGATGGTAATGGGTATTTAATTAATGGAAGTTCAACAGCGATAATTAACGCAAATTATACGTCAATTATGTTAGTGTATAACGGTATAAATTGGATGGGCGGCACCATATTAGGATAATAATTTAAGTATTTATATAAAATAAAAAAATGTTAATAACAAAACAATTACTAGATAACAGTAAATTTTATCACGGTCATGAAAATGACCTAACAATAGGTAAATCAGCATCAACAATTACATTTAGAGGCGAGACATTCTTTGTCCCCGGTACTGGTCTTAATTTTAGTACTGCGTATGGTTTTGGTCTTCAAGCGGATGGTAGTGTAATAATGGCTAGTGAAGATTCATCATGGAATGGCGTTGAGACTGGTTACGGAATACAAAAAGTAAGTGCGACTGGTGAACTTGATGCCACATTTACAACAAATACGGGAACTGGATTTGACAGTGACGGTTTGTGTGTTGCAATGCAAAACGATGATAAAATACTAATAGGTGGTTACTTTAGTGAATTTAATGGAACAACAACAAATGGGTTCACTAGATTAAATGCTGATGGTACTTTAGATACTGATTTTAACACTGCTATTGGCACTGCATGTGGTGTGGGTAATTATGCTAACTGTATAGCTAAGTCTGAAAGCGGAGAAATATTTGTTGGTGGATGGTTTGATGATTTTAACGGTAATTCTAGTAGCCATTTTGTTAAGCTGAATTCAGATGGTACTCAAGATACCTCATTTATGACCAACCTTGGAAGTGGTTTTGATAGTGAAGTGTCGGCTATTTGCATACAAGAAGATGGTAAAATTGTTGTTGGAGGTTATTTTGAAGCAGTTAATTCGACACCTGCATTAGGTATCGCTAGATTGAATAGTGATGGTAGCGTAGATACAACTTTTAGTGCAAACATAGTTACAGGATCATCTGGAGGCTATTTTAGAGGTATTTTACAACAGTCATCAGGAAAATTGATCATAGGAGGTGAGTTCTCAACTTTTGAAGGACATACAGGTCGTATTCATAGACTTAATGAGGATGGCACATATGACACTACTTTCTCTAGTGGTACTGGTTTTGATAATGATATAAATGCAATGAAACTCACCGAAGGTGATAAAATACTTGTTGCAGGTAGTTTTCAAAATTATAACGGTACGGCTACTAAGTATTTGTGTAAATTATCTGCTGATGGTATACATGAGTTAAATTTTGGAGACTCTCTGGATTCACAGATTTACTCGTATACTATTATAGAAAATTCAGATGGTTTTATTTATGCTGGTACATACGCAACAGATGTTAATTTAAACAATCCCGGTGTTTTTAGATTCAAAAGTAATGGAGAAGTAAATATTGGGACTATTCCAGTGATTGATCAAATCATTATCGGTGGAAGTGCTGCAATCTATGATGCTGATTATTCAGAAAATTATGTTGATAGATCATTAGTTGATAAGGCTTGGGTAATATCTCAAGGTGAAACCGCTAGTAATGGATTGGTTAGAACAGTGAACACAGGTGGTACAGGAAACTTTGGACTCGGAGGAACCCTTGAAGGACATACTGAAATTAATATCGCTAGTAGTAGACTTCAGCTACAAAATTACGGAATGGGGTTATTTTTCGATGTTGAAAGTGGATTTAATATTGGTCTAGGTGGAAATTCTGGCTATGTTTCTCAAACTAAAGTTATTGATCCACAATTTCCGAGTGATGGAGCATATAAAGTGATTGTTGTAGGTAATTTCACATCATGGAATACCGATTTAACTAAAAAATATATAACAGTCTTAATTGAAAATGGTACTAATAGTGGTGATTTTAACCCTGCCTCCATTAATAACACAATAAGGGCTGTCGATGTGCAACAAGATGGTAAGATAATTATTGGTGGAGATTTTACTCAAATTGATGGAAATACGGTAAATAGAATAGCTAGATTGAATTCAGATGGTAGTTATGACGCTACTTTCTCAGGCGGTACTGGTTTTAACGGTTCTGTTTATTCAATCTTCGTACAGGATGATGATAAGATTCTTGTAGGTGGTACTTTCACAGAATTTGATGGGACTAGTGCATGGAGTATTGTTCGTCTAAATGAGAATGGGGGTGTTGATACAGGATTTACTTATGGTAGTGGATTTAGATGGGGTGGCGCAGGTGGAACAGCCAATAGTTGGGTTGAGAGAGTATTTCAATTGTCTGGTGGATCAATATATGCCTGCGGTGCGTATAATTATTATGATGGTGTGTTTTCTCCGGGTTTTACAAAATTAAATTCAGACGGTTCGAGAGTTGCTGGTTTTAATGTTCTTTCTGACGGTGAAAGAGGTATGTGGTTTGATGTTAATCAAGAGACTGGTGAAGTTATTATTGCCAGATTCAATAATCCTAGATTAAAGCTTATAACTAGTGGTGGAACTAATGTGGGTAGTTTTGATCCGGGTACTGGTTTTACATATACATTTCATATACCATCTACTGAGGTAAGTAAAGTATGTTGGTTGCCAAACGGTACTATTTTAGCATCGGGAGCATTTAATAGATATAATGGTAATAATCTATCAGATGAAAATGGACAAGGAGGTAATTTAATAAACTTGAATATCGATGGTACTATTAACCATGATTTCAAATTAGGATACGGTGGTGGTAGTATAAGTCTAACTGGTGGGTTTGTCTCATTACTGCCTGAAAATAAGATATTATTAAACGGATATACATACCACGATCCCAAAACATTAAATACAGGACTTTACCGATTAGACGAAAATGGATTACTTGATGCTGGTAAATTAGTGATGCGAAATGCTGTCATTGAGTATAATGAAAATCTACATGAATTATATACTGCCAGATCAATACCTGATGTTGCTTATGTAACTGGCATAACTTCCACGTTAACTGGTGGTAGTACTAGCATTCTTGTTGGTAATGGTTTGACAGACAATAATGGTGTGATAATATTGGGTGGTTCATTGAGTGGTGATACTTCGTTAGACTCAACTAGTTTGAGTCATAGCAGTACAGTTACGTTCGGTAACAGTGCTTTTAATGCTGCTCTTTCGGTAACAACTGAATATGATGATGGTTTTACGATGGGTTCAACTTCTTTTGAAGTAAAACACTTTAATGGAACGACCATCAGCTTTGATGATTTGACAGATAAATATAATGAATTTAAAGTTCGTAGTTCAGGTATTGAAGCGACTGCCAACGGGAATAACTTCGGTAGGTATGCACATTTAGACGTAAGTAATGCAAATCAATACGATAAACCAGATGAGCAACCTCAAGTACTTCAACAAATCATTGAAGATGATGGCACTGCTAATGATGTGTTGTTCTCACCATACGGATTTGATGTTACTTTTAGAAACAATGATGATGATGAACTTGCTAGATTCATTATCACTAAAACAGGTACTACATTTACTGATGGTAGAGCGATAAAAGCAGGTATTGAATATAAAGGTAATTATGCAACTGGTTTCACCAAACATTCGTTGGTTGATGTGAATTATGTGACAGGTATAACCAGTCAAATAACACCAACTCTAGTTGTATTTAGCGGTAGTGTTGCTGGAAATGTTGTAGTAGACCTTACAACTGCCGATATATTCTTACTTAATGTTACTGGTAACGTAACATCGTTCAATTATACTGGTGAAACAATTGGTAAACAGTATATGTTTAAGATTATAATGGATACATCAAACAAATCATTTACTTGGGCTAGTGGTCGTTATAGATTCCCATTCGGAACTACTCCTGTACTTACTAATCCAACAACAAATGGTAGTTCTCCAGCGCATTCAGAAGATATAATAACTGCAATATGCATGAATGGTGGTAGGTTAGATGTTGTGACCACTCCTGATATGCAGTCTAATTAATTTATGAAATGTTTGGATTTAAAGGAACACCAACATGTTTTATTATACAGGAAGCCAACGGCATTGTCAATGGTTCTAATCGAGATATTGCATCTCGACATGGAAGTAAATACGGGGGAATTAATGCTCGTTATATATTTGATTTTGATGATGTTAGTGGAACGAATCCGAATTTACAAGCATTATTATCTACTGTATTAACCGCTTATGATGGCAATCCAAAAACACTATTACCAGCTAGGGTTCAAATTTTTGCTGGCGGTGCTCAAATAGGGGGTATAAACTATTCAATGGAATACACATTTGTTTACACAAATACTGAGATTCGATATTTCCGTCATAGTTCAAGTGCGGCATTTTCTCCACCAACCAGAAAAATTAAAACAATACTTCCATATCATGAAACTGTTTTGGTACAATTTGCTCACTTACTAAATTCAACACCTCAAGCTACAATAAACAATTTGGTTGGTGAAATTGATTTGGATATGAGGCAATTTCCCAATTTAGAGGCTGTTGATATACACGAATCATTTATCACAAGAGTAAATTTTAAGTTTAATAATCCAAAATTAATACATTTTCAACTTAGAGAGACGTTAGGTCTGACTGGTGTAACTGGACAAATCCCTTCAACTGTTGAAAGTATTGTTCTAGCACAATGTAATTTAACAGGGGTAACTACTCTCTTGTCAGAAGCCACAAATGCTCGTGCATTAGTGTTTGGATTGTATTCTGGCTTAATATCTAGTCCTGCAGTAGGTACAACTACATTGAGGGGTGTTTTAGATGTTAGTCATATGACTAATTTGAAAGAGTTCCTTATATCAACGAATACTAATATGACTTCTTTGGTCTTGCCGAGTGGTAAAACAGATTGGAGTTGGGTACATATTCAAAATCTCTCTGCTAGTGCTTCATCTTCATTCAATATGAATGTTTTTGAAGAAATTATTACTAATAGCCCGAATTTGAGGTGTATGGTTTTTATTAGTAATAATAAAACGTATAGTAAAAATATAACACATAATGAAATTTCATCAAATTTATTAGCATTTTATTGTTATGGTAATAATTGGACTGGTGATATAAGTATTACTGAATCACGTTCTACCTTACGTGATTTTAGAGTTGGTTTAAATCAAAGTGAAACTAATAGATTTGACAATATTGACATAAGTGGTCTGGATGGTGGAGAATTAAGATCATTACATATTCCGGGTGTGTTATGTAGTAACATAACATTACCCAATACACTACCATTTATTCAAGACTTGGTTTTATATGATAATGAATTATCTATAACCACAACTCCTGATTTATTAACTAAAATTAACGGTTACTCATCTTTAACCGAATTATCATTTTCAAATAATGTAAATACTGCAAGTAATTCATATTTTTCTCAAACTTCTGATGGATTAGGTGATGATGGCGATTTGAGTGGATTGATAAATATGACTACTCTGATGATAGGTAGTTGTAAGATAGGTGGTAATTGGATACTGCCTAACGTAAACAAATTACAACATATTGGCGTTGGATTTAATACTGGCTTAACTAATTTAGTCAATTTTACAGCCCACACAGGGTTATTATCGTTCAGATGTAATGGATGTATTCAATTGGATGCATCAATACCAAGTACTTTTACCTCATTGACAGATATACGTGCAATTGATACTCAATTATCCTCGTTGAATTTAAGTGGTAAAACAAGTACTTCACAATTTACTGCTATTATTATTGATAATACTCCAATAACTGAATTGGTTATGCCGACAACTGAAGCACGTAGTAGATTCACTAATAGTCATGCGTTTAGTGGTATTGGTTGTACTGGATTAACAACAATAATAAATTTAGAAAACGTTAATTACAACAGTCCAGCCGTACCAGCCTTATTCCATTTCAATGGTTGTAATTTAGATATGACATTCCCGTTTGGAACAAATAATTTTATACCAACAAATATTCTTATCCAAGATAATGGAATAAATCTTACTAATGTTGATGCTACAATAAATAATTTATACACAAATAGGTCTAAATGGAGTTTTTTTAATGTGAGTGTAGCTAGAAGTATGAATATTGGAGGAACAAATGCCACTCCAACCGGAATTTACCAAGCCCCTACCGGATTTATATTGGGATCAAATGATGGTACTCCTGCGAGTGCTAAAGAACAAGTTTACGTATTAGTAAATAATTATGCGTGGACAATAACGATGAATTAATATGTTCGGATTTATAGGTAAACATCAGGGTCAAATTGAGGTTGAAAGTAACGGTCTACCAAGTACTAATCGTTTTTTTGATTTTTATTTAGGTAGTGAAATAGTACCTGTGCCTAGTCAATCTCGTGGTGGTTTCATGTTATTTGATATTGAAAATGTTAGTGGTACTAAACCTGACAATACGCAGACAAATACTTTAGATACATATGGGGTCGAATCAGTTCCATTATTGGTTGGTGGTTGGAACGAAGCAAATCAGATAGGAAACAGATTATTTGATGAAACATATCTACCTAAAAATGCAACACTTCGAGGATGGCGATATACTAGTTCAAGTGTGTTAACACCTGCAACTCGTAAATATAAATTTGTTATTACTGATCCTAGAATTGTGGAAGTAATATCAATTGTACCTAGAACTAATAATCAAGGGAGAACATCAACTAACAATAATGGCACTGGCACATTGACATTAAATTTAAAGGGATTTGAAAATTTAAAGAATGTAACATTAAATGAGATGTGGATTGATACTCTAAATTTCAATGCTGATTCTTTAAGTAAGATAGAAACTATTGAACTAACTGAATTATTAAATTTAAGTACATTGAATGGTAAAGCCCCCGCATCTACTAAGAAATTTAAAATAGGGAGTGTTACGCCATTAAACAATATTAATAATTTCCTTTCAGATGCAGTTAATTGTGAAGTCATTCAATTTGGTCATTGGTCACCAAGTCCCAATTTCCTAAATACTTATGATGCCTTGAGTGGTAATTTGGATATTGCTCATATGACAAATCTAAAAGAGTTAGCATTAGGATTGGTTAATCTTACTGGTGTAACTTACCCTACAGTGCCCGCCAATAATTGGCGCATTTTCTTCATGTGGTTATGCAACGCTGCAGTAGCATCAACACCAGATAGTATTTTTAATGATGCGTTGGCTTCAAGTAATTTAGAATTTTTTGGAATACACCAATCCAATAGACTTTGGACAAAAAGTTTTACTAATGGTGATATATCACCCTCTTTAATTGGATTATATCTCTATGGTAATCGAATAACTGGTGATTTTACTCTTACCAATTCCCAAACGCTACTTAAGGATTTGCGATTAGGTATTTCAGCAAGTGAACTTAATAGATTTGCTAATATTGACTTAAGTGGGTTAAATGGTGGTGCATTAACGACACTTCATCTTCAGGGAGTGGAATGTGAAGATTTAACTCTTCCTTCTGGTTTATCATCTTTGACAACTCTATTTGCGTATGATAACAAACTGGATATTGTAACGAATTCTGATTTAATAAGTAAAATAAATGGGTATACTAACCTATTATATTTACACTTAGGTGACGCAGGCACGTCTGGACAAGTATCTGCTAATGGTTTAGGTGCAAATCCTGATTTCAGTGATTTAATAAATCTCCAACAATTGTATTTAAACCACTGTAAAATATCGGGATCATTATATTTACCAGACCTAACTGGTTTAGAGGCACAACCTTGGTTATATCTTCGTCAATTAGTAGTTAGAGGGAATACAGGTTTAACAACTATTGAAAATTTTAATGGACATGCCACAAACATTTCCACCTTAAATATCTATGATTGCTCGTCCTTGGATATTGATTTATCTGTTATGAAAAATGTTGCTTTTTTTACTGCATCAAACTGTGGTCTTACTCACTTAAATTTATCGGGTATCACTTCCACTGCAGGAATTTCTTCATTTGCGATAAATACTTCACTTAATTTGGAAAGGATAACGTTCCCTACAAGCGAAGCTACGTGTAAATTCAATAATAACGTTCAGTTTGATAGTTGTCCATCATTAACAGCAATCACAAACCATGAATATATAAATTACGGTGCAACAAACAAAGGGTTCTTTGGAGACAATTGTTCGTTAAATATTACCTTTCAAATAGGTAGTAATAATTTTCTTCCGAATAATATCCTTCTACAGAACAATGGAATGTCAGGAACTAATGTGGATAATACATTAAATAATATTTACACCAACAGGGCGAAATGGCCTGTAGGGAGTAAAACTCTGAATATTGGTGGTACTAATTCAGCACCTTCAGGTACTTTCCAAGCACCTACTGGATTTGTTTTAGGGTCGAATGACGGAACTCCTGCAAGTGCCAAGGAAGAGGTATATGTGTTAGTTAACAATTATGAATGGATAATCACGATGAATTAAAAGTTGATAAATAAGTATTTATAAAAAATAAGTGATATGATACGAATAGTTTATGAAATAGAAACAAAAGAAGTGACAACCATCTTATTATCTGCAGATGGATTAACTGCTTTTAATGAAAAAACTATGGGGATACTACAGGGTGGAGCAGAAGCTATACTCCCTCAAGCATTATCATTTGGGCTATCCCCTCAACCGATATTGGACTTTATTGAACAAAATAATATTGACATTCCATTACTAGAAGATATGAAAAAAACGTTAAAAGATAAGGCATTCTGCCAAGGATTACTGGACGAATTTAACGCTCAGGAGCAAGAAACCAGCGTTCCTGCTGAAATATATAAACAAATGATTGATGCTTTTCAATATGTACTATTTGCCCTTCAAATGGGTAATGTTATCCAAGCTAAAAATCAAATTCTTTTGATCAGTACTACTGATTTTGGTTCTTTTTGGACGCAAGGGCATCAAGATTATTTTGTGGGAAAAATAAACACATACTTGGGTATTGAATAATAACACAACGTAAAATTTTTATAATACAATGACAAAAGAAGAAATGATTGCCGATTTAGAATATCGTAGAACTAAAACAAGGGAGATTGCTGAATTACTACAAGTAACTCCTGTAACTCTTGAAAATAAAGAATTAATACTCGAAAAAGCAGCAGAATTTACTCAATTGATAGAGGACGGTTTAGTTATACATGATGCTAATCCAGACTTTTTTACAGGTATGGGCTACTGTGGTGATAAAAAAAGGTTCACTGAAATTATTGAATTTAAGCGAGTAAGAGCAGCTAAACTATAAGATATACGTATTTATTAATAAACAACGACCCAATGCTCTTATTCGAACACATCCTCAATCAATTTTCAACGATCTCAATTGAGAAACTCATCGGTTTTGTAATCATGGGTTCTGTATTATTATACTTATTGTATATAAGTATTAAAAAGAAGAAGGATTTATGGGAGGGCATTAAAGGTAAGGATGGAGTACTCGAATTGCCTGAAATTATCATAACTATTTGCATGATTTTATACCCTGTAATCGTCTTAGCTGACGTGTTTTTGGACTTACATGCGACTGAAGCAGTGTTTTGGAGTTTAGATGCTATCATACTTTTTGCACTTACTGGTCGGGTAGCAATGGATAAATTTCGCCAAGAAAAAATAGACAAAGGCGGTAAAGAGGAACCTGAACAACTATAATTTGATGACTTTTTTCATAAAAAAGAATAGCACTTTACCAATGTTGAAATTTCCCTTAACTGAAAGGTTAATGGAAAAATACGACATCACCGAAGATATGTTGGAGGACTGTGCTGTTACATTTTCTATGTATAATGTCGCTGATGATGTGTATAAAATAGCGAACAAAGAGGCCAAACTCTTAATTAACGATGATAGGATCAACTATCCCGATGAGGATAAATTTACTTTAGTTTACAAATTTTCGTTAAGTGAAACTTCGAAAGCAGGGCACTTTGAAGGCGAATTCAAGGTTGATTTTTTAGGTAAATATTGCGGAAAAATCAGTTTTCCTGTAGATCATAAAATAAATATCATCATCCAAGACAGCATCACCAAAACTACGGTGATATAATTCATTTCTGTCACATATTTCACAAATATTGTGAGAATATTGTAACAAATTCAAATAATTAAATATATTTACGAAATGAGTAATTTTGGGCGTGGAGGTGTTATATTAACCAAACCTGTATTTGTTGTTACCTGCGAAAGAATTAAAAAACAAGCATGGTATCTGGTTAGGTTTTTGTCAAATAACCAACTCAACGACCGTATAAAAGCGTTGCCAGCAGAATTGAGAACCTTCAGTGTAGAAGATCATTGCTGGCATGTCCATACAAAAGGATTGTATGAAATTATTAAATCATACAAGAGATCAGAAAAAATCAAATTCGAATTTGGTGTAGAAGGTAGACAAGAATTCCTCGCCCAAATAAAAAAACTTGATGAAATTGAGGTTGAAAAGGTTAACAAGTTAGAGGCGTTGCGGCTAAAAAATACCGAAGCGATTGCCTTTAAAGATGAACTCGAAAAAAACTACCAGCAGTATGAACCTGAAGTATTAAGGTACTTAAAGGAAGGTACTAAATTATATCCGCATCAGGTTGTTGCTGCAATGTTTCTTAAAAAGGTCAAATCTGGTCTTCTTTCATTAGAAATGGGATTAGGGAAGACCTTGTGCTCCATTGCCTTCGCTGAGATGATGGGCTTTAAAAAGGTATTTGTAATTACTCCTAACAGTTTAAAATTCAATTATTACGATGAGGTTGATAAGTTTAGTCGAGGCTCCAAGGCGCACATTATAAATTTTAAACACAATAAATATTCAATCAAGGAAGCTAAATATGTCATTGTTAATTATGACTACTTTAATGGTGGTGATAAGAAAAAGACAATGAAAAAATTTCTTGATCTTGACTTAGGATTTGTTGAATGTATCATTTGTGATGAGTCACATCTTTTGAAGAATACTGATTCGAACACTTACAAGAATTTTAAACGAATTTTTAAAGAAATTCCATGTAAAGTATTTCTTTCAGGTACTCCTGCACCAAATAAAGCGATAGAACTTTACACAATCTTGAATCAGATTGCACCTCTCGATTTTCCTACCAAGAAAGTCTTTTATGAAAGCTATTGCGGAATGGTTCAGGACAAAAATGTTCGCGGTGGTTGGAGGTTCGAAGAAGGGATGGCCAAATTGGAAGAGTTATTCCACAAAATTACACCATATACATATCGCAAGAGAAAGGTTGATGTTCTTAAAAACTTACCTGACAAAATCTATAATAGAATTGTCATTGAGATGAACCCCGACCAACTCGAAACATACAATAAGATTGAAGAAGGAGTTGCTAATGAAATCTTCTCGTCCGATGAGATGAGTGCAGTTAACGTACTCACAATCATGCTGAGACTAAGACAATACACTTCTTTATTGAAGATTGATGCAGTTACCGATTTAACACATAGATTATTGGATGAGGGTGAGAAAGCAGTAATCGTTGATATGTTCAAACCTCCCCTTCTTAAACTTTATGAAAAAATAGGGAAGGACGTTGCGGTACTTCATACTGGCGATCAAGATGAAATTGAAAGAAATAGGGTAAAGAACGATTTCCAAGACCCTAACGGAAAAGCCAAAGTTTTTATTGCTAGTGTGGCTACAACAAAGTATGGACTTACTCTAACAGCAGCAAGCAAGTTATTTATGACCTCGTTACCATTTAGTGTGGGTGAATATGATCAAGTATCTGATCGTTTACATAGGATCGGGCAAAAAGACACGGTATTCATTTATCCAATAATTATAAAGGATAGTATTGATGAGCATGTATTCAATATGATTGAAAAGAAGAGAAAGGAAATAACTAAAGTAATGGACAATGAGGATTACAAATCCAATGTAGATGAAACTGTCTTGTCAGAAGTCCTTGCTTTCTTAAGGAAGAAATATAAAAAATGAGTGAATATCCTTACAGTTCTATACAAGAAATACTAGAAAGTTTTCTCATACAAGATTTTACCGAAGAACGTTTACGAGAAATAGTTAATGAATGTGGTCGATTTTTAATCACACAAAAGGAAATAAGGCCAGAAATAGTTGAAAAATTATCGATGGAATTCTTAATTTCTTCAGATTATTCTCTGGTTGAAATATTTGGTGGTAATTTGATGTCAGCACTGTGGATAATCAACGTATTCCCTCCCAATCCTGAAAAATATTTAAAGAAACATGTGTGTATTTTTCAAGATAAAAACTATATTTACAATCCGTCAAAGAAGACGCTTAAGATTACAAAATGCAGAAAGAAGCGATAATAAAAGAAATTAGTTCATTTTTAGAAGGGCACAACGATTTAAAGTATTTAGTTAATGTTGAAACATACTATCACACGAATTATGCAGATTGTATAATTCATCATCCTGAAAAGGAACCTGCACTTAAAAGAATACAATATACTCCATTCGTTTATCTTAAGAACCTTGAAAAAAACGGTATTGAACTGTTTGGTGGCGACATAAATAAACGCAGAGATGCCGAACAAAAGTTCGAGATCAAAATGGAGAATCTTGCTACTGGTAAGCATCCAAGGCTCGAAGATGGATTTACTATCAAAGTATCAAGTACTAAATCATACAATGCCATTCTTGAATTTTTGAAGCAAGGCGGTATTGATATGTGGGAAAAATACGAATTGACAAGATTCAAAGACATTAAATTTCCATTACCACTCCCCTCCTTTTATAATGAGGAATTTCATAGTGACGTTGTTAAGTTGTTAAAACAAAATAACAAAGACACGAAAAAAGACGATGATAAAGGTGGTAGTAAGGTCGATAATAAAATAGAAGCTTTGAACTTTATCAGTAAAGCTTATTACGAGTTTGCTGGAAATGTTTTTAAGAAAAGCGTTCTGAAATGGGCGAATGATCTTTGTGATTTCTTACTGAAATTGATAAAGAATGAATATAAATATAAACACCTCTTCTATTCCATTAAGCCAGATGAACAATTTTTCATATCGACAGGTTGCCGTTTGTATAAAGGGTTTGAAGATTATGAAGACTTACATAAATTAGTTTTCGATATTGAGACAACTAGTTTGAAATGGCAAAATGGTAGAATATTTCAAATAGGTGTAAGGGATAATCGAGGATTTGAAGAAATTCTTGAAGTAAAAAAAGAAAATGATGATGAAGAAGAGAAGGGTCTAATCATCAAGTTCTTTAACTTAGTTAACCACATCAAACCAGCAGTAATTGCAGGATTTAACTCGGAAGACTTTGACTTTGATTTTATTCTTGGGAGAGCAGGGATATTAGGTATTAATTTGTCGTTGATTCGCACAACATTAGACAACACTGAATATGTTGACAAAGATGGAGTGAGAAGGTTTAGTCGTAGAATTAAGAAGGACGAAACTAAAAAGAGTAGTGTGAAATTCGGAGGCACTACTGAGCGATACAAAGCCACAAAAATGTGGGGCTACTCAATTCTCGATATTCTTCATGCAGTTAAAAAGACTGCAGCAGTAAATAGCGAGATAAAAAGTAATAAGTTAAAATATATTTGCAAATTCGAGAAAATTGCAAAACCTAATCGTATGTACGTGGATGGTGAATTCATTCATGAAACATGGCGTGAGAATAAGGTCTATATTATTAATCCTGAAAATAATGAGTATGAACGTGTACCATTACAATATCAGGATCAAGCTGTTCACTTATACGATTTACAGTTATCTCAAGCCGATGAAGAGACTCGCAAGAATTTAAGAAATTCAATTTTGTCTCAAATGAGTCCTGAGGCAATTACGTGGCTCAAGTCTAAAACTGTACAGTACGGTAAATATAAATTCATTAAGGGTGCTGACATTGTAAGACGTTATTTGTTGGATGACTTGTGGGAAACCGATAAGGTAGATTCTCTGTACAATCAAAGTTCATTCTTGTTGGCTAAAATTGTACCAACCTCATATCAAAGGGTTTGTACAATGGGTAATGCTGCTGTGTGGAACTTGATTATGACCACATGGAGTTATGAAAATGGATTGGCGATACCTTGCCCCGATAAGCAAGAAAAGTTCTCTGGTGGCCTTGCAAGGTGTTTTAAAAAAGGGTTTAGTGAGAATATTACGAAAATTGACTTCAAGGGTATGTACCCTTCAAATCAGTTGCATTATGGTATCTTCCCTACTTTCGACATCACTGGCGTTATTAAGAAAATTCTTTTATACCTGACTACGACTCGTAATGAGTTTAAGTTTTTAGCTGGTGATAAATCTCCGCTACCGAAAGATCAGAGAAATAAGTTTAAGGTTAAGCAGCTACCTATTAAAATCTTGAACAACTCATTGTTTGGTGCTTTGGGTTCAGGTGTTGCTTTTAACTGGTCTGATAACATTTGTGCAGCTAGGATTACATGTACTGGACGTATTCAATTACGTCAAGCGATAACTTATTTTAAGAAGTACACTTTCGTACCGTTGCTGGCGGTAACTGACGGTATTAACTTTTCGTACCCTAAATTTACTCTATTGGATATTGAGGGAAATGTATGTAGAGAAGAGCCAATATCCATTGAAGATGCATGGGTATATGAAAGTGGTGGTAAAAAATATACGGGTGTTGAAGCGGTTGTTGAGAAATTCAACGATCTAATGGATTCACCTTATATCGGAGTTGACTTGGATGGTATGTGGCAGAGTTCACTAAACTTGTCTCGTATCAATTATGCCAACTTAACTGAAGAAAGCATTGATGAAAAAACTGGAAAGGTTGTCCCACCAAAAATCAAGTTGACTGGTAATACAATCAAATCCAAAACTATGTCTGAATATATTGAAGATTTCATTGACAAAGGTTTGAAGTTGATCTTGATGGGTAAGGGTGATGAATTTGTGGAATACTACAATGAGTATTTGAAGAAAATTTATTACAAACAAATTCCTTTAAAGAAAATTGCTACTAAGAAGAAATTGAAAAATAGTATCTCCACCTATGTAAATAGAGGGAATGATAAGACAGGTAAAAAGAAGGCCAAGCAGGCGCACATGGAGTTACTTATTCAGCAACGAAACCAACAAGTCATTGCAGAGTATGAAAAAATTTATGGTCAGGATGATTCTACGTTAGAAGAAAAATATCAAAAGGCTGCACATATGTTGCCACCAGAACCTGAACAAGATAGTTATGTATATTATGTAAATATCGGTACGAAACCCGGACATGGTGATAGTGCCATGATTAAGAATGAAAAGGGAGAGGACATAATTGCATCTCAATTAATATCTCCGAAGGATTTGGAAGAAAACCCTGAGATGACTGGCGATTATAACGTTGGAAAATATGTTGCATCATTCAATAAAAGGGTTAGTGCGTTGCTTGAAGGATTCGCCCCTGAAATAAGAAAGCAGATACTTATTAAAGACCCTGCGAAAAGAGAATATTTTGGAGGCGATGAATTGAAATTGAAAAATTTTGATGCTGATGACTATGAAGAATCGTTAGTTCTCGAAGAAAAGGAATTAGAGTTCTGGAACCGTACTGGTTATAATCCAGAATTGATTTGGAAAGGGTTTAAACTACCTGCAGAGAATGCTTTGGAAGAGTTGGATGAATACCAAGAAAAGATCAAAACTTTAAATGATAAGCTGAAGGAAAGCAATCAGAATAAAGTAGTTAAATCAGTTAATGATACTCTTGAAAAGGGTGATTTCGTACTGATAAAGAACTTTAGAGTTTATGATCTCTATCATTTTAATGGGCTTTATTTAAGCTGTGCCCGTAAAGATTTATTCGCTGATAAGGATATGAAAGAATACGACTTTTTAAATGCAGGTATGTCTAAGGCTACCTTTGGATTGAAAACCCAATTCGTGAAAAAATTCAAAAACCAATTCAACATCCCTGATGAGGTAAAATTATCAACCATCCCTAGAGGTGTTGAGATTTTTGAGGAATATTATGCAATCGAACTTGCTGCGCTGAAAAAACTGAACAAAAAGAAGAAAATGACCAGCGATGATGAATATTATGACTTGTTAGCTGCAGAAGCTTATGACGAAGAGGATGATAATGATGAGGATAGTGAAGAAGATGATGATTAATCTAGTATTTATAAGTAAAAAACTATGAAAAAGCGTGAAATCTCAGAAATTTTGGACTCTGATGGCAATTTGATTGGAAATGACGATAAACCACAGAATCAACCTAATCAGGTAACGGCAGACGGAACCACGGATCATAATGCGAGGATACATTCTCAGCATTATGCCAACGATTTTTTGGGAATTTTCGGGTACTATAACGAATCTGAAGGTAATGAGCCTATCAATTTACGAATAGCTAGGGTAGCCTACAATTATTTTGACGGTGACGATGGACTTGGAGATAAAGGATGGGATGGTTTGAGCGAGGAAGTTAAGGATAAGTATTTGCTCTTTTCAAGTAAAATTACTGATCTCTTTAAACCTAAAAGTAAGGAAGATCAAACATTAACAGAATCTGAAATGGCAAGCATCATTGAAGATGTGATTACTAAAAGAAAAGATTCTTCATTGAAAAATAAGAAAAACGATAATGATTTAATGAGCGATAAAGTGGTGAAAATCAAATCACTGTTCGCGGATTTATCCGACAGAGATAAAGGTGATTTAATAAAACAGTTGAAGTAATGAATAGAGAACTCTATAATAAGAGCAAAGAAAGACCATATAGAATACCACAACATATCGTTGAAAAGATTCGTGCAAAGCTTGCAACTGTTAATGGAGTTACAAACGGTACGAAAAGAGGAAAATGGATTGTAAATAATGGTATTTGTACTTATGCCATGCTTAAAAGATTGAAAAACTTTTTCGATTATGCTAATCCTGCCGTTCAGAAAGATGAGTATGAGTTGGCAGGTGGAAAGGACATGAAGGATTTTGTGGAAAGAACATTAGGTGCAGAAAGGAACCTTGTGGCAAGTAAAAAAAATACTAACGTTATGTTCATGCCTCAATTAGATAATAGAACACTACATGCACAAGGCGGTGCTGTTAACTTGGGGATTACTGAAGAGTTTGAAGGATTGCAAAAGAATGGTTTGGCAGTGATTTTTAGTCGTGGAGATGGTGATGAAAAGGTATTGCTTGTAAAGCGTAATCCAGACGATCATTGGGAACCTAATAAATGGGCGTTAGTTGGTGGTAAAATTGAAGCAGGCGAAACTCCTGAGGAAGGGACTAAAAGAGAAATTTGGGAAGAAGCTGGTCTTCAAATAACTGATTTCATTGGTGATTTTGTGATTAGAACTTCTGAAGATAGCGTAGAATATGTGTTTGTTACCTCCGTTGAGGGTCAACCTGCCGTAGTTATTAACGAAGAGCATACTGAATACGCATGGTTTTCAACCGATCAGATAAGAGATTTAGATAAAACACCTCATTTGGATGATTTTATCGCTCTTGCAAAGCAAAAATTAATTGTATGGTCAGTAGATAATGATGATACATTAAATCAATAAGAGTATTTATTGATAAATAACTTAATAATTTAGTTAACAGAAACAAAATGCCAATTATCGATGGAAAGAACGTACCTCTTGATGAGTACAGCGTTCAATTTAGACAAAAGGAACTTGCTAAAAACAAGTACGGTAGAAATAATGCCTATGAAGGAACACACCCTGATTCATTGTCGGATGGTGATGAGTTAGGTAAAGGAGAAAAAAATGGTAGTATTGGTAGTCGTACAGACATCGTTACTAGAAATGCTCAACAAGCAAAGAACATTTATTCTTCGAATAATCCTTATGACGGATCGAAAGTATAATGGATAAACCTATTCTCGGAAAGGACGATCTTAAGGCCCAAATCGACAAACTTAGAAGTTTGAATGAATGGGTCGATAGGAATACTGTCGCCAATGCAATCAACAATAAAGATGTTGTCTTTATTTACTATGCAGGCGATGAAACCGTGAATAGAGGTTATCGTACAATTGAACCGTATGTTTTAGGTGTATCTAAAGCAGGGAATTTAGTTTTAAGAGCATGGCAGCAAGCAGGTGCTACCGATACAGGGAACGCACCAAAGAGGCCAAATGATGAGATTCCGGGCTGGAGATTATTCAGATTGGATGGGATTACTTCAATGGCTAAAACATTGAAAAAATTTGAGACTGATGCGAATTATATGCGCACAAACAGGCCAAATTATAATCCGAAGGATAGTCAAATGACCCAAATAATATTGGCTGCAGAGCCAAGCAGTGAAGAACCACAGCAAGTTTCAGGTGATAAATCAATAAACCAGCCTGACACTTATCAAGGGATGACTAACGATAAAAATTGGTTTCAGACACAGTTGGATAGATTTAAAAAATCTTCATTCTTCAATAGAAACAAGGGTGTGGACAATGATAATGCTTCAAAAAGCTGGTTTGATCAAAAGAAACGTGAGTTTGATAATACCATAAAAAAACAAGATAATCAAAATGAATTTTAATTTAGATAATATTAAGAAAGAGATTGAAGAAAGAAGAAATCAATCAATAATCAAGGAAGAAACTCTTGGTACTGGTAGTGGGATTCGTAAAAGTGATAGCAAGAGATTCATAGTTGAATTACTTAATTCAGTAAACAGTGGTGTTCCTACTCCTGCGGTTCAGGCAATCAGAGCAGTATCAGAAAGTACTGAAGCCAATCACGGAGTGCCAGTAGCTGTTGCTAAATCACACTATAATCCTCCAACACAGTCTGCAAGTAGACAAGCAGTAAATGAGTATACTCAACCAGTACAACAAAGTCAAATGGTTGATAAGAGAGATACTTTTTTTGAGGAACAAATGGCTAGAGCCAAGGAATTAATCACTAAAAAGCCTACAAGCAATCCGAATGCTGGATTGTCACAACAATTAGCCGAGTATTCTACAAGCCAGTATGTTGGTGCTGGTGCTCCACAACAGCCTTTGAATGAAGTGCAGCATTATGGTGCAGTTAACCCCGCTTTATTGAATGAGCAGATTCGTAAGACTATGATTGATGTTTTGGGTGGTAACACCTTTGATAAATTGGTTGAAGAAACCTTCAGAAACGTTATCACTGAGATGTATACTAGAGAGAAAATCGAAAATGTTATTAACGAATTTATCGACTCAGGTAAATTTAAGAAAGTTGTGGTTGAAACGATTCTTGACATTCAAAAGAGGAAACAAAACCTGAAATAATCGACTTTTTAAAGTATTTATTATATGAAAGCCCACAAAATCGTGGGTTTTCTACATTTATGAGTAAACAGCCAGAAATTATTAGAAGAGAATTTATACGAGTAATTGCTGAAGACTTCATTGCTTCCAATATTATCAATGAAACTATTTTGGATAGAAAAGTAGCTGATGAAATATTAAAGGATGTGGTAGGTAAATTAGGAATCTTAAAACTCCCAACTTATGCTGGCGAAGGATACAATGGTATCGCATACATTTCTGGTGACAAGGTTTATAAATTGACTATTGATCCCTCTGAAGCTATTGAAGCTTTAAAAATCAAAGGCAAACGGAACAAACTTCTAGCAGATGTATATCAAGTTTACGAAATCGACAAAAGGGGTGTTAACAAAAAAGTATTCCTCATTATCTGTGAAAAACTAACGGTTGATCCCACCAAATTTGATACACTTTTTGAAAATTTAGATGATTTATTGCAAAGTAGATTTGGCCATAAATTTTTTGCTGTAGCCTTTATCGACATGGCTACCAGTAAACCTCAAATGTATGAACATTTTGCTGCAGACATTGAGCATTTACTTAATGATTATCCCAATGAAAAACATTTCTACAATTCACTTTTAAATATTGTGAAAGAACTTAAATCCAATAACATGAAAAGTTTGGATTTGAGTGCCAATAATTTAGGATATAAGAAGAATGGTCAGATAGGATTTTTTGATTATGGGATGACTGGTGATAAGGACAAACCTAATGCGGATGTACTGGCATTGGAGAATGTAGTTGTTGATGAGGCGGTAGAAGATATAGAAAGACATCTCATGAGGCAGAATTCTAATATCAATGATTTCGCCACTAAAGTAGCAAATAAATTAGGTCATAGCATTGTTGCTAATTTAGGTAAGGGAACTCAAGGTTATGCGTTTGATATTGGAGGTAATAAAATCTTGAAGATTACCTCAGATAGAGGTGAAGCAATTGAAGCATCAAGATTGGTTGGTAAGAACACAAAACATATTGGACGTTTTTATGGGTCATATAGATTAAACGAACCGAACGACAAAATTTATATAATTCTTCGTGAAAAACTTGACGTTGATCCTGAAAGAGTAATTGACATAATCGCTGACTTCATGGGTTTTATGGATTTATCACCTGCTGGATGGAGTCAAATTGCAGATATGATAAAAAAATCTGACAGACCTGCATTTAATGAAATAGTTAAGAAATCGGCAACGATTCAAAATCCTCAATTGAAACGCAATGTTGGACTAATGCTTGCGGTTATTAAAGAACTCATGGATCATGGTGTGAGAAGCGCGGATTTTACTGAAGAGAATTTTGGTTTTAGAAAGGGTGTACTTGCATATTATGATCTTGGATATTCAGCACATAAAGAGATGGATCAGGTTGAATTGCTCAAGCTTGAAAATGCTATTCTTGAAAGAGTAATGACGTACATGCCTGATGCGAAAGCTGTTGGTATCAAGAAGAAGTGTCAAATAAACGGTAATGGTGATGGCACCAGTACTCCCTGCAACCAAGGCGACATCAATGCGATAGTAACACAAACAATTAAGGAAGAATTAAGTAGAGTAAGTGAAATCGATGCTTACCACGGTACTTCCAGTAAAAGTAAATTTAATGCTTTCTCATTAAAAAAAATAGGTTCATCAGACGGTAGAGAATTGGGAGGATGGGGTTTTTACTTCACTAATGACCCTCAAGTGGCATCCATCTATGGTGATAAGATATTGAACGTTCAATTGAGAGACGGAAGGTATTTGAATTTTGATGAAACCATCGATGATCATTTAGCTTCATACATACTTGGTCGCGGCAGAAATTTAGGTTTGAGTGATATTGATATTGAACAGTTTCAAAGTGACTTTTACGATGAATCATATCGTTATGACATCACAAATAAACAAGTATATGAATGGTTAGCTGCCGTGCTAGGTAGTAATAAAGCAGCATCAATGTTTCTAAGTAAAGCTGGATACGTGGGGAATATGATGAGTGATAAAACCAATCCTGATGCAACCAACTATATTGTATTCGAACCATCATCAATTAAAATAGTTGACGATACAGATGAGATGTATGAATCTCTGAATGAAAATTCTCCTGTTTTAGCATTGAAGTCTAAATTGGAATCCTTGAAGACACAATTTGCTACAGTTGCTCAGGAAGTATATAATGAATGGGAACAAGATCATGAAGGATATGATGAAATGTATGGTTCTGGTGGTATATGCGATGATATTGCAGATAAAATGTGTGATGTAGTCACTAGTAATAGTGATTATGGGTGTTTTACAAGATACAGTGAATACGAATGTCACACTTCGATATATGTTTATGATACAGCTAACAGAATATTGATGCATGTTGATATTTCGCCATATAACTATGAAACTGGTGGTGGATATACGTGGAAGAAAATACCTGATGTTAAATTTCAGCCTGAGATGGTTGAAATACAAGACATGAGCGGATATTGGGACGAGTTTATGGATCAAGACGGTGAGGTACAGGACATGGCAGAACCCTTAATTAAGGAAATGCTTGCCGAAGCCGAAAGAAAGGAGAAGGTAGAATTCGGTGTGTTGATGTTAGAAATAAAGGTTTCGAATTGGGATGAAATTACGTCCATGATCGAAAAAGACGATATTTATGACAAACCAACCTTTGGTATTGAAAAAGACCCGCATATAACCATTCTTTATGGCTTCCATGATGGAGTTGACGCGAATCAGGTAAGGGCTATTGTGGAAAGCATCATCGACATCTCAAAACCCATCGAAATAGAGTTAAAAGAGGTGTCTCACTTCGAAACTCCTGACTTTGACGTAGTTAAATTTGATGTTGTCCCTACTCAAACCTTGAAAAACTTAAATAAGGCGTTAAAAGAACTCCCTTACACCAATAGATTTAAGGATTATCATCCTCACATGACTATTTCTTATGTTAAAAAGGGTACTGGTAAGAAATATGGTAAGAAGTTCAAGAAAAACATTAAATTGCAGTCTGAAAAGCTAGTTTTTTCAACGAAAGACAAGAAAAAAACCGTTTTAAAGCCAAAAAAGGGCAAAATCAACGAAAATATTGCAAATTTAGACATGCTACCCTTCAAAAACGATATTGAACTCGCAGGCGGTAAAATCTACTCCGTGGGTGGTGCTGTTCGTGATGGGATGTTGAACAAACCATCTAAAGACTTGGATTTGCTCATTACAGGCGTTCCATTGGAAGATATTGAGAAAATCTTAGCCAAGTACGGTCGCGTGGATAATGTCGGTAAATCGTTTGGAATCATCAAATTTACGACCCCTCAAACAGGGGAGTTGGATATTGCAGTACCAAGAACCGAAAGGGCCACGGGTCAGGGTGGGTATCAGGGATTTGAAGTTACGTCAGATCACACGTTACCCATTGAAAAAGACTTAGAACGAAGGGATTTCACCATAAATGCAATCGCTAAGGATTCTCATGGACAAATGATTGACCCATACGGTGGAAGTCAGGACATAAAAGATAAACTCATCAGAATGGTTAATCCGAAAGCCTTTTCGGAAGACCCTTTGAGAATGCTACGTGCTGTTCAATTTGCATCCAGATTTGATTTCAAAATAGAACCTCAAACATTAAAGGCAATCCAACAAAATGCCTTTAAAATAAGAGAAATTTCTCCTGAGAGAATATTGATTGAATTCGATAAGATTGTGAAGAAAGGTAAGCCAACAGTTGGTGCTCAATTATTGAAAGAAACTGGTTTGTATGAACAGATATTTAGTGTTGACACTGAGATCAACGTTGCTGAATTCAACAACGTTAAAACTATGGGTGAATTTATTTACCAATTGACAAAGTACGGCATACCTAACCCTGCTGAGTTTTATAAGAACAGCTTGAAAGGTGACCTTACAACATACAATGAGATGAGAGCATTGGAACTTGCATTTAAAGACGATTCGGATAGTGCAGTTAAAAACAAAATCACCGTCTTCAACATGTATAAGATTTATCCCGATGCGATCAACTCCCAAATAATTCCTGATAAGATAAAAGACAGTATCAAGGAGATGAGGTCTATGGGTATGCCGTTCTCGTTGCGAGAACTGCAAGTTAATGGAAATGATTTATTGGCCTTGGGTTATAGTGGTCAGCAGATCGGTGAAATTCTGAAGAAACTTCTTTTCGATATTTATTCTGGTAAGCAAAGAAACAATAAGGAAATTTTATTGAGACAAATAGTTCCTCAGGAGCCTCAATAACTAAATTTATAAAATATCCAGTATTTATTGGTACGATGGAAATTCAAACCAATATATACAAACCTAAGGATAGTCCTCAAGTAAGTGCTCCCTTTAAATTTGTTACTAGCGAGTTGAATAACACTCAGCACCCGTATGAAGTGGCTGGAATTAATGTCAATGACTTAAATCCAACCCAACCTTTTATTGATAATGATTCAGTAAGTTACTTTGTTGATAAACTGAATAAGGGCGAAGAGTTATCACCTATATGGGTGGCTAAAGATAATGATGTACTGGATGGTCATTCCAGATTGGCAGCATATCTATTGGTAAGACCTGATGCTGCAGTCCCTTCAATTAGATTGAAGTGTGATAAGAAAACAGCAATGGAAATATTGAATACCATCCAAAATGCTTTTAAGGAATTTAAATTAAAGCACGATCAGAGTGATATGTTGAGAGTTTTATCTGAAGAAGATGAATCAATGTATATACCCGATAAGCCAGTAAAAACTAAGAAAGAAGTTCTTAAAGCATACCGTAAGGCTCCTTTGAAAAAGAATATATCAGGTAATTTCTTTGTGATAAAGCCGTTACCCGGATACAAACCATACGAAATTGAATTTAAGTCAGTATTGAAAACTGATACCATTGATAAGAGCATTGGCAATAACGAAAATCCGATGAAGGCTTTGGCTGAACTTTGGTTTCCTACTTTAGATTTTAAAGCCAAAACTAAAGATTTTGGAATGAGTGAAACTGACTTAATTAACACCTTGGTGGCTGAGAAAGCAAGAACAAAAGGTATTGATGGAATACTTTACGGAGAAAAATTACTTCAATCAATTGATGACAAATAAATACTATGGGATACTACAAAATAAAGAACATAACTAATCTTTTACCTAAAAGACACGCTAAACTTAATACCGCTCAATCATTTGAGATTAAAACTTCAAAAGTAACTCTTGAACCTAATGGCGAATGTGCATTAGAATGCAATTTTTTACCTATCAGTCTTCATAAACTTAGAGCCGAAGGTACTGTGAGTGTTATTGAAATCGACAAAAATACCTTTATCAAAATCTGTGCTGCGCATGATAAGGCTAAATCTGCATTAGTAAAGCCAGCAACTCCTAAAAAAGAAACAAAAAAGGTCGAAGAATCGTCTTATCAGTCTTATTCAGATAAGAAAAATAAGTACAGAAAAGAAAAATAAAAAAAATTACAGTTTTTTACAGTTTTTACTAAAAAACAATAAATTTTCCGAAAAACTCCAGTATTTATAATAAACTATAAATTATTATAAATATGGAGAGCGAGAAAATTAAAATTCTATTCTATAACAAAGATGTTGCGGGTGTAAATTATTACAGAACATTGACCCCTGCGATGCAGCTTGAAAGAGATCACTCATCTGACTTTCAAATTGAAATAAACTCTGACATTAATTTGAATGATTTTGAAGGTGCATTAGCTTACCTTAAGACATTTCAAATAATTCACTTCCACAGAACGATTGTACCTTCAGTCAATGGTATGATTAAGCTTGTTCAGGAACTTAGAGCGAACGGTACAATTCTCATCATGGATATTGATGACTATTGGTTGCTCGACAAGACTCACCCAATGTATCCTACTGCATTTAAAAATAAGATGCATCTCGACATAATTGACAATCTTAAGTTGGCAGATTATGTTACCACTACGACTGAATTGTTTGCCACTGAAATTAGAAAAATTACTCGTAAGGATAATGTGATTGTTCTACCTAACTCAGTTAATCCTGAATGGATGAAGCAATTTCAAGATAATAGAATCACTGATGAAAAGTATGTTAGATACACATACATGGCTGGTTCTTCTCACAAGAATGACGTTCAACAATTGATTGGGGTTACTAAGCTTGTTGACAATGATGTTAAACTAAAGAATAAGGTTAAATACATTGTCGCTGGATGGGACACCGAAGGTGTAACTACAGACATTAAGTTTAACCCTGAGTTTGCTGATGTACTTCAAAAAAGAAGACTTCTAACCAAAGAAATGTATAAGTCAATAAAAAAATGCGATGGTAACGTTGATTTGATTAAAGGACTTCCCTCAGACATTAAAGATCGTTTCAGAGGAAAAGTATTTGATGTTAGTCGTAGGGCTATCCATTCAGTAGAATCTGTTTATTTGGACTATGAAAAAATTTTTACTGACGAACATAAGTTGATTAGAAATGAAGACTATATAAAATGGTTGGAAAAATTTGAAAGAGATAATTATTATGATGAGTCTAATGTAAATTATGTTCGAAGATGGACACAGAAAGCAAATACTTACGCTCAAGTATTGAATGAAACGGATGTTGCTCTCGCTCCTTTGGCTGACAATATGTTTAACAGAATGAAATCAAATTTGAAGCAGGTTGAAGTCTGGACACGCAAAATTCCAATTATTTGTAGTGATATACCCCCATATAACGTGGATGGTGTACATATGAAGAACTGTATATTGATTCCATATACTAAAAATAGTTTATACAATAGAAAAATCGATAGAGATTGGGCTAAAGCTATCAAGCTTCTAGCAACTGAACCTAATTTGAGAGAAGACTTGGGGAATCAATTATATGAAGATTTTAAAGTTAAATATAACCTTAAAAATGTTACTGAAACTCGTGCGCAATTTTATAAGTCAATTGTAAACGTTACAGTACCATCATAAATTTAGAATCGATGGAAGGTGATTTCTTAAAAAAATTAAAAGAATCTCTTGAGACTGGTAAAGCTGACGATGCTGTTAAGAAAATTCATTATGAAATTCTTGAGAAGGCGACAGAGAAAACCATAGAAAGAGAAACTAAAAGGATAGATGAAGTGAGGGTAAGAAAATATGAACAGGGTGAAGAGATGAACTACATCAACGAAGTTAGTGAATTTCTGAAAGGGATGGGAGATGTTGAGGGTATCTCTAATCCAATGCAAGATAGGATAACTCATTTAGGCGAAGTTAAAGAATTTCTTGAAGATACTACCGTTCCCTTAACAAGTGATGAAGTGAAACGCCATAATGAAAAAACTTTAGAAACGTATAAAGCTTCAAGAGAAAAGGATGAGAAAATTGAAATGAATAATGCAAACATTAAACTTCTTGAAGACGAGATTAAGGTGTTTGAATTAAAAATTTTAAAGAATAAAGATTTGATTGCTTTTTTGAAGTTGGAGAATTCTAAATTATGATTAAGTGGTTAAAAACGTTTTTATTAACAATACTAATAAGAATTTCCTTAGCACTAAAGAACATTGACGATGATCTAAGGGCTAATGCTGCAGATTTATTTAGAGGTAATGTTATTGAGCATAAAAAGCGTCATAGAAACCCTGTCCTTAATAAAATGGATCAGGGTCAACAGGACGAAAGATATACTCAACAGTTTTACGAGATATTAAAAAAGGCTGATGAGTTTGTTCGATCTACAAATCCTGATAAGGCTGCTAAAGTAGCGGATAGACATGGTGTGAACATTGGAGCGAAAGATAAGTGGGGTATGCGATGGGATCATCACGGGTTTCTTGATCCAAAACATAAGTATTACGGTAAAACATTAAAAGAGATACGTGATCTTGAAATTCAGGAAAGGAAGTTGAAGGATGATGATTATCCTATCCTTATCATGTTCACTAACAAGGCCGAATTATCTTTTGTTGATGCATTAAACATACTTAAAGAAAAGGAAGAGTCGTTTCAAGTTCCTGAGTTGTCTGAAATGGCTCAAAAACAGAAATTCCCTTTAATGGTAGTAAGATCGAGGGAGGTTAAAAATAAAGTAGAGCAATTATCTGAGTTTGTTCATGTTAAGTCAGTAACATCCAAACATTTCATTATTGAACTATTCATACCCGCCAAGTACAAATTAAAGAATTTCGATAATGAAAGCGCAGTATTCAAGGAATTGATCGACATAGAACAAATTTGGTTTCAAGACGATTATGGTGATAAACACGCCTATCGTATAACTGAATTTTATAAAAGAGGAACCTACATGGATTATGTAGAAGATGGTGAAAACAAGTATCGCTATGATGTAATAAAATTTAAAGGAGAAATAATTGAGGAATTAAAATAATGGAAACAGCAGATAATAAAACAGATCACATCCTAACCAATTCGAGTGATCATACAAACGGGGTGAATTTTGTCACCACTTCAACCTTTGTATGGGATGGGTATGGCGAAAAAATATTGAAGAACGTTGTAGTTAAGGATGAAGTTATTGAGGTCATTTATTTGCGTGAGGCTACTGTCCAATACACAACAACCAATGGTATCTTGCCAGAGTCGCCATTTGGAAAGGCAATCAAGGAAATATATGGAGTAAGAGACGGTAAATTGGCCTTGCTTGATGTGATCGAAGGAAAATACACACCAGCACACCATGTGGAAGAAAGCTTTGAATTTGAAGAATAATTATAGTTTCTCGTTTTTTTGTTTAGTTTGAAAATCCGTTAGAAATGACGGATTTTTTTATTTCAAATGTATTTATTGAAAAGTAAATACATGAAATCAATCAATATTAAATTCCCTTTAGAAGACGATACTGAGAAAAACAATCTTTTCAAGATGAATTCGGTGACTAAGGATGCTTTAGTATCTGATTTGACACTTTTATTCAAAACTAAGCGAAGACAGAGGTATTACATGCCTGATTATGGCACCAACCTTGAAAAACACCTTTTCCAACCAAAGGATGACATTACGGAAGATGAAATAGTTCAAGATTTAAAGGAGGCCGTTAGACGATATATGCCATCCATTACTATAAATGGTGTTTCTTTCTTCACAAATACTGATTCTGGATATGAGGATTTGAATGAAACTGAAATTAGCGTAAGAATATTTTTTACATATACCGATGATGCATTTTCATCCTCAGGCAGTATTGACTTAACATTTTAAACACATTAAACATGGCAGATAATAAAGTATCATATAATAAGAGAACATTTAGTGAGATTCATGATGAGTTGATTGGCATGATCAGGGAAATGTATCCAGATACGTTTCAGGATTTCACAGACTCTAACGTTGGTTCATTATTAATCGATCTCAATGCTGGTGTTGCCAATAATTTGTCTGTCAACACTGACAGAGCGTTTCAAGAAACTCAATTGGATAATGCTCAACAGAGCGAATCCATACTAAATATTGCAAAAAACTTAGGTTTTAACATTCCGGGTAAAAGATCGTCAGTTACTGTTGTTGACTTCACAGTCCAAGTACCTGCGAAAGGTGATAGACCTAATGAAGCATACTTGCCAGTACTGGCTGCAGGTGCTCAAGTAGTGGGCGGTGGTAAGATTTTCGAAACATCTGACAATATTGATTGGGCTTCTCCCTACAGTAACTTAGGTGATCCTAATAAGACTGAATTACCACTATTTGATGGAAATGGTATCATTCAAGGGTATTCAATCACAAAGCGTGAGGTTGTTGTTAATGGTGCGACAAACATTTATAAGAAGGTTATTCGAGATGCTGAAACAGTTCCGTTTTATGAGTTGTTTTTGCCTGATAGTGATGTAATAGAAATTGTTAGTGTGATTGCTTTGGCTGGTACTAATTATTCTGGCAATCCTCCTGATGAAGAATTCCTTGATGTTGATAATAGATATTTTGAAGTTGATTACTTGGCGCAACAGCGTGTCTTTGTTGATGATCCTAATAGTGGGTCAAATTCAGCTACGAGTGGTAATAGTTACATGAAAGCTGCAAAGTGGATTGATGTTAAACGCAAATTCATTAAAGAATTTACTTCTAATGGATTTTGTAAATTGATTTTTGGTGGTGGAAACGGAGAACGTGATTTGTTTTTAGATGGATTTGCGAAGGCTGGAATAACCAATCAGATGTTTTTAGATAATTATTTATCGAACACATCTTTGGGTGAAAAACTAAAAAAAGACTACACACTATTTGTAAAATATCGTACTGGTGGTGGTGCTAATTCTAATGTTGGTGCTAGTGTGTTAAATGCATTGGGTAATGTTAATTTAGTAGTAAATGGCCCTAGACAAGACTTTAATATCCAAGTTAGAAGAAGTTTAAGTGTAACCAACCCTATACCTGCCATTGGTGGTAACGATGGATTATCGATCAATCAGATCAGAAATCTTATAAGATACAATTTCAGTGCTCAGAACAGAGACGTAACCATTAATGATTACCTTTTACAGGTGTTTAAAATGCCCGGACGTTATGGTTCACCATTCAGAGCAAATGCATTCAAGGAAAATAATAAGGTAGTAATATCGATTCTTGGATTAGGTAGTGATGGAAAATTGAATAATACTAGTAATAGTCTATTGAAGGAAAATATTGCTGAATATTTGAGTGGTTATAGAATGGTCAATGACTATGTTGAAATTAGAGATGGAAAAATATTTAACCTTGCTTTTGATTTAGAACTTTACATATCAGATTCTATTAATCAGTCTGAGTTAGCGAATAATGTGATTAGAACGGTTGCCTCATACTTCTCGGTTAGTGATAAGAAAATGAATGAGGATATTTTCTTAGGTGATCTTCAAAACCAAATTAATGACATTAACGGTGTATTGAACATCATAAGTGTAACAGCCTATAATAAGGTCGGAAATGGTTATTCGCTAAATCAAATAGAACAAGAGTATGCTGATTCAACTACAAGAGAGATTAGGTTGGTTAATAACACAGTTTATTCGGTAGAAGATTCTATGTTTGAAATCAAATTTCCTGAGAGGGATATTAAGTTGACTTTGCGTAAAAAAACTGATTTATTCGTATAATCCATGATAAAAAAGTCGTTCCCCTTTGTTTCTGGAAGTTCATACCATATGAACGTTCTCCTGACATCCAATAGTCTGGACTACGGTTTTTTTGACACCTATGAAGGCGAATACTATAGCGGTTCTACTTCCCTGTCGGGTTATAGCGGCTCATATACAGTCACAGGAACTTCCTCAAATAGGTTGCCTGAGTTAAGAAAATACAATTCCAATCCAGACTACTCGATTCGATACAGAACTTCAACCAGCCCATCAACGGACGGATTGAATGTAGGTGCTTCAACGACTACTGGTTCAACTAAAACGTTGATTTATTACATCGGAGGCATAACATACACCAATATTGAAACGACTAGTACGACTGCGACCACCTTTACCTTCACAAGTACTGGATTGTCTACAGTAAATTTTGAGAATAGACCGATATTAAAGATTGAAGCCAAACAGAACATGGCTGAGAATCCACTTATTGATAGTGACGTATTTATTATTAGACAAGAATTACCTGTATTTGAAAATTCAGTAAGGTTGAGGGCTATAGGCAACCTTAATCAAGTAAGTTTATATGCGGGTGGTAATTATTTTACAATATATGAAAATACGTAAAAATGGCAACGGGAATTTATGGTACGGTTAGACCTGCTGATGTAGATATTGATGATTTAGATGTATACTACTCATTTGCCCCTAATAGGGACACTGCAGCAACTACGTTTTTAAGGTTGAATGCGTCTGACGTTATTTCAGAAGTTAAAATTCCGACAGATGAGCAGGAAAGTGGTGAGGAAAATCTTTTGGAAGGGCTTTACAATTTGAAATTGCCATCAACCATTTTTAATCAGGTTGGGATATACACGGTATATATTAGACCCAAAGTAATACGCATTGATATTCAGGATTGTGGTGTACTTTCATCATTACCAGCGATAAAAGGCATTGTATTGAATTCTAGTGATCTACCGTCAAATCTAGTTTCAAATAACGCATTACAGGGCTATAAAATTGAATATATCGAAAGCGATGGCACTAAGATAAGAAATACAGTAAGATACGTCACAACGTCAAATAAGGCCATCCCTGTTACAGAAAATATTGGCAATACTAGTCAAACGGCAGTAAGATACAGATTCGATGACGCTGGTAATCTCTTGTTTTTACAGGTTACACCAAGTAGTGCCTCAAATGTTAAACCTAACGTGAATCCATTCATTGGAAAGCCCAATCAGACCATATTGATCTCAAACACCAACTTTAAGCCTGAAGTAATTGAGGTTGAATTAGTTGAAAATACTATCGATTCAATCATGGATGTGGTCGCTGGTGAGCAGATAATGGACGTGGATAATGGTATACTAACTCAATTTAATAAGGATAGAGAAATCGTTAAGCAATTTGATCTATTTGAAATTAAGGACGATGTGACCAACGATTCACTGTTTGAAGTGAAGCAAAAACGAACCAATATTGACAATTCACAAACTTTTGATAATGTACTAGAAGATTTAAGTGGCAGCTAATTGTTTTAAATTAGCGGGTATTTATAATTAAATCTTAAAACATTGGCAAAGGTAAAAGTTAGAAATAAGCGTCTTGGTTCTGATTTGGTTGGTGCAAGTTTCAGAAATATAACATCTGAAACAGTATTCACTTTCGGAAGATTCACAGTAGATACGAATTTTGGTGTAAGAAATGTAAGAAATTACTCGAACACCTTAAGTTCCTTCGTTAAGCCCATCACGTTAGAGTCATTAAATATTACTGACGATGAATCAGAAGTAATATATAATAGTACCCAAGAAGTTGCCCTAAATTTTGACAAAACTGACTTAACTTCGTATGCTAGATTTGGCTCACTTAGAGAAATATTAAGAGTTTCAGTTGAAAATATCATTCTTGAATTTCCTGCCAGTATTCGTGTTACTTCACAAATTTCAACATTCACAAATTCTAATAGTGTGGTTGATTATGTGTATGATCCTTCATTAGATGTTTCGTCATTTATCATTCCATTCAATACGTTAGTCAATAAGTTTGGATTAGTAATTAACAGTACAAATAATCAATTACCCCAAGATCAAGCGTTACGTAATTTAAATATTTCATATAACGAATATTTAATTTGGAGGGAAGATACACCTGATGAAAATACTTTAGAAATTTTAGGTTTTACTGGCTTTTCTACGAGTAAGCAGTATATAAGTGTGGTCGTTAAAGGCGATCCTTTCCCTGAGTTATCCTCTGGTGGAACTACTGCAGGAAAATTCAAATATCATTTGAAACCCAAACCACTTCACTTCAATAAATTTAAATCGAATCTTTCAAGATTAGAATCATATTTATTGAATGAAAAAATTGCAAAAGGATACCGTACCGAATTTCAATCACCAATTCAACTTGAAGACGGTGGCGTTACATATAGCGATCAAGAAATAATATGGAGCGCATCAGATGGATATAACGTAGACATCGATGGTTATAACTACGATGTGTTCTTGAGTGAATTAGGTGCAATTGGAACTCTGTATGATCAATTTAAGTCTGATCTATTGATTAGAATGTTGGTTCCAGAGTCATTGATCGAAGGCGACAATACTGAATCTCAAAAAATGTCTAAATTATTGAGAATTTATGGTCGTAGTTTCGACAATGTGAAATTATTCATTGATGCTTTAGTTACAATCAATAAATTATCCTATAATAAGAAAAAGAACATTCCTGATCTATTGGTTAAGAACTTAGCTAAAACGATGGGTTGGGATGCAGTCACTTTGGTGAATGATGATGATTTATTGAATAGCTTCTTTTCAACTGAGCAAAGAAGTGTAAATGATTTGTTACCGCCTGAGGTAGACGTTGAGTTGTGGAGAAGAATTTTGTTAAATACCAACTATCTTTTCAAAGCCAAAGGTACTAGGGATGCAATAAAAACAATGTTATTAATGGTCGGTATACCTGAGCCATTTATTAATATAACTGAATACATCTATACTGTAGATGAGAAAATTAATCCTAACACAGTAACTGTTAGTCTTGCTGATTTACCTTCAGCTTCATTACCATACAATTCTGAAGGTTACCCAATAGCACCTAAGGAAACGAAAACATTTTATTTCCAAGTAAGCGGTAGTACCGATTCTGGACAACAATACATGGATGTATTCAGAGATGTTGGTTTTAGATTGAATAGAAAAGTTGACAACAAAAAGTCGTGGGTACAATCAGGTACTACTGAAAGAAGACATTACACGACACCAAACTATTATCAAAATGATAGTAATTTAGTGTTGAATACTAAAGAAGTTGACATAACTCTTGATATTTCAAGAGGTATTGAATTTGATGTTTGGAATTACAACCTTGAACACAATTTTCCAATTACAACTAGCGGTGTAACTAAACCTTATCTTTACATTAATATACCATTCACTTATGGTGCCTCTGCATCTTCATTTACTATTCCAGAAGTTCCTCAAGGTGATATACAGGTTAGTTTTAATGGTCTTACTTTAACCAAGGGTTCAGGATCAACTGATCCTAGTGCTGATTATTACATAAATCCTTTAGATAGTAAAGAGGCTATCTTGATAGGAGGGACTGCACAAAGTTATACGAATGGACATAAAGACGTTATTACATTAACATATCTCAACGACAAATCTACTGGTGGTACTTATAATCAAGTAGATTACGTGGTTACAAAAATTACTGCCAATCCTGATGGATTGTCTATCCCATTATTGGAAGACCCATTGGGTGAGGTACAATTAGTGGTAAATGGAATGACATTAACCAAAGGTAACTCGCTATATACTGGTGATTATGTGATCAATTCTGGTGAAATTATTGTGGTTAATAATGATTTGAAAAATTACCTGATTGCAAATCCTGTTGTGGTTATCAGTTACATCAAATCGTCTGGTAATGATCCGATACTTAAAAAATCTGAAAGTCATAGAATTGATAGTTTTTCAACCTCTAAATTTTTCTACAATAGTGGTATCAACAAATACATCTATGTTATGGACTATGAGCCACCTAACGTGGATGCTATTAAAGTTGTGATTAATGGTCTTACCCTTCAAAATGGTAAAGATTTTACTTTGAATTCATCCAATAGGAAACAAATTTTATTCAATACTAGTGCTTTGAACATAGGATATTTAATAAATGTCTTCTACATTACTGCTGATGGTAGTACTGATACTGGTATTAATTTTGGCGACTTTGAGTTTCCTAACTTGTCCGAGATTAGTTTCTTGGAATACCTTGAACTTATTAATAGACGATTAATTAACGTTAAAAATAGAAAAACTCTGACAGATCATGAAGGTGGGTTATATCCAACAGTTCAGAAGTTGTATGAAGAATATTTAAAGCGAAGCAATCATCCAACAGTACGTAGTAATGGATATACGTTTACTAACGTTTATCCATTTATCAATAAGTTCAATAGCTTTTTCCATAGATTCATAGATCAATTATTAAGTGCCACAATAATTCTAAAGAAAGGTGGTGTACTGGTTAGAAACACAGCATTTACTAAGCAAAAATTTCCATATAGAAGGGGAGTTAGTTTTGACCAGTCATTAAACCATTTAGGTAATGACGGTAGTGAATTTGTTAGAAGAGTACAGGATACTACATTTTCATTTGCGTGGGATGATATTATTTGTGTTCAACAAGAATATGTTATTAATGAATATGAATTCTTTATGACTGAAATTGAAAGAGTATACTCTTCCGGTGCAACTACTGGAAATCGTAATGCAGACATATTCTTAGAATATGAAATTGCTATAACCCCAAGTTTATCTAACGGAACAATATTTACGTTAGGGTTTGATTTGGGGCAAATTGCAACGGTAGAAGGTGATAGTGATGCAAGCAATTTAGTGGAAATTATAAAGAATGGCAGTGTGATATATTCGAACGAAGTGACTGATGGTACTGAAAACAATTCATCATCCTTCACTATGTTAAGCAGCGATTCTCTGACAATTCAGATAACTATGAGCGCACACAGTCCTAATAGTAGTGATGACGCATCTACTTCACTAACACTTAACATTAACACCATAACAGCATCAGATAGCGGTGCTATAATTGACGCTCCTTTACCGTTCTCAGTTAATGAAGCCATAACAATACCTGCTGGTTCTATACCATCATTTTGGGCAGCAGATTATTTTGGGTACACAACTAACGAATCAGCATATAGATCAATTGATAGTGGACTTAACTTCACTTCAGTCAACACACAAACCACAATTGATAGTGTTGGATATAGTCATGTTAGTTTTGTTGGGCAAGTTGGTATTATGGGTGCAACCATATCTACTTCAAACGCAACATTCCCTCACATAATTACAACAAATGATGGAGGTGCTACATGGACTAGTAGAAGACCTGCATTAAATTCTGCAGGATATAATGGTGGTGGTATTAAGGCTGTGTTAGCATTAAATAGTAATGTGTTATGTGCTGTTGGGGCTAACGGATTTTTAAAATCAACAGATGGCGGTGTAACTTGGTCTCGATCTGAGTTAGTTATTGGGGCAGTTAGTCAGGCTGTAAATGGTATACACTTTAAAGATTTAAATATTGGTTACGCAATAGGGTATCACGGGTTTAATAGTGGTTATCAAGGCGTTTATAAAACCACAAATGGTGGTACAACATGGACTAAAATATTGGCGACTCCTGTTGGCCAACCTAAGGCTCTTTCGTTCGCACCATCTAATAATGTTGCATACTTTACACATAGCACGAGTACAGATAACGTATTATACAAATCAATTGATGGTGGCGATACGTGGACTGATATTAGTGCTAATCTACCTGCTGATGGATTTGGTGTTAATCAAGTATGGGCTATTGATGATAATATTGTTTTCGTGATAATGAGTTATACTGGAAACGATGCAAAAATACTTAGATCAACAGATGGTGGTACTACGTGGACTGCAGTTAATACTCTTGGTCGTGCATATTCAGCACTTTATTTCATTGATGAAAATATTGGTGTTGCATCTGGTCATTTAATTATTGATCCGAGCACGTCCAATAACGGATATTTTAGAACTACTGATGGTGGTACGACATGGACATTTATCGATCAACCAACAGGACAATTATTTATTAACTTTTCAGGGGAGAGAACCCCAATAACATCATAATATGAGTATAATACAAAACGGTGAATATAGAAGGTCGGTACTGATAAAAAGTGTTATCACTGGTGTCACTGATTGGTATGGAGTAACGACTACTGGCGCAACATATTTTTCATTTGATATGAAAAATGCGTTTACTGGTAGTACTAATATATATCCAGCAATAAATGAAAGTGATGTTAGTTTAATGACTGATGCTGAATACTATGCAAGAAGAGATGAATTTTTAGAATTGGTTACAGACATCACTAGTGGTCAAATAGCTACATTAAAAACTCAATCGGTTGGTATTGATTATACTGCATGTCCAATTATTTTACCACCAACAACCACCACAACTACAACTACGACCACAACAACGACAACCACTACGACCACAACAACCTTACCACCACCAGTTTATTACTGGTTAGGATTTGGTTCGCCTACAATTGGAGGAAAAATGTTAAAAACTGCTGATGGAGGTGCTAATTGGAGCGAAATTACAATTCCGGGTATGACTACATCAGCATATCGGGGATCATTCCGTAATTTAACTGGTTACGTTATTAATAGTACGTATGATGGGTTTATGAAAACTACTGATGGTGGTACTACTTGGACTAATAAACCTGCAGGTGTTAGTAATATTATTAGCGTATACGCAGTAACAGAAAATTTATTGATGGCTGGCCCTACGGTGAGTAATAATATCTACCGATCAACTAATGGTGGGGATAGTTGGAGTGTAGTAACTTTTCCGGGTCTTCTTATGGCTGTTCAAGAATGGCATTTCGCAAATGCTTCTATAGGATATGGTTTGTATCATTACCCCGGCCCTTTCACGTCTTGTTTAATTAAAACTGTTAATGGTGGTGTAACTTGGACAAATATTACTGGTAGTTTGACAACTGGTCTAGGTAGTCCATCATCGACTTTCTCTTCACTTTCAATAAATACTAGTGGATTTGGTTGGATGATTAGAACAAATGGCGGTAGTTCTACTTCAGATGTTTTAATTAATACTACCGATGGTGGATTGACATGGACTACGTTAGCTACATCGCCAGCAGGTATGAACTATACTGGATTGGTAGTACTTTCTGATGGTACTTTAGTATTGCAAGCTAAACCTATTGGAAGTTCATCAAAATTAAATATTTGTAGGTCTACTGATAATGGGGCAACTTGGACAATAACACAACCTATTGAAGATATATTGGGAGCAGGCACCGCTGGAAGTTCATTCTCACAAATTGAAAGCCCTGATGACTCTCACATAGGTATGTTAATATTTGTTGGTGCTACAGTTCTAAATAAATCGTATTTATACTCTAATAATGGAGGAATTACATGGAATATTTCGGATCACGCATCACTTGATACTTTATCTGGAAGTATTGGTGTGTCTTCTTCTAAGCTGCCTCTTACAGTATAATTAATCAATAGAATATGAAGTTTTTAACTGCTCAACCAGATACAGATTACTACGTTTGGCAACTACAAGTTCAAATGCACAATTTCAAAAAATTTGGAATTGAAGATAAAACTATTATACTATTTGGTTATAATCCTAAAATTGGGATAAATGAAAAAGCAATTGAGTTTAAAGAAACTACTGATGCTAGAGTAATTTTTCTCCCAGATACGAGGGACTTGTCTCAAAGATTATATTTACCTAGTCTTAGACCTCATATAATTAAACAATTATATACTGGAGAATACGCAGACATATTACAAAATAAAGCAGTTTTATATATGGACTGCGATGTAATATTTACAAAAATACCAAACTTGAAAGATTATATTGACAAAAGAAAAATATACGTGTCCGATACTAGGTCGTATATCGGTGCAGCATATATTAGAGAAAAGGGTTTAGGGTTATTAGAAAAAATGTGTCGAGTAGTGGGAATCAATCCAACACATGTAATCAACAACCAAGAAATGTCCGGTGGTGCTCAGTACTTATTTACTTCAAATTTTAATTTATCATACGATTTCTGGAATAAAGTGGAACGAGATTGTAACATTTTATATAAAACAATGTTGGTAACCTCTGAGAAGAACGCAGTTCAATCACCAATACAATCGTGGACTGCTGATATGTGGGCATTGTTGTGGAATATTTGGTTGATGGGTCTGGATACGGAAATAATTGATGAATTGTCGTTTTGTTGGGCAACTTCGCCAGTATCTGAACTAGAAAGTAATAATATCTATCATAATGCAGGTGTTACCGAAAATGATAGATCACATATGTTTTATAAAGGTGATTTCATTGCAAAATCGCCATTCGATGAAGATTTGTCGTATGTAAGTAACATGTACTGCTCAAGCTTCTATGTCAATGAAATATGTGAAACAGCCGCAGCGTTAAAATTAAAGGAGTAAGTATTTATTTAAAAAATATATGTCTTTCATACTAAAAAATAACCCTACGGTAATTAACATTAAATTAACGAATGTTGGTAGACAATTACTTTCACAAGGTAAATTGACCATGACTAAGTGGGCTGTTGGTGATAGTGAGATTGACTATGGGTTTAATAATGACATCAGTTTTGATGCGTTTATGGCCAATATTCTCAGGCCAAAGGACAATAATCCGACTTTTATTTCGCATATTCTACAGAATAGCGATGATGAGGAAACAATATATACTGCACTACCTACCGTTGTTTCGAACACTAATATTTTAACAAATAGTGCTACTGAACGTGGATTCTTCTCAATAACTGGCACATCCGCAACGCTGTTGACCGATTCATTCACAATGAAACAGGCTGACATGCAGATAAACATTGCAACAGTAGCAGGTGGAACCACGTTAACCATCAGAAAATCACCAACTTATTTGGCAAATATTACAGAACCTGTAATTGGTGATTATTTACTTGTAAAATGGTCAAATCCATTGATAAGCGGTGGAACTGTCAGTCCGACAGTGAGTGAGGCTGTACCTTATATTTGGTATAAAATAGAAAACAAGATTTCAGGTGCTTTGAGCACAGATAATTTAGTTGTGACTGTTGATAAACCACTTCCTAACTTCAATGGTGAAGGAGGATCGATAGCTGCAGGAGCATTTTTGTATCCAAACAATAACAATAGAGAAATTAGCGGTGATTCAATTCAAACATATTATAGCGCACCATATGTAACTGATTTCATTGAAGAAAGTGTGATTGCATTTTTGGAGAACTGTATATGTCCAGTTAGAGATGTTCCAGTTTGGAATATGGCGATTGTTTTTACTGAGGAAGTTGCAGGTGTTGCATCGACAGATAGAAATTATTCACAATATTATACTAAAAGCTTTGGTGGGTTTGTTCGTTACATAGAACGTTTAACCCCGGAGATAAAAAAAATTGGTATTATCCATTTCACCAATGCATCTCCATCAAATCATTATGGTGAAGGACTTTTTGAAGATACTCCGGTGCTGGAACTACCAACAATCATGTGGCATTATGAAACTGGTGGGACTATTGGTTTGAAGTTGAGTTGTGACAGCACACCAAAAGTGTTGAGCGGATTGACTGCAACGTATCATGATCTGGTTGACAGATTTGGAAACGTAGTTGGGAAAGTTTTCAATGATCTTAAGATTTTTGTTATCGAAGATCAGGAATTGTTATTCGCCATGACATATAAATCGAATAGAAACTGGACACTACCTAGAGCCACGATTGGCTTCAACTTATCTGCTTGTGAGCCAGTTAACAATATGTTTAACATGTCATTTGTTATTAACAATCCAACATCATCTAGCGTCAGCGATGGTAAAATCACTGTATTCGTTAGCAATGCTGTTGAACCAGTTTATTCGATTAATGGTGGCGTTAGTCAAGCATCAAATGTCTTCAGTAATTTGGGTACTGGAACATACACAATTGTTGTTACTGATAATTTTGTACCAGCACCTAACAATACGTTAACTGATACGGTAGAAATAACCTTGACTGATGGTTCAGTTACATTTGTAAATAATTCATAATTATGAGTTTAGGTAAAACAATATTTTTTACATACTTACTAGGAGATAACTCAGTTACTGGCGGTACTGCCAATGCATATGAATTAGGAAAATCTTATGGTTATTCGCCTAGTATTCATTGTAATTACATTGAGAAATTGGAAACGAATTCTTTGGTGAATAAGACGTTGAGCATTATTGTTCCTGATGGGTCTCTCTTCCCATTTATGAAAAATACCTTAGACATTGCTTCAGGACAAACGGGTGAAGGTTGGTCAGCTACTAAATTCTTTGGCGTTGCTCAAATTGTAGATGGTACTGGATCAACGGTCACTCCTGATGTGGATGGATGGAAAATTCTTGATTTGACCAATCAATTAGATGGTTATGAATCTTTTTCAGGCACAACTATACCTAAGGCTGCATTTAATTCTGCTACCATAGTAACTATTGGCGTTCAAGAGATCAATGATGCTGAGACCTATACGTTAGATTATTTAAATTATCCAAGTGCCCTGAGTGGCGATACAAATAAATTAGCATTTGGAGAAGAAGCTTTCTTCTTTGGTAATGTTAGGAGTGAAATTCAAGCGATTGCTTACACAACAGATATTTCAATTGTATTGCCTTTGAATCAATATAATTCAACAACAAACCCAACTTGGGATAGCACAAGCCCCGTACAAATCAGTGAAGTGGGTGTGTTTGACGATAATAATAATCTTGTTGCTGTGGGTAAGTTAAACAACCCTATTGCGAAGGATTCAACAATATTTAGAACAGTCCAATTTAGTTTGGATTTTTAAGAGAAAATCTTATAAATTTTTATTCTTTTTTCTAAATTTTTAGTATTTATTATAAAATCATCTGATTGTAATAAATATGAAAAATGGAAGAATTAGTAAAAAACACACTGAAAGACGATCAAAAATCTAAGTCAGTAATTATTGATGGCGCACTCCATGCGAGAATGAAAAAGTATTGTATGGGCAGCAAAAGAAAAATTGGTGGCGTGATCGAAGACTTAATTAAGCTTTACCTAAGCGACCCTAAAGAGTTGCAGAAGCAAATTGATAAGCTAAACGGTAATTAATTAAGGATGGGTACTGAGTTAGAATATTCATGGTCGTTGGACATCTCAACAACTAATGTCGGTATGGCATTATGGGATGAGCGGGGTAAACTCGTGGAATTGAGGCATTTAAAGTTGGAAACGAATAAAAATGTACCTGAAGAAGTTAGGTATTTGGATAAGGCTGACATATTTAAACAATATGTACACTTATTTAGAGAGCGAGTAGAAAAGGAATATAACTGCACCATAAAGAATATTTTTGTGGAGGCACCTTTGATGAACACTCCCGTTAATATTGAAACTACAGCTAAATTACTGGCTTTCAATGGGATTGCTTGTTATATTCTTAAAGAAATTTTTGGAGTACCACCTTACCTGATTTCTGTGTATAATTCAAGAAAGTTATTCTGTCCTGAATTAGTTAAAGTTAAGAAAGTTAAGGGCAAAGTTAAGGAAACGTTAAGCTTCCCGAAGGACGTGGATAAGAAGGTTTACCTATGGCATAAAGTCTCGAAAATGGAGCCTCAAATTAAGTGGATGTATAAGAAGAGTGGCGCGGTGAAAGAGACCAGCTATGATATGTCTGATGCGTATGTGGTAGGATTTTCAGGATTAAAGGTGCTTGGAATTGTTAAATAGTTTAACTATTATTGCTTTTGTAACATACCTAAAATTTGAAATATGTGTATTTAATGCAATCCGATGAAAGTGGATGCTATAAGATAGGAGTGAGCAAAAATCCTCACAAGAGGCGTAAGCAGCATCAGACTGGCAATGCAGAGAACATTAGTATCATACATGTCTTTGAAAGCGAAAACCCACATCTTCTCGAAACAACTTTAAAGAATTATTATAGCCCGTTCAAAAAAACTGGCGAATGGTTTTCTTTTTCATTGGAAGAGGAAATTGGATTTCTTGAACTTTGTAAAAAGTATGAGGAAACATTTAAGTTTTTAAAAGAAAATAATACATATTTCAAATAATGCTTGTTTGGTAATAAAATACTATTTTTATTTACGAACGAGAGAAAATTATCTTATTCAACAAAGAAACGAATGTTAGAAACGCTTATAATTAGATTACTTGCAGGCATCAAAATCATAGATCACGCAGCATTAAATGACACCACACTAACCCAAGCTTGTATATTCTATAAAAGACCAGAAAGATTTCTTAGAACTTTAAGAGGATCAACTCCAACAACTCCTGAAGAAAAAGAAATATACGACAAATTCATAAAAAAATACAACTCATTTATATCAAATCAATTTGATGATCTCAAGAAAGAGATTCTTGAAGAGAGTGGTGATGACGGTTTACTTGGTGGCGAAACAATCATCGAAAAAGAACAAACACATCAAACAAAAACCGATAATACGATAGAAGTTGATTATAGAGGTAATGAGATTATCAAGACTGCTGAACAATTAGTTAAGGCAGCAGATATTGATCTTAATGTTTGGAAAATCGACAAAGAAATTGCCAACAAATGGGATGTTACCATGAAGTTGAAAAAGACTGAGTACGATGAAAACGGTAAACCAGTTCAAACAACTACTGACCCCGCAACTTTCCAGAACTTCCAAGTTAAATTATTCTTATCAAGAATTCGCACCCAAGAAGAACAACGAGTGTGGGAAAATTTCTTGGTTAACATTCGTGATAATGCTCCCGACCTTTCATATCTGACTAAACCTCATTCTGCACAAGGAAAGAAGTATATGTTGGAACTTTCACTCCCTGATCTTCATATTGGTAAATTGGCTTGGGAAGATGAAAGCGGTGAAAACTACGACACAAAAATTGCTATTCAGCGATACAACGAATCTGTTGAAAAACTCCTTTCACACGTTGCACATTATAAAGATGAAATCGAAGAAATACTACTTCCAGTAGGTAATGATTTATTCAACATCGATAACATGTTGAATAAGACTACTGCAGGTACTGATCAAAGAGTTGACTCAAGATGGCAACAAATGTTTCAGAAAGCAAAGGATTTGTTGATTGAAAACATCAATAAATTATCTGCAATTGCGCCTGTAAAAGTAATGATGGTTAGTGGTAACCATGATTATCAAACAGTGTACTATTTGGGATGTGTATTGCAAGCTTATTATCATAAGTCTACGAATGTCACAATCAATAATGATGCAACACAAAGAAAGTACCATGTTTACGGTATTAACCTGATCGGATTTACTCACGGTAATGAAGAGAAGCATCAAGAATTGGGATTGATCATGGCAACTGAAAAACCTGATCTGTGGGCTAAAACAAAATGTAGACAAATGCATTTGGGTCACTTCCACTCTCGAAAAACAACCAAATATTTGGATGTACAAGAATTTCAAGGTTTTACGGTAAGAATATTGCCATCGCTGAGTGGAACTGATGATTGGCATAACAGAAAAGGATATATGAGTATGAAATCAGCAATAGCATTCCTATATGCGAAAGATAACGGATTGGTTGCTGAGTTCTCACATAATATTATTTAAATTATAATTACAATGGCTAAAAAAAAATCTGCGGTGAGCACCGTTGACGAAGAAAAAATAAAGGAAGCGAAAAAGAAGGTTAATGACCTTCTTAAAGGTACTGGTTTGGAAGAACCGGATGAAAATCAACAAGAAGTGGCAACTGAAGAGATGATTTCTCCTGTTGCAGATGAAGACAAGGCTTCGAGATGGTTAGAACAACAACTAAATGCATTGAATCAGCAGGTTGAAGAAATGGAGAATAAAATTCTTCTTTTGACCCAAGAAAATAACGCACTTAGAAGCAATGGAGGGGTGAATATGCCTAGGTTCGATTCTGGTGAATCAGAAAAGGAAAAGGTTATCGAATTGTACAAGCACTTTGAGAACGTTTATACTGGTAGAAATAAGTATAATACACCTTTTAAACAGGTAGCCTTCTCAAATCCGCAATTCCGTAATGGAGTTTTGGATATGTTTTTACAAACATTTCCGTATCTACATGATTATGTACAGTACAAACATTGGGGCTAAATTTTAGTTTGTTTATTGTTTGAATTTTACGTACTTTTAATGCTTTGATTAACGTCAAAGCATTTGCTTTTTAAAATATATGAAACACGAGTGGGATGAATTAACCACAATAATCAAACGAATTTACGATGATGTTCGGAATGAAGGTAACGAACAAATTCAAGTAAATTGCCATAGGTGTCAGGAGAGTGAAAGCTTATCTGAACCCGATGGAAAATTTAATCTTGAAATAAATCTTCGTAAAAAGAAGTTTAGATGTTGGAAGTGTGATAATCCATATTTTTCTGGCGACCTATCTTATTTGATCTCTGAAAAAGGAAATTTCGAGGATGAAAGAGATTATAAAGAATACGTTGAGAATAATTTCGATTCCCTGATCGATGTAGAGGAAAAAATTGTCATACAAAACGTCGAATTGCCTACTGAGTTCATATCATTTGCAGATATGAATCCATCCAATCCTGATCATGTCGAGGCGTATAACTACCTTATTTACGATAGACAGATGACGTATGACACAATACTTAAATACAGGATTGGGTTTTGTGTTGAGGGCAGGTATAAAAAGAGAATTATAATACCTTCATTTGATGCGAATGGAAGGATAAATTATTTCGTGGGGAGAGCATATCTTAAATGGATGAAGCCTCCCTATGATAATTTAAAGTCTAGCAAGGACTCAATCATCTTTAATGAAGGTTATATTGATTGGGACTCAACCGTATATTTGGTCGAAGGGCCATTTGATTATTTGAGTTTCCCAGTTAATACAATAACGATGCTTGGTAAGGTTTTGGGTGAGAAACTTTTTTTCAAGATAAAAGAGAAAAAGCCAGATATTATTGTTATCTTAGACCCCGATGCGTGGAAGAACGCAATGAAACTATATACCCAACTGCAAGCAATTTATTATGATTGTGAGCATAAAGTTAAGATAGTTAAACTAGATGTGAAAGCGGTTGACAAAACTGGTAAAGTAATACTTGATAAAAAGGGTAAACCAGTTATGTATGATTTAGACGAATTAAAAAGAAACAATGGAGTGAGTGCTGTCATCGCAGAAATTAAAAAAGCGAGACATTTGGTGGACGATGATTTTTTATGCGTCAGATAATTTTAAGTTAGTGTTTATGATTAATGATTTCAAGACAAGATAGAGATGTAGAACTTTTAAATTCTATACTAAACGATAATAATTCCAAAGCGAATAATGAGTTGTATTCCTACTATACGGAGGAAATAAAAAAACATATCAAGAAAAAATTCAAATTAACAAACGAAGATTCAGAAGATTTGACATCGGATACTGTGGTGAAGATGCTATCTAATTTGAAAGAATACGATTCCGATAAGTCAAATTTCAAAACATGGGTTTTAACTATTGCTGAGAATACTACAATAAATTTTAAAAATAAACTCTCTAATAGAACAGAACATTTCGTTTACAATCAGATTGAGGATATTGATAAAAATCATTTCATTGAAATACCCTGTCAGGATAATTTTGAAGAGAAATTTGCAACAGATAACACACTTAATTATATAACCTCCGATCTTGACCATGAATCTGAACGTATGATTAAGATGAAGTATGTTGAGGGTTACTCACATAATGAAATTGGACAAGTATACTCTTTGACCAGTTCTACGGTCTCAAATAAAATCAACTACACCAAAAGCAAGCTTCATAAGAAACTTAAAAAACAGTAAAGAGGGGTGTTCCCCCTCCTACTTTATTCGATCTCAATTGAATTTGCTTGCAGCTTTTTAACGTCTTTCGGAATAGTGAGTTTTAAAACACCGTTCTCGAATTTAGCTTTAATGTCGTCAACACTAATATGATTTGGTAAGGTGTATAGTTTTTTGATTTTACCATAATAGCTTTCCTGTCTATTATATTTCACTTCACCTTTTTTTCTCTCACCACTTACTGTAAGCACATTATCTTGAAGGTCGATTTTCACATCGCTTTTAGTAAAGCCCGGAAGCATCAATTCTATGAGATATTGCTCGTCAGTTTCCAGTACGTCACCGAGTGGCGTATAAACTGTTTCAAATGATTTGGCGACAGTTTCATTTTCATTAAAAATATCGCTCAAAAGCAGGTCAAATAGGGGTGTTTTGTGTTTAATTAAGTTCATAATTTTTATGTATTTATTATAAATGTTATTTCTGAAGAAATATCTATAAATGTTGTACCAATTCGAATTTTAGCATATATTTGTTGTAATTTGTGACAAATTTGCATTGTTTAATGTACTCTATCTGAAAAAATGACCGAAATGAATAAAACCGAAGTTTTAATATGTGAATGTTCGTCAGTTGAACATCAAATTGTATTTACTTATTGCTCAGAAGAGCGCGAGGATATTACTGGTATTGAGGGTGCGATTTATGAAGACTGTATGGATGTATCGATCCATTTGACGGAGTATAATGGATTCTTTAAAAGAATTTGGGTGGCCATTAAGTACATTTTTGGTTATAGGTCAAGATACGGTGATTGGGATACTTTTTTGATGAACCCGGAAGACGCTGATCGATTGATCCCGTATTTGGAAAAGCTTCGTGACAATAATAAGTTGGTTATGGAAAAACTGAAAGAAAGGGATCAAAATCTTAAAAGAATTTCGAATGATACCTTAGAACCCGGAGATTAATATATGGACATACAAAAATATAAGCAACTCAAAACGAAAATCAGGGATAAAAGTTTTGAAATCAATTTTAAAGGTTTAGATAAGGGTTTATTTACGCTATCTTTTTTAGGAAACGCAGGTGCGATATTTTTTGCATTTTTTTTATTGAATCCAGCATTACAGGAAACAATTTCACAACATTTAGCGGATTCATTCATATTTCAATTGTTAGGTATATTTCTAACTATCGCCATTCTAGTTGGTGTTGAATATGTTAAACGAAATGTATTTAAAATATTCTCTGCAGAGTTCATACAGAGTTCCTTCAATCTCTTTACAACTTCGGTAATCAGTTTATTTACGTTCAGTGTTCTAATTTTCGGTGCAAGTTTTTATTTTTCTGTCAATGGTGGAATAAATTTCTCCAAGGTTAGTGGTTCGAAAAATGAAATCGTCATACAAAGCACAAAATCAGTAGCTGATAGCCTCACTATGATAGCTATCAAGTCTAAGGAGCCTATTCAGCTTGAAATTGAGGATTTGAGAGCCTCTAACAAAGTTTTAAGAGAGAAACGTGATAATACACCTCTCAATTACCGTAGCGTTAGAAACGATTATAATGCCCTTATTGACGCTAATGAAAAGTCCATCCAAGAAAAACAAAATAACCTAACTTTGATAGAAAAAAATTTAGCTACTAGGCTGGATGGTTTGAAGAATAGCGAGAAAGAGGAAATAGAATCAAATAAAGAGGCTGATTTTGAATCGATACTATTATTTTTAATTATTTCAATAGGATCGGAGTTGTTGATTATTGCAGGTATCTTTTTCAGAGAATTATATGAGCATAAGTCTTTTTATGAAGTTGAATCGAAACTTGATCCCATCTTGAAGAAAAGAGAGAAATATGAATACCTTCTGAAGCTTGTCTACAAAAATGGTGAGATACAGCCAGATGATGTCGTTATTAGTGTGACCAAATTAATTTTAATTACTAAAAGCAAAGGTGCTCAATACTCATCCAGAATCATTCAAGATTTTTATAACGAACTAGGCCATTTGGGTGCATTCAAGGTATCTGGCAACAAAAGATACGCAATGGTTACTTATAATGAAGCAAAAAACATAATTGAAAGTCTGCAAGGGTAATTAATTTCTTTTTGTCTAAAAAAATGAAGTCTTTCACGGTATTTATAGTGAAAGAAACGAGATTTTTATGGCAGAAAAAAGTGCATTAAGGTTGATTCCGGGTAGAGATGCTTTACTGGAACACGAAAATAGAGTATATGAGGCAAAGGAATATGTCGAATATAACGGCTTTGTATATAAAGCCAAATCAGAGACATCAGATACTTTTGTACCCTCAGAATGGTCATTAATCGGTGATCTACGCGATGTTAGGGTGCCAAACATAGCTTCACGTAATGCATTAACTGGCTCAACCCCAACATCAGGAACATCCGGTATTACCATACCGATTCTCGACAATACGAATGTACTTGTTTTAGATGCATCTGGTGATCCTAACGTTGGAACGAACGTATTTGCCCGTTACAATTACAATAAATCAACTGGTGAGTTTTTATTACTTCAGATAAGTACTGGTAGTACCGCAAGTAATGTTAGTGATTATACTGAATTAACGAATAAGCCACAGATTATTAGTGGTATTACCGCGACAGCCGGGGTTGGTTTGACTGGTGGTGGTGTCTTTTCAGGTAATATCCCTCCTAATAGAGTCTCTTTCACATTTTCTCACGCAGACACATCTTCACAAGCCAATGTAAATGGTACAGGAAGAACTTATGTTCAACAATTGAAGTTTGACGGTTTTGGCCACGTAACTGGTGCTACAACATCGGCATGGACACACCCTGATACGTCTTCACAAGCAAGCGTTAACAATACAGGCTTCACGTTTATTCAAAACGTACAACTAGACGATGCTGGACACGTATCATCTCTTTCAAGTGCTGCATGGACACACCCAGACACTTCAACTCAGGGTGATGTTAATAATACGGGACAAACAGTAATACAAAGTATCCAATTGGATGGTGCTGGTCACGTCATTGGAATTGATAGTAAAACAATATCTTCAACAGGTGGTGGAGGTATTTCTTTCAGCATTAACGGAAATAGTGGTGGCGTTTTATCGATGCCTGATAGTGGTGTGTTGATGGTTAGTGGTGGAAGTAATATTCAAACAATCACATCATCTGTGGGATTGAATCGTGTTATTAAATTAAATTTCAGTCCTGCAGGTTCAAATGGTCAAGTGCAAATAAATAATGCAGGTGCTTTAGGCGGTGGTGCTGGATTAACCTATGTTTCAAACGTACTTACCACACCAACATTAAATCTTTCTGCTGTACCCGCCTCAGGTAGTACTGATCAAATTCTAGTAAGAAATACATCAACAGGTGCTGTTGAAAGAATTGGCCTGAGAGCATTGGCAGCATTACCATTGAACGCAATACAATATAGAACAAATACTGGTTTCGGTGGTAGTAGCAATCTTGTATTTGATCCGTCAACAGTTTCGGTAACAATTGGAAGTAGAACTGGTACTGCGGGCACATCGTCACTTGTAGTTGGTAATTCTGGTGGTGTTGCTTCTGGAACTTCATCTGTTTCTTTTGGTAATAATATCAGGGTTGGAAATTATTCTTTTGGCTTTGGCCAAGGAACTGGTTACGCTAAAACGAATTCATTTGCAATGAATGCTGTATTAGCGGACAATTTTTCAATTGCAGGTGGTAATGGTGGCACTAGTGCAACTGGTAGTACTTCTTTTGGATTTGGTACTGGTGCTAGAGCATATAGTACTAACGGATTTGCAATTGGGTTTTCAACTTTTGCTCACGGTACTAGCGCATTCGCTGGAGGACAAGGTTTAGGAATGAATACCGGATTAGGTATCAATCCAATAACATCAGGATTACGTTCTGTTTACGCATTGGGTAATACCGCATTCAACTTTTCACAGAATACAGCAGCCCAAACTATAGGTCACGGAGCATTAGCTAATAATTCAGCAATCCTTGGTGGACAAAATCATAATATTGCTTCAGGCAACGTTAGATCAGCAATCATTGGTGGACAGTTAATTAAGTTAACAGGCACAACATATGTGGACACTGTTGCAGTTCCATCATTAGCAGTCTTCACAACACCAAGTAGTGGTGGTAATGATGATTTGCTTAGTTGGAATTCCGCAAATAAAATAGTTCGTAAGGTAGCACAATCATCACTTGTGGCTACATACAGTAATATTGTATATGTTGCTAAGAACGGTAACGATAGTACTGGTGAGGTTGGAAAATCAAGTAAACCATATTTAACTGTTGCTGCGGCTTTGAGTGCAATGAATACTGCAGGAGTTGCAACTTCAACTAACAGATGTGTTATTTATGTTTTACCGGGAAGTTACAGTGAAACTCTTTCAACCTTCTATAATTATATTGATTTTAATTTAATTGGTGCAAAATTGACTGATTTTAATGTTTCTTCTGCAGTTGATTTTTCAATACTTGGTGATGGTGAATTTAGAAATCTTAGTGTTAGTGCGGCAGCATTCATCAATATTAAAGTTAGAAAAATCAATGGCTCAATTGCGATAACTAACGCTGGAGCAGTAGTAAACATCGTGGCTAATGAGATTAGCACCACATCAAATTCTTCTGGTACTGTTAATATCACTACGAATACAATTAGACATATAGGACAGTCAGGTGTTGCTTCGGATGGGGCTTTAAAATTAACTGTCAACGCGAATATTATTAGTGGTTCTTCAACACCAATTTCCATTAATACAATTGGATCGACAGATGATAACATGCAAATAAAAGCTAACCGTATTATAAATACTAGTACCACTTCAACCCCTAACGTTGCACCTGCCGTTTGGTTTGATAACTATCAAGGTAAATTAACTATTCAGGCACAAGAAGTAACAACAATGGGTCAATCACCATCAATGTATATCATTACTCGTTGGGCAGGTAGCAAGGTGCATATTAACTGTGATAGAATCGAGAACATAAACGCAGGTGATCATGGTGGTCTACGTCTACATTGTAATGCAGGATTAATAAGTATTCAAGGTGGTACACGAATCATACCATCAGGGATTGAAGAATCAATATATGGTAGTGGTAATATAGTATTGGTTGGTACAGTATATGGTAAAAATCCTACGGCAAGTGTTACATTACAGGTGGGCACTTTTGTAGATAATTCGACATATATAGTTTAAGTTTTTTTATGAAAAAAGGTTTAATCATTTCTGGAGGTGGCGCAATGGGCGCATATGGTGCAGGGACTTTAGCGGCACTTAATAACGATTATGACATTGTTGCTGGTATCTCAACTGGTGCATTGATGAGTTCACTGGTTGCTCTTAAAGAGTTTAAAGTATTAAGACAAGCATATACATCAGTGGTTCAAGATGACATCTTCGATAGAAAATTTCTTAGACCAAAAACATTTAAAAAAAATGGTGAATTGAATGAGATGGCAATTCTTTATGTTTTGATGATGAGATTTTTCGGTAGAAAGGAAACGTTGAACACATTGGCAACGACAAATCAGTTGCGAAAGACCATAGATAAATTTTTCACTGAAGAGCATTTCAATTTGTTGAAAAAATTACAAAAGGAAGTGATTGTTGGGACTGTAAATATAAATGCCTATCCATCAAAGATTGAATTCTTTTCTTCGCTCACTCAAAGTTTTGAAGATTTTAAAGATTGGGTTTGGTGTTCAGCTAATGCTCCTTTTGTTATGTCATTACATAGAAAGCCTTGGTACGATGTTGAAGATCAAAGATGGTATATTGGTGAGTGGACAGATGGTGGTTTAACGGAATTAGCACCATTCTATAAAGTGTTGGATTCTGGTTGCGATGAAGTTGATATTATTATGCATAGAGAGAGACCAAAAACATTTAAACAAAGACCATTCGTAAAAGATTTTATACACAACGTTGAAAGAACTGTCGATGCTATGCGTTATGATATTGAGTTTAAAGACGGAGATTTGATTAAAAAAATTGATGAGTATGCGGAAGAAAAAGGAATCAAAGTCAGAGTATTTTGGTTACCAAGAAAAATAACAAATAATAGTTTAATGTTTGATAAAAGACAGATGCTTGAATGGTATAGAGAAGGATTTCAAACTGCGAAGAATGTAAATAGAATAGAATATTTGGGTAAAAAATAAACTTACGTAAGGTTTTTTTCTTTGTTTTTAGCGCGGAAAAAGCGATAATAGATGAGGGTGGGGAATTTCCTACCCTTTTTTCATATTTATACTTTACCTTTGCGAAAATAAATTTATAAAAACCGAAAAGTTTATGAAAAAAAATTTAATTTTAACAATAATATTATTCTTTCTTACTGGTGTCACGACAGGTTACATGCCATCTGATGCACATGAAATGAATGATGTTAAATTTGAAACTAAAGTAACAATTACAAAAAAAGTACCGATATACGAATATCAAATTATATACAAGAATGTAGTTGGTACTGTGTATCATGCAGTGCCTGAGCAAACCGATAGCACACCACTCATCACTGCTGATGGCTCAAGAATCGACACCACCAGAGTCAATGAATTAAGATGGATAGCAGTAAGCCGAGATTTGATTAATCTGAAAACTAAGCGATACAATTTTACGGGCAAGCTGAATTTTAAAGATACCGTATGGATTGATTATGATAAGAAAGCCGTTCTTGAATTTGCTAAAAAACATAAGCTTTCAGAGAAAAAGACAGGAGAAATGATCGCCAAATACGAAAAAATAAAGGGGTACTGGATAGTTAAGGATACAATGGGTGATTATTACTGGAAACCTCAAAAAACCTCTCCAGAGGCAGTAAATGAGGATATGATGGCTAGTAAAGAGTACAAAATACAAAACGGTATAGTGTATAAAAAACATTATCAGCGCAATTGGATAGATTTTTTACAACATCCTAAGACTGGAATGTTGCATTATTGGAATAAAAACATTATCATTACGAAGAAAATTGTCGTAGGACATCAAATTATTCCAATAGTTCAAGACGAACTCGTAGTTAATGGGTAGTAAAATCAATAAAGTTGAAAAATATAGTAATATTTTAATGCTTGGGCACTTCGGTGCCCTTTGTTTCTTATCGATTCTTGCAGTCATTTTTAAAAGTGTTTTCATTACTTGGCTTATTGCCATAGTGATGATATTCTTAATGATCTACACTGCAATCGCATTTATAACTTCAACTGTTTTGCTTGTTAAACAAATTAACATTCAAATAGAAATTTTCTTGGCAAGATATGTTAAAGATTAAAAAATTATTATCCTTTCTCTTTAAAAAGAGGGAGGTTATTCTCATTAAATCCCCTGAAGAAATCGAGAGGGAGAAACTTCGTAAACAATACAGATTAGAGTATTTGGAAACTTATGACAGGTACTTTGTTCAGTACCAATTCGATGATGAGTGGTGGTATTTGCGCCAATGGGATACAAATGATTATACGTTTGAAAAGAAACGTGGTAATGCCATCAGAATTCATAATCCAAATTATCTTGATACGGTAATTGCAAGGCATCAAGAATGGATTAAAGGTGGTAGATATTATTTACCTTCTTCTGATAATTAACAAATGGTTGATGAGAGATATAAAGTGATGAAACAAAGACTTTCATTACTATCAAAAGAAGAACTTCAGAGGATAGTCGATAATATTGACATGCTGATCTTCGATACGGTTAATTATGATGAGAAGAATCATAAATTTTGCCCTTTAGCTGTCGCCATGCAACTTGATAAAACTATCAGCAATCCAACCGATAGTCTTATTAAAAGTGAAATAGGTAAAAGGTTCGATCCTATTAATGTAATTAAGGGTATACCGGGGAACTTCTATCGTACCCAACGAGAAAATGATTTAAAAAACTTGTGTAAAGAAATATTATGTACAAAGTAAAAGTTTTTACTTTTGAAAAAAAGACAACACCACAATCTATTGAAGAACAGATAAATGGTTGGCTTGGAGGTTTAGCTATGGTTGAATTCATACAGATAACAACAATTGACCCTTGCAAGGTGATGGTATGTTATAAACTTAGAGAAATGAAAGGTTATATATGAGTTTTATCGTTGTAGACGTTGAGGCTGATGGGCCAATACCTTTTAAATACTCGATGGTTTCTTTTGGGGCAGTTGTAGTTGAACCAACATTGAGTAAGACATTTTACGGACAGACCAAACCAATATCTGAATTTTGGATTCCAGAGGCATTGAAAATATCAGGGTTTAGTCGCGAGACACATAAAACATTTGATGAACCAGTTGATGTTATGGCGCAGTTCGCTGAATGGATCAAAGAAAACTCAAAAGGACATCCAGTATTTGTTTCAGACAACCCCTGTTTTGATTGGCAATGGATAAATTACTATTTTCATACTTTTATCGATAAAAATCCTTTCGGATTTTCTGGTAGACGAATAGGGGATATGTATGCTGGTTTAACTGGTGATCTTTATTCGAAGTGGAAACATCTTCGAAAAACCCAACACACTCATCATCCGGTTGATGATGCGATGGGAAATGCGGAAGTAATGTTGTATATGCAAAAAGAAATGGGTTTAAAAGGAACATTCAAATGATAAAATTATTTAATGATAAGTTGGAATATACCAATTCTAACAATACGATTGATACTCTTCCACCAACAGAATTATTGAAATTTCTTTCATCGAATGTAGAGTTGGATGATAATTTCACCTTTGGCCATTTGATTGACATGTTGTATCAACAAAAAGATATTATTAATCACATCTTTGCTCATTCATTAGGGTTCTTTGATTTCGAAGTCTTCTATCAGGATTTTTTGAAAGAAGTTTCTCCCGATGAAGCTGATGATCATCAGAGCGAGTATTTGGAAGTTTACCATGTACCAGACTTGTGGAAGTATGAAATTAATGATCCGTTTGATTTCCACCCCTATTTCGGGTTTCACTTAATTAAGGAAAAGGATGAGGACGGAGAAAATATACCTTATGGTATCGCATTCACGTCACTTTCAACCCTAAAAGATCATAAATTGAGGATAAACACTAAGGTGGATTTCTTTTTTCATGATACTACCGTGGAACCACCACATAAATACGTTCCTACGCACGTTGCAAAGCTAGATGGTATCAGACTATTCGATTTAATCGATGCGATCCTACACGAAATTAGCTGGCATGGTAGCCCTGATATGCGAGATGGCACAATCAAGCGGCTGGAAGACATTCAATATGATTTTGAAGAAAATAAAGACAATATGAAGTCATATACTTTGGATGAGGTGAAGGAAATGTTTAGAGCAAAACGGGATGAAAAAAAATAACCAAATCTTACCGGATTTGGTCAATCAGCAATACCAAAATTTGTAATTTTTCTCTTGTACAACGAATTTCTCCCAATAGTCTAGTGCTCCATCCAGATTCCTAAATTCCATAAGGTGAGTATATAACTGTCTCGTAGCAACACCATCATCATCCCTAATTAATTTCCCTAGGGGATAGTGTTCTCGTATGCGCTTCCATTCAAAATTAGAAAACCATTTTTTTATTCCTATTTCGAAATAAAATATAGCACATTCATATCGATAGGGGTCATCATCGATGAAGGCTCCAACGTTGTCTAAATAATTTTTCCTTGATTCAGATAAATAATCTACACCGTTGGTCACATACATAACGTTAAGTCTGAATTGATGCTTCCCATTACCATTGACGTAGATTGGCTGCATTATCGTTTACATCTAAAATCTATTGACCATCCCAAAGGCAAGAATTGAGGATTCATCGTTTGTACAAAGTGTGTTCTCCATCCCCTAACGAAAATTTCGAAGTCTTCGTGCTTAGTGAATTGCTTGACGACAAGATTACCGTGATAATAATCGTTAACATGCATCACAGCAGTTTTCTCTTTTTCAATATGCTTACGCAACTTCTTGTTAATCTTTTCAAGTTGATCGAACGTTGAATTCAATACATCAAATCTTAACAGGGTGCTTAATTCTTTGGCGATCACCTCAATCTTGTTCGTAGGGATGTGATTGTAGTCATCGATGATTGTTGTGAGCAACTTACTAATTTTAAACTTCAATCGCAACCTGTCAATTACTGTTGTGATGTACTCATAGTTTAGCTGTTCTATAGTTTTTACGTTATAGACCTTTGCTATTTGAGCCTTATACTCCTTAGCGATTTCTTCGTATTGCTCATGGTGCTTCCTGCAGATCAACACTACGTCATGGTGATTACGTGACTTGTAATCCAATGGCATGAACTTTCGATAGTGATATGGAACCACATGGTGCCTTTGCAAGTTATCTTCTTCACCGCAAACAACACATTGATTTACTCTAGGAGTTAAACCGAATATTTCTGATTCATGAAAACCCTCGCCTTTTGGAGTTTTGGTTAATTGAATTTCGTTCTCACCGATCAACTTTGCCCCTGCCTTGCGCAAGTACCAATCAGCTTTTCTTTTACTTGTGGTAAACATGTGTTTACCGTTCGGATGAAATACCTTCCAGTTATCGCTCGTATCAAATTTTCTACTACCTATTTTTAAGACCTGCATTATTCATTTTCCTTCCTTATGCCATTCATAATTTTATGGTATTCCACCGTCCGTTTATCGGAATTAAGGTTTTCGTAACCGAACTTATTCACTATTGATTCTTTCCAGAACAATTTGACTCCGACCCTCTTAAAATCGTTGATCAGATCATCGATAGTCTCAGGCAGTACTGGAAAATGGTATTCTTTATCTCCAATGGTGATGTAGTAAGAGTTAATTTCGAATACTACTCCAACCCCATCTTTATTCGTAAATACTTGCCAGAGCCGCATGTCTTTGCAAGTCCACCCTTCGAAGTAAACGTTCTTCTCGTGCTCTTCCCACTCCTTTAAGCGGCTGGCATAACCGTGGGTCGTTTCCCAAAATCCAATACCCATGATCGGTCGTTCTCCTTTGATGTTACCTAAATGTGAAACGTCAAAGTAGTTGCTGTAAAGTTCTTTCTTAACCTGCTCGTTACCATCCACATAAATGTAGGGCGCAGCTTCAATCTCCACCATAACTTTAAGAATTATTGAATTACAATTATACGTGTTTTTGTACCGTCATACGAATTCAGTACGTAGATTTTATCTGAATTCGTCTTGAAGATGTTATCATTGTATGATGCATACTTCAAAGCGAGGTCTAAACGATTTTCTTTGTAGCTTGTATTATAGGATTTCAAACTATGTATTAAATCCTTTGTGCGCACGGAGTAGAACAAGTTCATATCATCCAGTTTCGCAATGGCACGTATTTGAGCATTCGGAACGGCAATGCCTGACTTGTTATTGAAATGTACTATGTTGATGCCAGACTTGTCGAGAACAACAATTTTAGTACCATGTTCCATCATGTACGCTCCGGTTTGAGCATTAATAACTTCCGAGGATGAATACATCAGTTGTTTATCATACAGCTTCGTTCCTTTGGCAATGTAAAGAGTGTTGATTTTATTTCCATCCCCCGGAATTGATTTATCCCAAAATCCAAGCAGCAATTTATCTTCGGTGAGTGAGTAGTCCAGTATGCGGTAACTGTCTAATTCCGGTGCTGGTGTCAACTTGCGAGTAACTAGGTCGTACCTGTAATTCTTTTCGTTATTACCGACTAGGACGCTATGCTCAGTAAACCACACTGAGTAGATTATATATGAAGTAACTTTTGGCATTTGAACACTGTCCACTACTTTCAATGTTTTCTGATTGAAAAATCGAATCATCTGAGAATTGTCAGAAAAGGCTCCCAAGGCTCCAATATTGTCAAGGTGGATGGTTCCTTGCGATTTACCGACTTTTACGGTATTTATCAACCGACCTTGTTTAGCATCAATTACGGAAATTTGACCCTTTTTGTCACCTGCAAACAGACGGTCATGTTGAACCGAGTGTTTCATACTGGTAAACATATCCTCACCAGTCCTATCAAGGATAACTTGCTGTGTTTGGGCAAATCCTAAATTAAGTGTAAAGATAATAGCTAATGTGGTTAAAATTTTCATAATTTGCTTTTATTGAATTATACGTAAAATCACACTAAAAGTTACAATAAACGGGTATTTATTCCTATGAACAGTAATATTCCATTCGGGGTTGAGGAAAAGAGCGCAATGTTCGAAATTGACCGAAAAACACATAAAATCGAGGCTAAAAACTTCCATGCGGTTAAGACAAAGAAGAGCCAAATCATATTGGGTGGTAGCCTGAGGGCTGGTAGTAATCATATTTTGAGACTGAGAAAGAAGGATTTCGGACTAAGTAAAAAATGGCCAATGTTCACTATTCGTAGGGATGGGAGGGTGTTTCAGCACTTCGATCCGCAATACTACAGCGAATTTATGGGTGTTAAGGAGATCGATAAAAAGGCCATTACTGTGCAACTTGAAAATATGGGTATGGTCTTCTTCGACTATGACAGAAACACATATGTCAATTGGATAAATGAGGAATGTGACGAAAGCATTGTTTCTGAAAAATTGTGGAAAAATAACAGGTATTGGGAAACGTACACTGAAGAGCAATTTAAGACTTGTGTAAATCTTTGCATTTACTTGTGCCGAAACTACGGTATAACTCAGGATTGCTTTGGAAGCTACGTAATACAGGAAAATGCCATTAATTTCAATGGTATTCTAACAAGATCGAACTACAATTCGGATTATACTGATTTAAATCCATCCTTTGACTTTAAAAGATTCCTAAAGGAGTTAAATATTTTTGTATAAGGAAAAGTATTTATGATCATGAAGAATAACATTCTGGATAAAATAACACAAACCACAGATAGATATGGTCGTGTAATGGGATATAAAAAACAACCAGTACAGGAAATGTCTATGAGGGACATGATGGGTGTTATGAGAAAGTTGAACGAGGCTACTGACGGTGCTAGAACTTTGAGTCAAGCTGAAATTGATCGTGAGCAGGAAAAAATGCTGAATTACTTTCAGGATGATAACGTTAATATCGAATTTCAACCCTTGGAAGTATATGATAATGCAGTGTTTTGGGCTGGTAAAATCAACGGCCAGTTGTTATTTTCTTACATTGTTGCTCCTGATGAAAAGGACAAAAAAGTAGATATAAAGTATCTTGAAGGTTTCGATCCTACGAATCCTGATAATGATGAAATTATAAAGAAGGTTCAGGCTTATTTTAATGATTTCTATAAGTACTGGAGAGATAATGAATTACAAATCCAAAACGAATTTTAATGATGTCACTAGTTTCAAACTACATTGAGAAATTTTTTACAAAGGGCAAAATTGTTGTTCGCCATCCAGATAAGAAGAATCACGAAGCAGATAAAAAATTGTTCAACTCTGTTTTAATTGCTCTGAAAATGGAGCATCCTAGGTTCGTTGAATGTTGCAAAGACCAAAACATTCTAAAAATTGATAAACAAAATCTCATAATTGAATTGGTTGTAAACTAACAGATTTTCAGTTGGTTGGTATTTATAAAAAAGTATAAAACCAATGAAACTAAATCTTGATGGTAAGACAATAATCATACTTGTTCTTACACTACTCCTTTTGGGAGGTGGTGCATATCACTTCTGGCAAATCGAAAAACACAACAACAAACATCTTCTTAATAAAAATCTACAAGTAGCTTTAACTGATACCCTTAAGACTTACCAGAATAAGGAAAAGGAATGGGTATACGAAAAGCTTACTCTTCAAACGGATATTAAGGACTTGAAGGACGATAAAATCGTATTGACTAAAAACCAGCAAGAATTGGTGCGCAGAATTGAACAAATCAGCAAGGACAATACAGTGATCAGTGCTGCCTTAATTGAAATGGGTCTGAAACTCGATGGCTTGATTAATAATAAGCCAATTGTAGAAAATGACAGTACAATTCAATTTTCGACTGATAGTGATTCTATCAAATATGAGATTGCAGTCAATAACGTACAACCTTACGGAGTGAAATTGCCTTCATTGGAGTTCAGAAAGTTTGAATTGCCAAACACTCAATTTATCGAGTTTCATTGGAAGGATGATAAGAAGGAAGGTTATCCCATTGCATTCACTGTGACCAATAGCAACCCGTACTATAAGGTTTATGATATTAACAGTTACGCAATCAAAGAATTGACCAGAGAGAATGTTAAACCGACATTCTGGATGAAATTAGGTAATTTAAGTAAAAGTACTGGTGGCAAAATTGTCATATTTGGGGCTGGAGTTCTCGTGGGTGGTTTGATACTTAAATAAGATTAGTTTGCCATAAATTAAAGGGAAGTCCATTCAAAAGATGGGCTTTTTTTAATACTTTTTGAGTATTTATAAAAAATGTAATATCAGTATGGCTAATTTGAGTATATCCGAGGTAAAAGATTTGATCCGAAAGGAGATCAAAACTGTGTTAAAGGATGAACTTGCAAAGCACTTTAAAGAATCCATGAAAAACGGTGATTTAAAGAAGGAAACGAACAAACTGGTCAAAGATGCACTTACGGATTTGTATAAATTCATGTGGGTACGTAAGGGTGTTTGGCAAAATGAGATAGGTAGATAATGGCTGACGATTTTAATTTTAAGAATTTCAAACCAACTATGAAAACCCCATCTACTTTGGGGAAGAAAATTGATGGTGGTTTTTCCAAAGAAATGCGTAAAGTAGGTTTAAATATGAAGAACATGGCAGAAAACAACAATAATAACGTTAACGAGAAAAAAGAATCTTTAAAAAAGAAGATTTTTAATCTCGCTAAGATGGAAACATTAGTATACACTGATGAATATCTTTCAAATATCTATAACGATCTTAAGCAGGATGCGGAAGAAACCTATGGATACCATTGGAATGAAACAATCATGAATATTCTTTTCAATGAGTATGTGTTGAATGATGCTGGCTACTTGCAAAAATATAAAAATACAAAAGCGATTAATAAGAAAAGAAGAGGTCAGGAAGGTTCAGAAGAACTTGAAAGAAAACTTCAAGATAAGGTTGACGATGTGAAGAAGGACGATGATGCTAAAGTTTTACAGAGAGACAAAAAAATGTCAGATATAAAGGGCGACACTGCTGCTTTGGATAAGGTGAAGAAAGAATTGGGCGATCACCATGAAGAAGAAGGTGATGACGATATTGCAGCGCAAATGAAAAAAGCATCTGAGGATGCTGATGAGGAAATCAACGAATTGTTTGGTTTAGGACAACCATCAGCACCGTTGAACACCCATAAGGCAAGTAAGAATGACACATATATTGTTGATAAATCTAAGAAAGTCGCTGTAGGTGTTATTTCTCCAAATATCCCTCAAGAAAAAAATCAAGAAACTGCAGCAAAATTTGCTGACGGTTTGAAATATGAAAAAATGCCTTGGTACGTGGCAGTTAAGAATGGTGTTAAAGGTGTTCCTGCTGAAGTTACTGATGGAAGCATGGCTGACTTTGCATCTGATGAAATGAAATTTGATGGTGTGCCAGCATTGGGTGAAGGTGAATTGACTGAAACAACAACATCTGCTAGTAGTGGTGCATTCGTTGGCCCGTTCCCCGGAAAGAGAAAGAAAGTACTTGATACTCCACTTTGGCATGGCGGTTCGATCATTAAGAGTAGTGTATTGAAGGAAGCGTTGGATCAAGATTATCTAACCAATCCTGAAGGTTTGAAAAAGTATGTTAGACTGGCTGAAGGTCTTAATGAGTTAGGTCAAATGATAAATGATGAACCTATTAATGAAGCTGTCAGCATCAAACAACATGCTGAACAAATCTTAAGACAGTTACAAAGAATGGCTGGTGAAAATCAGGAATTGAATGGAATGCCAGAATATCAGGAGTTAGTTAAAATCTATACAGATAGAGCAACCACCGGAAAGGTTGAAGATCAGCCTACGTTTGCTGATAACAAACCACACGTTGATAATACAAAACAGTTTCAACAGCCTGTAGCAGAAAATTCTCCTTTAGAGTCAGGTGATGATAACGTGTTCCTTGAATTAGGAAAACTTTTATTCCCTGATTTAAATAAAGCTGAAGAAGAGATTAAAGCATTAGCTAAGAATTTCGTTAATGATTTTCCACAATTGAAGGGAAGAAATCCAAAAGATATTCTTAATTTAGTGAAAAGTACAACAGCTAACAATGTGGCAGAGTCAAGTATGCTTGATGACAGAGCGGATTCGATGGTGAACACACCTGAAACCTCAATGGCAAAAACAATGGATAGCGAAGAATTAAATGTGAGTGGTGTACCCGCAGATGGGACACAACCAGTAACCGAATCAATAAAAAAATCTACGAATATGAACGAAGAAAGAAAAACACCGTCAATGTTGAATAAAGAAAAAATTAATAAAGAAACTGCTGCTTTAACTAAGAAAGACATGGCACAGTCTGATGCACTTAAGCAAGCTGAAGTGTATCCTAATCCTGATGAATTTTATATTGAACAAGATTTGGATAAAGTCCAAAAGGATGCTCTGACTGCTGAAGAAATTGAAAAGGCAGCACTTGCTAAAATTCAACCTAAAGATGCTGGTTTGAAAAACGTTGGTGACTCAGCCAATGCTCAAGGTAATGAAATTCCTAAGAGAAACTTAACTAAAGACGAAATGTTAGCATTAGCTATGAATAGAGGTGATGGTATGCACAACATCGTTTATGATAACAAACCTTCAGACAGATTTGAAGATAGACTTAAACAAGATATGGGTGAAGACCAATATAAATTAAGACAAGAAAAAATGAAATACAGAGAAGATATGCCTATGTACAACAAAGAAACTCAACCAACAGAAAGCGGTAACGCAGTTGAACAAGATAATAAGTTCAAAAAAGGTTACAACAACGAATCATTTACTGGTAAATACACTGACGATTTCGGTAAGAACAAATTAGTTGAATTTGTTGTAGATGATGTAGCTGAAGTTGAATCAGTTAACGAAGGTTACAAACTAAATCTTGAAGGTTTAGGAAATAAGTACACTCAAAAAATTAATGAAAATAAAAACTTTGCAGATATTGTGAACGAATTTGATTTTTATTTGGTTGAGAATACTGTAGTTAAAACTAAAAAGTCTACAGGCGAAGCCAAAGGTGTGATCAATGAAAACTTAAAAAAGATGGAGCATTTAATGGGCTACAATTCAAAAGATTTCGTTAACACAAAAAAATCAGTTAAATTCTAAATTTGTTAATTAAATGAGTAAAGTACAAAACGTTAGTTCGGAAGAATTAATATCGATTGTTAGTGAATCAAATCAACCAGTCTTTATCGACTTTTATGCTGATTGGTGTGGCCCTTGTAAAATGGTTATGCCTGTCATTGAACAACTTGCAGATACATATCAAGAGCAAATGAAAGTAGTTAAAGTAAATGTTGACTTGCATAAAGAATCTGCAAGTAAGTACGGTGTCCGTAGTATTCCAACGTTTGTTGTGTTGAAAAACAACGAAGTCGTTATGCGTCATTCAGGTGCAGCACCAAAATCATTTTTTGATGAAAAAATAAAAAACATCTTAAAATAATTTTTTTTTATAAAAAACATTTAAAGGTGCTTCGGCACCTTTTTTTATTCCCTTCACTCATTAATCAAGTATTTATATTTAAACAATACTATATGAAAACGTTCAGATTTAGTATAAATAAATTATGTTATTGTCGTTCTTTTCTCGCGTAAAAAATTTATAATTACACAAATTGCTTGAATGTGATTTTGGTATAGAATTATCATTAGTAAATAACTGCAATGTAAATATTGGAGGATATGAAAAACAATAATAACAAAGTTAGAATAGAGAAGGTCTATAAGGATAATGAAATTTTTAACAACGAGTACGAGGTAATGAAAGAGTTAAAGGCGAACAACATGGTCAAGGAGAGAGTTGAACTTTACAGAGATTTCGTTATTAACTTAATTTGTTATGCACACACCACTTACTTCGGTAAGGAGTATTTACATAAGGAAGAAGACATCAAGGGACATTTCAATTGGGCCTTTAATAAAGTTGTAGCTGAATTCGAAATTGAAGGAATTATATTCAAGAATACAGATAAATTAAGAGAATACTTTTATGAGTATTTCACCCTGCAGTTCTATAACTTAGACCCATTACCAACAATCAAATCATACATGTCATTTTGGGATGATATTTTCAGTATATATCCTAAAAAACAAAAAAGTATAATGAAAGTATTAGCTGACTTATACAAGGTTTTCGATCAGTGTTTGGAATCAAAAAAAAAATTACTAGAAAAGTAAAAAAAGGTTTGGATTTAATGTAAATTATTCTAAATTTACAGCTTAAATAATTTTAGCTGGAAAATATAGAAAATGGACTTAAAAATCATCAAAATAGACGCAGTAAACGAACTGCGTAATGAACGTTATTTTAACGAAGCGGAAATAAGGAGAATAGTTGAAAATGATACAATTTATTCACATAAGGAACGCATCGAAAAACTCACTGAATTAGTGAAGAAAAACGTTGTGTTGATTGAATCGGTAAAGCTTATGGATATTTACTTCCCTGAAGCTGCTCCGAAGCAAGAACTCGCATCTGAGCCTAACAAGGCTAACTCACCTGCATCTGAAACCCAAGCTGGATAATGGACTTTGTTGAACTCTACCAATTTTTATTCATATTAAGCACAGTGTATCTGCTAAATTGTGGATTCATGTTTTTTTATCGTTTAGTCAGGAGAATTAGATACAATATTGAAACGGTATATATATTGGGTAATATTGGTAGGGTTCTACTTTGGCTATCAGTTGGAGTTTTTATAGCCTACTTAATTTAAATGATAGACACGAGCAAGTTTTCCCAAGAGGATATTGGTCAACTGACAAAATATTTTCTTGAAAATAGAATTATAAAATTTAAAGACATTTTAAGCCCAATAGAACAGTATTTCTGGAAGCTGGATTTAAATGTTGAAACACAAAGTTACGAGTTGTACTTAGGTGTACCCAAGGATTGGGCACATGATATGACTATGAATACTTATGGATGTGTGTTGGTTAGTGAGAATGGTAACGGAAAAGTAATTAAACTCGTAAATAATTCGGAAGAATTTGCTGCAGATTTTGATGAGTTATTATTGTTTGCTATTGATATAATAGAACGGAACAATGCCATTCAGGTCAAGATTAAAGAGAAAGAAAAGGAACTGCAAGAAATGCGTGATAGAATGGTGCAAATTCAAATGTCTCTAAGCAAAGAGATTGAAAATTTGAAAACCATCAAGCATGAAAAAACAGAAGCTGTTACTGTAACTACGGAGGAAAGTGTTGGTGAAGTGGAAGAAGAAGCGTCAGTAGATAATACTGAAGCACCAGCTAAACCAATTGAAGTTGTTGAAGAACAAGGTAAAGCTATCGATGGGGACATGAAAAGACTAGAAGAGTTGTTGCATGGAAAATCAATTTGATAAAAAAATAAACAAGGAACTTACCGAACTTAACGCTAATCCTCAGGAAATTGGTAAGAAATTCGATGAGTTGATCGATAAGGAGTTAGAAGAGTTTGAGCGGGAAAGATTGGCAGATCAGGTAGCTTTTGAATACCAAAAGAAGTATTTAATAGAAGAAGTACTCAATAATGGGGAGATGCTGGCTGAAGAAATAGAAACCAAAAAGGAAGTTTCATTTGAAACTAGTCAAAAAAGTTTTGATGAATTGTTGAAAATGGAAGAACAAGCACTCTCTAAAAAGAGATCATTTTGGACAAAATTGATGGACTACATTTTTAAATGAAATTAACGTTTGGCACACATGAAGAAATTGATAGAATTGAAACGGGTAATACAGTACTAATATCTGGCTTACACAACAAAGAATTCAAATTCATCAATAATAAGTGCGGCATCGTTAAAAACATTTACATACAGCAAAGTGACTCTCAAATTTTTTATGTTGCTGAAGTCGAATTAATTGATTCAAAAAAGAAATACACAATCAATTTCGATTATCTCTATAAAATGCAACTCAAAAGAGTGGTTGATAATATTATTCAACATATAATTACTCTTGACAATCCTGTTATTTATTATTGGAGAAAAAAATCCCTACAAACAAGCATGGCCGTTCAGGATGAATTTGGTCAATATTTATCTATTTGTGTGGATAAAAAAGGAAAATCTCACGTATTATTATTTTCAGGAGTGAATTAAAATGTTATATTTGCATATAAGATATAAAGTATGCAAAATTACACCTCTAATAAAATCCCCAACATGTTATTTTTCGATATAGAAACCGTAAGAGAGTTTAAAACTTTTCAAGATTTTACTGCATGTAGAAGCCTTGAGAATTGGAAAAGAGTAGCCGCAAAATTCTATGCTGATGCATTGAAAGCTGGTGAAACCGTAACAGATGAAGAAATCTACCTCACAAAGGCGGCACTATTCCCGGAATATGCTAGGGTAGTCTGTGTTGCTTTTGGGTTTATTGAATTTGATCAAACAGGTGCCCCTGTAAAAAAGATATATAATATCAAGTCAATTAACGAGAAGGAAATACTTGAAAAATTTCAAGGTCAATTGGATAAGGCTTATCAAAATAACGCTAACATCAATTTGGTAGGTCATAATATTCTCGAATATGACATTCCTTTCTTGATGAAAAGAATGATCAAATACGGCATCAAAATACCTATAGTACTTAAAAATGCTATTGATGCCAAACCTTGGGAGGCTAAAGTGACTGATACAATGAAAGACTGGAAAATGGGTACTAGTAAGATCATGTCATTAGATACTATTGCTGAATTTTTAGGTATTCCTTCATCTAAGCAAGGGACTGTTAATGGAAGTAATCTTGGCGACTATTTCTGGAACCACACTGACGATGAGATCACTAAATTAAACAATATTGCGACCTATTGCAGGGCTGATGTGAGCGTAGTCATGGACTTAGTATTGAAGTTAGTCGTAGTATAAGATTTTATAATTGGGTTTGTTTCGTTTTAACCTGAACCATAGCGGTTCAGGTTTTTTTATGCTCTTTCTGTATTTATATATAAATCAAAGAATATGGAAAAAGTAACAAAAAACGACATTAAGGAAGTTATTAAAATCGTTGTAGGTTTTGGTATTTGGGTCGCCTTAGTGCATATCATACCTGATGGCTCATTAGCACAGACAATATTAGGCATCACTGTAGCAGTAGCATTGTTTGCAGCAATAATCTGGTTTTCACCTCTCGGTAATCCATTAAAGAGATGGTTAAGAAAACGTAAGGAGAAAAAAGCGCAGCAATGAAGAAATACGTTATAAAAAAGGGTCAACACGATTGTAGAGGACTTCATTTTGGGATTACTTTCAAGAAGAAAATTAAGGTAAGAGCCAAATTCAGTGTTTCATGTCTTTATGATCTTAAGACCAATGATAATTATGACATCAATAAATTGTTTGGTTTCTCAACCACGTATTTTCATCATAACCAATCTGCAAGGATTGGATGGAGATGTACTGACGGTCAAAATATTGAGATTGTTACTTACACCTATAACCACGGTGAAAGAATGGCTGCAAGTGTGTTGGCCACAATAAAGCCTGAAGAAACGTTTGAATGCTCGATTGAAGACATCGAGTCAGCTTATGTTTACGTTTTCTATGGTAAGGGATATACACATACCGTGAGAGTGCCAAAGCAGGAAGATAAAGTTTTGTTCAAATATCTGTTATGGCCTTATTTTGGAGGTAACATACCTGCCCCTCACGACATGACCTTGTACATGGAAAGATTGTAACTATTTTTTGGCAATATACATAATCGCCAAGGCGTAAATAGTAGCAACTATGCTTAAACCCCATATAGGGAGCATATTCAGAACAAATTCAGTGAACGTAATTGATTTACCCCTAAAGCAGAACAATCCGAAAAGTAACAAGAAGGATAATATGCTATACGCTAAAAACTTAGTGATGAATAACAGTACTGGCTTAATGTGTTGCTTCATAGATTAACTATACTGGTAATATTGATCAATAACTACCAGCACATCACCGATCTTTTCAGTCTGTGCTCCAAAGGTTTGTTTCATTATTTGATCGATAAAATCATTTCTGAAGTACTGGTGAACGTCCATACTATTTGTTGGACAGGTGAAAATAACTTCATTGGTTGATACCTTAACAATTTTTGCTTCTAGTCTTGGTGTTGTTTTTTTATACGTTTTACTCATAATCAAGATTCTTCATCTAATAAATTTATTGTGGACACCCCATTATTGTCAATGGCTGCGTGGATAACATAATCTGGATTGATCTCATGATTTTGTTCAATCACAATCATCTTATTTACCCTTGTTTTGATAATTCCTAAAAATTCAAGGAATTCGGTGACACTCTCACCTTTTAATTTACCCATTACCTCATCCAACATAAATATCGTTGGTTTGGATTTTGTGTTAATTTCGTTCAATGCTACCTTCAGTGAGATACTTGAAAATGTTCTTTCCTTACCAGAACCTCCCATGCAGTCTATCACTGCATTAGGTTGCCTAGAATAAGACATTTTTAGCTTAAGGTCAGTCTCATCCAACCAAACATCGAAGTCAACAGAGTTCAATAGATTGGCTAATGAAGCATTTATTTTGGGTAGGAGAATTTTGGTTAAAATTTGAGTTGGAATTCCATCTCTATGAACACATTTTTCGTAAATGCTCATAACGGTGTCCTGTTTTACCTGTTCTTTGTATTTCCGTATCAACTCAGTCTTTTGAGCAATTTGACGATCATTAAACAAGATGTCATTATTGAACTTCCCTATCAAATTATTGACTTCTTGATGGTCACGTTTTAAATCATTCAATTTATCATTGAGTGTTCCGATCTCTAATTTGATTTTATCATTCTCTTCGATTTTTACTTTAAGTTCATTGAATCTAACTAATTTATCTTCAAGAGACTTGATTTTGAGATCAAGGTTCTCATACCGAATAGGAAAGCCCTTCAATTCTTCTGCGAGTCTTATTCGCCTTTCAACCTCTAATTTTTCATTATTTAAATTACCTATCTGAACCAATATGGATTCAAACCCAATAGAATTTTCTGCAATTTGCTGTTCGATGGCAGCAATGGAATATTTTATCCCATCAATTTCACCAGAGAAAGATTCTTTTTCCTTTTGTTTTGCCTTGATCTTATCAACGATGCCAAACATGTAGGTTTCTTTCTCCTTAATGCTGGCTTGGATGTGATTAAGCGAATCCTCAGTTTTAAGTTGACCGCAGGTTGGACAATTTTTACTGTCTTTTAATGCTAAGATTTCTTGCTTTTTAGAAGCACCTTCTCTTTTAAGTAATTCAATGTCACCATTTGCCCTATGTTGCTTGGACAAAATTTGTTCAGACTGAAGCTTAAGATTGTTAATCTCAGTCCTTAATTTAAATTCATCGCTCCGATGTGATTCTCGTTTCTCAACTAATTTAGTTAATGTGTCCGCATCATAAGTTTCTTTTAATTTAGCAATGCTGGCTTCGATGTTTGCTTTCTCATCATCCAATGTTGCAATATTTCTCTTATGTTGTGTAATCTCTGCATTTATAGCTGCAACGTTCAAGGAAGCTATTGATGGGTCGATTTGATGCATGGTTTGAGAAAGTCGTTCCTTTTCTTTATCCACTAATTCTATTTTTGCAAGAATCGCTTTACCCTCATTTATATGGGTGGAAATTCTTTTACCATATTCCGCACTTTGGTTTTGCAGATATGTGATGGCACTTTCTTCAGTATCCAGATTGCAGCTAATTCTATCATTAGCTATAAGTTCTTTGCGATATTTTTTAAATTCAGTTAGACGAAGATCGAAAATATCTAGGCCAGAGTCATTGAGTATTGAATCTATGAAGTCTGCACTTTCAGTACCTAATATTGAATTAAGGGTATCTGCAGTAGTTAAAATAATACGTGTGAAGTTATCATACGTACCGATGATTTCATCAATTCTGCGCTGCGTACTTTTCCTTTCTTCTTCGTTTAAGGAAGTGATGTCATTATCGTTGGATAAAGGTTCATCAGGGTCACTTAATTTATAATATGATACTACAGTTGGCGAACCCTTCATTTCACCCTTTTTATTAAATTCAAGGGTAGTAGTTCTTTTGATACCATAGTGTTCACCATTACAGTTAATAACCAGATAGCCTTCACAAGAATTTGTCGATATTCTATTGTTGACGAATCGCGAATCTCCAAATTTTTTTGACTTATCAGTCTCTAGCGTTTTACCATAAAGTATGTAAGACAATAGTTGAATGATGGATGACTTACCTGCAGTATTCTCGCCAGTAATTTGGTAAATACCGTTTTTATTTCGCCAATCAATATTAATTTCTTTAATATTGCGGAAGTGTCTGCCAGAAAATTTGACAATCGACCACTGAATGTTGGTTAAGTCCTCAATCTGAATTCTGCTTTCAATTTCTTGATCAAGTTTTATAACGTCCGCAATAACGTCTTCCTCTAAACCTATTTTTTGTAGATACTCTGTGAAGATGGGGTGTAAAACTTCTCTTTTAGTGATATTGTCAATAGTCCCCGCCTCCTGAATGTCAATTTTGTCCTCTTCGACAAATTCTGTTTTGTGTTTAATGTAAACAGGGGAATAGCGTTCCTGAAGATGTTTATTCAACTTATCTTCATTCTCAGTATTTTTTATTGCTGGTAGTGTCTGCCATTTAACTCGCAGAAAATTATATATACCCGGATTTGGAATGTAAACATTTAAACTATCAAAATCAGTGAATCTGTTGACAATTACTGTTGAAAACTTGTAATTATTTTGTATAGAAATGTCCCTGTTTGTCCCATTGGCAATATCCCATAATATATAACCGTGAAATTCATCGTCACCTTCAGAAAAATTCTGAGCGATTAGTGAGCCTGAGTAAGCTTTAGTTTTTGTTTCGTTCAGGTACTGGTGTTTGTGTATATCACCAAAAAAAGAATAATCCCCTTCAAAACTACTTAATGATCTGTACGTTTTGCTGTTGAATTCAAACCCATCAGCGTTCACACATCCGTTAACTGGATCGTGGTAAAGATCGATGTATGTTTTAGAAGGTTCCTTAATAACGCTTCCACTCCAAGGACTATTCTTTTTCTCACCATGCTTCCATACGCACCATACAACGTTCTCGTCTACAAAGAACCCTGTTTCATTATAGAATTTGACATTGGGATTGTCAATTGCATTAATTAAAGCTTCAATTGAATCAACTCGATTTAGTGCTGACCGTAGAATATCATGGTTGCCACGAGTGATAATAACTGGTGCTATTTTAGCAAGTGCATTTACAAATTTGGAAGCGAGTATTAATAACTCGCCTTCAATTTTATTGTAGTCATGAAATAAGTCACCGACAATGACAATACGATCAGGTTTTTCATTTCTTAGTGATTGAACTAAGTTGTTGAAAACTTCTCTATATTCATCATGTCTGACTGTTGATTTACGAATATGTATATCTGCTAAATGCGCAATTGTTTTTATCGCCATTATGTTGTCCTACTTTGATTTGGTGTTATATTAAAATTTCTTCCCGTGAAGTATTGCTCTGGTTTTATTGTAATCCATTTTTTTACGGATGTGATAATCCAAATCAACATTCATCTTACCTGCCAAATCAAATAGTCTAATAGCGGCATCAGCCATTTCATCTTCAAATGAATCTTTGATATTGTTTTCGAATGATTTTACGAATTTGCTTGTGTATTCTTCAAATGTGATAGGGGTGGCTGATTTGGTACTGAAATTTTCCCAAGCCTCCTGTATTTCAAGATCGAATTGTGTTCGGTTGATTTCTTTTCCTGTGCGAACTGCTTCAAGGGCTTCTCCGAGTTCGGAGGTGATGAGCATTAATTTCTCTCCAAGGTTCCAGTCTGTTTTCCAGAATCCTTTTTCTACTGCTGTTTTATGTGCTTCAGCTATTGCATCCTTAATTTCCATGTATATCGTTAAGTACGATAAAATTATAATTGAATCGGCCTACTGACCTATTGCAATAATATGGAAATCATGAATAATATACAAAGTTTGAATAAAATAAACTTCAGAACTTGCGATAAACTCGTTTTTCAACGATTTTACGTTTGACTTTGGAAGTTTTTTTGTTTTTTTTCTGGTAAATATCGACAATTACCGATTTAGGTGTGATACTTATTTCACCGTGGAACTGAGTTTCAATAACGGTTTTAATGTATGGTACGTTTTCAGCGATAAGTTCCCAATCACTCCAATTGCTAAACCATTTTCTAAATAGCTTTACCATTTATAGCCTCCTTCACATGACGGATTATGAATTCTTCATAATTCTCTCTTACAGTTATTTTGATCACCCAAAACTTCAGTAGGACTGACCTTTTAAAGTCAAACGGAAACCCACCAACTTGAAGAAATCCTAATTCAATAAGGTATGCTTCCATTCCACCAAGCCAACGCAGTTTGTCAACATTTGACAACCGTTTCTGGCGGTAGTTATGATATAAGTTTTTGAGTAAATCTATTGTTTTCATGCCCTTATATACGATAAATAGAGAATTTTGTTATGTTTACAACAATTAACCGCAAAATCCGTATATTCTGACATATGAAAAACATAGTATTTCTTGGTGATGTCGTTGAAAACAACGGTAAAACCTTAAAAGAGAACAACTTAACCATTTCCCACAACATACCACTCGAATCTTTGGTAGAAGTGACGGATGAGAATGGTGAACCGGGGTTAAGACTTTATGTTGTGGCCCATCTTCGTGACTGTGACGGTACTCCACTATACGGATTGGCTACCAATCCTAAATTAAGGAAAGAACCCGTGTATAAGCGGGTTGATAATTCCAGTGATGAACTTCTTAAGTGGGCATTTTCAATTCATAGGAAAATGTCTATTGATGGTGGGTATTCGGAAAAAATGTTAACAATTATCAAACGTGGCAAAGAGTAAACCAAAAGAATATTACCAGCTATTCTTAAATATAGACTATGATGATGGCGATCAATCGTCATACAAGGCTATAGAACTGCATGTGAGCACAATGACAGCAGATAGTAAGAAGGGCAAGGAGAAGGTCATCAAATTTAAGTCTGGCGATCCTGCGGTAGATTTTATCAATGCCATAAAAAAGATGGCTGAGTATCCTTCTACTCGCGTAATAAGTAGAGGGTTTTCTTCATCGGTTGATCACTTTGTAATGGATGGGGATAACTACAAATGGGCTGAATTTGCAAAAGGGTTGAACCAAATCGTCCCCAAACACATCAATAGTTTGGAAGAAATGCAAGAATATTATAAACAAAATAAACCTTCAAAATAATGCTAGGATTCATTTTTGTAGGCCACTTCTTTGCTGACTTCGTTTGCCAGACCAGACAAATGGGTGATAATAAGAGTAAAAGCTTTTATTGGCTCTCCGTCCATATTGTTGCCTATACGATAGCACTCGGTCTTTCAACTTTCTTTATTTTCGAGAACTTTGTAACATTTACTCTTTGGTTATTGTTGAATAGTTTCTTACATTTATGCACTGATTTCGTTACTAGTAAAACAACATCGTTTTTTTACAAAAAACAAAATTGGTACTGGTTCTGGACGGTAATTGGATTGGATCAGTTGATACATATAATGACATTATATTATACCTTTTTATGGATAAAATAGTACAAAAAATTTACAAATCGTTGGAAGCAAGTGTTTCTGATGAACAGTTTAAGCGTGAGGCTGAGGGTGGTGTCATTAGTGAGTTTTCATGGGAAGTGTTGAAACCCTTTATTGCACATGCAGTTAACAAACGACCCGGAGAAAAAATTCTAGGTATCATTGCGACACAGGACGGACTTAAAGTAAAATTTGGACGCGAATAATATGGAAATCGTAGATAAGGTACACATCAAGTTGACTAGAACTGATGTTGAAAAAATTTTAATAGACCACTTTAAAACGCATCATAAAGTTGAACTCAAAACAATAAGTTTTGAGGTTGGGAGTGAGCCTGATGACAATGATCGTTATACATCTTCTTATGCTTTCATAGGGGCAAAGGCTGATGGGTCAAGAATAATTTAAAGCAGCAAACAAAAACAACAATGTACGTAGCAAAACAATCATTCAAAGCTTCTAATGGTAAAAGTTACCGTATGGGCGATATATTAACTGATTCTGAATATAACGATTTAAACGTTTCAGATAAAAGCAAGGTTAAAAAGAAAGCGATTGCAAAAGCTATTACTCATTGATCTGTGGAGAAAATTAAAATAATTTTCTTAGATATTGATGGTGTTCTGAATTCACAACGCTACTATAAAACTTGGTTTAAAAAACATAAGAAGCAAGTTCCCCGTGACAAATACGGTCAATTATTTGACCCAATTGCTCAGGAATTGTTAAACCGATTGATACGGGAAACAGGTGCTAAAATAGTGGTGTCTTCCACATGGCGACATGCAGGTCTCAAGGCAATGAGAGGGATGTGGAAGTTGAGAAAAATGGAAGGAGAAGTTATTGGAATTACACCAGACTTCAGAGGGGATTTGAGAGTTAATGCCGAATCTAGTCGGTACGGCAGCAACATGAACCAATTGATCAGATTGAAATCAGATCGTGGTGTCACAATACCGAGAGGTTGTGAAATTGAGTGGTATTATCGTATCAAACATAATTTTGCACATTGGCAGTGGGATGGGGAATATGTGCGTAAGGAAAAAGCGAAGTGTACTCTTTCAACTTATGTCATACTCGATGACGATTCGGACATGCTTTATGAACAAAGAAAGAATTTTGTACACTGCAAAAACAGAACGGGATTTGGTGAAAAACAATATTTGAAGGCACTTAAAATATTGAGTCGTGAAGGAGATTAAAGTTTCATATATACACGAGAATGAGATTCATAAATCATTTCGTAATACGTCTATGATACGAAGCAAGGTAGAGTTTTCGGTTCTGATTAATTCAGAGTATGTACTTTATCTTAAAGATAATGGTATTTGTGAAATCATTAAAGCAAGACGGAATTACAACACAATACGAGACATTATTCGCAAAATTAATGACCAGATAAGTTACCTTAAGGAAACAAACAACTATTTGGACATAAAAAAAGGAATTGACTACATGGCGTACTTCAAGGAATCATTTGAATCGGAAGTAAGAAACTTAGAAGTTGAGCATGTCAGAGATAATTTTTATGATCACAGATTCGAATTCGACATTATTATAAAATGAAATATGAATATTAACGATACATACGACACTCTTGTAAAGAAGGTAAAAAGCAAATTCAAAAAATTAAATAACTATTTCGATAACTTTATGAATAAAATAACTATTGATGGTGTATCCTATGATGTTGAGGGAAAAAACGTTTCTGTCGTAAACAGAAGAATTATTGTTGATGGAAAAGTTATCGTTGACAATATAATTAGTAATACAGTCCATATTAAATGGGAAGGTGAGTTGGCTAAATTGGATTGCACTAGCTGTGAAATTGTTGGTAATGTACATGGTAAGGTGGATGCTACTTCGGTAGTGTGTGGGGACGTTGGTGGCGATATTGACGCGACATCGGTTAAGTGTGGCAATGTTGCAGGGGATATAGATGCAGTAAGCGTAAAACATAGGAAATCATGAATCGAGTTACCCCTGAACATATAGTAAATTTAGAGGACGATGAAATATTCGTTTTCGGTTCTAATCTACGTGGCGCACATAGCCGTGGTGCTGCTTTGACTGCTCAAAGAAAATGGGGTGCCGTATATGGTCAGGCTTCAGGTTTAATGGGACGTACTTACGGTATACCTACCAAGGATCGCCACATTCAAACGTTGCGTATAGACCAAATACAGCCCCATGTCGAGAGGTTTATAAAATTTGCAAAAAACAACCCAAAGTACAAGTTTCTCGTGACCGAAATTGGCACTGGCCTAGCTGGCTTAAAACACAAGGATGTAGCACCCTTATTTAAGGATGCCGTTCAATTGGAAAATGTATTCTTACCCCAAAAATTCTTAAACTACTTAGTATGAAAACCCAAGAAACCAGCAAAAAAAACATAAACCGTGAGACATATCGTTTTGATATTCTGAGCCTAGAATCAGTACTCACTTTTTTGAAAGCTTTGAACTATGAAATTGTTGAATTTGAAAGCGGTCGTTGGGATGGCTACCGATTTGATGAAGAATGGTGTACTACTATTCACTTATGTGCCATCAAACCCGGAGAGCAACCTAACTTATACGAAAATGAAATTCCTGTGGTATTCAGGAAAGAATTCGATAAGGCTTTACTAAAGGCATTGGTTCAGACAATTGACTTTGCCAGCATAAGATGACACTACCGCAAGCAGTTGAATTGTCAGTTAAAAGACGAGAATTCTTTCAGATGGACGTACATGTTCTATGTGGGCCAAACGATCAATATTTCACCGTATTGGCTATCAATCTTGATGTCTATTTAAGGGGCAATTACCTAAAAGATAAAAAAATATATTATACTGCATTTTTTAGAAAAGTTTGCAATGTTTAACTTTTATTCATAGGTTTACGAACACACAACATGAAATTAATTTTTGTAGATATTGATGGCCCACTGGCAACTGATGAGTGTGGGAAGCGCGAAGAAACAAAGTGGGGTAGTATCTACCGCATGAATCCTAAATGTGTTGAAGTTCTTAACGAAATTTTACGAGAAACTGATGCTGATCTGGTTCTATCCTCAGATTGGCGATTGTATTGGACATTGGAACAAATAGGGGAGATTTTCGAATGGAATGGGATAATAAAAAAGCCCGTTGGTATGATCTCAAATGAAAATGTGAAAATGTTTGATCTTGAAATAAATAGGATACACCAAATTAGCACTTATTTAAATGAACATAAACCTGAAAAATGGGTTGCCTTTGATGACTTAAATTTAAAATCTAAAAAAGTACCAAACTTTGTTCTTTGTGATTCCATTGACGGTCTGTGCGGAGAAAATGTTAAAGAATTAATTTTAAAATTTATTAAGTAAAGCATGAGAGTAGAGACGATTGATCAAGCAGATAATTATAATTACGGTAATAGTGAACCAAGCGTTCCAGAAGATAAAGAGATAGTATTAGAAACCCCAAAATATATTCAGTGGAGTACTCACGGTGGAGGAATTTATTATCCAGAGTATCAAGTTCAACTAGCAAATAAAATTCCAACAGGATTTTATAGTATTGGATATGATCAACGACAGGAGAAATACTTTGTCAGAAAAATGGGTCACAGTACTGACAGTATTTTGGAACTTCCTATGCCTGAAACTAAAAGCATTCTTAAAGACATTGTTAGTTTTTGGGAGAATGGTGAGAAATTTACAGAGTACGGTTTGACGTATAAACGAGGTGTTTTAATGTATGGTAGCCCCGGTTGCGGAAAGTCACACATCATACAACTTATTGTAAAACATCTTATTGAAAAAGAATCTGGTGTTGTTTTTAGAATTGAAACTCCTGAAGATGTACAGTTCTACAGCAACTTCATGCATTCGACTTTCAAAGTGGTTGAGCGCAACCGTAAAATTGTTACAATCATTGAAGACATTGATGGACTGTTCAATGCAGGCAAAGCAACTGAAACGCTGCTATTAAACATTCTTGACGGAATGAATCAGATGGATAACATCGTTTATCTTGCCACCACTAACTTCCCTGAGGAACTTGGCGAACGTATTATCAATAGACCATCGCGTTTCGATAAAAGATATGAAATTACACTTCCTAATGATGAAGTGAGGAAATATTATTTCGAGAAGACTTTGAAGCCTCACGATATTGCTGCGATAAATTTGGATGAATGGGTTAAGCAAACAGAGAAAATGTCTATTGCTCACTTACGTGAATTAATAGTCTCAACGGTTATTCAAGGAAATCCGTTCGAGGAAGTAATAAAGACGTTGAAAGAATTGAACGAAGAACGTCCTAATTCAAAGAAGTTTGGAGGAAAATCTATAGGGTTCGGTAGTCGTTAAAAAAATGAATAATAAGTCGGTATTGTCATTAATGTTTGTCACCTTAATTGCACATTCATTATGCTGTGTAATGCCAGTAGTTTGTTTTGTGATCGGTCTTACATCGATGGGACATTATTTCGAGTTTATGCACGAGTATGAAGGGGTGTTGATAATCCTTAACTTAGCCTCTATTGCAGTTGGTTATTATATGTACTACCTACATAAAAAGTCTAGCTGCTCCCATAAACACTGTCATCCAAGTAGAAAGCCGTTTTGGATTATTACAACGGTGTCAATACTTCTAATGATTATACCACACCTTGTATGAGCCTAAATAGAGAAATTGAGCGAAAGTTTTTGGTGAATTTTGATCTATTCAATGATTATATTGGAATGACTAACAAACCAATATCGATTTCCAAAATCACTCAAGGGTATCTCCATGCTGATGATATTAAAGTAGTAAGAATTAGGAAAGTCGAAAACCAAGATGGTATTGCAGGTGTTTTAACCATCAAAATAAACGATGGAAGTGTAGGTGTCGATGAATTTGAGTATGATGTCGCATCAACTCATGAAATCGATAGGTTGTTATCATACTGTAAAACTCCGCTAATAGAAAAAGTTAGATATGTGGTTTATGTATATAAGTCACGTTGGGAGGTTGACGTATTTGGTGGACATAAAAGCGGGTTAGTACTCGCTGAAATTGAATTGCAAAGTATTGACGATAAATTCAGCATCCCCGAATGGTTGATTGAGGAAGTTACTGGCAACCCTGAATATTCCAATAGTAATATGTAATAATTTAAAAATATAACAGGTTTAATTAAAATGATTTTAGGATTCAGAGCGAATATAAACGAAGATTCACATAGAGTATTTTTAACAAGACTAAAAAATCAGGGAATCAATTTTAAAGGCATCCCATCATACAACGATAAAAACCATTACAGCTTTCTTTTTGATAGTGAACAGGATTTCAGACTTGCTCAGAAAGTTAAAAGAAGCATGTTAGAACAATACCCAAACATCCCAATGCAATAATCATGAGCACCAAAATCTACAACGGTTATAAATTCAAAAAATCTCTTTCATTAAGTGAAGTACATAGTTTCTGTATTCGCTTAAGGGATAAGGTAAAGCCTGTTGCAGAGAATTTGTATTATCAAACTTTCTTTAAAACATATTTCGAAGTCCTTGATAAGAATCAATTTGGAATCTATGACGAAGCAATGTACTTCGTTTCGAAAGATGGCGGCAACTTACAGTTTGGTATAGAGCGGTATATCGCTAAGAGAATGGCACACATTAAAATCTCTAATGAGCGAGACCCGGATGTGGATTTTGGTTTCTCCATCAACATTTTACCTCTTAAAACAGGAGAAATTTTAATCCTCCTTTATACTGAAAAGAAGGACTTGCGAGAAGTATTTGAGTCAATGCCCGAAATTGAGGATTATCATTATCAAAATCAGTGTGATAAGCCAAAAAAGATTGGTAAAAAAGCATGGGAGAAAAGGAGAACTGATTGGAATATGGCCCTTGGTGGGGATGGATGGGGCACACCATTGGAAAATGGTTTCAATTACACACCATACAGTGAGGACAGAATCTGTTTCTTCTTGTTGGATGATGAAAGGCGAAAAGAAATATTTAAACTAATCCCAACAACGAAACAACGGGCTGCGCATATCGCAAGAATCCAACACTTAGATGCATGGGGTAAAAAACATCCTATTGATCAGGCGATTCGTGATTCTAAGGATAATAATAAAATCTATGATGCTAACATGGCTTCCTATTGGAAGTACATAGACTTCAGAAAAACAGACGAAGGAAATGCGGAAGTTGAGAAGCTTATTCAAGAAATAGAACCACAATTGACGCTTACTAACGTTGAAACCTTGAAAGACATTTGGATAGACATAAAATTTCATTCGAAAGTAAAAAAACTATTGAATAGTAAACATAAAGGTAAACCGTACTGGTATGAAGGAAAATGATGAATTAAGCCAAGAAGAAATACGCTTTCAAAATACGGCAATTAAACATTATTCCGGTTGGTGGAGTGATTGTCCATACAAGTCAGTAGGATCGATAATGCACTGGATTTATGTTTATAGCAATCTTCAGAATGCTGAGAGTATTATCATCCATGAAGACCATGTAACCCTTAGAGGTAGGTCATATGCAACTTTCAGTTTTGATGATTCTCTACAAATTCCAATCTTTAAATTCAGTGACGATCATGAATGGGAAAGATTGACCCAAGAAGCATACCTAAAAGGATTGTCAGAAAAATGGAAATTACCTTTTACAATTACAAAGTAAATATGACGTTAAATCAAATTAATATTCTTTCCAAAAAAATTGTCACTGAGATATTGAACGACCTTACGGATAGAGGTGGGCTGCAAAATGCTTGGGACGATATTGATGAAGAAATCCAAGATGAAATTAAAGCGGAATGGATAGCCATCGTTAAGAAAAATATCCCTGTTAGAAAAGATGAAAAAATATCCAACAATCCTCCGAACCAAAGCACTAGGTAATACTCCTGAGAAAAAGCTTAAAGCTTTAATTCTTAAATGGAATGCTTATGATATGATGGTTGAACATGCCTTCGATCATTCGGTGTTCTTGGTTATGTTATTGATTCAAAAGGAGGTGAATGATATTTTCAAACAATATCCTGATCTCAAATTTGAGTTGGAGATGGATGAGTATGAACGTGAATTATTCAACTACATAGGGTATAAATTCCAATATAAATTTCCTTCAGATATGCCAGTACCAAAGGTATTGGAACATAAGACAAAAATAAATTCAGGGAAACCATTACTGCTTTGGAAGAAAGACTAAAATATTTGTGTGATGGTGGTAGACATCTCATTTGTTTACCATACAGCTTGCAAAATCTTCACAAAATGGCTGATGATTTAAGTATCGGAAGACATTTTTTCCATTACAAAAATAAAAAAATAAAAAACAGCAAACCGAGGCCACATTACGACATTCCTGCTAATCGAATTGAGGAAATAACAAATAAATGTGATCTGGTTCCAAAATCAACAATACTATCGATTATAAAACAATGGAGGATCGAACATGGATATGAATGACGAAACGAAAGAACATAAATGTTCAGAATGTGAGAGAAAGTTAACAAACTATGAAATTTCCGACAATATCTATGTTGGGAATCAAGAAAATTCTTATATTTGTTACAATTGTCAAGCACCCGTGGAGGAAGATGAAAATCCAATGTTTGACGACTTAAACGATTATATTTAATATGGCAAAACAATATGTTTTAGGGTTCTATTTTTCAGAAGATAAGAAAAGGGTAGCCTTAATTAAGAAAACAAAGCCTGATTGGCAGGCAGGTAAATTGAATGGTATCGGAGGTAAGATTGAAGAAGGTGAAGCACCACACGAAGCCATGATCAGGGAATTCAGAGAAGAAACTGGTCATATTCATAATGAATGGCGATATTTTGCGCTAATGAAAAATAGCAATTTTGATGTGTTCTGTTACGTGGCGTTTGGTGATCTTGAAGCACTTCAAACAACTACTGAAGAAGAAGTTGTTACTTTATGGGTTGATAGCTTATATAGAGGTGAAGTATTGCCAAACATCAAATGGTTAGTTGCGATGGCATTGGACTCAGGTTTCATGCCTGTGACAATCGATTATATGGAACATGACAAGTATGTAGAGAAACAATAATGGTAGTTATTAGACCAACAAATAAGAACGATTTTACCTCCAGAATGAATAGAAATGGAGGTATAACCGTATTTCTTGCTGGTTCTATTGAGATGGGAAAAGCTGAAAATTGGCAAGATAAGTTTGTCACTCAGTACGAAGATTTAGAGATAAATTTTCTAAATCCTAGAAGACTGGATTGGGACTCGTCATGGGAGCAATCAGTAAATAATCCTGAGTTTGCCTACCAAGTTGGATGGGAATTATCAGGTCTTGAATTGGCAGATTATGTGGTCATGTATTTTGACCCTAATACAAAATCACCAATAACACTCGCTGAACTTGGGCTAACTGCCAAAGAAAATAAATTATTTGTTTGCTGTCCTGAGGGATTTTATAGGAGAGGTAATGTTGAATTTACTTGTAATTATTACAACGTTCCGTTCTATGAAACTTTTGAGGAATTCAGCAAGCATATGAGAGTAATTTGGGAAGAAAGATTATACGGTTAGATTAATTATATGAACATCAATTATCACGCATTATTTGTAGACAACGTCTCTAAGTTAAAGGGTATGTTTCCTCCCGTACACCCTAACACGTTTTATCACCACTCAACGATAGAGTTCAGACCTAAGAATGGTGATAATATTGAATTAGGTAACAAGGTAAACTTACCAATCATTGGTAGAATAACAACCGATCAGGTAGACGCTTTATTAGTGGAAAATCCTAAATCAAAGAACAAATTCCCACACATAACATTGTCAACTGCGGAAGGAGTTTCACCAGTAAAGAGCAATAATGCTTTTGATGAAAATCCAGATAAGATTGAAATGTTCAAAACGCCTATTTTCATCGATACCACGGAAGGATATTTCGATGGCAGTAAAGCAGTAACAAAATAAAAAATATTACTCATGGTAACACATAATGATAAATTAGAAGTCTTCGAAAGATTCGAAATTGACAAGAATCTTCCCAAGTACAAAGTTGGTGAATCTGTGGAACTTAAAAGTTCCCAAGTTAGTGGTATTGCGATTAGCGATGGACTAGCAGTGCCAAGCGAGGACTGGTCGATGGGTAATGTTATTTCATGGAACACAGCTACTGGTACATCCGGGTTGAATACCTATATTATTGGAAATACGGATTCTACCCCGAAGAAAGAGAGCCTGATTTCAAGATTATTTAAAAAGTGGCGAACTAAGAGGGAAGAAAAACAGAAGCAAAAAGAGGCCGTTCAACTTGAAAGAAAGAAGGCAATGACAATCATTGAATTCTTTACGAGCCTAGCTACTAATTTGAACGAATTGAAAACCTTGACAGACATTGCAATTCACTATGAAACAGCGATCAACAATGCTCAGAAAGCAGGTCAGGTTTCTCTGGTGGAACAATTGAAGGGTAGACTTACTGCTGCTAAGTCTGAGGCTCAGTTGGTGGCATACGGTTTGAATCTTTATTTGACTGAGCAGCAAGTAGTTGATTTTTACAGAAAAACTGACAGGGATAATAAATTAAAGCTAACTTGGATGAAAAACTTCATCAAGCCTATCCCTACCAAGATTCTGGATGTGAAGGAGAAATTGGATTTAACGTTCGTGTTCGACAACTACGTAATTTTACATTACGATCCTAATAACGATGCAACCAACCTCACTAAAGAGGAAAAAGAGAAAAGGGACAAAGACCCTATCTTATTCGGGGTGATGGAAAATTCACGAAGACTTTACTACGTTGGAGATTGGATTGACGATTATTGTAACCTTACCCTTGATGTGGTACTGGAAACATTGAATGAGAAGGCACATGAAATCAACAACGAAAATGTGAAGACCTTTATTGATAGGGGTCGTGAGAAAATCATAATTAAAGAACCAATTATGATTTCAGAACATAAATCGAAACCAAGTAAAAAGAGGAAAAAATAAAAAATGTATATAATGTTTTATCATCCGACACAGGCAGTTTCCAAAATGGGTACTCAATCTGAGGAAGATGTGAAGAAATACGGAAACTATCGCTTCTTTGGTAAGGTAATCGAAGATAGAGGTTATGAATATCTTGTTCGTTGTAAGTACAGGTATCCAGATATGAGCGGTGTTGGTAAAATGAAAGTCTATGTTCCAAAGGGATGGAATGTCGTAAAAGTATTTGATTATTAAATTTTACATCAATGAAAACAACTGAGGAACTACAAGAGAAATACAAATCCATGCTTCAATTACACTACGGTATTAGCTGTGGTAATGGATGGGTTGGATTGCTCGACAGAGCGTTACTTAAAATTCAACGCTACTTGGAATGGAAATCTCGGTACGGCAATAATCCTCCGTTAGAATTCACCATTTCAACAATCAAAGAAAAATTCGGAGGTCTTAGAATTTATTTTGAAGGTGGTGACGAATACATAAGTGGTATAATTGGGTTTGTGGAAGACTTCTCTTATAGTATATGCGAAAACTGCGGTACTAATCAAAATGTTGGACGTACTAATGGTTGGATAAGATCAATATGTGAACCATGCAGCAAAAATCCTGAGGTAAATCCTAAAGGGAATGAGTGGTATTCACCAGACAAACTTGACGAAATAAGAAAAGCCCAAGCCAGTACTTTCGGTACATCACCATTATCACAACCAGATTAAATGGGAGAAGAGTATTATAAGCATTGGATGAAGGCAAAGGTGCCACAATATCTTGTTGGTGTTGATCCTGCAACTGGAGATTTTAAGATTTCCGAATACATGGATGAACATACTAAAATTACCGCATATTTTCTGGAACAAATATCCAAAGTTGCTGGCATCCCTGCCCATTATCTTAAAAGTGGACACGAGGAAGTAAAACAGAAAAAACAGCAAGATGAAAGAGAGTATCAACTTCAGCTTGAAGCGTTTGAACGTTTCATTAGGGAAGGCAGTAAACCTAAGATTAAAGAACCGACATACGATGAAAAAATGAACCAAACAAGATACTCACTAAAAGACATTCAAAGTCTTGTTGGACTTCTTACGCTAGGAATTGATGATGAAAAAACCAGATTGGAAATGGATGAAACATTTTCAAAATGGCGAGAAGGGGAGATTGCTAAATAATTTTTATTTGTTTTGGTATGGATAAATGGAAGAGGACGATTTTGAATTTGAAGACGAATACTTTGAAGATGAGGATGAAGACCTTATAAACCTAGGTGGTGAATTAACGGAGATCAATGGATTAAATGGTTTAACATTGACTGTCGGTGACACTAATTGGAGATTTAATGATGGGATTTTTGTTCAAGATGGTAATGATAATAAACCACTTCGTCATCCAGATAAGGAACTTATTTATAGCTTAGAAGATATTGATAAAGTGGTTATGATGCTTACTCTTTGGATCGATGATGAGACAATTATCAATAAAATCGAGAAAATGTTTAAGTACTGGAAAGACCTTCAAAAATAAAACAATTTCCCAAGTTTTACGTAAAAGTGGGTATGAATTTACACACCATCCTGACCAAAGCCAAATTATCTGAAAAAGAGGTGGTTGCAGTCTACGTATACGGGTCAAGGGTGTATGGGAATATCACAAAGCAGTCGGATTACGATTTCATTGTAGTGACCACAAATAAGGTCAATAAGCAGTTTTCCGACAATCTAATTAACATCAATTTTTACACCCCGGAGGAACATCAGCAACGGCTTGATGAGCATGAAATATCTGCTATTGAATGTCAGTTTCTGGATTCTCAATTCATCTTGTTAGAGAAAAGAAAATTCTCTTTTAATATAGACAATACTAAATTAAGATATTCCCTTCGAGCAAAATCATCCAACAGTTGGGTTAAGGCCAAAAAGAAATTGACTGTCGAAAAGGACTATGATTTAAGCCTTGGAAGAAAGAGTTTATTCCATGCCATGCGGATCATCGAATATGGTATTCAATTGGCAGAGAAGGGCAAGATATACGACTATGGATGTTGTAATCTATTGTTCGAGGAAATAATGAATAAATATGATTGGAGTGAGTTGTTTCTCACCTATAAAAATCGCTACAATAATTTGCTAACTCGGTTCAGAGTTGTGGCTCCAAAGGAAATATGATGGAAACATTGCAGGAAGCAAGAACACGTTTTTTAAACGATATGGTCTATTTTTATGGAACACACCCACATAGACGAAATTCTGATAGAAAATATAAAAACGAACACGGACTTAAATGTGCGATTGGTCGTTATATCAGTGATGAACACAAACCTGAAGAATTAACTGGTAGTGTCAAAAATTTAAGGCGTTTAGTTAATGACAAGTTAGAAATGGAGGACATCTCCACATACCTTCCATCTGAAATTTATGAACTTGGGAAAAACTTTTTGTCTGAGGTTCAGGTTTTGTATGATAGTGATGCTTATTGGCTCGATAATGGTGGGTTAAGTGTAGCAGGTCAGGTTTACTATAACGCCATCATATCAATGTATTGCGCAGATTTTTTAGATTATGAATATAATTTTTAGCACCCCGATCTCATGTAGTGCTGGTGGGGCTGTTTTTGGCTCTTTCTTTGGCGTTCTAGGGACGTTTATAGGAGCACTCATCGGATTATCTATCGGAATAATTATCGTTTTAAAAAGAAAATAATGAACCATACAGAAGGCAACAAGATGATCGCGAATTATCTTGGTTATGAATACATTTCAAGCGTTAATCCAGAACATGAACGTCCGAATGGAATAAATTACGGGTACTGGCGATTGAAATCAGTGGATACTTTTGCTGAATTTATCAAGCTAGGAAAATCTAGGGTTTACAAGCATGGTGCAAAATTGGTCTATCATGAGGATTATAGGGAATTGATGGATGCCCTTGAAATGCTTGAGGCGAAGGATGGTGTAACATTCCACATCGATGGTAGAAATGTATTTGTTGTTGAATTTCTAGGTACTGAGATGTTTGTGGAGGTCACAGCAGATACAAAGAAGGAAGCGATCTGGCTGGCAATGGTTCAATACATAACGAAAAAGTCCTAAGGGATTTTTTATTTGAAAACTTCATTATACATTTCGTGTGGCCATTCAAGGTTTTGAACGAAAAAGCACTCCCACACTTTTTCTGCAACTTCTTTATGTTTTCCGAACTTGAAAAGGTAATCAACCTTTTTAACTTGTTCTTTTCTTAGCTTGGCGTAATACAGGTACTGGAACATTTTAACGAGCACGTCCCACTTTGCTCTTTCTACGATTGCTGGCATCTCTGGTTTAGTCTACAATAAATTTTCCTTGTGCTTTTTTTCTTCTTATTTCCTTCGCTTGTTTTTTGTTCGGTATGTGTTCTCTGGTTGCAAGTATAGCCTTCAGCTTACTTATAAGTACTGGTCTATTCTCTAAAAAAGTTTTGTTTTTTATTGACTTAGCATCCATTTCATTAAATTTAACATCAATAACTGAAGCAAGAACGTGTAAATATGCTTCTCGCTCTAAGTCAGGTGAACTAACTTTAAGATCACCTATCCAGTAAGTGAATAGAGTCAAATTTCTGTATAGCGTTATCAAATCAGAAGTCTGTACCTTATTGAAGTCAATATCATACGCTTCAACAGAGTGTGTTGCTGTCCAGTTGGTATACGTATCACGTAATACCCTCTCCAATGATTGGTATTTTGGTTTCTTAACGGCAACCTTCTTTGGCTTTCTAATTATTTTCATCTCTGTAGTAATATCCGTACACACAACGTTGAGGGGCATACGCCCAACCATTTCCATTCTCCATCCAATATGCTCCCTTTGGTAATTGATCCTTTGGGTAAGTTGGAGGATACACAGTAACACCACGTTCAGATGGGTTATGTGTATCATGAATTACACCATCGATAACGACAGTGTAATGTTTGCTCACTGCAACGATTAACTTACCCTTTGGTAATTCTTCTTTGCACAAATGCACCTTACATCCTTGACCGACCAGCATAGTGGGAACCCATTTGAATCCCAATGACTGCATATAATCTTTAAACCATTTACGATTGGTATTGATTCCTTTGGCAGCAGTGCGAACACCATCTTTTGACTTTGCTCGTTTGCCTTTTCGTTGTGTAGCGTTCCCCTCTGCAAGTCGATCATAAACTTCCTTATATGGAAGTCCTGTAACAATTGTGATTGCTCTACACACACAATCACCAGCATCACCTTTGTAACCTGCGGCTTCTCTACCGCCATCATCATACACGAATTCCATTGTTATACTAGTTTATGTTTTTTCTTGTAATCGTACTCGCTGAAAACATGGTCGATGGTCAAATATAATAAACCATTTTGATCATTGGCAATAGTCAGCCAAAGAATTGAATCCAAATGTCCACTTATAGAATGTTCTTCTTTGTTTCGCAGTTTTTTTATCAGTTCCCTTCTCCTGTTTATTTTTTCTTGAGGAAAGAATTCTCGAAACTTAAGTCGATAAGTATCGACATAGCTGTTATACCTCTCCTTGTATGTTGGGTCATCAGGAGTAGGGAGTGCTTCTAGCAATCCATTTTCAAATTGAGAGAGATGCTTATCAGTCTTATGGTAATCAGCACTAAGTGTCTGTAATTCTATCCGCTCTTCATCGGTAATCGTTGGGTTAGATATTGACACCGTGCAGTCTTGAAAGAAATCTGTTTGTCTCATGGACTTATGGAATGAGGCGAACCAATTTTCTGGATTTTCCTTTGATAGAGCGTAATACACTTCCAGTACTTCACTCAAATCCTTTTCACCTTTGATGGCGAATAAGTGATAATAAATGTTACCCAATTCCTCACGAGTTTTTTTCAATTCTTCAAGCAACAATGAGCCTAAAGTTGATTTCTTGTCTTCCATATTTTATCTTTTTTTACGCTTTTCTTTAAGTACGTTTTCATCCAAACCCAATACTTCATTAATGTTATTCAGGTATGCTTCTCGTTCCTTAAGTTCAGGGTTGGGTAAGTTCTTAATTTTAGTAATTGCTCCCCTGATTTGATGATCATCACGTACTGAGACCCCCAATTGATTGTCTAATTCCTCAATCATCCACTTTTTTTCAGCCTCACTGAAGTCTTTAGAATCGTAAAGAATCTTTTCTCTGAGTTTATCGAGTGCATCAGGTATAGCCTCAAATGCATCAGCACTATCCAAATCCTCTTCAATTGTATCCTTCCTGATCTCAATGCGACAGAGCAGTTCGTCTTTTTGCTGTTTTGTGAACATGATAAAGTATTATACGTATATGAGAATAATTTGTTACGTTCAAACAAGTTATTAACTTGCTAATCTCAAACATTTTACGTCAATTTACGTATAATATCATATGAAAGCAAAAACCAAAGCGGAACTCATAGCCGAATACCTTGCAAAACCCTTAATTAAGGGCGATGGCATCTATGTGAAGGGTATGTCGTTTAATCGACCTGATAGCGAAGAACTGGTTGAAGTACTTAAGGTAGAGGGAGATACAGTCTTTTTCGAAAGACATGGGTATCGTGAACTCCAAACCAGAAAGCTTACCGAAGTACGAAAAAGCGTCCGTGAAATTGGTGCTAATCCATTTCAACCTGAATTAAGGGCTAGTGCTTATGCAATAGATATTGAGCAGCTATTCTGGCGGGGTGGTGTCGAAGCGAGGGATAGAGGCAAACGTTTTGAGTCAGTGAACGGAAAAACAATCCCTGAGGTTTGTCAAGACCCTACAGTCATCGATAGTGAGGGGAATGAAGTCGAATACCAGCGTGGGTTGGTATGGACATTAGAGCAGAAACAAATGCTGATTGAATCCATTTATAACCATGTTGAAATCGGCAAATTCGTGTTTAGAAGACGATCATGGGATTGGGTTGAAAGCCGTATCAAAGAAGGAAAATTTGAACACACAGCTTTCGCAGACTTAGTTGATGGAAAACAGAGATTCAATGCGTTATGGGAATTCTATAACGATAAATTCCCGGATTTGCATGGTAATCTTTATTCAGATTTGTCCAGCGAAGCGCAGCATATATTTTTATCCTATCGACAGTTATTTTATGTGGAACTGGATGAAGACACAACTGACAAAGATGCTTTGCGGGTATTCTTGGCAATCAATTTTACTGGTGTGCCAATGAGTAAGGAACACATTGACTACGTAAGATCAATTAGAATGTAAAAAAAATTAAATAATACAGACAATGGCAATAAAAATTTCCTCATTTGAAAGACTGTCAAAGAGACTTGGTGAAATCGACAAGGAACGCAGAGAAATACTGAAACAACTTAAAGCGACTCCTGAATTGGGTGTTAAGTTTCTTTCTGACATGTTAAAAAGTTTCATCAATACGAATTCTACAAAGTGGTTTCTTCGTGAAGGTGAAAAGTCAGGCATCTCATATTGGAGATTACAGTCTTTCAAGATTACAGAAAATAAACCGGCAGTTACTGCACGTACCAAAGCACTGTTGGTGAATGTCGATCTCGAATGGGAAGTTTATGCTGCTGACGGTACTAAAATAATTAAATCAGAAGTCATCAAGATGTCTGCATTCAATGATGTTGAAGGGCAGATACTTAATGGCCGCAGGCAAGCGTCAGCTTCGGACGTTAAAAGGGTTCTCAAACTCGCCCTTACAGAGAAGAAAAAGAAATTGGAAGAAGATTTGAAGTCTCTTAAGGAAGAACTTGCAAAATTGTGACAGCATTAGAAAAACATAAAATTAATGTTGTAATTAGCGGTGGAAATCCATACGAGGATAATAAATACTTGGATGAAATCGAGGATTATTTGTCTGTCAAAATAGGTAGAAAGATCGACCTTGAAGCGGACATATTACTAAGCCTTGGTCAAGGGTATCTGATTCTTAATGACAATTGGGTCAAAGATGAAGATACCTATATTATTTGTTTAAGAACTGGTCATAGACATAAGATTATTGATTTTAGAGAATTGACTTTTACCCTGCCTAGGAGGTCTGGTTATAGTCAATATGTGTCAGTGGGGACAACTAAGTTTAGCTGCATTAAGGTAAATCACCAACACTTAATTAGGAATCGGGACAAAATAATCGCTCATACGCAGCTTCCGGGCAGTAGAATGTATGAAGAGGATTTATTCATTAATTTGTAACTTTTTCACATTGTTTACGTATAACTCCATACAAACAAACAGTAAACAGAAATGAAACTCAATACCGCATTCTCAGAAGAAACAGTAGAATCGATAGGCACTGAAAAATCCATTGCCTTCGGATTTGACGAAAATTCCGATGAAATGATCTTTGCGATGTTTACGAAAAACATCTATTCAAACCCCATCGGCTCAATCGTTCGTGAAATCACATCCAATTGCTTCGATTCTCATAAAGAAGCTAACATCAATGAGCCTGTTGTTATTCGTCTGATAAAAGAAAATGGCCAACACTACATTCAATTTATTGATGTTGGAGTTGGTATGTCCCCTGAACGGATCGCTACCATCTATGCGAAGTATTTCAAAACCACAAAGAGAGGTGATAACAACCAAATCGGTGGTTTCGGTATTGGTGGAAAAACTCCTTTGGCGTATACAGATTCGTTCTATATTGTTACCAACTTCAACGGTAAAAAATACTATTACTGTATTTACAAAGGTCAAAAATCTCCTGTCATTGACCTTCTTTCGACCGAGGATACGATTGAACGCAATGGAACGACTGTCAAAGTTCCGATCAAAGGTAGTGACATCTACAACTTTGAAAGAGAAATCAACCGTCAACTTTACTACTTTGAAAATGTGATTTTCGAAGGGTTTAGTAACTCGGTAATCAACGAATACGTCATCTATACTGGCCAAAATTTCCTTTACAGAGGAAACGACTATTCCAGCAAAATGCACATCTGTTTGGGACGTGTGGCATACCCTATAGACTACAATGCAATTGGTATTGATGAAAGGGAACATAGTATACCTGTGGCTTTGAGATTCGATATTGGTGAACTCAACGTTGGTGCTTCCCGTGAGAGTCTTGAATATAATGATCATACAAAAAAAATGATCAAGCTGAAGATCGAAGCAGCAAAACAAGAATTGAAGGACATGCTGTTGGCGCAGCATAAAAATATCTCTACGATCAAAGATTACTACCAATGCAAAGACGCATACGGTAGACTTGTTATCGATGCTAAGAAAGACGTATCTATTTTCATCGGTACTATTGCCAAAAGTAGCGAGTTGGTATATCCGAAATACAAAGCGTTGCCTTTTATTCCGAGTGCCAGTTCTGTTGTTGATGCCCTCATTAACATTCGCACCATTGGTAATACTGGTAAGAAACGCTACAGAAAAGAGACTTGGGATGGTGGACTTCTAACGATGCATAAATGGCATAATTTGATCTTCACTCCTGTTGGAACTAAAAGAAAGAGACGTGTACAAGCTTATTTAAAAGCAGAGTTAGGAGTATACGTATCAATCTCACCTGTGAAAGATGCTTACGATGAGAAGTTCGATCAAATTTTGAAAGATGTATTTCTCACAAAATCTGATGGAAAGGTTCTACCATCCAGCCCTGAAATTGAAAAGGAAGCAATGATGCTTATGGATGAAGTGATGGGCGTAATCAAAGCAGAAACGAAACACTACGATAGCATCGTTGTACCTGAATATTTTGAAATCCCGAAGAGGAATGTGGTGAATGAAGTGCTTCTTGATCACGAAATTCCCGTAAATGCGATTGCAGGAGGTTATGACCGTACAAGGGTGATCCTGCGCCAGCTTCATGATTTCAAAGGGACTATTGTATATGGTTTCAAAGATGATGAACGCACTCTTAGCAATTATTACGAACTGACAGAACAATTGGACGTAGCTAAGAGCACGAAGAACAACTACAGAGATTATCTTTTAGGTTCTAACAAAAAAATCAAATTCATTGCAATCGCTAAGGGTAATGAGGGATTTGTGAAGAACTTCAAAAACGTAATTCATCATTCACTCTTCATCAAGAAGTTCATCATGAAGAAACGTGATAAGGTGATCTCCATTCTTCAAGCAAAGAAATTCGTTGATAGGTATGAGAATTTGAATTCTCTTTTCTTCAACAAAGCACTGACCACCGTTGATAAGAAATTGAAAGTGTACAGTAAAAGTGTTGAGAATCACTATAATAAAGTTAAATCCTTATCTCAGAAACACCTTCCGATTGACTTTACACTGCTTCAAATCGATGAAAATAAATTGACTGCAGGTTTCGAGAAAGAGTTAGCCTACATGGAACAGCAGATGGAGAAAAACACAATGTTGGACTACATCAATATTCCTGATAGTAAATGGGATGACGCAACAAAAAACCCTGAATTGATGAAACTTATTAAGTTGGTTTACGTAAAATAAAGCAGTAACTTTGTAACAAATTTATAAAAATAATAAAATGGCGACAATCGTAGCAAATAAAATTGGTAAAGTAGTCAATCTCTTGATTGATGGTAATGTTTACCAAAAAAGCTTTGAAGAGAAGGCTCAGGCCGATGAATTCTTCAAACTTGCGCTGGAAGCTAAGAGGGGTGGTGAAAGAGAATTGAATACGCTTCTGACTAGTCTAAATCGCATGTATCGAGCAGTCGTACATGGTTTTCTGGAAACTGAAAACGATCAATACTTCCTGAAAGGTTTCAATGAACCGATTCCTGAAGTACTTGTAAACACGTTTTTGGAATACATTGACAACAACTTCCCCACAGAAGCACTGGTCAATTTTTGGAAGTTGCTCATGCTAAATCCAGATGTGAAGATTCGCCAAACGTTATTTGATTTTCTGCAGCAATATCAGTTCGCCATTACTGATAATGGATATTTCATTGCTTACAAAGTTGTGAAAACACTCCAAAACTCGATGGATGCGGAATTGGTCGCATATGTTCAGGAAAAGTATAAGAGGGTTAAGCTGAACAAAAAATCTCCGAAGAACTATTCAGTATTGAGAGATACTACGAAGAACACCTACATCGTCATGAATTCCGTTCTTGATGATAGTGTCATCCCTGATCTGAACGAGAACGTTAAATTTGTTGGTAACCTATCTGATCTATTTGATAAAATTGACGCTGCTACCGATAAAGTTGTCTATACCGACAAGCATAACGGCACAACCCGAATCATGTTGGGAGAAGCAGTTAGGAAGGAACGCCAGTTTGAACCTCATACGGTTGAATGTAGTTCAAATGGTTTACACGTTGGTTCAACACCATATGTGAAATGGTTCTACAATCAAGGTGAGACCGTATTGATGGTACTCGTGAATCCAGCACATGTCATTCACGTTCCGAGCAGCGAGTCAACAAAAATGAGGACTGCTGAATACTATCCGTATGCTGTCCTGAATGTATCGAAGGACGAAAAGGGTACTCATTTTGACGTGCTTGAACAACCATACTTCGAAACCGACTACTCAGCATATGAGAAGGAACAGGTTGAGCGTGATCTGGATGCTATCCAACAAGCAGAAAATAATGGAGTGAGATCGGCACCCAATCAGCTTGATTACAAAAAGATACTTGAATCCAGATTGGTTGATTTGAATACCATCCTGAACCAATAAAATACTGTTTGTTTCTGTACTGTTTGTGAAAAGGGTGATAGCAATATCACCCTTTTTTTGTAACTTATTTACAAAATACACGTATATTTGATGGTGGGTATTTATTTATTATGAAACAGTACGGAGTAGATTTGCTGAAACAATACACTAAAACGTTGGAACTACAGGCCACGTTGTCGAGCAAAATCAAGCGGAGATATGATTTCTTAATTAAGAATACGCCACGGGAACTTCTATTAAAGGCTGACAGACATTTCATTACAACTGGTAATGAGGATGCCAATGAGTTGCTGGATAGGATAATCACCATTGAGAAACTTTACACTGATCAATCAAAACAATTAAAAATGTTCGAATAAATTACATGATTTTCTAAACTGCGGGGAGTGCAAGATGACACCATTCAAAACGAAAGTACTGGTAACACAATACCAATCAATGGGATATGAATTAAAAGTAAAAGATGTGCTCTACCGAAAAAAGAAAGATGGGAATTTCGCGCAGTATGTTGAATTGATCGGCTTGGACGAGATCAATAAAATCTGGTTGGGCAAGTCAGCGACCATGAGAAGTTTACCTGTGTCAATTATTGACGCTTATATCGACATCGTGGTTGTCCCGTTTGAGCAATATACCACAAAAATGAAGCAAAAGGGCTTTTCAATACTAAAAAAATAAATTTTGACCCCGATGGCAAAATCGGGTGAGTTTCTAGCTGTATATAATATGAATAAGGAATTACTTAAGGAAATGTTGGCTCAGGAATACGTCATGGTGCAAAAACACCCTAACGCAGACCTGTACATCTACAACTATACCCGTAAGGCCCAATTCGAAAGATTGTGGAACGAGATCACTTTGCTTACACGGGGACTAATCCTTGATGGTGAGATGAATATTGTCGCTAGACCATTCATCAAGTTTTTCAATTATGAGGAACACACACCAGAGCAGATTCCTGCACTTCCTTTCGAACTATACGAAAAGATGGACGGTTCGTTGGGTATTTTGTATTGGTTGAATGGCAAGCCTTATATCGCTTCCAGAGGAAGCTTTGAGAGCGATCAGGCTAAACACGCAAACAAGGTTCTGTACGAAAGATACCAGCACACTTTTGAGAAGTTGAACAAAGGTGCGACATATCTGTTCGAAATCATCTATCCTGAAAACAGGATTGTCTGCGATTACTTTGGGAAGGATGATCTGGTATTGTTGGCAGTAATTGACAATACCACTGGAAATGACTTGCCTTTGGAAGAGATCGGTTTTGAAGTTGTTAAAAGATACGATGGGTTTACTGACCTTGAAAAAGTAAGGGATGTGCAGGACTCCAACCGTGAAGGATATATTGCTAAGTTCATCAACGGATTCAGAGTGAAAATGAAGTTCGAAGAATACTGCCGTTTGCATAGCATCGTAACTAACGTTTCGAATGTGATTGTATGGGAGCATTTGAGAGATGGAAAATCATTCGATGAATTATTGGATAGAACACCTGATGAATTTGACCAGTTCATCAAAAAGACTGTGCAAGAACTTACGGATCGATTCAATGAAGTCCACGAACGTGCTATGTTGGAACACCGTGAAGTCATGTTACAAAACTTTTCTTCAAGAAAGGAAATGGCAGAATATGTGTTTAAGAATTGCACTAACTCCAAGCTGGTGTTCAGTCTTATGGATGGGAAGGACATTAGCAGAAACATTTGGCCTCTTGTGAGACCAAAATGGTGTAAGCCATTTATTAATAATAGTGATGACGATTTATAAAATAAAGTTATGGAACATATTGAACCAGCTAATATCGAAGATTTGAAGTCATCTTTAATATCACACGAAGTCCTGTTTGAATCAGGCTTCGGTGATCTTGAATTGCTCATGGAGTTTCGCAAAGCGAATCTGAAAACAACACAGATGTACTGGATAACGAAACAGCCAGTAATTGATTGGTGTTATAATGTATATAACCCGAAAGCATTGATTTTTGTCATACTTAATTAATAGTTATGAAGCGTTTAGTAACAAAATATCGTTTAGTGTTTCTGATTGAAACCTCAATAAATGGTTCATTTACATTAACTTTAACCGATCCTTCAGGGAATAATTACGGCCCTGATTATCGTGAAGAACAGGAGTTTGATACGGTGGAAGAGGCTTTGGCTCATGCTGAGAATTCGGAGAGGTGGCAACATTCCCAATTTACAGTACTTCCAGTATATAGATTTATAGGATTTTGAAAACGAAGAAAACCATAACGAATTTGGACAGACTTAAGATGGCTAAAAAAATTAGTCGTGAAACTAATATCATGCCCAAACCTATGGTTGTCCCTGACAAAAAGAAAAAAGCGAATAAAGAATTTTGTCGAAAAAAGATTGAATAGTGTGAACAATTCACATTATTCTCCGTATAATTGCATATGATTACAGGGGAGGTAGTTTAACTGGATAAAACATCGGGGCTGTGGTTGCATTACTGAAGCCCCGAAGAGTGGAGGTTCGAATCCTCTCACCCCTACAAACAACTCCTATAGGGTTGGAGGTGTGGTTACTGCAAGGTTTGCAGGATGAACGTTTAAATGTACGTATTGGAAAAAGGAGGCATAACCGACCTTCCTGCACCTCATTGTTCTTTGAAAAAATAGAAATTAAGCCAAGGGTCTCGCTGCAGAGGCTCACCGACACACATTGGTAAACAGAGTAATGACACCTGTGTATGCGTACAGTAAGTTGGTAAAGTTGGTTTCGTAATGTGATTACTCATTGGGTCGGTACTTCGGTACTGGTCTTAGAACGCTTAAATGTGTCGCTCCTTCGCGAGTACGCTCTGATCATATTAAATCTCGCTCTGAAGAAAGTAAGAGGAAGTTACGACAATCTCATTACAACTGTAGTGATGAGACTTAATTTTTTATTTTAAATTGGCGATAAATGCGCAGCACAGAAAGAGAGCGTTGTTCTACTTCGCGGCTATATAAATCTCGATCATTCGTCAATTTATTATCTCATTGTGGAGGGGAGGATTATCCGCAAGTTTGGCACTGCAAGCGAGATGCCATAATCCCTGACCACATGTTATTTAATGTTGTGATTTTAAGATGGTGACCATAGCCAGCCAAAGTTGTGCGCCAATACATAGAGTGGCGTTGGTGGATAAAAGTACTCGATGGCTGATCACAACATAATGATTTTTGAACGGTAAACTGATATGGGAACCAACCGTAAATCCGTGTGGCCACACTGATGATAAGGGGGATAACGTAAGGGACTACACAGTTGTATAGCTGCTGATTGAGTGAAACAACATTAAAAAACCTTCTGTGTAGTTGCTGTTTTTTTGAATGTCATGGTTACGAAAAAGGGTTCGTAGTAGTGGATGAAGTCAGGAACCTTGAAATACCCATTAAGATCGACTGTTAAACATCCTTTAGATCGTGACATTGAAAATAAGACTGGCTGTCGCATGGTTAGCGACTTAAAGAGAAAACTTTGCTCCACGGTCTCATTCATCGTGAAGTACGGATTGCAAAGCTGCCACACGGGGATGCCGAACTTGAACACATAAGTAAGCATTTCTATCTATCTCTAAAAAAACTCGGTCGTGTTGCAAGGGGCTTGCAATATGCCCTACAAACCCGTAAGTATTGTAGCGACCTTGATCCTTGTCAGAATGAAAACCATCGTCATGATGGCCAAGCAAAAGAGAGGGAAGAGAGGATTGGCGAACGTGAGAGCCATTGGAATACCATGATGCCAGTAATTTGTCTGTGGGTCGTACTGGCAGATGTACAAACAGTCGTAGGTTCTGAAAAACTCAGTGCTCGAACAGAGTAAGAACCGAACCTATACTATTAAGGCGTGGGTTACTATTTAAAGAAAAACTGAGAAACTCTCAGTTATGTTTTAGGCAAGACCATTGCTGCGAACCCAAATGGTCGATGCACTTGCCTAAAACTTTTACTATTTATAAGAATGTTTATAAACCTATTCATTAGCTTTTATGTCACTCTTATCCTGTTCATCTTATTATACCAATTTATTGAAAAGAAACGTGAGGAAGGAGATCGCAAAAAATAAAGCAAGGGCAAGGGCGTTAAAAATTTCAATAGTGGTTTCAATACTAGTAGCATTCGGTGCTGCATTTCTTGTCTTTAACACCCTTGTTTACTACCTCCATCCTTAATTCAGGATGATAAAAAAGTAGCCTTTTTTGTAACATTTTCCTCTGGTTTGCGTATATTTGAATATGTTTAACTTATTCAACATACCCGCAAAACCACAGAAACACGAGGAAATTATCGCACAAAAACCTGTGTCTAGGAAGGTTTCTCGCTCCGTTAAGGTGGATGCGATGAAAGTTCTGGATAAAGTGCTTGATGATGTAGTGAACATCAATAACCCAAGAGTTGACACATTGCGAAAAATCTATTTCGACATCAGTTCAGGAAAACTGAATCATGCCGAATTAGTGTCGTTTTTGAAGCAACCTTATAATCAACCTAAAAAAAGAAAAAAATCTAAATAAAAATCATTATGAATTGGTATCTAATTTTCTACTTGTTTTCAATTGTCGATAACCTGAGCACCTTCTTCGGATGGATGTGCGTTCTTACAACTATCATTTTTGCTGTATCGTTCCTTATTTTTGTTTGCTATAAATTTTCTGCAAACACGAAAACGACCTACGATGGTACTATTACTTCTAAAGATGAAACTGACGAAGATAAAGAAAATCTCAGAATTATGCGTAAATGGCTGTGGTACTCCACTCCTATGTTTATATTTTTCTGGCTTGCTTACATTGCAACTCCCGCAAAAAAAGATATGCTTTTGATCATCGCAGGCGGTGCTGTTGGAGAGTTTGTCACTACCGATGCAAATGCAAAGGCACTCCCTGCTGACATTACAAAATTCCTTCGTGCTGAAATTCTTAAAGCTACTGCTGATTTGAATATGGAACTTGACCCGAATCTTGAAAAAATTAAGAGTATGTCAAGGGAAGAACTCGAAAAACTAGCCATTGAAAAACTTGATAGTGCTAAAGCAATATTAAAATGAAGACTCAAACCATGAAGCCCAAGGATAACAAGGTTTCTCCAAAGGCAAAAGTTCAACAACCGATCTTGATTATGTGTGCATGTTGCAACCAGAATCCAGTCGATGTACTGGACGGTTACTTGAATTGCCCGGACTGTATCGGTAAACTCTAAGAGATGTCGATTCGAATTTATCTGGCACCTAAATTCAAATTTAGGCCAAAAATCTATCTTCACCGTAACAAACCTATGTTCAAGCATAGGTTCTATTTTTCACTTATATTTGTGGGAGTGGTGATTTTCATAAAGGGATTTGAAGTGTAGAGATGAATGAAGAAATAAAAGAGATGTTTATTGCGAAAAGAGCAGCATACGAGGCTCAATTGCTTAAAATCGATTTTAAGAAGTGGGATAGAAATGAACATTTGAATGACGTGATGAATTTTCTGGAGTTGGATGTGGATTTGAGTGATCAGGCGTACTTTAACAGCATACTCAACATGCCTTATGATGAAGTCATGAAAATGTTAAATGCTCACGTTCTGTGGAAATAAATTGTGAATGTTTCATTTGTGGGAAACGTCCTAGCGAATTTGGAATTGTTGCTGATGGGTTGGAATGTGATGATTGTATGAATGTTCCAAAATACAAAAGATTGAAAGAGTCATTGAGGATGGAACATCTTTATATTGTTCGTCTGGAACTCTATCAAGCTTATATATCTGAAGTAATTAATTTTGTAAGTGAAACATAAATCGCCGTGAAAGTCGTGTCAGCTTTATTAAAAGAAATAGTCAGCAAATTCAAGAAAAATTTAAAACCACAAATCATCGAGCCTAGGGTGGATATTGAAATTGTTCAATTCCAAGATTCAACCAAACCAGTACTATATGACGGACTGGTCTATGAATCCTGTTTTCTTGATTTTGATGGTGATCTTGTTTTGAAGGATGACATACATGGCGTAAAAATATTTCCAGTTGGTTTAGGTGATGATGAATTCTATAATTTATCGATTTTAAACACGTTGGAAAATCATCCCGTAAATTTAATCAAACAAATTTCGAAGGATGGTGAAATTGTTGAAGGAGAAACGCTACATTTACAAAGAATATTAAATAAACATTATGAGCAAATTAGTAGGGTTAGAAGTAGCTAAATTATTACAAAAGCGTGGTTTCGATAAACCTACAGAAAATGCTTTCTTAATTCGTACTGACGGTACGGTTACGGAATCCAATGATTGGGTTGGTGATGAAACGGACGATGAGGTTTTATTTAGACCCACTCAGGATGATGCAATAGCCTTTCTCGAAGGTAAGGGGATGTTTCTACCATTGATGCCTGAAATGTATGTTGATGGTATTAATTGGAATTGGCAGGTGTTGTGGTATCTTCCTAAGGAAGAATGGAAATATACGGAAATAGACACTGAGAATGGTCGTGAGAAAGTCCCTACCCACATTACAGATGGTACTGGTTGGTATGGCGACAATGGTGAATTTCCAACACGACACCAAGCACTCGAAGCAGCATTACATATGGGACTGATGAAACTTGATCCTCTGTGTATGAATAATTCATGTGATAAGTTAGCGAAAGCCTATAGTATCTCAATGAATGAGATGTTGACTCGCATCAAGCCATTCTCCAATGAATTGGGTGAATGGAGTTTCAGAGATTTGACTATGGAACAAATGCAAATTATTGTAACAAAATTAGGAAATCCATTCAATGCAGGACTCGAAGAATCTAAAAAAGAAAATTGAAGTAACATATCCCGAATACATCCGTCAAGCACAAATCAAAAAAGATGAATATGGTGTTAAGTTTTGGGAATATCAGTTGAAAATGACAAAACTTAAATTAGAGAACAGAAATAAGAATCGAAGGAAAAATAACAAGTGGAATGATAAGTAGAGCGCAACTAATTAGAGATGATGAGTATTGGATTGAAATAATATCTAATGCCTTGTGGAGGAATTCTAAGGTAATTACGCCAGACGAAGGAGATCAAATTGGTGCCAAAATATTTGCTGAACTTAAACCTGTTCTTCAAGAGATTTTAACTCCAACAGAAAACGATCCTATTGAAAGGTTAAGAAATAAATTATCTCCTTTCATGAATTTGGTTTCAATGTTGTCGCACCACGAGTCATTCAATATGCCCTTTGAGGATGAAGCTTTTAATGAGATTTTTGTGAAAGAATTCCGTGTATGTCAAGAAAATCTCAAAGATATAGATCAGCATTTACTGGAAGCACACACAATAGTTAATTCAATCCAAGATGGCAAAGAAAAGAGTAACAGTTGAGTATAGTCAACGAGAGATATATGACAAAGCGTTTAGGTTGAATCAAAGTGCATCAACCACGAGAAGGATTGGTGAGTATATTGTCAATCACGATGGCGATATTAGTGGCATAAGCAAAGAAACATTTATCAATTGGGCTAAAAATCTTATAGACCAATCTGATAAAATCTTGGAAATATCTGAAAACCTTTGGCCCAAGGCTGTCGAAGGGGATGATGACTATAAACAATAAAACATGAACTGGTCATATATATTATTCGTATTGGCATTAGTACTACTTAACCACTTCTTGGGGATTGAAATAGTTCTTATTATTTGTCTATCTCTGATCATTCTATTCTTAACATCCATTAATAAAAAATTGGAAAACAAGAAATGAGCAAATTAGGAAATAAGGAGCAGGAGAAGAAAGCTTACTTGGCAGAAATAAATAACTTCTTTTCTGAAGATGCTGCTATTGACGAAGAAATTTCCTTAGTCCTTGGTAAGGACATCATCAAGATAAAAAAAACTGAAGAGTTTGTTCGAGCCGTTAATATTCTTGAACATAATAATCAATCGACCTTTATCACAGGTAAGGCAGGAACTGGTAAGTCCACATTGCTGAAGTATTTCAGATCAATCACGCAGAAAAATGTTGCAGTATTGTCTTTCACAGGACTTGCAGCAATCAATGTTGAAGGTCAAACGATTCACTCCTTTTTTCATTTCCCTGTCGGCTTTATTAGTTTGAATAGGATTAGAGTACAAGAATTATTACTCCCTATTCTAAGAACTGTCAACACCATCGTTATAGATGAAATATCAATGTGTCGTGCAGACTTAATTGATGCCATCGACAAATCCTTGCAGATACATCGTAATAATGACGCACCGTTTGGAGGCGTTCAAATGATCTTTATCGGTGACCTGCATCAACTTCCTCCAGTACTGGAAACTGAATTAACAGCACTGTATAACAATTACTACCAAAGTCCATATTTCTTCCATGCTAATGTATTTAAAGGACTGCGCCTTCCCTTAATTAGCCTTGAAAAAATTCACAGGCAAACCGATCCTGAATTCATCAGTATTCTTAATAATATCAGAGAGAAAAAAAACCTTCGAGCGACATTAGCCAAACTGAATAAGCGGTTAGTGACCAATGTAAAGGGATTGCGAGAAAATGGGACTATTGTGCTTTGTTCAACAAATTCAAAAGCCAAAGAAATAAATGACTTCTTTTTGAATAAGTTAGATACTATGCCTTATTCATATGAGGGAAGAATAACTGGTGATTTTGATGAGAAGTCGTATCCAACTGAACGCATTCTTGTCCTTAAGGAAGGGGCTAAACTGATAATGATCAAGAATGATAGTATGCGCAAATTCGTGAATGGTGACGTTGCTATCGTTAGAAAGCTTGATAAGAATTCGATTACTGTTGAGTGCAGAGAAAAAATGCTCACGCTGGAAAAGGAGAAATGGGACAAAATTAAGTATCGAAAGATAGTTCAGAAGGACGAGAATGGCGACCCAATTCCCGGTACTGAAAAGCTTGAAAAGTATATTGTTGGTTCATTTGAACAGTATCCGATACGTCTCGCATGGGCGATAACAATACACAAAAGTCAAGGTCAGACTTATGATGATGTACTCATTGATATGGGTGCTGGTGGTGCCTTTACGAGCGGCCAAACATATGTTGCACTGTCTCGATGCAGAACGCTCGAACGTTTGAAGTTAAAACGTCCCATTTATGAAAAAGATGTGATTTTGGATGAAACTATTTTGGGGTTCAAAGAAATATTTTGTGAATAATGTAAATTATTCATATCTTGGCATCGGATGAAAGTTAAGAACATCATATTGGCACTAAAGGATCAAGGCCCATTTACGAGATTCGTAAGAAATCTCTTGAAAGGACATGTTTTGGGGTTGTTCCATAAGCGGAGCCACTATAGGGAAAATGGTCAGGCCAAAGTGATGTATAATACGAAGGCTAGTGCGACAAAGGCTGCTAAAAAAATGTCTGAAAAGCATGGTGTGTGGTTCAGTAACTATAAATGTCTTTTTTGTGATGGGTATCATCTAGGTAAAAACCGAGCGAATAAAAATGAAAAACTTCAAACTAACTGAATTATTATTCAGAGTACCAATTTTTATAATTGGCGTGTTGATTTTTATTAAGTTCTTATTGAACGAACAATTGGTCGATGCACTCACTTTCTTGATCGGTGCAGCAACATGGGAGTATGGGCTATTCTTCCTTGTAAGGATGGGTATGTTGAAAGGCTTCCTAAAGTACTGGAGTAAAAAGGAAAATGAAGCCATCGATTAATATTGTTTCATTGAATGGTTTAGGTAATGCCATTAAAAATAGTGATTCAGATGTCATTATCGTGCTTCCTGAATCCTGTGATGAAACCGAAAAAAATAGATTGATTGAATCTGCTGCTAAGAAATTCAATGAATTATCCGAAATTGCTAATTATGAGAAACCACTCTTAAAAAGAAAGCGACCACGGATTACTGGAACAGCTAAAACTTATTAAGAAATATGTGGAATAGTTACAAACTATACAGAGCATCTAAAGATACTAGAAGATATTTAAGCAAAGAAAATCAATTGGAGTTGAATGCGGCTATCGACATCTATGGGGTAGACTCAGGTGCTGCGATACTGGCCGTTTTCCTAAGATTATTTTCACCTGAATTCATGAGAGAATTCTGGAATGGAAATGACAAAGAATTTAAAAAAGCATTGACAGAACATGAAGCATTACTATAAACTGACATTACCTAATAATAATTTTGATATTTTCTTTAGTTCTATTGATAAAACTAAGAAAACTGTCACTTTTATGGTAGCCACCAAAGAAGGTAAGGTCATGCCAAATCCAGAGACAAATCAAAAGGAAACTACGATGCCGTATCTGTTAGAAAACAATATGTTCACCGTACTTGGTTTGATTCAAGTTTCATCAAACCTTTTTGTGGATATAGACAATATTTTAAATGGTTCTGACGAACTCAAACAGAATGTCGTATGAATCTTCTTTTCTACCCTTGGGAAAATGGTGAGAAGCCATACTTCGTTAATGAAGAAGGGTACGAGTGGTACGTCAATAAGAATCTAACACAATTTGCACAAAAGGATGATTATTTGTGGGGCGGTGGAAAGCATCCTAAATTAGAGTACGTTGCTTTCACCGTGAGAAAGGGTGAGGAAATTGTCTATTTGTTATTGGGTCAAAATCAATTGGTTGTTGATATAGATGAAACTGAAATTGGTCTTTACAATAAGGTAAAGCAATTAAAGATTCTTTACAGCTTCATGAGTTTTGATGAAATTGTTGCGTTCGAGGAAGAACGAAGATATGATGATAAAATACAAAAATTTTTAAGTGAATGAAGCCAGTACTACTTTTCCGCAAGGATTATAACACCGAAGAAGAATTCGAAATTGCAAAGCGATACTTTGATGTATATGAATATCGGAGTGAAGTTCCTGCGAAGTCTCTGGTGTTTGGTAGATACTCAACACTTCCATTTTATAAGGAACTGGAAATTGATTTGCTCAATAACGATTCTAAGTTGGTTAATAGTTTCAGTCAGTACAACTGGATTGCTAATTTTGATTGGTACGAAGCCTTGTCTGAGTATACTTTCAAAACTTGGTTCAGGGCACAAGACTTGCCAGATGATGGGACACAATTCGTAGTTAAGGGTCGCACTAATTCCCGGAAGCATGAGTGGAATAGATTGATGTTTGCTGAAAACAAGCAACGTGCTATTGAGATCATGCTTGCACTTAATGAGGATTCACTCATTGCTCCGCAAGGTGTAGTGTTTAGGAAGTATGAGCCATTGGTAACTTATGAGATCGGGAACAATGGATTGCCATTCACAAACGAATATAGATTTTATTTCTATAAAGGTAAACTACTTGCCTATGGTTATTATTGGACTATGGCTAAAGAGACTGAACGGGAAATAGGTTTGGAAGGTTACCAATTTGCAGCTAAGATGAGCAGTTTGGTTCGCAAATATTCTAACTTTTATGTGATCGATATTGCAGAAAAAGTTTCCGGTGGTTGGGTTGTAGTTGAAATTAACGATGCACAAATGGGTGGACTCAGCGAGATTAATCCTAAAACATTCTATGCTGCATTATCACAAAGGTTACAAAAAGAGGCTTTAAAATCATGAATAAACCAGACGAGGTAGAAGAAGCATTACTCGAAGCCATTTGGGTGATGAGATGGAATAAAGAAAAAACTTCAATGCATTCAGTGTTAACTCCTGAGGAAGCACAGCAAATGGTTGCTGATATTTTTGAAGAATTGGATAAGGCTGGATACGAAATAAAACCTAAAGCAGTATGAGTTTTCCTAAGACCCATTGGAATTATAGAGTGTTCACGAAATTTCACAAGGAACACGACTCAAGAACATTTTACGTCACTGAATGCTACTATACCAATGGTGTGCTGGATGGTTATTCTACCAAAGAAAATTTTTACGAGTTTGATTCTTTGGAGGATGTTATGTCAACACATAAACTTATTAGCGAGGCATTCAACAAACCAATTATTGATGCTGATAATTTCCCTAACGAATGGGAAAAGTAGATACCTATACGGTTAAAGAAGTATTATTACGAGTAATATCAGGTGCTCGTCTTATTAACCGTAATGATATTTACTATCTCCAAGTCTTTAGGAAAGGTGAAATTCGGATAGATACTAAAATAGGCTCCGCACTTGTTAATGGTGGTGTTGTTGTTGAAGACGGTATCGACTTAGAAAAGAGGACAACGTATTACGTTTGTAAATTCGAAAGACAAATAAGTGATAGTGTCCCAAATAAAAAGAAAGAAATCCGAGTCTTCGTGATGCATCTTTGGAAGTCAAAACGTTTGGGCGTTTCTTTCGATAAAGCAGGTAACACATTAGAAGCTTTTGACGATTACTTAGCATCGCTATTGTATTTGATGATAAAAAAAGAGTTTAAGAAATGGCACGAAGAACGCCAAAAATACCTACGCGAAATTGAAGATTTATGAGACGATTACGTTTTCACGGCAACACTACCGAATGGAATATTTATGAATTTGTTGGATTTGTTGGCGATACAATTGCATGTCTGCCATTAAATCCACATAGTAAAGAAGACTTTGGAAAATTAACAATATTTGGCGTAAGGGAGGTTGTTTTTTTAGATTCCGACCCTGCCTCAGTTGAATATAATAGTAATATCAATTCCTTCCTGAAAGAAGAAGATATTAAAGCGAGGTTACTCAAATACGATTATATTAAATATGCCCAAGGAACCCCGGATCGTGGTTCTGAGTACGCCTTCATTTATGCCCCGAAAGATGCCAGTTTCAACAACGTTCGCAGTCGCTTAATTAAGGAAAGGTATAAGGAAAATGAGCACGAAATCATTCTTGAATCCGTAGTGGATTTGACTATCGATTCGTAAAACATAACATTTTCAGACTTTTAACGTATATTTGAGCATGAAGAGTCCTGAAATTACTGATATTGTGCTCAAAATATGCGACATCCTTGATGTCCCGTACAGTCATTATGACTTCAGGAACCTCCCAACCGACTATTTTCAACACATAAAACTTGACAAAAAGCCGCTACTGGTCATCTATCCAGAGCCTTATGGCCATTGGGTAGCAGCAGTACTGGAAGATGGGGAGGTAATCACCCCCGCTTATAATGTCATGCAAGTGCGGGAGAAGTTGCTTGCAACCCTATCCCCTGAAATGAAGGAAAGCCTTGGAGAAGTTGGCAGACCTGACGATTTTCAATTCATTCTGGATGAGGCCAAGCGGTGGTTGGTTGAAAATGATCACGTTTCAAAGCTGCAAGCAGTAATGAGATGAAAATATTGGTAATACATCCAAAGGATCATACGACTGATTTCCTACGTGAAATATACAAGGATTTGAATGGTGCTACCGTCATAAATGAACCATGCTCTAAATCGCATTTAAAGCAGTCTATAAAGGAGCATGATTTTATCGTTATGTTGGGTCATGGTACTGAAAAAGGTCTCATAGGCCATAAGAGAATGGTCATAGATTCAACCTTTGTATATTTGTTAAGAGAGAAACCAAATGCTGTTTATGTTTGGTGTAATGCAGATCGATTTGTGAACAGATATGGGCTGAGAGGCTTCAACACGGGTATGATCATATCTGAATATGAGGAAGCTTTGAACTTTGCCGTGCAAGCGACAGATGAGGAAATAAATATTTCCAACAAGTTTTTTGCTGAGGCAATTAGAGATTCATTCGTTCAGGCATCTCTTAGAGTTATAATGAAAATGCCTGAGGTAAATATGTGCGAAATGGTTCGATCAAGATACCGACTGGCATTGGATGAAACTGGAAACCCTGTAATTGATTTTAATATTAGAAACCTTCAATATCGCTAAGTATGAAAACTCGAAAAATTTTGCGTGGTATAACCATCTTCCTCTTGGGATTTTTATTCTTTCAGGGATTGTTTTGGGGTTATGATATGATTGGGAATGATTCATTGGACGAGCGTTGTTGTGGTAAGATTTTCAAAAAAATTACTTCGGTTGAAATTGGAAAATATACTGCATCCGATAAATTTATTATGGTCATTGATTTCGATGACCGTGGTAGGAGAGACCTTGAAGTGAGTGCCAGTACCTTTGTATCTCATTCTGAAGGCGACCGACTTTGCTTCAGCCTCAGGAAGGAGTTTAAAACCAATATTGAAGCTATCATTGTTTTCTGTAAAATGATAGTTGCCCTTGTCAGTTATATTGTGTTGGTACTAGGTATCATTATTTTGGCATATAATGGAATCTGTTGGTTATTAAATACGAAATGATATGATGAAAGTAGTCCCAAAATCGATACTAGATCAGGCGTATAATCGTCATCGTATTCCTAGTGAGACATATCGTTTACACTCTGTCACCCATTCAGACAGTGATGGATACGTTGCGGTGTGTGAAAGACTTGCAGACGAAGTTGATCGTCTCTTGAAAGATGAGCGTGGTAATAAAATACCTCTAGGGAAGAAAGGTGATTTAATTGCAATAAAAATACGAGATTTGAGAGTTGTTCGAAGTAGTGAGGATAATGAAAGAGATCAATATCTCAAAGAATTGCAGACTCTGCTATATCCGCAAAATGAATTATGATACAAGGACTTGGAAATGAGATAACTCAATTTAAGGGAAGGACAATCGACTTCAAATCAGAGGTTGAGGTATATCGTTGTCTTACTCGGAAGGGCAGGATTTACTCCATACGTCAGAATCGTGTGGTTGTTGCACATGCAACTTGCCTCATGTTACGCAACGTGAAATTCTTTGTTAATAAAGCTGGACAGAATAGAGCACGAATGACCAAGCAGCGAAACGTCCATGCCTATATGAAAGGTAAAATTTGTTTGCATGGTGCTATGGGTGTTACTGCGAAGGGTGGAGAAGAAAGCGAAAAATGTTTACTTCCTGCAAACGTAACTTACAATCCATTTAAACACGACACATTTATCATCAATAATTTGACACGTAAACCATCTTCCATATCGGGTGCAATGGCAGTAGCCATTAATTCGGTAGGGGTAAGAGCAGCATACACTTTCCCATGAAAAAACTTGAAGTATCGATAATCGAATCCAAAGATAGGATTTACCTTATCTCGGATGATTCGAATTGGAGGGAAGGGCTGGCATACGACACGGCCCGCAAAGAGGTCATCTATTACAATGGTGACTATGGTGAGGCCCGACCCGATACTATAAAACGAGTAGTTGCCAACCACGAGCAGATTGGGTATGTGGAAATTGGTCGTAGAGTTGTTAAGAGTGGTGGGTATCCAGTTGATCATCACACCTACTATGAAGAAATTAAGCCAGAACAATTGAAGTACGATAAGAAATGCTTTGTTGAACTGAACGATGACGGTAACGTAAAATATTTATCAGAGAAAATAATAATCCATTATGAATAACCACATAATTCCATTCAGCGAAATACTACCTGCGTTTTGTGCGGTTAGAAATAAGGGAACTTTCTTCGACAACGGGGATGCGACTGAGACAACACCACGAATCGTATTTCTTCGTCATCTTTTGGCTGATCTACATTTGGACTACGAATTAGATGTTTGGGAAATGCCAAATCGATACCCTGTCTCACCTGAAAAAACCACAACTCATCTGTTTAACATTTATTTGCATGGTACTGGCAATAAAATGGTAATGGCTCACCATGATGTGGCCAATCACAAAGTTGATAATTGTAATGATAACAGTGCGTCCGTGATCAATGCCATTGCTGCCAAAATTTTGAACCCTGAACTGAATGTGGCTATCACCGATGGCGAAGAGTTTGGGGGTGTGGGTTCCCAAAGAGTTTCGGATAAGATCAAGGAAGGCCATTTTGGTGAGATTGAGTATGTGGTGAATCTTGAATTGACTGCCGTAGGTGGATTGAATTTCTTTACAGAACCTTACCCGGACAGCAATCTTTATAAAAAAATTATGTCCATATTTCCAAATACTTACACCACCAGAGTACCGTTCCATGATGGAGTAATTTTAAGAAGGAATGGTATTGATTCTCTGGTACTTAACCCTCTGCCACTGGATGCCAAGGGTAAACTGGATTTCAGTATTTTGTATAATTGTCACACAACAAGAGATACAATTAATTTGGCGAATTACGATGATATGGATATATTTGTTAAACAAGTCATAACACCACTTATTAAATAGTATGAAAAATATTGAACTTAATGATACCAACTGGTTCGCCAGATACCACAAATTCATTTATGGCGAATTGCCTGACAATTTCTGTCCATTCTTCTGGCAATTGTTAGCAGCAATATTATTATTTCCGTTGGTAATTCCTTCTGAAATTCAAAATAATTATCTTACCGATGGAAGATCAAAGCGGCCCCTTTACGCCAAAATTGTAATCAGCTTACTTATCTATATTGGGCTGATTTTAACTGCCGGATTTGGTGGTAGCATCATGGAGGAAATATGGAGTGCCGAAGTGATACATGGTTGGAACTTAGGTGGATGGTTAATTTTAATATCACTAGTGTGTGGAATACTTACTATAGTTGGTGCTTTAGTGTGTATTGTATTGATCTTAGGTGGGTATTCATATATTCATGACGAACTTAGGGAAAGAAAATTTAAGAAAAAATTTAAGAATGCTCAATCAATCCCACAAGGCCCAAGTCAATTAAGACTTATGATAGATAATATCAGAAGTAAATATTGTACCAAAATAGTTTGGAAAACAAAAACCCTTGAATCGGAATAATTTTATCTTAATACCCTCTGGTTATTAATGTATTTTTCAAAGCTGGCAACAAAGGATGATGTTCAAAATTTCGTCTACGGTATAAGTCCACACGTAAAAAAAGTAATTGTTGAAGACAAATGGGATGATCCTGATAGTGAATATGATGTTCTTATCACCATCCATCTGACTTGGCTTTACGGACTATTCTACAAAGAAATATTTTTCAATTTTATTGATCCTCAAATACAGGAAAGAGCACTGCTTGGGCTAAACTACAAAGTAGTAGTTAAAAGTTTATTTGCCTGACGGTATTTAATATGTATGAGGGTAAAGGCAAAAAAACTACTAAAAAAAATTAGTCGTATCATTGAAAAACCGTTAATTACAACGTTCGTTGTATTTATATTTGTTGTTACTGTTGTTATCCTTCTCAGTCTTCCCTTCTACACTGCAAACTTTATAAAATTTTACGAGCAAGTCCTAGTCGAAGCGCATGGAATGATCTTCGATATTGCCATCATTGGTATTCTGCTGTTTTGGTTAAATCAAAATGGTGAAAAACGAAAAGAGATAAGGATGTATCGAGATGAGATCGATGACTTCAGAACTTGGAAGTCGGAAGAATCTGCATTTCGAACTGTCGGTAATATCAAAAGATTAAATCGTCATAAGATTTACGAGATCGATCTTGTTAATATTTATTTACCCAACGTTAATTTAAGTCATATTAATTTAACTAATTCAAACATTAATTCCGGGACTCTCATAAAGTCATCCTTTATTGAGACAGTACTGGATTCCACCAGATTAAACCAAACAAATTTCGCTGATTCAAATATGAATCAAGCGAGTTTAAAAGGAGCCTATGCCAATGCAGCCAATTTCGAGAATACTTTTCTAATCAAGGCTGATTTTTCAAACGCATTCTTAATTAAGACAAGTTTCCGGGGAGCATTTCTAATGGAGGCCAATCTTAGTAACACTTACCTGATGGGGGCTGATTTCACAAATGCAAGCCTTTATAAGGCTGATTTTCGTGGAGCCAAGGGTTTGACTGTCGAACAATTGATCGCAGCCAAGACGCTGTATCTTGCTCAATTCGATGAGAAAATAATGGAAGAATTAATGAAGCAGGAAAAGTATTTAATCGGTCTTGCAGATAATAATTTGTAATTTATACTAAAACTCTTAGATTTGCTGAATAGTTTAAATTATTCAAGAAATGCAAATACAAGAAGGTAGCAAAAATAAAGATGCTACAATCGAAAAAATCGATTCGATTACCAAACACCCTGAGGCAGACAGACTTGAGTTAGTAAAAATTCTAGGTTTTCAATGCATCACTCAACTAGGTTTATATAAAGAAGGCGATACAGTAGTCTACATTAGACCTGACTCGTTGTTGCCTGTTGAACCGTGGACTGAAGATTATAGAAAATATTCGCCAAAGCGCATCAAAGCCGTTAAGCTAAGAAACATGTGGTCTGAAGGTATTATTGTGCCTTTTGATATTCTTCCTGAGAATGTGAGAGAACACTTACCTAAATTCAATATAGGTGACGATGTTTCTGGTTTGTTGGGCGTTACCCATTACGAACCACCAGTACCTCAAGAACTTAATGCGAAGGGTGGACTGCCATATGGTGTTCCTAAAACCGATGAAGAGCGTTTCGAGAATATGGTGAATAAATTACCATATGGTGAACTTGTTGATATTCAATTAAAAGTGGATGGTCAGTCATCGTCATACTTGTACCAATTGACGGATGATAAATTTTCAGTATTGGGCCGTTCTTTAGAATTACATGAAATATTCTCGAATAATTACACCGCTCATATTGAAAGATATGATTTAAAGAACAAACTTGTTGCATTTTGCAAAGAGAATAATGTATCTTTATGCATCCGGGGCGAAAGCTATGGTGAAGGTATTCAGGCTAATGAGAATAATCCGCATTCAAAGCTTCCAAAAGGTTGGGCCATGTTTGCCACATATTTGGTGGATGAACGTGAATATGCTGAAAAAGGTCATAAATACTACTTTGTAAATGTGGCTAAAGAACTTGGCTTACCGATTGCTGACATGATCGAAGAAAATGTCATTCTCACCCGTGAACTTGTTGAAAAATATTCAATTGGCATCAATAAAATAAACGGAAAACCGTTTGAAGGTGTTGTAGTGAAGCATAGCAGAGGTAGTTTCAAAATTATTAACAAACATTATGACAGCAAAAAGTAATCAGTCAAAGGCGGTATCAACATATCAAAAAAGGGTTAACTACCATAAAAGACAGATCATTGAACTTCAGGAATTGGTTGAGAGGAAAAATTATTCTCTCAAACAGTTCAATGAGTTTGCCGATTTAATGATCGCAGAGAATAAAATCACCATCGATGATTTTAAGAAGCACATCTTCTCAAGCAAAAAAGTCCGCTCAATCATACAAGCTAAAAGAAAGAAATGAAAAAACCCATTGTTTACATAGACATGGATGGCGTACTCGCTGACTATGATTTAGTGGCTGCAAATAAAACCGACAGTGAGAAAAGAGTTGAAGGATTATTTCAAAACCTACCACAAATACCCGGAGCCATTGCTGCGGTTAACAGATTGTTCGATTCAGGGTTATATGAGATTTACTTTTTATCAACTGCTCCTTGGTCAAATCCATATGCATGGAAAGAAAAGCGTGTTTGGATAGAACATCAATTCGGAGATGAAGTTTGTATGAAAAAGTTAATCCTTTCACACAATAAAGGATTGCTTAAAGGTGATTACCTCATTGATGATCGGAAAGTAAATGGTGTTGAAGAATTTGAAGGGAAGCACATTCATTTTGGGAGTGAAGAATTTCCTGATTGGACTTCAGTACTGAACTTCTTACTCATTAAGCCTGAGAAAACAGAAAAAGAAATATTCTTTGAAAGACTTTCAAGTAATGATTCCACTGTATTCCCACAGACTGATGACGAAATAGAATGGTTTGATGAATGGTTGGAAACCTCTGAAGAAGGAAAGAAACTAAGCAAAGAGTCGGATGAGCATTATAATAACATGCTTGCTTCGCATTCAGCAGAATTGACTTTCCTAGTCTTCTGGTTAAGGGAACTCCACAAAAATAGTATTGGTAACGAAATGGATGTGAAAGTCACGTTTGTAGATAAGAAAACTTTCATTTTCAGTTCGGACAACCCAAGAATGAAAAAAGCTGCATTTGGGGAAAGTAAGACAGTTTCATTATGAACTACAGAAAGACAGGAGAGTTTTTAAAGGGACGCATTGAGACAAAGCCAGTCGATATTGTGATCGGAGGTATGCCTGTCTATTATACTGGTTGTCCGTCAAAAGTTAAAGTGTGGGAGGTGTTGGAAACTCCAATGGATGCAGATAGTTCAATAGATATAATGCCTTATCCAACATCTCCAAGATCGCAATGCACTCACAAGAAAAAACTGAGTGAGATAGTGTTTGTTTACGAAACGGATAGAGTTTCTATAGTTGGCGTTAATGGTGATCACGAAACAGGAAAGTCATATATCAAAACTCATACGAGTTTACTAGTATTGATTGATCAGTGGAAAAAAGTCATTAAAGCAGGAATGGTAAATACTGGTATGGAAGTCATGGGTGAAATTGTGTTTGATGAAGAGGCTGAAGACTATGCAATAGAAATAAAAGAAGAGTCATTCCAACAACCTTCGGATCATGATTTATTCGTTGAATCTTTAGAGAAATTTAGGAAAGACATTAACGACCAAATCAACAATAAAATCGATGAAATCCGCGATAGATTTAAAAAGGCCAATACCAGTAACCAAAGAACAGTATAAGATTGTTTATGTGAAATGGAATTGGGCTGCAGCAACTCGTATTGATGAAAACGGGCAGCATTGGATATGGATTTGGATGCCAAAACAAACTCAGAAAATATTGGCTGACTTAAATTTACTGTAAAATGTGAGTTATGTATAAAGGTGGATTTTCAATATTAGCGTGGGACGGATGGGGGTTAGGATTCATAAGAATTAACGCCAGACTTCTCAATGATGGTGTTGATTATTATAATCAACCAGTAAACTGGTTTACATGTACTGGCGAAGAAAAAGATGAATTAATTAAGCGATTAACAGAGAAAGTTACGCATTATTATATAGTTAATTACGAATGAAAATGTTTGAGAAGGGGAGTAGTGTTTGTTGGGATTCTGATCCGAGTAAAGATTCCAGTATCTTTTTTCATGGTATTGTTCATAAGGATGAAGGTGGTGAGTATGTGGAGGTGCAGTCAAGCGACTATAAGAGTTACCTCAAGGGTATAAAAGAAAAATATAAAACAGTCCCTAGCCATGACATCATCAGAAGCAAGGATAGAGATGATGTGTTTGCAATAAGGAGAGGTCGGTTAGAATAATATGGACATCGAAGTATTTGGTTGGTTAGGTTCGGCTTTCTTCGCTATTTGCGCAATACCACAGGCATTAAAATCTTACAGAGAAAAACATGCAACTGGCGTATCAAAATGGTATTTGATATATTGGTTCCTCGGAGAAGTTTTTATGTTAATTTATGTTTGGGATATGGGTGACTTACCACTAATCGCCAACTATATTATGAACATGTTCTTTCTTTTAATAATAGCAAAATATAAATTTTTACCCACAAATAAAATATGAAAGCAATCATTGCAGTTAATAACCGTGGTATCATCGGAAAAGATAATACGTTGCCTTGGCGATGTTCAGATGACCTGAAGCACTTCAAAAAACTTACAGAGGGTCAAGTACTACTCGCAGGTTACAATACATTTCATTCATTACCACCATTAAAGAACCGTACTGTCATCCTTGATCAAAGAGGCACATATCGGGATGACGTGGATTGGTGTATTGGAGGGAAAAAGACTTATGAAAAATACGCTCCTTTGTTTACTGAACTTCACATCTCTAAAATCGATAACGATGACATGGGTGACACTTTTTACCCGGATTTCAGCAAATTGAACCCGGATTGCAAGATTTTCCATTATGATTTTAAGGAAAATGCTAAAAAAATAGTTTAACAAATTCTTAAGTATTACGTATAATATACAAATATGGAGAATCAACCCACAGATGAAGTTTTGGCTGAAAAAGCTGAACGCATCATTGCCCTATCCGACCAGATGGATGAAACGTTCAAACCGTTCAGTTCCTCCCAAAATGCTCTAGCCTCTAAGTCCCATCGTAAATTAGCCATCATGGCTGGCCTCCTTGACATGTACCGCACTGGTTTTGATGCTGGTTATGTGGATGGTGCGAATACCTACGATAACAATAGAAGAATTGCAGTAACACAAGCATTATCAAAATGAATTTAAAACACGTAGCCCTTTATTCCAAACATTGGTACAAGCGCACTGATGATGTGTGGGGCGACTTGATCAAATGCCTTGAAGCAGATGATTATCAGCCTCAAACAAAGTATGATGTTCTTAGCATCATCACCAATAACGTTGCGCCATTATTTAAGCAATGGGGAATAGAGCATTACACTATGGATTTAATTTCATCTATCAGTCCTCACAATTGTTGGAAGCACGGCTACTACACAAAAGATCATCGTTGGGCAGTTGAAAGATGGCCAGAACTCGCTTCCAAAACCTACGATTACTATGAAGCGACCTTATGGTATTTCTTGTCTAAATTAAGTAATTCGACAATTATCGAATTAGGTGGCTTGCCGAAACCATCCAGTAAAATTCTTCCGCTAAATAAACAAGAGAAAGCTAAGAAAAATGAAGTTCACGTTTAACCAGCAGATTTGGGCAGGATGGATGCTGTGCCAGTTTGATGATCCTCAGGTTGCTAAATATAGGAAGTACAAAAAAGTCAAATACCTACCCATCCTTGGATTGTGGTGTTTTTATAAAAAAAGAGACTGATCATGCACGAACAAAGGTACGAATATAAAGTTGTTGAACTATCTATTGCGTATGATCCGTATAAAGTGGCCATTAAATGCGCATTAGATACTCACAGCAAAGAAGGTTGGCGCATGAAAGAATTTTTGATGCCAAAGGATGGGAGTAGTGCGCCACTAATCATATTTGAAAGAGAAACCCTTCCTTATAAAGACTATAATTCATCAATAAAGGATTTCTTGAAAATGAAAATAGGTGATAAGTAATATCTCATCCCATCTGAAGTTTGAAATTATTTATAATATATAAAAAAAAGTTTGATAATTTCATCATAAACCGTATTATTGCAATACCTCAATATTTTCAAATAAAATAATAAACAAATGAATACATTAACAATTAATTCTTTACCTCAAACTAAGCCATCTATTAATTCTCAGATAATTAACATCACCCCTGAATTGGCTGATAATTTATTATCGAGAAACGATATGAATAGAAATCTCAAACCTCATCATGTTCAAACATATGCTGAATTGATGAGAAACAATAATTTTCAATCTCTGAATGGTCAAACAATCAGCATATCGGGTTCACTAACGTCAGGAAAATTACTTGATGGACAACACAGATTAACTGCATTAATTGAAGCCAACGTAACTTTACCTTTTTTAGTGGTTACGGGTTTACCTATGGATGTGTTTACCACAATTGATATAGGAGCGAAAAGAACTGTAGGCGACATGTTTGATATAAAACAAGTTCCATATGGAAGACGAATTGCACCACTAATCGCTTTTTATGCAAGACTACGCAGTCGTACAGAAAACCAAAAATCAAGAAAAGTTGACGGTGCATTAGTTGCTTATAGACTTAGTTCCGATGACATATATAAACTTTATGCATCAATGAAAGAAGATGCTGATGAATTAAACAAAATATCAATAGAATATTGGGAGCCATTCAGGATTATTGGCCCATCACTTATAGGCGGGATGATGCTATATACTCGTATGCACAGCATATATAGGGATCGTGCCGAAAATGAATTTTGGAAAGGTTTATTTACTGGCAAGGAGGCCGATGGAATGGTTTTGGTTTGTCGAAACTTATTGGTAGCAGAGTTAAGCAAGACAAAAGATAAGCGTTCAAGTCCTACTGTATTAGTTGATTGTATAATAAAAGCATATAACACATATTTTAATACTCCAGATAAAATTATACGGCAGTCGTCATTAATGAGTAGTTCCAGAATAGATAAACATTTTATTTTTTCATAATTTTTAAACCCCACAATTTTTGGTTGTGGGGTATTTTTATTTACTAGATGAGATTTTTTTCCAAACGACAACAACAGCAGCTATATATTGATGCGAAAGGAAAATGTAAGCGTTGCGGAAATCCTCTTGAAGATGGATGGCATAGCGATCATATCATGCCCTATAGTAAAGGGGGTGAAACAACCTTAGTAAACGGACAAGCACTTTGTGAACCATGTAATTTAAAAAAAGGCAATAAATATAGTTTTAATCAATTAGAAATGAAGAAAAGAATACCGAAAATAAGAGAAGAGCAGACATTAATTCAACCAGAGATAATTGAAGGATTGCGTCCGTGGCAACAAGATTTTTATAGTCTGCCTTTTAATCGGTATTTGAATAATCATTTTTCTCCCAATCCAGATTGGAATGCATTTCTCTTACATGCAAGCGTTGGAGGGGGTAAAACCCGTGCAGGATTTGAAAGTGCAAAATTATTTGTTTCAAGAGAAGAATTTCAAGTTATTGCAATATCTCCAACAATAAGTATTAAACATAATTGGGAAGAGACCTTTAGAAAAGGAGGAATTGTATTAAATGAGAAATACAAATTCAGAAATGATTGGAGCAATATCGCATATGCCACAGATAAATACTATCAAGGCATCTCATTAACATATGCAACCTTAAGCCAACAAAATAATCTTGAGTTTATTATTAACATCATAAAGAACGCAAATATGAAAGTGTTGCTAATTTGTGATGAAGTACACCATTTAGGGGATAATAAATCGTGGGGGGATGCGATAAGAGAATTAAGCAAATATGTGAAATTTATATTGAATTTAACTGGTACACCATACAGATCGGATAGAAATCCAATACCTAACGTAAAGTATGTGACCAAACTTGTTGGTGAATCTTTAGTGGAGGAATTAGTTACTGATTATTCATATTCGTATGCTCAAGCAGTACGTGATAATGTATGTTGTCCAATCCAATTTTTCCATTTGAGAGATTTTGAAATTGGTGGTATCAAACAAGAAATATTAAGTGATTCTATTGAAGATTCACGTAAATATGGTGCATTACTCAATATATCGTCAAACCATCTAACTAATGCAATTAAGACAATACTTCATGAAGCTAATAATAAGGTAAATGAAGTAAGGAAATATATGCCTAACGCAGCAATTTTGGTTGTTTGTGATAAAATTGAATATGCGACTAATCTTTACAATTCATTGCCTTCTGCAGATGCATCATTAATAGTTTCTAATACAGAAAATGAAGATTCTCATCAAAAAATTCAAGAATTTAAGAAATCAAATAAGAAATGGTTGATTTCAGTGAATATGATTAGTGAGGGCGTTGATATACCAAGAATACGATGTATTGTGTATTTGAGTGCAAAAACAACACCATTATTTTTTAGTCAAGTTTCTGGTAGATGTGTACGAAACCCCAACGTCAATTTAGTTGATAGTAAAGGTACACGTATATATGATCTAGCTTATTTTTTCATGTTTGATTATGCTCCACTTACACGACTTGCCAGAGACATTACATTTAATATGAAGCATTTGATCGGAGAAGAAGAATTTGATAAAATGATTAGTTCTGATACAGAATTTGAGGGGACTCAACCATTACCGTTATTAAATTACAGTGATATTTCAGTTCATGGCATAAGTTTTACAGAAAATGGCATATCAACAAATAATGACGAAAATGTTACGGAGAATGTTATTGGGATGTGTGCTTCCCGATTAGGTATGTCAATTGATCAAACTAGACATATTTTGATTGAAATTGAAAAAGCTAAACTAGAATCCAAACCTAAGTTTGAAATTACTCAAATGCCATTACTATCAAATGAAAATGTTGACGATAACATAAGTCCTGCGGAAAAAGCTAGAAAATTAAGAAGCGAAATATCAACTAAAATCAATCATTTAGTATATATTTCTAATTCATCTTTGAAGAAAAATGATCCTAGAATTAAACATGAGATAGCCAAAATAAGAATACATGTCAATAATGCAACTGGTTGTCATGAGGGTGTCACTGATGTTGTTAATGTGGATGTGTTGAATAAACAAAATATTATGTTGAATCAACTTCTTAAGGAAGCTGCGATAAGAAACGGTAGTGGCCTCTAAAATATTATGGAAATAACGTATAATTTAACCGACCGTGAGATCGCTTTTTTGAAGGCATTAGCTGCAAAGGAAACTCATAAAAATAGGTGGTCTGGTCGATCAAGTGATGATGCATTCATTGCGAAATGGGATAAAGAAATCAGAATATTCAAGGATGCTGAATTAACTGAAAAGAAAGATGGTGGCCATTATGACGAGTACTGGTGCTATGGGTTGAACGCCAAAGGTTTGGAGTTGCAGAAAAAATATCTATGAGAGGCGATACGCGAAGAATAAGTAGACCATACAAGGATAAACCTTGGTTAATAATTCGACATGCTGGCTTTATTGCTTCATTCTTTGGTGCCTGCGATAGTTTTGAAATTGATACCACACATCCTGAATGGATAAAACAAGTCCTCATACCAACCGTTGAAAAGTATAAAGGTTATACTTTGGAGGAATTGAGTAAAATGTCTTTTGATCAATAAAATCATGGAACCACGTAGAACTGTTGAAGACACACTAGAGTTTGCAATAAAGCATAATGAAGGTTATAAGTGTGATATTACATGGGGCGATTTTCTCGAATGTAAAGTATTGCTCAAAACTGATCGAGTTCTAAATTTTACGTGGCGAGAGGAAACTAGCGCGGTGCCGTTCAGTTGTGACGATACGGAAAGGACATACTACACGTTTTACATAATTGTTGCGAGAAAAAGACCTGAAACGGATGACGAGTACTTTAAGCGAGTAAAAATCGAAGAAGATAGAAAAAAAGAATTTGAAGAACGAGAACGTTTGGAATATCTAAGATTAAAAGCTAAATTTGAACAATAAACAATATTCAAGATGATTAAAGATGTATTTGTATTAAAAAAGAATTCGTGGCACGTAAAGCTGATGAGGTGGATTTGGGGTTACGAATATTATGAATTTAGGAATATGTGTCCATATTTCTGGTTATCAGTTCTTAATGTCATTATTGTGACTCCGTTCGCAATTTTCGTTGGTGTAAAGAACTTACTTATATCAATTGGAAAGCAACTTTCAATACCGTTTGATATGTATAACGACTATTGTGATCGCAAGCATCGTGAATGGGTAGATCAAATGCGATTGAAAGTTCAAAAAGACATTGCTGATGGAAAGGATACTGAGTTCCTGAGAAGACTTTTTGCAATGCATACAAAAGATTTTAAAGGTGGTAAGAAATACAGATCACTTTGGTACAATTTGGATTATGAAACGACCCAAACAGTTCAATTAAAATACTATCAAAAACTGGTGGCCCAAAACGAAAGGGAAAAAGAGTTGGCTAAAGAGCGAGAAGTAAGCAGAACTAAGCGAATTGCAAATACCACGATGTGGATAAAAAAATCAGCAAAATTCATTCTAGCTGCCATCGGTATTGGTGTTCTATATCTTTTATATTTGTTAGTTAGTTGGTTGATCACACTGAATTGGTTGATTATAGGTAAATGGACGTTACTTATTCTCGTGGCCTGCGTCATCATTAGTGCTGCACTTCTAATTCTTTATGGTATTATTAGGCTTATAATAATGCTGATATGTAAATATGCAAAATACTGCATCCCTTGCGAAGAGCGCAGAGCCAAGATTGGTGGTGCATTGAGAACCACTGTATCTCCTTTCGTATGGTTGGGGAATGGAATTGCAACTTTGTGGGAAGTACTGAAAGCATTGAAGAAGGACAACTGCCCCGGTATTGATTGGGAAGAATAAATAATGCGGCGATGGATAGAAGAGAAAAAATAATTGTTGGGCACAATTTTCTTGAAAGACATGTTTCGTTAGGAAGAGAAGTTGGTTTATCGTATGAACATGTCATAGTTAAGCGTGAAGATTGGGAAGCAATAGTTGAATTGTTCAATAAAAATCCATCGCTGGTTAATCTTTTACGTAAGCCTGAAATCATACCAGCACCTACTGAAAACGTCAAGCCTAGATTTGTAGTGACAGTGGGTGATGATAATTGCTGGTTAACTGAAGGTACTGCTGGTGACCCACCACGTACTTTGGACTATAATAGAGCCAGACGTTTCCATAGCGAAATAGCTGCTAGAGCGGCAATCAATAAAGCTTTGGAAACTCACCCTTTGTTATTCCGCACCTACAAAATAGTATCTATAAAAAAATAACTTTTGTACGTTTTTTACGTATAAAAAGGTATGAATGGACGAAAGTTTTCAATTGCTGACCTTTTGGTTCCTGAAGAACTAGCTGAAAAAGCTAAAGAATCTGGTTTTCAGGACTATTGTATTGCTAATTATTATGTTTTTGGAAGTGGGCGATTGAACGAAAATGGGAGGTATGGTGAAACTGAACCATATCTATTCATTGAGGGTGTTAATCCTGACACTAATTTGGATGTCCACGACACTGAAACGGAATTACATAAGTTTGCTTACCATCTTCTTGAAGTGCCCATGTACCAACAACTTATTGATTGGTTTCGGGAAACTCATAAAATCAAAATTGATATAGGTCACAGTGATGCGGTTGGAACCAACAGAGTGGCCCTATGGCGTTGGAACTATGATAATGTTGTAGGTAAGTGGGAGCGCATAGGGATTATTCAATCCTATGAAAATTACTACGATGCTGTACGAGTTGGGATTGAAAAAGCATTTGAACTGTTATGAAGAATGTCATCGATCATGTTGATGATCTCATCGAGATTGCAGAAAACATCGAACCTTATAAGATCACAGTTCTTACTGGCTCCAATGGTGCTGGTAAGAGTATGATTCGGAAAATCTTAGGGCCAAGAATTGCTGCAAAACTCAAACGCGATGAAACAAAAAATATCGTGGCTCAAACCAGTATGCAACAAAGAACTGAATCGCGTCCAGACTTCGGTGCATTAAGTGGCATCATGCGTGACGTTGATTGGTCTCCGACATCTATTGAGACTATTGGTAAGATAAAAGCTTTGATCAAAAATTGTGGAGATCGCTATATAGTCATAGATGAACCTGAGATCGGGATGGGTGAGGAAACCGTGATGGGTCTTGTTCACTATCTCAACAAAACGTTGAGAAATCTAATTAAAAATGAGAAATGTCTCGGTGTGATGATAATCACCCATTCACGTTTAATCGTTAGGCATCTCAAAGCAGATAACTTTGTAAACATTGATGGTCTGGATAAAGATCAATGGGTTAATAGAATCATTGAACCTGTTGATTTGGACGACCTTGAAGAAAGATCAAATTTGGTATTCAGGGAAATTCAAAACAGAATAAACGCCAATAAGGAAAAGAAAGACTGATGGAGATTTGGAAGCTAATACCTTCTTCCATATTAGGATTTGAAAACACCACCTATTTTGTTTCCAACCAAGGAAGAGTAAGAAGTAAAGATTATATCATGAAACTCACCCCATTCATTAAGAGTGGGTATCTGAGTGTAAATATCGGCAGAAAACGCAGACGTGTTCACGTACTGGTTGCCAGCGTCTTTGTAGATAATCCAGAAAACAAACCTTTTGTCGATCACGGAGATAACGATGTGACCAATAATGCCGCATGGAATCTCAAATGGGTTACCCACCAAGAAAACATGGAGTTGAAAAAACTTCGAGGTGGGAAGAAACGACCGAACGCCAGATTCACTAAAAGGCAATCTTTTTACATCTATTCGATGAAAGGGATAAAAACCTCACGAGTACTAGCCAAAGAATTAAAGTGTCTTCCTGAGAATATATCTGACCTTTGGAGGGGCGTAGGGAAGCATTTCAGCGAACATAAGATGTTGTATGAAACAGCACAGATCGCTAATTAAACTCCTTTTAAATCCAATTCTGAGACGTTTTGGGTGGTCTATTGTTAGCTGCTTCGATAGCGACCGTTTTCTCCATTATAAATTAAGGAAATACCCGGATTTTTGCCCTCTCCAGAAAAAATAATTTTTTTCATCTTTTCTTGAAAAGTTTGCATTATTCAAGAAATGATGTATTTTTGCTAAGTGGATTTCGATATAGAATATGCAGAAGATATATGTGTCTGCATTCATGAAATATACTCATTTAAACAAACTGAGAAATTTATTGTTGGTAAAGAATACGAGTATTTCTATACTCCATTATCTATAGAAGCAAGGCGCGGTGAACTCCCTCCTGACGAACACTACACAATATTTTTCACACCACACCCTTATGATGAGAATACGATTGCTATTTTTTTAGCACCCGAAGATTTCCATAGACATTTCAAGGTAACGGATTTTATTATTAAAAACATAACTAACATAGAATAGATGAAACAAGCAGGTAGAGGAACTTGGACTGAAGAAGAAAAACTGAGACACAGTAAAGAAAGATCAGGACGACATAAAAACACAATACTTCAATACGATTTCGAAGGCAACTTCATTAAAGAGTGGGAAAGTATCGCACAGGCTTCCAGAGATTTAAAATTAGATTATAATTTACTCATTAAGTGTTGCCGTAAAAAGGCAAAGAGCGTTGGAGGTTTCCAGTGGCGTTATGGTGAAACAGTTAAACGAGTTGTCGAACAGTACGATCTACAAGATAACTTGATTAAGGAATGGGATTCAATTAATTTACCCGCTCGTCATTACAACATTCATCCATCATCTTTGAATGCTTGTGTTAATGGTAAGTCAAAAACTGCCGTAGGTTTTAAGTGGAAATATAAGACGGTGGATGAAGTCGAAAACCATGACACCATTGAACCATATAAAACTCCCCTCACAATCGAACCTTATGATAACACCAACAAAGGTTTCAAACCGATCCTTCAATACAAACTCAATGGTGATTTCGTAAGAGAATGGGATAGCATCGTTGAAGCATCAAGTCATTACGGAAAAACAAACGGCAGCATGATCAGTGCTTGTTTAACCAACAAACATCACAGTGCATGGAATTATCAGTGGAGGTACAAAACAGATAATTACCCGATGAAAATACAGCCCATCAAAACGTTTCTTCAGTATGGGTTGGACGGTAAATTCATTAGAGAATGGGAACGTCTATACGTCATCGAAAAAGAAATTGGTGTAGATAAGGAAGGCATCTATGGCTGCATTAAAGGAACCCAAAAAACAGCAGGTGGTTATCAGTGGTTGGAAATGACGGATACTACATATCCATTGGAGATTCAATCATTAATTAAACCTGAGGTTGCCAAACGGAAAACAAATCACATCCCCGTTCTTCAATATAAACTTAACGGTGAGTTCATGAAGGAATGGACATCAATCAAAGATGTTGTCGCTGAACTAGGTATCATCAGAACAAGCATAGTAGCATGTTGCGAAGGTAAACTTAAGAAAGTTGGTGGATTCGCATGGCGGTACAAGCAGGATGGCGAGATCGCTCAAAAGATTCAACCTATCCAGATCATTAAACAATATGATTTGAACTGGAACTTGATCAATGAATTCGATAATCTTCGCGAAGCTTCTAAAGCTTCTGGCTGTAGAGCAAGCAGTATTTCAAACTGCTGTGCTGGCAGACTAAGCAAGACTGGTGGATTCTTCTGGAGAATTGTAAAATGAATGGCGAAATAAAATACGAAGTCAAGATACATAACAATTACATTAAGATATATCTTGACGATACATTACACGTTGCCATTAAACAAAGTGATTTGATAGGTATTCATGCTTATAAGAATGCAGATTGCACCTATTGTATTGAATACCACACCCCAACCAAGATGATTGTTTGTGAGTACAATACCCCGGAGAAATGGAAATCAATATTAAAATTAGTTGACGCTTTAAAATTATAAGTAAATAATATATGAAAGAAAAATTCACATTTTTTTGGGGAGGCATTTTCAGTCAATGGTGTCCATCTAAATTCATTATAGATGGTGTTGAATATAACTGCTGTGAGCAATACATGATGGTTAAGAAAGCATTGCTATTCAATGATTTTGAAACTGCAGCCAAAATTATGGCCACAAAAAAACCAAAAGATCAGAAACAATTTGGTCGGGAAGTGAAGAACTTCAACAAAGATTTGTGGGAGAAATGGTGTAGAAAATTTGTTTACGATGCCAATTATGCAAAGTTCTCACAAGACAGTGATCTCTATGATGGATTAATGCTCACCAGAGGAACAACGTTAGTTGAAGCTTCTCCTGAAGATAAGATTTGGGGTATTGGATTACGTGAAAGCGATAGCCGTGCGTTAGATCGCAATACTTGGCAAGGAACCAATTGGTTGGGTGAAATCATAACCACAGTAAGATCAAATTTTGAAGAAGAAGAAAGGGAAGCTTTCAGGAGTTAAGATTAATTATGTTCAAATTAATTGTTGCTGGCTCCAGAGGTTTTAATAATTATGGCTTTCTTAAAGAAAGGTTAGATTATTATTTATCCAAAATTGAGGATGAGATCGAGATCGTGTCTGGTACAGCCCGTGGTGCAGATAAGCTTGGAGAGAGGTATGCTGAGGAACGTGGTTACTTAATTAAGCGGATGCCTGCCGATTGGGGAAAATATGGACTTAGGGCTGGTTATATTCGCAATGAAGAGATGGCAATGTATGCAGCACCCGATGGAGGATGTGTTTGTTTTTGGGATGGAATAAGTTCAGGTACTGGTCACATGATTGATCTGGCGAGAAAACATAAACTTAAAGTCAAAGTAATTAAGTTTTGAGAGGTAAAGGAATCATCATCAAAAAGTACTGCAACTGTGGTAAGTATCAACCTAAGAGTACAAAAGGTGTGATCATCACAGACTGTAGAAATTGCGATGGAGCAAAGAAACCAATTGTCTGTAGATGAGAGAGAAAAGAAAAGAGTTGAAGTTCGATCCTGATCGACTTGACGAACTTTTAGATGAAGTGACATATGATCTGATTCAATCAATCATTATCGAAAAGGAGAGGAAGAGAAGCAAGGAAGTGTGGACTGAAGTTAAGATAAATGCAGCTATTCCGAAATGGATTGGTACGGGTGTGCTGAATGGTCTGGAAGAAGGCGATAAATTCATAATGACAGTGATGCTTGAAGAGTTATTAAGACATGTAATTAATGCACATACAAGTTTTGAAATACAAAGAGAAACATCATTCATCTACACACTTGCGTTCGGAATAACGAGACGATTATATGATCGGGGTAAGTTGAAAAGATTTTCAAAAAGTAAAGATATAATTGAAACAAAACGTAAGGCAGAGACGTTTGCCAAGGATTTGATTGAAGATGTTGTGAAGTTTTATCAATCGCCAGTAGTTTCCAAATATGTGAACGATCTCAGAACTTTGTATGGTAATACTATTACGATGGAAGCAGAAGTATCTACGCTATACGTTGATTCATTTACGTGGAAAAATTTTAAAAAGGACAAACTAATAAAAATATCGTTCGAATCTCTAAGGGAAAACACTTAGGGGGTGACGTTGTAAAAATTTAAAAAAAATAAAAAAGGTACATCTTTAAAGATAAGTATATGAAAATGAATAGAGAAGAGGTTTACAGGCTCCTTGACGGTGAGCGGGAGTATCAAGATTCGCTAGGAACCGATAGAACTGATGGTGTAAATAGAACTGTAGGGGATTATATTACGATGCTACAACATTATCAGATGGAATTGGTGCGCCAATGGACGCTAAATCCGGGCTGTGAGCAAGCATTGGACGTTATTCGTAAGATAGGCGGTATCTCAGTTCATTGCATGGAAGATCATGGGGCACCTCCACGTAAAAAGGTTAATGTGACCTACGACAACGACTACGAGCATTAAATTTATAAAATATTATATAAATTTATGATATTTTTGAAAAAAAGTGGGGATTTTGCCTTAGGTGGGTATTTTTTGGACAAAAATCTTGTATTTATTTTGTGTATAGTACATTAGTTGTACATACAAATTAGCAATCTCATTATAAATAACAATTTCCCATCTTTATGGCAAAAATTATTGATCCAGATTTACTGGCAGATGGTTCGGTTGACAATGGCTCTACCGAAGTCTATATTAATACAACAAATAAGACCATTAAATTAAACGAAACTGGTGATTTATCCAGTGACGGTCTTACCATTAAAGCCCTTTACTCTTTCTTAAAGGAAGAATGGCGTAATGACCCTCAAACCAAAAATTTAGCTGCCTTTGACTTCCCGATGAACCCTATCACGGACGAATTCTTCGAATTTGTTAATGGTTGGGAGTTACTAGATGCTGGCGCAATTCAACTCATTCGTGATGGTGGATTTCTTGTAAGAAATACCTCAGGCAACGTAATTAAGCATTTTGCAGGGATTAGAACTATCGGTACAGTAGAAGGAGATGACCAAGTTTATTATAACCAAGGCAATGGTGCTACTGATTTTGTTTATTTAGGTGCCGTTAACGAAGTTGTTCAAATCATTGATGACCCTAATGGTGATGCAAACTATGGTGATGGTTATAATAGATCGTCAACATTTCAGGTCTTCTTGCGTGAACAAGGTCAGGTCTACTCTCAGTCTTCATTGAATTCAATTGGTGCAACTGATCTCTTAGCACCTAAAGTGTTTGCCTTCGCGTTAAACACAAGTACTGATTTGAAAATTAGTGAAGATGATAGCACTATATCTGGTGATACACCATATAGTGAAATAACCATTAAATATTTCGATCAGCCATTCACTAAAGATATTGATTCAACAACAGATAGAAATTTTGGTATCGTAATAGATGTAGGCACTCATTCAGGAGTTGATGGTTCAACTACTGCAGGCGGTACTACGTTGACAAGTGCAGAAGGTGGAATAGCTGGTTCTGATTACATTGGTGGAACGTTAATTATCCATGAAGGGGCAAATGCTGGTACTTATAATATAAGTGGTACTCCGGGAGCAACAACAGTTGTAATAACTACAACTTTCGCAAGTGCTGTGAGTAATCAATCATTCACATTATACAGAGCAGTTCCTGTCTCTGCAACTGCGGAAGAAATTTATGAAAAGGTGCAATATCAATTGCGTCAAGACACTGACATCGATTCAACCACAAATTCAGTTATTGGTAAGACAACAGACGAATTATTAAGATTTGTAGGTGATACGTTGGTTTGCGGTAGCGCACTCCCAACTAACCCTAACGGTGGTGGTAGTGGTGTATTAATTGAAGGATTCCAGTCTGCAGATACTAACAGAATTCAGTTTACGGATAATACCGGAACATTAAGAACATATCCATTCGTTGCGGTATTAACTCTTAACTTTGGTGCTAACTTGGTTGCTGATGCTAGTGCTAAATATTGGGTTTATTTTACCACTCTTCCGGGTGCTGGAAATGATTTTAATGAATCTGGCGCAGTGTTAGTTGAAGACAATGATGGTAATCCAATGACTGGTGATATTTCAGGTCAGAACAGCATTCAATTATCTTTCAATTATGATGCTAACGAGCAAGGTGGTAGAACTGCAGCTACGGATGCTGATGTGACTGTTGTAGGTATTGGTTTGACAACTGGTCAGTATGTAAAAGCTACTGGTACAATTGCAAGAAGTACTACTAACAGTGTTTCATTGGTTGCTGCTCTTGAACGTAACTATCAAAACCCTTAATTAAATGAAGGGATATTGTCCATATAGCGGTTGCACTGAATTGAATGATACTTTTTATGGTATTTCACATCCATATGAGAATAGTTGTGTCAACAAATGTATCAACTGTAATCAATGGTCTTTATACAATCCTGATAATGGCGGTCAAACAGAACTACCCGAAGAATTAAGAATTGATGAAGCATGGGAATTAAACAACTAAAATAAACAAATAACTTAAACAACAAAAACAAACAAGGGAAACAAAACATGGCACAAATCAGTCTAGCAGACAATTTATTAGTGACAAATGAAGCAATTACTGGTAACGGTGTTTTTAACATCTGGACTAGTAATATCATCAACAACAGTAACTCAATACCATCATTGAGACTAATTACCGAGTATGCGAATATCGTACCTGATAGTAGAAGTAGCAATGTGGCAAACACTTTCGGAATTACTATAGTAGTTGAATCTCAAATAGGAACTAAGTGGTTCCCTATTGCATATCAATTTAATAATTTCAATACTCCGGGTAATGGAGATACTAGAATTATTTTATTACAACCTGATATTAGTACTGATAATGCTGGTATCGATGATGATATGTATGTTGCAGGTAACACCATTGCAAAAATTTCACGTCAACAAGGAAAATTAGGTTCAAATTTTCGTGTTAAACTTGTATGCCAAGAAAATGGTTATGGAGAAGCTGGCTCATTTCAGTCAGTCAATGTAAGTATTTTTGGTGAAACATTTGAATAAAAATTTAATTGTGTAAAATTTGAATGGTGTATCTATACAGTTGGTATAGATACTCCATTTTTTTGATAAAAAATGTTTAAAGACCCTTCAGTAAACATGAATACTAATCAGTTATGGCTACAGTTACATCTCAACTTACTCGAATACACGATCTTGAAGGAACGCTAGTCACCGTTTCTATAGGTGGTGGGCCGGGGGCTGCAGCCAATACTGATATTTTCATTCAAGGTGCTCAATCATTAGGTAGACGTACCTCCAACGTTACGGATGGTGGATACTTAATAGATGATGCCACATCAAACAACCTTTCAGCAGATAATGTTCACATTGCAGCATGGGTATGGGTTACTCACTATTCTGTGGTAACTGCCATGAAAATAAGGATTGCAAGTAATAGTGCTGTAACCAATTATGATCAACACCTAGTACCATTATCGTCAATTCCCGCAACTGGTGGTTGGATGAGAGTATGGATAGATATTTCAAGAACTCCAGAAGAAGTTGGTGGTACTGGACTGGATGAAGCTGCTGTTAGATATGTTGGCCCTGTGCTAACAATTCCAACAGTTGGTGGTAACGTTGCCAACATGATCCTTGATGCAATAGACTATACCACTGGTGGGTTATTATTGACAGGTACAGCAGGTGCTTGGTCTGATTTTACAACTGCAGATAATCTTGCTGCAAATAAATATGGTGTATTGATTGTTAACTCCGCAATCTATTATTGCTATGCCAGACTTACGTTAGGGTCAGCATCGTCATTAATTTTCAATCAAAGTAACTTCGTATTAGTATTCGCAGATCAGCCACTTGTTTCAACGACATTCATGGGAATAACAATTGATCTTCAAAACGCAAGTACAAATATAGATTGGGCATCTGGTGTGATTCGTTCAGCCAATAACACTATTAAAGGCGACATCATAGTTACAGGCACTGCGGGTGATTTCGATGCAGTCTCAATGACACTATCTAATCTTCGCGCTATCACGTTAACGTCAGCAGTAACATTAACATCCTGTAATATTTCTTCTACTGGTTTAATCACACAGGCTGGTGCAACAATTACTGAATGTACTGTGGCAGGTCAAACAGGAACGGCTGCGTTATTATCAAATGCTCCTAACTTGATTACGAGTACCACCTTTACTAGTCCCGGTACTGGTCATGCAATACAAATCACAACTCCGGGCACATACACTTTTTCAGGCAACGTATTTGTTGGTTATGCTGGTTCTAATGGAAGTACTGGTAATGAGGCAATATACAACAATTCTGGTGGTGCAGTCACACTTAATATTACCAATGGTGGTAGCACTCCGTCAGTAAGAAATGGTGCTGGTGCTTCAACTACAGTCAATGCGAACGTTCAAATAACATTAACAGGTTTGGTGAATCCTAGTGAGGTTAGAGTATATAACTCTGGAACTACAACTGAAATTGCAGGACAAGAGAACGTAACGACTGGAACATTCGTATTCTCAACTGGTGCAGGAGTGTCAGTTGATATTAGTATTTTAGCACTCGCATATCAGATACAAAGAATAAAAGCATATTCAACTACGAATGATGCAACATTACCGATACAACAAATTATTGATAGACAATATTTAAATCCATAAGATATGGCGACAGTTACGATAAATGGTGGAGAAAAGACAATAACGATTTCAGATGAAGGATTTGATGTAACTATTACTGCAAAAGAAATTTATTCGAGATGGAAAGAATGGATACTTACAAATCCTCAATGGGAGCCTGCTTTCAGAACCTTTGGTGGTGACCCTTTGGGTGGTGGTAGCTTTGCTGGTGACTTTTATTTCTTAAACAATGTTGCTGGCTGGAGAATAAAACCTGAAGAAAAAAATCATACGCTAACCATCAACGGTAATTTATTTGCAGAGAATACATCAATAGAATTATTCTTGGGTACTGTTGGTAATTATACCGTTGCAATTCGTCAAGGTTTCTCTTCACTTACACAGTTAATACAAGCTGGTAGTGGTTTAAGTAATGAGCAGTCCATACAATTAAATGAATTACATAAGATTCATGGTTTGAATCCAGCTAAACCTTTGGTGGTTAATCCACTTAAGAGATATGTGGATACTGACATCGATCAAAGTATCATAAAGAATGGTGATGAAGTCACCATACAAAGAAATTAATTATGATTAAGATCGATCCTTTGAGTATAGCGTTGCAAGGTATCTATGCTGGATCGAAACCGTTGAACATGGTTCTCAATGGATGGCAGGTTGAGATTGTCATTAATGATAGTCCAGCACCAAATGTTCAACCTAAACCAGTACCTGATTATTATGCTGGCATTGGCGTTGGTGGTGGAGTATCAACAAACAAGATTTACAGGCAACCTGAACAGAAAAAAGTAAAGATTGTTACTGTGACGTGCGAGAAAGATGGCGTTGTTCTTAAGAAGTCGAAGAAGTTTAAAGACATAAACGTGTCAATTGACAATATTGAGGTGGAAATTATTGAAACAAAGAATAAACCACGTATCAATATAAAATTGGCCAAATAAATAGTATTTATGACAATAGCAGTATGGAAGTTTTTTACACAGATAAGGAAAAGGTATTTAAATGTAACGTAGAGGTCGAAGGAGCCTCTATGGACGATACTTTTGTTAGGTTGATATTAGACTTCGATGGTATTTGCTATTTGTTTAAAGGCACTGTGAGCGATTCTGGTAAATGCAAGGTTAAGGTGCCAGCACTGAAAAATTGTCCTAAGAATTCTGGAAAGGTTACTCTTGAAGTTGTCGCTGAATCCACATTATTCGAATCGTGGGAAGATGATTTCTTAATTAAGACTAACAAGGCAGTTGCAGTTAAAAAGACTGATGACGAAGATGAAGAGGAAAAGACATCCAAACCTCAGGTTAAAGTGATCAAAGAAACAGAGATTAAAAGTTTCAGCGATTTCTATAAGGAGTTTATATTTGAAGGTAAAGATAGATCGAAGGACTTCTACGATTTCAGACCATCGGATAAGGCGGTTAAAGTTTTAAGAGAAAATAAATACGAGACATCAAATCCAGTCTCAAAAATCTTCATGTATTACTTGGACAAAACTGTTCTATAAAATTGTCATGGATGATGTGGCGAAATGGGTTATCCGCTACCCGTGGACTGACACCACAATCCTTCTCGATTAAGCTGATCGCATTCAATGCTCCCTTAATTTAGTAAGGTAATAAAAACACTTAGGTTCGGGATAGAGGCAATCGACTTCCGATGCAGGTTCGAGTCCTGTCATCATCCACAATGCATTACAATGTGCTAATTCGATGATATGCGAGGGAACATTGTTCTGCTAGTACTGGTGTGCGAAACGGCTTAAAATGCGTCTGGTGAGATCGTGGACGCTGCCAGTACTATTTATGTAAACACCATGATGGAGATCAATACTAATGCAGAAAGAACAGCAATCAATATGGCTGTTCTTTCGCTTTTATCGAGTTTCCGTTTCATAGTGCTTTGGATATAAGAACAAAGGTGATGAAAATTATGATAAAATTCAAGATCGTATTCTTGATCTTTATCAATGCGGGAGGAAATTCAGGGTCTAGCTTGATTTCGTAGAACTTCTCGCAGATGTACAGCATGACCATGATGGCCACCATACTGAACATTGTTAATTGGTCTGCACTCATCTTTTCACATTCACATTTTTTGCGACCACCTGATCAATAACCAACTGATAATTCAGGACGGTGTTGTGAAGGCTGTCAATGTAGGTTATTAATTCTTCCTTGGTCATGCTACCTAAGTCCAAGATAGATTTGAGTTTAAAGGCTTTTTCGGGTGTGTCCATGCTTAGACGTGTTTAAGGAATAGTCTCTTACGAGTGCTCTTGAAAGTGCGGATAACACAATGGGTTAACAAAAGCATGAAAATTGAAGCAAGACCAACTATGGGTATAAACCAAGCAAGAACGCACTTCTCAAACGTATCGATGTCCTTCGGGTTTGTGCTCTTATGATTCAGAAAGCCCTGATTGATCAGAACTATCGTGAGTTTCCGGGCGATGATGAAATTAAGTACGAATGCGATGAGCACCATTATGATGATTGGCCATCCGTATATTGAATTCTGTACTGCTTCCATTTCGTTAATCATAGTTGTATTGTTTAACTATGTTATTATACGCAATATGGGTCAATAAGGTTGCGTAAAAGATGAATTATTTATCTTTCTTTGGCATGTAGACCCAAATAGCATTATACCCTCCATAGTTCATAAGGAACTCCATTACTGGCTTCGAGTATTCACCGTAGGTTGGACAAGATATATGAACGATCAGTTCCTTACCACCAGCTTGCTTGTCATAATCAATTCCCTTAATTAAGACCCAATGATTGGTGTGCCATTGGTGCTTGCGATCACCCATTGCATTACCGTCCTGATGTACCTCAGCAATACCCACATAACCTTGACGGATAAGCCCATCAACATGCTCGGCCCAATCTCGAAACCCTTCCCATGAAGGATTGCCAAAAGTCTGGTATTGATGATCGTCCCGTTTACGTCTTATTGGTAATTCGGTATGGTGGTATTGAACGATACCTGCGAATCTTAGCTTCCATAAAGCTTCAATGATGCAATCATATGAAGTGCCATCGATACGTCTGAGGTATTTGTCGTAAATTTCTCGTACTGGTAGGCCAGTAATTCCCGCAAGACAGCAAGGCCCACAATCACCACCCGGATTAATACCTTGATGCTTCTGCGCTTTATATTCCAATATCATTATAACATGAACAAATGAATGAAACCTGCAATTGCAGCAAAAACAACCATCATGATACCTACTGTTTGCAGACCTAATTTTGAACTACGTGGCATTTTAAAGGGGGTTTAAAAGTTAAAAATATGTTTACTTAAAATCTTCCGCAACAAGGACAAGATATGGTGGCTACCAACCAAGGGCGACACTCTAAATCCTTCCTTTTAATTATTTTTTCTTTTTCTATTGCTTCGTTCACAAAAATTTCGTGTGCAGGAATGTGACAGTCTGTAAGATGAAATTCGTCTGTCCAGAATGCGTCAAGGTCTTCATCTTGCTCCACAATCTTTGATACAGTTCCAACACAATGTTTATGTTTACCAAAGACAACCTTATCGTTGACACAAAGGTGTTTAGATTTTTTTGATGTCCATTCTAATTTGATGCGACTTTCATCTACGACATTGCCAGCAACAAGTTTACTGGCCTGCTCTCCATAGAGTATTGGGAAATCTCCATCATTAATACGTTCACCTTTCTCATCGAGTTCGATCAAAGCCAGTACTGGCGTATTGAACGAATAATCGTATGGGTTTTGATCGAGACTTACTACTACGTATTTTTTCATGGTTGATATTTTTTTGTAGTTGAATGAAGCTGAGGGAGCACTGTGTTACTTGGTTCTAAGGTAGTATCGCAACCCTTCGCATATAGCGAATCACCTTTCCTCAACTCGCTCACCTCACTTTTAAGGGGCGTGAAAACTCACCGTCTTCACACACCCACTTCACTCAAAGCAAAGTATTTTTTACGAGCCATCCTATACACAACGTTAGCCAAGGTGAGGCAAGTCCTAGAAGCATTCTGCTAATGAAATCATTCGCATAGAACTCTTCCTTTAATGTACCGACATCATGATTTTTGAAAAGACCAATTACCAACATAATACCGATAGCTTGACTCAACACAATTTCTGGCATCATACCGAAACCAAATACAGGGAAGATGAACCAATTGTAAAAATTGAAGAATACGACTCCCCATGAAAATGCATTCCAGAGGATCATGAGGATGAAAATACCTAAAATTAAGAGGAAACCCATTTTATTTTTTTGTTTCGTGAACTTGTTAACTTATACGCAAAGTTAAGGAAATTGTTTTAGTTGGCAATAACGTTAGGTATATTTATCAGGATCGCTGATTTTGTAAAAAATAGTTAACAGTAAATTAAGGATGTTATAAAATGGCAAAACCCGCTACAACTGAGTTGAACGGGTTCGTAACTGTTTTACCACCGTGGGCAATCAGCTAATTAATGATATGTAGGGCAAGTGTGCGGGCTGCAAGCAGCAACTGTAGCCAGTACCATCACAATGACAATAAGAGTCCAGATAAATCTTTTCATGACTATAAATAGGTTAAGTGTGGAAATTTGTATTTAAAAAAGCCACCGAAGATTACTCCCCGATGGCTTTAATGTTGGACTCCCACCAACTTTAAGGTTCCATCAACTGTCACCTCTAACCCATTTTGTGTCATTGACTCACTAACATGCCTGCAGCTTGTCAACGGGAGCCATCCCAACGGGTATGTAAGCGAGATTCCCGCCTGCCTGTTTACAACACTCGCTATGCCGTTTATCAGGACTTTGCACCCGGATTCGTACTATCGGTCTTTATTTCAACATAACCGGGAATTGGTTCACCCGATACCTCCTGATGAAAGTCAGGCATCCTTCTATTAGAACATATGTTTTACTCTGATCGTGCGGGGTTGTCACCCGCTTCTGCCTCATTCGGGAGGCATGTTTTAAAATCCTATCTAAACTAACCGATCAACCGTCCAGCAATCCCTCCGGGATTCTATCTATGCTGTTTTAGCAGCCTATGCACAAATATACGTATACTTTTCAAAATTGTTTTAATAACAGCGCATAAAAAAACCTCTTATTGGGCTAGATAAGAGGTGTTTTGATTTGTGAACTTGTTTCTTTCACCTATACCAATATGGGAGAGTTTACTTGTATTTTATATTTGTTTTGAGCGAAAAGAATTTCATCCATCGTCCTACAATTCACAATCAATTCACCTTCGTCAAACTCTTCACCCCTAACATACTCATCGAATGTTGGGAATGGTTCGAGAACTTTGTATAGGGAGTATCTATACTTGTCCCTCTCGTCATTTTCAACTACAATTGATCTGGATGCCACGACCACTCCATAATTGCAGAGTAAATCGAATTCTTGTTCATTGCAGTTGCCCGAAGCCCCTTTGCTGTTACTAGTTTTTGTCATAAAAAATATAGGTTATTAAGTGGTAAATACAGTGGTAAATATACTGCTGCTGTTTGACATTAACAAATGTAAAGGGTTAATCGATATAGACCAAAAAAAACCCTTGATAGGTAATATCAAGGGTTAGATTGCAGAAAATGCTTTTATAGTTGCTATGCCTCCACTTCGTCAAGAAGTTCTTTGTGATCGAAGACATATTTCAGGGCTTTAACGAACTTGGAAAACTCCATTTTTTGCTGCTTCTTAGTTACCTTCGCAACTTTACGAGCGTTTCGGGGGGTTTTCTCTTTACGTGTAAGAGTTTCGGATTTTTGGGAAGATTCTTCCGCAGCCTCAGTTTCTTCAGTATTTTCTTCGCGAACTGCCTCAGAAACTTCGGTCGTGGAGAAGTTTTCGTTGTACTGGCGACCATATGTGGTGTCCACGTAGATGTTTGGCTTGGGTTCGAGTTTGAATAACTCCTTCATCACGTCCTCATGCACCTGCCAGTTGGCCTTGGGTTGCTTCAACCCTTCTTTGGTGACCATCGATCCGGGTTTATTGGCATCCTTTGTCTTCAAGGTGAAGCGAATCACGTTCTTGGTCAATTTCTCAGGATACCGCCTGAAGATTACGTTTCCACCATAGATGTTCTTTGAAACTGTTTCAACGGCTTTGATTACGTTTTTCGGATTTGCGTTAGTTTTCATAAATTGGGCTTTAAAGGTTTTGTAAAAGTTTGGTTTTAAGTCCTTGTTTTACGTTACTATTATTCAAACTCGTGCCAATCTTGAAAAGTTCCTATTTTATGGTAAAATCACGCTTTTTTGACAGGTTTATACTATTTAAAGTGGAATTCAATCAACACTTTGGGGAAAACTAACCACGAACCTGATCCTCAACACGTTGGAAGCGAGTGTGTCTGCTCTTTAGAAAGCTGCAAACCAGTATGCCAGTACCTGAATTGATGGAAATATAGTCATCACCTACCTGATCTACAACCCCTTCAAAGCCGTAATATGCAGATTCTCCATACTTATAATGAGTACCAACAAAACGAACTCTATCCCCTAATTCAGGGATATATTTGGATTGTACTCGATTTTTCGATGACCCAAATAAGGATAGGATGAATTTCTCTAACTTCTCTCCTAAAAATTTTTCTATCTTATTCATTGTGTTGGGCATTAATATGAGGAAATTTTGATGTTTACTTGCTTTTTGACCTTAATTTATTAAACGGATGCGGCAGTAAAAGGTTACATATAAACGAAAAAACCCCAAACATAATTCGGGGTTTTCGTTCAACAACTTAAATCAATTACTTTTTCATGGCTGTAACATTAGATTTAATAAAATGATTTCTACAAATAAGAAATACTTAGGACTTAAATATACGTAAAATTTCTGACAATGTTTACGATAATGGTCTTAATCTTAAGTAAATTACAACTTCAATCAAGACAAACGCCCATATGAACATTCCCGGTAATTTGAAGAAATATTGTGTAAAGACAGCAAGTGATATGCCGACAAGAAATGCAATATAGTCGTAGTAGCGCAATTTAGAAATCATATTTCAACGGTCTGTGTTGGGACTTTCTCTTTAAAAGAATAGTGATTGATGTTTCCTGATGCGTTCATGATCGCGAAATCTTTTTCCATTTGATGGCGACCTTTAGCCGTTTGTGGGTATATTTCTGCATTTACAATGCTTATCCCCTTGGATGATTTGAACTCTTGTACTGAGTCCATCACTCGCCTTACCTGCTTAAATGACATTGCACCGCAAGCAGCATTTTCTCCGTTTGAAAGATTGACAATCACTTCAAAGTTGAAATTAACTAATTCGTCCATTGGAATTAATCTAAGTTAAGGAGCGGGATACTTTCTTTAACGGCAGCATTCATCACGTTTTGCCTTAACACGTCAAGATACGAGACAGTACCGTCACTGGCTTTTAAAGCCTTTTGCTCTTTTTCATCTCTCCAAGCTTCATCGATATGATACTTAACGTATTCGTCAAGAGCAGAATCAAATTCGCTTTTCACGGGTGCTGGCTTATAAAGATTATAATCTCCACGTTCGAATCCCCAAATGGTGTGTTGCAAATCCCAATCTTCTTCCCAAGTAAAGCGGCCCTTTTCCTGAGGATCGATTTCGACTTTGAGTATGTTGTCCTTGTCAAGAACACTTTTCACGGTGACCAGACCTTTGAAGTACTTGGCCCGGAAACTGTCGCCACAATTAAATTTCTCGATTTTCATGGTTATGCTGCAAGGTTAAATTCTGTACGAAAAATTTCTCCGTAAGCTGATGAGCGAGGGCACATGAAACGATCTTTCCTACCCATCACGTCATGCATGAAAGTAGATTTAATCGCATGGGTGCTTTTCTCTCCCATCTCTTTAATGGCGTAGATGTAAAATCCTGCCAAAGCAATGAGAGCATCCTCACCATGAATGTCTGTAAAGTCCATGAGCATAATTACCCATTCTGCTTGAGACACATCGAACGGATTTCTCTGTGCAAGAAATTCCAATGCTATACTTACTGGCTTTTTCATAATTATTTACTTCTTTCGTTTGCGATTTCTTGTCTGAATTGATCAAGGAGGGGAGCAATCTTTGCAGCCATTTTTACTGCATATGAATTGCGATCATCGTAATATCCTGCAGCATGTCTGACAGCCGATTCTTGGATGAACCCTTCAACCACGTTCCAGAACTCTGATTGAAGATAGCGATGTTCATTCGTGATGGCCTTACCTGTTTCCATCGGATAGGCACCACTAGAATTTAGCAAATCGCAGATGGCGGTAGCATTCTTTGATGCTGTTTCTTTTTTGTAATCCGTGTAATCCATGACTGTTTGTTTATATGTATTAATACGGAACCAGCAGTAAAAGGTTACACTTTTACTTGATTTTCTCGAATTAAATGTCGGATAGCCATCGAATAAAAATGTAGTTTGTCACAATTCTCTCCGTATTGCTTATACATCAAAGCACCTTTCTTGAGTACTGGATGTGCTTTACTGGTCATAAAAAATATTTTCTTATCATTTAGATCGATCTGCTCTGAGAGTTGTTTGAATTGTTCAATAACTTCATAAACAGCCTTACTAAAACTCGTTTGATTATAGACGTGGGATAAAGCATCAGGCAGGATAAATTGATCGTGTGGTCTTATTGCAGTTTTCAATCGAGCAGGTATGTCATCAGATACCCCACCATACATGACCCAAACCTCTTGACCATGCAAGTTGATTGAAAAAATACCATTTGAGGAATTGGTGCTGTAGATATGTCTCGCCTTATTGTTTTGGATGTCGTTTATGATGGCGTAGTATTCACCTATGGAAATGATGATATTGAATCTTTCCAACATCCTTTGCATGAAATGTTCAATGTGTTCAGCCTCAGGTTTACTTAAACCGTAAGGATTATTTTTTCTCCATAAAAACTTCTCGCTGTGCATACTTTAATTCTCCAACCATTTACGCATCGTCCATTTTTTCAGATTATCTGAAGAATCATTCGCACCTATCACGAATGCGTCTATAGGTCTCTCGGAAGTTACAGCCCAATAAACTCGCATGTTCTTGTACCTACTGGATTTGGTGATAACGTCAGTGTGAATTTCTTTCACCTTAGCAAGCTTCTCGAAGAAGTTGTAATTATTCTGCAGGATGGAGATCATCGTCTTAACGTTGGTGGTATCTTCATAACCACCAATGTAAAAAAGGATGCCTTCGTGGTGAGAATAAAATAAATCTTTCATGGTTTCTTGCGTTTGTAATTACTTATACGTAAACAATTCAAGAATGTTGTGGATTGAGGGCTTCATCCCGATATTCCTCACTATAGGCTTGTGACATTTCGCAAGCATCAGTATAGACGATTTCAAAAGCTGGTTCGAACCCCTTGGGTATGCTCATGCCTTCGTTGCATTGCAAGGTAACAAAACCAGCACAAGTTTTAGAATCACTGGTCGCCATCATACCGCCTTCTTCGCTATTTTCATCGAATACAGTGGTTTTATGGCAGGGAAATGAGTTGTAACGGTTCTGAGCAAGATATGCAAGTTCCTCACCCCGCTCTGGTGTCAGAAAGGGTTTAACATCGTTCCTGTAGGGACAATGCTTGCAAGGCTTCTTCATAATGTGATCACTCATTATCGTCAATCGGTTTGTTTTTCATTACCTTGTAATTCGAACCAGTACGGGGGGAACCCATTGAACTGAAGTGACCATAGCTTCTCTTTTTCCCATTGCGGCCACCCAATCTAGCGTATGAATCCTCAGGCCATCCGAACCATTTTCTGTCTTTAGGCTTCTTTTTGGATTTATCAGGGTATTCTTTCCCTTTAAACTCGCGTGTTGTACGTGCCATAAGGTTAAAAAAAATGAGGGTTGCTACGATCAGGAAACAATATTGTCATATGCCATGCCAGAACCAAAACGAGGGATAACATGAAACCGAAAAGATAAAACCCTATTGTCGAATTCGCGGTTGTTACGAAATGCAGTATCGGGCACAGAGCAACCAGCAATGTTATATAGATGATTGCAAGTACACTTTTGTTTTTAATTAGGAACCTAAATACCTTGATTTTCATATATATTTATACGTAAAAAGTTCGAATATGTTATTTAGTTTCACAACCAATACGCTTGCCAATTTTATATGCGCTGACATCACGATTGATCTTCAATTTCTTGCGTTTACCATTGTAGATAACCACCAAGGTGTCAAAGGTTTTGGATGCGTCAGGAGTGATGCTAACCACCTCTACGCCCTTGTCTTTGAAGTATGAGAGAACCACAGTAGCAAACGACCCTGTGATGACATTAGCTTTCAGGTCTGTCTTTGGTATGTGGAGTAAGCTATTGAGTGTCATGATTTTGTTGTTATAATGATAATAACGTAACATATATGAAAAGGTTACAAAAACCTAGGACTATTTTCCAAGCCCTAGGTCAGTGTACACCTTAATTAAGAATGCTTTACGTGCTGCGTCCGCACGGTTGCTTGAATCGGCATAGCAGTAAGAAGTACAACCACGCTGGCATCCAAACTGCTGTTTAGAACAAGAGTATGGCGAGACGTTGATTGCTTTCAACTGCTCCAACGTAACCTTATTCAGGTCACACGCAAGTGAGTCGTTACCCACATTATACACCGAATGAGCGTAGCTACCGTAAAACAAATCTAACGGATTACGATCATGGTAATTAAACTTCTTGTGCTGGTAGTAGAAGTCGATCAACTGCCCTTTTTTGTACCATAAGAAATCCTTAACGACAAGTTTCAGAGCGTAGCTTCTTGCATGTTTGTACTCTACTTCCACGATATAGTTCTTATCGTAATAGAAATCTCTTTCGAGATCATCCTTACGACCTGACCATGCAACATCCTCCAATCCTGAATTGATTATCGAATTGAAGTGGGTGAAGTTACCTACCTTGTAGTTTCCTTTCGAATCTTTGATTGCTTCGATACCTCCCTTCCAAGGCATTTGAACTTCATAGCCAGTACTAATACAACGCAGCAGTGTAGCCTTAAAGCCAGTTGGCACTTTTGTATAACGCGAACTATCGGTCAAATGGCTACCTCTACAAATGGTTTCGAAGTTTCCTTTAACTCTTTTAAACTCGTAATTCTTCTCATCTGAGTAAACCGTGAAGGCATTACGCACAGCATACGAGAAAAGTCTACGGTAGACCTTCTGGTTGAAGCTTCCATGAAACTTTGGGTTCAAGATGCCGTAAAATTCCTTCCAAGTTTTGATCTCTTTCATTTTGATGACATTTAAATATACGTATTCTAACGTAAACTATTTAAAAAGGTTACGAAGTTATAAAATATTTTAACTTTTTCTTCGCGACTTAATTAAGAATTGTACTGATATTAGCTTATTCTGCTGTACGTAAATTAGCTTATTCCGCATAATAAACGTGAAATCGTACAACACAATAAACGTGAAATCGTACAACACAATAAACTAATAACCGTTCAGACAAAAAAGATAACTCATGTAAGAAATTTTAAAACAATTCTACGAATTTACCGTATATCTTGCCAGTCGTAGGGTGGTTTAGCCATAAAAATATGGGGTTTTATTTGTTCTTCCAGATTTTATCCTATATTTGATCCTTCCTATAACTGAACCGATTATGAAAAGTAACAAAGAGGCGTTAGCCACCCATTTAGGGATGGATATGCGTGATCTCAGAGATTACACTTACCAACCCGGAAGGTTTACCCGCGCAGTGTATGCGGTTGACGACAAGTATTATTGTGTTGTCAAAGACATTAAAGACCTGCCCAAGCCAACCCGCAAGCACGTTGATCCTCTTCAATGGCAAGAGGAAAGCGACCCATATGTGAATAAATATGGTTTCCGTGTTTTTAAAGCATAAAAACGTTAAAAAGACGTATTTTATGTAAATAAAAACATTTTTATACGTTTTACGTATAATTCACATATGAATCCATTATTTCTTTCTTTTATCAAGGAACATCATCCTGATGGACAGGATGTTAATGCTCTTTTGGAGAATGCCAAAGAATGGGAATGGCTTTATGATAGATTGGTTTACTATCAAATTGAAGCCAAACTACAGCGCGATGCGTACACCAAATTCCATCAATTAGCGGCAAACACAATTGTTGCTTTGAATGATGAAATAGCAAAATTGAAGGCAATGATTAACGAAATTAAATGAAAAAAATTATTCTAATTCTACTCTCAATTACACTAATTAGTTGCAATGCTGAAGTTAGCACATCCGAAGAAGTAAAGGATAGAATCACATATTTTAAGGATGATCGTACTGGATTATGTTTTGCACAGATTTCCTCATTCACACATTCGGGGTTCTATACTGTGAGTATTGCGACAGTTCCATGCGATTCAGTTGAAAATTTCCTAATCAAATGACAAACGAAGACATCGCAAAGCGAATCACCAATGAATTGGATGAATGCTTGGCAACCATAAATGGAGAGGTCTATAGATGGGAGGATAAAATAATTGAAGTTGATCAAGTCAATAAAACTATCACCATCAAATTTGATTATACTGACGTTCCAGAAGATGATTATGTCGGTTTAGGAAAATATTAATATGAAAGAACGAGACATTATTGACGCATGGGCTAAGATCAGGAAGACCGATCACACTATACCAGATGAAGTATTGGACTTCATGAAGGAGGCTGCAGTTCAAAAACTTAAAACACCCAATTTCAAATGGCTTAAAAGCAGTCAGGAAATTGAAAAGGGTAATGTTGGTGATTTCTTGTTGGAATTTCCATTTGAGGAAGACCTTCGAATGACAATCATTCTCCATGATCATGAAGTGATAAACATCATACCACTCCCTATTGATGGTGGTGTGATAGAGCGAGTCGAATTCAAAAATAGAAAGACAGGTGAGATTGTCGTTGAAGAAAAAAATCATTGTCGAAAAATCATACTCAAAGAATTATATGACTGATACAATAAATGAGCCGGTTGTTATGGTAACAACCCACATAAGTATGGAATCAATATATCTTCCTATACGGGGTATTAAGCCCAACGATTACAAAAGCGCGAGAAGTTATCAGGAATTAATCTCTAACCAGTTCCACTATAAAGGCATTATTGCGTATCACTATACGCTGAAACCTTCAGGTATTTATATTGACAATTACATTTCAAGTAATAGTAATGTGCTTGAAATCTTCAAAGCATTTTTCAATGAAGAAGAAAAATTTCAAATTGAAGCCCAATGTAACCATTCGTTCATTAAGGAAGTGACGGTGGATGGTACTAGACGAGATTACGTTTATATGAACGTTAAGAATGATGAAGTTGCGGAGATAGGTAGTCCCAATCAAAAATATCGTTTCATCTTTAATAATTGGTAATTGAAATGGCGAAGAAGGTAAAGAATAAACCTAAGATCATATATTCGTCAATAGAAGAATTGAAACTAAGTAATGAGGTTCTTATTGATTGTGTTAAATCAGGTAAGCCACCAAAGGGATTTGTGATTACGACAGCTACTACACCACAATTAAGAAAATTAAATGTGGCAACCATCAAAGGAGTTATCGATGTGAATAAATTTATGAATCACAAAAAGCTTATCACAGTGAATGTGATAAGAAAAGAAGACGTTGAAAAAGTTGACGATTATTTGAAATGGGTTAGCATTAAAAACAGTGAGGGCTTCAAAGAATATGATAGGGCGGTTATGAAATTTATTTCAGTTAATTAAAAGATATTTTGGCAAGGTGGCGAAATTGGTAAACGCAGTTGTGGATCAGGCCAATATGGATAGGTCGTGAGGTAAAGGCTTACGATTTCTTGCCCAAGGCTGAGACCAACGCTGTAGACGAGCAAGACCGATCTACAGAATGAGGGTTCGAGTCCCTCCCTTCGCCACTTTAAACGTGTTAAAATGACAACTGAAAGTTTAATATCTATCGTTGATGATCTGACCAAACGTCAGCAGGAATGTATTAATTTCTTCCGGGACATAAGATCAATAGGATCACCGAAATGGGAATCCATGAGCGATAAAACGTTTAAGGTTCATGATGATTTCACTACTTTTTGGGACAACTTGGAGGATGCACAAATTGCAATAGATGCGAATGTTTCCCACAAGATAGCAGAAGCTTTAAATGTTGATCATAAGATAAAGAAATTAGTTGAGACTATACAGAAACATAAAAACCAACGGCAACAAGATTTATGAATGAGATAAAAATCAAGGAGGCTCGATTATCTAGTGATCGTGGAAACGGTCGCCTTAAACGACCAGCATTGTATGTTGTTGATGTTAGATTGGTGTTTGTGAATTGGACTGTTGAAGTCTTGAAAGAGAATTGTGATTTCGACATCCGATCAAACCACATGGTACACATCGGTAATAAATTTCTAAAGCCACTGCTCGTATCAGACACTGAACAACCTCAAATCGGGGATTATGTATATAACATGAACGGTGTTGGTGCCAAGAATCAATTTTTTCTTATTGATTCCCATAACTCAGTATCTCACGCCATGTTGTATGGATGGAAAAAAGTACTAGCTAAACCAGAGAACTTTTCATTTGACCATTTCCGTGATATGGAGATTGAACGAATGAAAGATCAGGACGTGATGTTGCTTGAGGTTGAGGGTGTATGTGCTAACGATGGACGCATCGGTTGTATCTCGGTACTTTGCGATTATGATACCGATAACTGGAAAGGATATGATGGTTTCGTTGTGAAACTAAATTCACGTAACGAGGTTAGAATAATTCCTCTCCAAGAAATTATGGTTCCACTATCTATCGCAGAAAAAGCCTTTAATGCTGCGAGAGAAAAAATCACACATCCTGATTGGGATTACGTATATGAAAATTTTAAAGACTGGATGAAAACTCAAACCACATGATAGACCGTGGCGACACATCATACGCATTAGCAATGAAGATCGTTCATTTGGAAAATGCATTAAATACTGCGAATAGCGTATTAAACAAGCATGGAATGCTTGGTGTTCTACCGAATCACTCCGTATCATTCAGAAAAGGTAGAACCTTCCATAAAAAAGTCCGAGAAGTCTTAAAAAAACATATATAAAATCATGAAACGAAAAATAAGAATTCGTCACATGGATAGAGTCTATTGCATGAAAATGGAAGAGTTCAAGCAATGGTTCAATGATCAACTTGCGATGGAAGCAAATGCTACAAAGCATCACCCATTCGTTTATCAAATACCTGATACTGCAAAGATGTTGAAAACACCTCCCGGTTCGTTTTCTAAGAATTACGACATATGGTTTGATAAGATGTCTGTGGAGAGTGTGATTAGTGAAGTCGATGATCTACTATCTGCTACACCACTAAAGCAGTACTGACGGATCGATAGCTTCAATGATTGCCCTTATGATTAAGGCCAATTCAATATTCACAAAAGCAATAATTTCAATCCACCAGATTTTGTTGGGAAGTTTCTTCTTAACTACGAAGGCTATACCTAGCAAAGTAAACGCCAACGGGAATACGAATCCTTCAATTAAGAGCGCGAGTAAAGCTAACCCGATACCTCCTGCAGCACCCCAATTGTGTACTACCTTCGTCATACCACCTTCTTTGAACTGAGTTGCAACGCCAACAAAACAAAGAAAACCACAAGCCAAAGCATACCAGAACGTACCAACGAAAAACATTGGTACTGCCAATCCCCAAATAAAAAATGTGAATAGGTATGATTGCTTTTTCGGTTGCAATTCATACCACGAATCAGAAATTGATGGGAGTACCCCGAATCTAATAATAACCATTGATATGTAGGCTAAAAATATGAGGGATTGAATCAGTACTATTGTCATATCTATAAATACTGACTGCGACCGACCTAAAACCTTTACTTAATTAAGGATTTGGTGAAATAAACAAATTTCTTTACTTTTACTCGATTGGATGCTATTGAACAAATATTCGATGAGATACCCTTAGAAAGGTATTGTATACGAGAACGTTACGATCATCGTGATGGTAGCAGTTACCTTGACGTGTATGATAAAGTGAGACAAACTTGGGTTGATCAGTCTGTTTATTTGACAGAAGATGAGATCGCAAACCTGCCTTTGCGTCCAATATTGAAGGATAGGGTTCACCAAATGAATGTTGCATTCACTGATTATGTGAATACGTTATTTTATGTATTGACACGGTAAATGGAAGAGGAATTTAGACATGTAGCCTTCGTTATTTATAAACGATTTCCTATAGATCGATACTCTGCCAAAGTCAGAGAAGATTTGCAGAATGGCAACAAATGGGTTGATGTGTGGGATAAGGAGAAGAATGATTTTAAATATTCGAGATTACGACAATTAAAGAATCTATCTGAACGCGATGTCTATTCTGAGGTGCGGGGGTTGAATGACAATTATGCTTGCTATGTCAACGATCTATATGATTTCTTAGTTGAATAACATTTTTCATTGAAATGCGTATAATATTGAAAACACCTTAAAACCATGAAAATTCTCCATATTACTCCCACCTCCAATGGTTACGAAGAAGTAACCCTGTTGGCTAACCGAATCAATAGGAAGAATCATTTGGCACTAATTAAAAAAGATGGTGTGGAGTTCATGACAGGTGGCTTTTTAATCAACGATACACCCCATATCAGAAAGGTACTCGATGCCATTGCACCTGAGCATCAATATCAATTCGTGAAGGATTTCAAAATGAACCCCTTCGCGATGTGCTATTACGAAGATCAACCTCAAACTGCCGAAGTCAATGAAGTGGATAACGGATAAAAGCAAGACACCAGAACCAATGTTGGATGTACTGGTTGTCGCATTCGAAACGGATGTTGACATAGCACACTATGTAGTTCCATCAGACAAACGTAAGAAACCTTATTGGGAAGACCGTGATGGTAATTTGATAAGTGTTACTGCTTGGATGAAGAAACCGAATCTCCCGAAATTAATCAAATGAAAACAATTAAGGAACTGGTATTAGCCATCTTGAATCATGGTGAAATTTATGCGGGGATTAATATCCCTATGAGTACTGCAGTATCGTTCCTTAAACTAGCTATGGACGAATACCCGGATAAAGATTTTGTTGTTGTAATGAATTCCTCTCGTTCAACATCATGGCCTGAAATCATACCTTGTGCTGAACCAGATGGTCGGTTTAAAAATATCGCAGGAGTGATAAACTTTTTCGGTGGTGCTGGAGCGCCATTACTCGCTTACAGAATGAATGGCGTTGACACCATTCTTAAAATTCCTGTACCTGAAAAGAGTGGACACTATCACATAGCACTTAAAGAATACACTCCTGAATCGTAAGACATGAATATCCAAGACATTAACAACGGCATAAAGGCTGGCACGATCAAAATTGATTTAAAGGGTCATCGCGTACATGATGTTGGGGAGAGAATAGACCAAGAAGTCAACCATCTTAAAGAAATGGTTCGCGAATACACCACAGGTAAAGGCAAATCTCAAAAAGATTCCAAAGCAGATAAAACTAGGATGTTGGAGCACTATAAAAGATCATTGACAGATGCTTATGAGATTGGTGATTATCTTGGCTATACTGGAATGGAAAGACAGTGTTTCGATTGTGGTGCCACAATGTATATTGTCATTAAAGATGAAACCACACTAAGTCTCATACCTACTCCCGCATATTGGAAATTAAGAGATGAAGGTGCAGTAAGGGAAAACATTAGTAAATACGACTATCAAATTAAACCAGAAGAAATACCATCATGTGAAGCAAAATCATTAAAAAGAAAAAAGAAACTCGTCTCTGAGATTGAGGTTCCTTCTGGTGAATTGATTTTTCAAAATTTTTTCAAAACCGAAAAGCTGTACGTTAATCCCAAAAATAGATATGGTCATCCAGACATTAATTCCGTGTTAGGTCGCAACGTTCTGATGCAATACCTAGCCAAGCAAAATGTGGGATATGCTCAAATGGGTAATATGAGTGTTAGTATTCATTTAAAAGATGACGGTACTGAAATTATTGTAACCAATCCGTATGGTTACGATGGAGAAAAGGATGAGGAATATGAGATTGAGTTTGAGGGATTCAAACAAATAGGAATGATCTCACTTGACGTTTGGCGTTGGCAATGTGCTGACAAAAAAGTGTTGGAGGAAGCAGAAGAACCTATTAAAGAGATAAGTACTAAAACAGATACTTATGCAGATGCAGTACTGGCGAAGGTGAAGAAGGGTAAGTGGCGAATCGAGCATTACTTTGATTTCTTCACAAGAAAAGACGATGAAAAAAGAAACCCCATTTATTCTAAACTGTCATTAGTTGAGTAATTTTAAATTTAACCCCCCCCCAAAATAAAATGAGATTGATTATTATACTTATCGTTATACTCGCCATCATTGGTGAAATAAGGTGTATCGTTAAAGCAGTAACTTGCAATTGGGAGCCAGTTGGAAAAGCAGAAGTGATCTACACGGTTGCAGTATTTACTGGCTTGGGAGCAGTGGTTGGTTGGATTGACATCGAAGACAAATGACAGAAATCATCGCTTACATACTACTTTTGATTGGAGGACTTCTATTGGGTTGTTCAGCAGGCATGGGACTTCAACCAATATTCAAACAACCAAAAAACATTACCATTCAATGCATACTCTTACTTGTTGGATTGATTGTTCTCTTTGTACCGTGTAAATTACTTGGGATAATATGACCGTTAAAGATTTAAAAGCAGCCATCAAAGACTTGCCTGATGATATGGAAGTCATCCTTCAAAAAGATTCTGAAGGTAATGGTTACTCACCGTTGGCTGACGTTGACCCTGATGCCGTTTACGTTCCTGATACTACCTATTCTGGTGAAGTATATGACACCAAATGGAGTGCGTATGATGCAGGCATGGATGACGAAGAATGGAAAGAAATTAAGGCCAAGCCACGGGCATTGATTTTGTATCCTGTCAACTGATGCCAATCCCTACTTGTCATAATAACATAGCACATAATGTTTTCGAACTTCTAAGTAATAATTATGAAGTGATTACTGAATTGCGATTAAACACTATATTCAGAAGTCACATCAAATTAATCTCTGAAACTCATTATCCGCTTGAAAGTAGGGTGCTGGTCGCTGATCATATGTATTATCTGTTAGAGATTTCTAACTTTTTGGTTGAGCAATGAATTCCCTCATAGTAGCGACATAATCCAACCGAAACTTTTTCTTCATTTCACGTTCTCTGTTTTCATCCTCACTTAAGGTGTAAACCAAAAATTCATATCTTGATAAACATATGATTTTCTTGTAATAGAGATTAATATCGTTTATTGTGTGATAAAATCTAGTTTTCGTATTTTTAAAAAATATCTTCTTAATACCATCGATCTCATTCCCATCATAATAATCGTTAGTACCATAGTTAATTAAGGATTCCTTAACCCGTGTGTACTCTATCCCTGTCAGCAGGTGAAAATAGCGTACCAATACTTTTTTAGCGGGTTTGCCCACGGTAATACTCATATCGCCACCATTGGGACGATAAATTGTTATGATGGCACTAGCCTCATCGACCATGCGTCTGGCCTCTCGAACATCTTCAGAAGTTAGGTCGAAATCCTGTTTTTCATCCATAAGGTACAAATATATGCATTATTCATGGTTTGTAATAGTTTTTCATATTAAAACAAATCCACTATCTTTACGTATAATAACCTAAAAACCAGTCATCATGTCAGTTATTGAAGATTATCATAAGCACCTTCAGGAAGCGCACAAGGATAATTCCCTTGTAAAGATCGCCATTGCTAATGGCCGGGACTATGTGACTCCTGAAGACATCGATGAAGTCCTCAAAACAACGGATGTAAACACCATGCGTAAAGATGCATTGGAACTTTTGGGAGATAATACAGGCTATGGAATCGAAGACAAGAGGTTATTTGCACAACTAGCAGCCCAAGCATGAAAGTAAAACATACCATTACCTTACCTGATCTACCCAATTGCCCAATGGCAGAGGGTAAACTTGTTTTAATCGAATGTCAACCAGAAGAAGCTAAATTGTGGTACGCAACTAATTCGACCTTGAGGGTTGCCTTCACTTCCTCCAACGGTCGTATTAAGGGAATTGGTAAATATTTAAAACCGTTACTCATTTCGGAGAAAGAACCGATTGAAATAGGTGATTGGATTTATTACAATAACGGCAGTCTTGAAAGATGTGATAATAACTTTCCTCCTGAAGAAGCGAAGTCCTTAGGATGGTTTAAGGTTCTTGCACTCCCGGATCACTTTTCATTCAAAGATTTACAAATGATCGCAGATGGTAATGTGAGAAAAGGTGATAAATTATTGATCGAATGTTACGGTGCTGTTGGTTGTTGGGGAGTTGAACTAATGAATGGGCATGTAATCATTCGTTTGCCAAGATTATACTCGCTTGATGAAATGAAAGTTATCGCAGTCGAATTTGCGAAAGAATGGCAAATTGGTAATATCTTAGGACAGAATACAATCAATCGTTGGTTTGAAGAAAACGTAGTTAATAATGATAGTTATAAGAAAAATCGTTAAGGCAAGCGAACTGGAACCACATCTGCGTGATCTCCAATATTCTAAAGTGGAAATCAAACCAGCATCCCTAAAAAAGTTGAGAGACATCGCCATCCTATGCTACCATAGAGTCTATCCTGCTGATGTTCAAACCTTAGTTGGCTGCTTGAAACAGGCATCGGGTAGAAAAGATTTACCCATTGAGGTGAAAGATGAGATCGCAGGATTTTGTGGTAATTTCTGCAATAACAACTACTGGATAACGTTGGCAGATTTTAAGAAAATGCTTGCGGTAGAAAAGAAATACAAGTTGAACTTTTCTATTCGTAGAAGGTATATGATTCTTTACGAAAATCTGATAGGACAAAACGCATAATGAATATGTGGTATACAGAAAATTTTGTTAAAGTAAAGGTGCCGATAAAAGACCTAAACGACCCTAAAATCGCTAAGGTGTTTTTCAAAGACACCTATCGTGGGAGAATAGTAAAGAATGAGGAAGGACTGTACGAATACCACGAAATAGGACACGGTAGTCTGCCAGCAATGTTTGACGTAAAAGAGCACACCACATTCGATGAAGCTGTTGAGGAAGCTAAGGTTAGGCTGTGCATCCAACATGCTAGTCGATTCGATAATCTTCCTCCCCTTTCCAAGACAGGATTAGAATTTTTAAGTAGGTTTGCAGATGGGCCTGTACTGAGGAAGTTGATGAGTAGTGATGAAATTAGAGTAGCAAACTTCTTTGTTAAGCAAGGTCTACTTGAAAAGGGTCGCTCCGATGATAGTTATGCTTCCGTCATATATTATGTTGATGTGGTTGTTGCGAGAAAGCTTGGAATATGATACACACAAATCAATCAGTCGATGACGTGCTTGATGACATCAAAACATTTTTCGATGCTTGTCCATCCTTAAAAAGGAAAACTCAATTATCGTTATGGCAAAGATTTGCTAAGGATATTCTCGAAGACAGACCCATTTATCGAAGCAGAGAAATTCAACTATCAGCCAAGTACAACCTGATGGAGTATACGTATTACAATCTTGACGTTTATTATTTCTTAAGAAAATGAAACACATTATAAAGACAACACAGTATTGGATATTCAAACCAATAGGTGAGGGTAGCAAATATTCTTATGTGCGAGTACAAGTTAGTGACCTAACTCCAACGTGGTTTATGGGTTATGAAAACCATATGGGTTTGGTCTCTAGCGTTGGTGGAGATTTGAAAGCTGAGACTGTGTTGGATTTGGAAATGGAGTGGCAGGAAGCCGTTAGGAATGCCCCACTTTGAATACGTTAGGTATGTCTGGATGTCAAGGCAAGGATATGACGAACATGATTGTATAATTCATTGGGATGACGTATGGGATCGATTTAAAAAAGAATTTGTGTTGAGTGCTGAAGAAGGACATGAACGACATAGATCAAAGATAAGTGGTTTGATGTCGTTTCTTAATGATGGACACTATCATTACGAAAAAACAATACATGATTATCTGAAAGATGAATGATTATGAAAAGGTATTAGAGAAGTTGGAAGAGGTTAGGGCAATCGTCATAACTTGTCAGTACATGCCTCAAGAACTGAGACGCTATAAATATACCGAGAGAAAATTTTACGATACCACATATGCTGATGAAAAGAAATGGTATGACATATGGGATAATTTTCAAAATAAATTTCTCTTACATGAAGTAGATGGTTGGGTACATCATAAGCGTGGTGAATTGGAGAACTTATATGTTGCACTGAGCAACGAGCATTTTGCATATGAAATAAATTTGTATGATTTTTTGGTGAGGGCGTAATAAAATGTTTAGTTATAAAGGCCATACGTGGAGAAAAAAAGAGTCTATCGGAAGAAATGTGTCTATGCCAGCTAGATTTGAAAATGTTTGTCTTTTAACCGATGAGGAATACAAGAAATTGCCTGACGCTCCTGTAAATGGTAAACCATATAGACCTGCCGATTTATTCAAAAGAGATTTCAGACCTTTATTTGAATCCGACATTTATGTTTGTGAACTGCAAAACCTTTAAACCATAATAATATGAGACAACTTATTCTTCAACGAATCGAAGACATTAAAAAAGAACATAATGGTTTTGATAAAGGTCTCATGCGGTGGCGTGAGTTTCTAATCTTCGGTAAGTCGATTCAGACGTTGGATTTCAATACGTTTAATGACGAAGAATTGTTAGTTGCTTACGAAAAAGTTCTCAGGAGGCACTACATCCAAATGTAAGTTATGTATGAAGATATTGTTGATGAGTATCGTAAGCAGAGATTGATACGTAAAGGATTGAGACGATATAAAACACAGTCTCGATACGTAATAAGAAACAAAAAGAATAGACGTACCGAGCAAATTTGGGATATATTAGATACACACACAAACAAATTTGTCATCCCTGCAGATGAAGCATGGGAGTTTGAACAAAACGGAAACAGAGGTGTTCTTATACGTGCGTTAAACACTGAATTTAAACAATATAATGAAACAATTATGACCTATCTAAATTTACAACATGGCTAAAAAATATCCGGGTTACAATGAAAATGACACCAAATGGGATGACCATCATCGTTCCAGAGGTGAGATGACTAACAGAGAATTCTTTACCAGTAATGGCCCCGGAGGCTTTTACGAAGGAATGGTATGGGACGAAGATAAAGAGGAATGGGTATTGAATGACCGTGAACAAGCCAAGCAGGATGCGTGGGAATCAGAAAATCGATGCTCAAGCTGTGGGTATTTGAAATCAGTTTGTCAAGGTGAATGCGATTAAACTCATGGCAAAACTTATATACGATCCACGTAAGAAAAAGACTTTGAAGGATCAAAGGATTTGGAACGACATCTATTCTACCTTAACAAAATACGGTGGCTTTTACAATCAAACGAAAGCAACCGATGAGTTGTTTTCTCTGACCATGCGAAGAGGTAAAACTTAATTAAGGATATGGACACAATGGAAATTCATTCTGAGTCTCGAAGGTTTCATAAGAACTGTCCGAAATCTGTCCCGATGTCTCTATTGAATGAGGAATGGGCACAAAAAAACCACGGGCAAACCCTTAAAAGACTGAACGAACGTGGAGGGATGGGAGTAATGGAAATCCTTGACAACATCCACAAAAGAAGATCATCGTTTGGCACACGCGAGACAGAAGCACATCTGGATGAACTGCTGAAGATTTTGAATGAACATGTTGAAAAATAACAATTTATAGTATTTTGCGTATAATACTGTAAATCATGACCAGAGCAGAAAAAATAGCAAAACGTAAAGCAAGGGCCAAAAGGAGAGCCGATAAGTACAACGATAAATATCGAGTACTCTCCAGAAAGGCTACTGAGGCTCAAGTCTCTATACAATTGGTGAAAAGAGGGTTTTGGGGTGATCCTTCAAGCCCAACTGGTCGTAGTCAAAATTGTACTATGGGTGGCACCTGCCAATTCCCCTGCAATGTTGATTGTTAATGAATAAACATATGGCTGAAATTATAAAATATTACACAGAACTGTCTCTATCTCAGAAAGCGATGGTGTTAAGGAATGACCCTAAGGCCAATCTTAACCGAGAGTTTATGAAACGAAAGTTCGTAGTGGATAGCGAAACTGGTAAAGTTAAGCCATTCAAGGAAAATTGAAAAAATGAAGGGATAACTCAGTTGGTTAGAGTTTTTGATCGGGGGTTCGATTCCCTCTCCCTTCACCAGAAAAATGGATATACGAGAAATCATAGGTCTGTCAGTGCTAACCATTTGTGCTTTTGGCGTATTGTGGATAGCCTACATTAAATTCCGAACGTCTGAGAAAATATATAAGTACCTCAAAGATAAAAAAAACGACCATGATAAAGTGGACATCACCCAATAAAAAGAAACCACCAATCGATCAAAATGATGTGTGGAACAAAGAAAACGGAGTGTCACCAAGACTCTTAGTGGCCTTTCTTTCACAACACACCAAAACTGAACATGTGGCTTTCGGTAATTACTTTTCTAAGACAGACCATTGGTCTGTGGAAGGTTACACGGGAGGTAAGACAATCGTGGCATGGTCAGTAGTAAATTTCCCCGTATGAAAAAAACTAAACTGAAACCCCTTCTTTTGTTTGAGGAATTCTGGCGTTGTGGCACGGAGCAAGAAGAAACTATTAACACCAGTGAAACAGCCAGAGGTAATGGGTGTACCAGACTTCTAAATGAGCAAGGGTTCATGTGTTGCCTTGGTCAATTCTCTATGCAATTGGATGAGACCATTACCGATAGACATCTACTTTCGAATGTGTCACCTGACAGCTTAAATAAGCTGATACCTGATCTTACATATGCTGATCATCATATTGATGCACACACCAATTCAATGCGTAGAACGATTAGAAATACTTCTGAAGTAAATGAAGCAATCGTAATTAATGACGATCAAAATACTACAGTAAAAGAAAAGATCAAGCGATTGAAAAATATCCTCTCTAAGATGGGTTACGATCTTATTTTTGTACCACGATAAAGTATGGCAATTCAAGTAAAAAATACCAGACAATACCAAAGGTACAAAACAAAGTGTTTTGTGACTGATGGCGTATTCCTTCTTATTGAGGATGGTGGAGATTTTGTTAAATCCGTAATCATCTCCGAAACAGAACCGATCACGCTCGGTGATTCATGGGTTAACATTAAAGACACTACCCTTGGCATAAGAACTGCAAGCGAACATGATGTAACGACAATCACTTCAAAGGGTTATCATACTCATTGCAAGAAAGTTATTGTCCTTCCTGAACACTTATCAGCAGAGTATCTTCAAGCCATTGAAGATGGTGAATACACACCAAACCAAAAGGTAGTTGTTGCCTGTGAAGAGGTTGAGGATAAATCTTGGTATCTTCCTGTGCAATATTATGTCAAACTGAATTCTGAAGGTCATGTCACATTCCTGCCTATCGATAATGAAGAACCAACTTACACCACGGACGAAGTAAAAGAATTAATTCGTCAAGCATACGTTGATGGATATGAAAACGGTTACGTAAAAGGCGTGTGGTATGATAAGATTGAAAAATTTTATAAGGAACATTTGAAAAAAAAACCTCATGGACATCAAAGCTAAAGTAACAAGGAGGCTCAGAGAGTCGCCTGATGGAAAGGCTTTACCTCCTAATGAACAAGTACTGGTAGCGGATGGAAAACTTCTGCTGGTTGACCAACGAGGATATACAACGACCTGCTATTTCAAAGATTTTGTTGGTGGTAATATTACTCACCCATTATTATGGTTTGCACCAATCATTATTTCCGAAACAGAAAAGATTGAAGTCGGTGATTGGGTGGTATACGGTAATGCCAAAAGATCGAATCATTTGCTCAAACAAGTTGCGGATGAACGTGAAGCGGATCACTATAATCAAATGGGAAGGTTGATGGATGATATAAGACGTAAATCTCCTACAGTTACTGTCTGGTCAGCTAAGGTGTTAGCACTCCCTGAAAATTTCTCAAACGAACAACTTCAAGCAATCATTGATGAAAAACTCAAAGATCAGCAAGAATTGATGATCGAATGTACTGGCCACGAATATAATGGATATGTTTATCAATATCCAATTAAGTCGCCTCTAACATTATACCCCACTGTCGCTACAAAAGTTTCCATTGATCAATTCAACACAATTGCTGATCTTAGAATCTATCTTTTAAACCATCCCGATAAGGAAATGGTTAAGGCCGCTTGCCTGCATTACCTTGGAGATAAGTTTCAAGCATTTGCAGAAAATAATGAGCAAATGTATGGTGAGGAAATGGTGAAAGTAGCATTCTTCTGCAATCCCAAATCCTTTGTTGGTATTATTGGAGATCGTAGTGATGAAACTGCATGGGAAGAATTTAAAAAGAAAAACTTCATAAAAGGAAGACATGGGAATTAAGGTTAGAAACATTAAAAATCACACCATCACATATCCTGATAATAATGATGGACTACCTCAAATGGTAACGATGGATGTGCCTGTTGTTGAAGGTAAACTTCTTCTTATTGAAACACATTGGGAGGAAAATAAATATCTAATTTTTAAGAAATCGGACGGTAGATTATTTCTCTGTGAGCCATTCCTAGGTATAAACTCAGATGGTGATTCTAAAGGTAAATGCTACAAACCAATTATCATTTCTGAAACAGAGAATATAGAGTCAGGTGATAAATGGTGGATGCCTTTCACTGGCGATATAATTCATACTAAAGAAGATAAAGACTATGGTGCTTTTGAACCAAATGGAATGGGAAAGAAGGTACTTGTCCTACCTGAACAATTCTCACCTGAACATATGCAAGCAATTGTAGATGGTAAGATGAAGAATGGTGATAAGGTATTGGTAGAATGTGAAAAGGTGTATCACCCTAATCCAGAGGATAGGGTTGAGCATAGATATAAGTGGCGATATGAAGTCAAACTAAATTCCAACTATAAAACTACTCTCCATCGTGTTGAGGAAGAAGAAAAATACACGCGAGACGAAGTGATTACCTTCTGCTATAAGTATCACAACTTCATCAAGGCAATGGAAGGAAATAGAACTGCACCTGAGAAGTTCCAAATTACACACATGTCTTCCGATGAATGGTTTCAAAAACATATAAAGTAAACGCTCATGTTAAATCCAGAAGCAGTCGATTACAACCAAGGAAAGATCAAGATGACCTTTACCCAAGAGGATGGTCAAACAGCATTAGTGATCTACCTTGCAGAAGAAGATGCTTGGAAGCTGCACCAAATGATACAGGATCGCTGTAACATGGCTGCAAGGGCAAGACGAACCTATGTTGACGAAAGATTTGATCCTAAATTTTAAGTAATGGTTGTTATTCTCAAACACATCCAACACTCAAACTATAAAACTGATTACGAGCATTCTGCTTCATACGTAATGGGTGACCTTCTATTTGAAAATGGAAAGGCTGCTAGGAAGTATGTTGATAAAAAGGAAAAGGAACATCGTAGAGGTAACGGATATACAAAACTCCATCAGAATAATTGGAAGACAAGAACTAAAACTAAGGATTCTTGGATAGTGAGTGATCGCGATGGAGAAACCACAACAATAACCACATTCAATTTTGTTAAGCTGAAACGCTGCAAGATGATTGCCTCTAAATTTATTGTGACTGCATCCCTTCAAGATAGATAAACATGGAAGGCAAAAAACTGGAAAAGGAAACCAATCCTTGGATACTCGGTCTTGCTGGCCTGTCAGGTCTACTCATGTTTTTTATAATTGTGCTATTGTCAATCTGTAGTTGTTGAATGGGAGTTGAAGAAAGATATGTTGTGGATGTGGAAATGGTTGATTCAAAACATCGTTACATCCTCAGAGATACTTATAATCAATATCAAATAATTCATAAGGAAGAATTTTTTAATATATTCAATTATGAAGATGATGGGCATAGAAATATTAAATTTATGTGTAAGCAGATGAATAGGGAATATAGGTGGTATAATAAAGAGTTGATGGAATTAGGTTGTTGGCCTCATTATAATGGTGAATAAAAGATATATCCTTAGGTCGGTGACCATACATAATTATCGAACCTTTGGTATTTTAGATACGATGAACGGATTGAAGGTTGTGGAGGAAGTAACCGTTAGAAAATCAAGGTTCTCTGCTGGCAATTCTCCACACCGTGATCAGTTAAATAGATTGTGTGAAGAGTTGAACCGCGAACATGAGGAATATGAGAAAGTAATGGCAGACATCCTTAATTAAGGATTTGAACAATTTCCTCATGTTTACGTATAAGAAATAAATGGCAACAATAAAACCAAAAGGTAAGCAGGTACTGGACTCGATGAGCAAGACTGAGATCGAAGATTTCAGGGTGAAATACCTTTCCCAATCCATTGTACCAGACCAAGAAGCAAGGCGATATTTTAAGGAACTTGATCTATACATCACGATCAGGTTTAAAGATGATGTCTTCGCTCGTTACGAACGATGGATACAAGAAGTTAAAAATCCAAACTCTCTTGACCAACAATACCTTGAGGCAACTAAATTTATTGTGGAGATTATCGAGAAAATGGGTAAGGAATACTTCTATAAATCGATGCTTGACCAAACCATAAGAGAATTGGGTGAAATGGAATACGTTAAATAATGATGACACTCTCAGAAGAAATAAGGAAATTTATTGACCAGTATGCTGGTGTCAGACCAGACTATGACCCAACCTCAGACCCCATCGAAGAGAAATACACCTCTCCCGATGCATACGAAATGTTAAGGGCTGCTGAAGACTTGGAAGCTGGTCGTGTCTATATACCTTTCTCCCAATGGGGAAGCGGTGGATATAAGCCCTACCTGTCACAAGAAGGTAGACTACTTCATGAGGAACTTATCAATAAACTCGTAGCATTGCGAAAAGAGAAACCATGAAAGACTTCAAAAACGTATTCGTCAAATACCCAACCGCAAAGAAGTTAAAAGAACTTGGATTTGTTGACCCATGCTTCTCAATCTATAACGAGGACTATCCAGAGAATGGGCCAATCGGAATAGGAAAGCCGTTAAACTACAATAACTTCGAGTTCAACAAAACATGGCGTTCATCCCCCGTTGACGATATAGTTTCCGCTCCCATGTACTGGCAAGTCATTGACTGGTTTGAGCGATATGATATTTACATCTATGCTTTCAGATATAATGGCCAGTGGCAATGGAAATTTGATGTTGGTAAACATGGTGCTGAAATTTCCCGTGATAAAGAGTTCGCTACGAAATATGATGCCTTTGATGGAGCAATAGAGAAAGCGTTCACCTATTTGACAGCAAGAATGTAAAAATATGCCACACACACTCTCACATTCAGACGAACAAGGTTTCGAGAAATTTGGATGGTTCGCCCATTGCGTTCCAGCAGGTGACAATACGCCGTGTGGAGGTTACAACTACCACACACACGGTATGGAAGCATCCTACAACCATCCCAACATCCAGATCGTACTACCATTGCGTATGGAAACTGCTCACCATATCGTAGGTGACATCATTGATAAGATCAAGGCAGGGGAAAGATTTGAACCCAATAAAGAGTACGCAAATATTGTAGGAGGTGGATATATGGTCAGATTCATCGAAGCAATGGAATGCGGAAGAAAAGTGTTGAGATTGCTTATCCCTGACAAGAATGGTAAGTATGAAGGAGATTTCGCTGAACAGCTTACCATGCTGGATAGCAACGAAGGACTTCCTGAGGATGAAAAAATATATCAGGAAGACTAAAATATTAACCAGTACTGGCGATGGCAATTGCTAATCCACGAATACATATCATCTGCGGAATATGTGGAAGTAATAAGTTCTTCAATTATAAAATAAGCAAATACGTTGAGGACGATACGCAACAAGAGAAACAGGCTGTGGTAATCTGCTGTGATAACTGCACTTCCCTCACTTATCTGGATGAACTAATCCCTGAAAAATCATGAGCGGCCATACCGAATTTACATGGTGGATAAAACGTGATGCTAAATTTGCTATCCACAAAGGTATCAAGAAAGACATCAAAGACGTATTCTTTACATCTGCCCAAGGTTTTAATGATGATAACCTGATCATTGCCTTCACTGATGGTGAGGCATCTGAGAACTTCAATGATGTGGATTATGCAGACCTAAGCAGGCGATACGATTCGAAGGTGAGGTATAAACACAGATAAATGAGAAATCCAGAAGAAGCAGCCAAAGACATTATTGAAGAGGGTTATACTATCGAACAGTATGAACGAGTACAAGCCCGCAGGAGAGAACGACTGGCCATTTGGGAAGAACGTGGTGTTGAAGCTATAGTCGTAAAGGAACGTGAATTAATTGCGTTCGGTGAAGCAGTACTGGCCATCATGAGAAAACATAAGGGCTAAGATGAAAATAAAATCAGTTCAATTCAATCTCGATAATGGCTACGTACTGTGGACAACACGTCCTCACATATGGAAAGACAATAACCTCAATTACAAAAAGTACAACTACATAATCACAGTGGTCTACGATGGAGATCAAATGACTTGGCATTCCAGCTTGAAACCCAATAAAAAGAATGCTCTCCATTACGTGAAACTGCTCATTGATCAAATTAATACCTGATGGAACGATATGCTGTAGATGTTGATCCCCGTGATGGAAAATATTATTGTGTGGTTGACAGACATAAGAATAATCAAATAGTCGAAGAAATTCAAGATGGCGAAGTCACAGGTTCATCCATAATTGAATTTGTAATTAAGATTGAAACTGAAATGGACAAACGCTGTAAAGTCCTGAATGAGGAATATAACACATACTTGAGGCGAGTTACTGCCCTAAATTAAGATGAAAGACACAGTACTGGCAGTCAAATGGAGCAAACGGGAGAATGATCTGATGATACACTACCCACGAAGATGTGATGGCGCACTCGTCCATTATATGCTACTCAGTGACAGGATGATCTTCGACTACACCAAATGGAGTGAAAACAAATATAACCACCGTCCACCATATAAGATGGAAAACTTCCTTAAAGAACTGGAAGAACGTGGCTACGACATCAAAACCCTGAAATTTACTATTGAATTAAAATCCATACCTGAAGAATGAAAAAGATAATTATACTCATAGCCATTTTCACAGTACTGGCTAACTGTGAGATTAAACCAAGAACCGCAGATGCACAAGAACGATCTTATTCCACAAAGGAAAAATTTTATGACAATAGTTCTTACTTTAATTACCAGTACCATGAAGAAGAACGTCATGGGATGAAGTATGGCGTATGGAGCCTGAGTATGGATAATACCTCACATCATACCGGATTTACCGTAGCTGTGGTAAACCTCACAAAAGAAGAACTGGAAGTCGAATTGCTGAAACTGCAGATCGTGGAATTGCATAATAAAGTGAATAAACCTTAATTTGTAAATGAATAAAACCTTCATATTCCAAAAGGTATTCGGTAGCTACGAAGTAGTGATGTGGATTGTCGTGGCTGATTCAATGGAAGAAGCTTTTCAAGCTATGCGAACTTATTTCGAAAACCTTTATAAAGACTATCGCGAGGGTGACGATTTTTATGTCCAACACGGCATCGAACACCAAACCCCAATACCAGCACATAGCCTGATCAAAGGTGTTAATTATGATCCCTTGAATGATGTTTGTGAGATTAATTCTAATTGGATTTCTTATCATTCAGCCAGTGGCACCTATAAGAAAACAAAAACCGAAGGGTGGTGGGATTGGAAAGAATTCAACTCCGACCTCCCCAAAGGATATATAGTATTTGAAGCACATGATGGATAAAATAACATTATCCTATTATGATTTTAAAACAGGTCATCTATATTGGAAAGATAAACATCCAAAAAAAGATAATTCGTGGGCAAGATACCTTATCACCAGTTTTAAAGAGTTTATTGAAAAACGAAACATCATACTTATCCGTAAGTCTAAATACAATATTTTGAAATTCATTAAAAAGGGGGATGAATATATTGTTTACGTGTTGCCAGTTGATGAGTTTATAGATGAGAAGGCAAAGAAGGTGAATAAATTGAATTACATGAGAGAACTAAAGACATTCATATGAAAGTAAGCAAACAAGTCATAGTGATGCGTAAATCCTTCGTTGTCGATGGAAAGAAAGTCACCCCAAGAAAAGGAAAGTATATCGGCCAAGGTGCCCATGCATCCCTGAAGGCAATTCTTGACTCTGGTGAATTTGTAAAAGGTGCTAATGATTGGGATAATTTGGTATTGACCTTGGATAAAGAAAGTGCAATACATAACTGGATTACAGGTATCTTCACCAAAATCTGCTGTGTGGTCGAAACCGAAGAAGAAATTATGGCACTCTATGGGGCTGCAAGACAGAAAGGATTACCATGTTCCTTAATTAAAGATGCAGGACTGACCGAGTTTAATGGCGTACCAACCATCACCTGCTGCGCAATCGGGCCTGCATGGTCAGATGAAGTAGATGAAATCACTAGTAAACTGGAATTGTTTTAAACCAGTACTGGTATGAATAACATACCTGCATTACGCAGCGATAAAAATGATCGATACTATATTGATGAACTCTTAGCATTCTCCGATCCTCCTAAAATAGCATCCCAAGGAAGAATATATGATCTCGATCCAATACCCTGTCGTATAATGAGAATTATGGATAGATTCAACCCTAAAACCCCTGTGCATACGGTAAACATAACCCAAAGTTGTGAACCCGCATCCTATATTCTTGATAGATGTATCATGCTTAATGATGAATACGAAGCTTACCAAAAAATAGTACTCGAATATGTCAACTCCCAATAAAAAAATCAAGGTACTGATATGGGAAAATACTTAGTTGAAGAAGCCTTATTTTATGGGAAAATAAAGGTGGAACCACATACTGAACATACCATCCCCAAATTAATCATACCATCAAGATTGGTGAAGATTATCGATATATTATCAAGAAAAGTAGTGTACCAAGAACTTATCAATTCCAACGATTTTGCCACTCACGTATATGACCAGTGTAATAGAATGAATAAAGACTATAAAGCATACGATGCAACCCTATCCGAATTCCTTTATCTCAACCATCAGTTATATTCCTAAATAGTACTGGAATGAAGTTCTACCTAATAGATAGAAACGAAGAAATGGTCGAAATGTGGAGAAAAGAATTCCACGGTGAAAATGACGTAAATGTCATACATGGTGATTTCTTCTCCCAAAAAGTAGATTGTATCGTTTCTCCCGCTAATTCGTTCGGATATATGGATGGTGGCCTTGATCTGGTTATTTCAAAAAGATTCGGTTGGCAACTACAAACTAAAGTTCAAAACATAATAAGAAACTATTATAGTGGAGAACTCTTGGTTGGCCAAGCAATTCTGGTGGATACCACTCATACAGATATTCCTTGGTGTATCGTAGCCCCAACAATGCGAATTCCATTGTTCGTTCCAGATACATTGAATGCCTATCTCGCTGCCCGTGCTGTATTCCTAACCCTAAAAGAATATGCTCCTGACCGTAATATTAATTCCATAACAATGAGCGGATTCTGTACTGGTGTCGGTGCAATGCCCTTCGGACAAGCAGCAAAACAAATGCGTATGGCCTATGATGATTTTTGGTTAGATAAGTTTATATCCCCTAAAACTTGGGTGGAAGCAAAACATAAACACGCCATCCTTACTGGATGGGATTATAAAAAGTGATCACCCACTTTACTTTATCCTATAACCAATGGAATTATTCATCTCCTTCCCCGATGCATCGCAATCCTTCACCTATGGTGTCGAATATGGTAGACTCCTTGAAAAACTGGAACGTGGTGATCAGGTCATTATGAATAATGGCTTTCCAGTACGTATTGAAAATAAGGAATTATTAATACAGACTTGCCATAGATTAGGATATATTCCAACATTCGGTCAGACCTATTATAATGAATGGATCGAATTCCTTGGCATTAAAAGATTAGGATCAGATAATTAAACCACCTAAATATAAGTTATGGAAGAAGAATATCCTACTCACGTAACCGATACCTATATTTTATTTGAAGTATTTTTTCATGGTCTTATGGGAGTGGCTGCTTCATCAGAGAGCCATTACGATAAAGTAAAGTCTGTTCATCAATATATAAAGTCGAGATTGAATGTTTTTAAAAAGCATTTACCTGAGACTATACAGAATGATTGGGATAGATTCGATCTATACGTCAGAATGAAATTAAACCGTAAAAATCCTAAGTTGAGGATTAAAGAATTTGATAATAAGACAATAATAGAAATGTTTAATTCCATTGTTCACGCAATGATGAAATCCTATATCGAACATTTACAAGTTAAGTAGTACTGGTTTTTAACCCCATTTTAATTGTACCTTAATAGGGGGGGTATACGTACTTTTGTATCTTACTCAAGTACTGGATATTGCGATTTTTAACCCATATACGTAAATTTTAGCGTTTATGTATGCCCCACATGTCTCGATTTAAGACCAGTACCATTTTGGGAATCCTGTTTTATAAAAATTTATAAGTACCAAAAGTGGAAACCAGTACCAGAATGGGCGTTTTCTTCGCGGTATCCTGCTGCCAGTACCTGTTTTTTACTGTACCTTAATTAATACTCGAATACTTAATTAGGTACTGGATACTTAATTCAGGAACCAGTACTGGTAAATTTCTGTTCACGAAGTTTACATGTTCATGGGCCATGAACGGGAATTATATGTGAATGCATATAACCAGTACTGGAGAGGCGTACATTATATGTGATTGCATATAATAAACCTGATCTCGGATAATAAACTAGGGAGGTTTATTATACAGGTACTGGTTTATCACCGTACATTGTGGGGTAGTCTTAATTAAGATTGACAGTACATTGTACGATCTGTCAAAACGGGGTTGATATTGACAGGGGCCAGTACTGGTATTAGGATATGGTGTTGTGGGATTTATATATTACCGTGCGGGAACATTTGGTATAGGCCAGTACTGGAGAGGGGTAAATATTACCGAGCGGGAACGTACATTGTACCGTCAGTGATTTGGAGGGTATATAAAATTTCTTAACTTGGGGCCATTAAACCAATTGGGACTAGATTTTTCACTTAAACAATTTTTAATATGCCAAGAGGAATTTATAATCGTAACAAGAAAGGTACTGGTAAGACGAGCATGAAGCGCACTAAGTTTCCAGAGAACGATGGAGAGCAGGAGTCGAACAATGTCAACACGAAGGTAAAGGTTGATGGGTATGAGATCACCTTTCATGTGGATGGGAATGAAGAGCCTATTCTCAGGAGTGTATTGGAAAAGGAACTGAAGGTAGCTTCGAAGAGGGTTGATGTAATTAAGAAGATGCTGGCCAAGATCAATGACGAGTAAGTCAATCCTTATCTTCAGCATTTTGGAAGGCCACAAACCATACTGCAAAGACAATTAAGCTAATCTTGGCTGTGGTAATGTGATATTTCTTTTCTTTAAGAATTCGCTGTTGTTCTGGTTGGGATTTTGTTAATAGCGAGTCAGCGTTGGCTTGTTGTCTTTCTATCTTACTTAATTTAGGGGAACAGGAGAAGGATAAAAGGAATATGCTGATGAGCGCAAGAGTCTTGTACATTGTCCAGTACTGGTTTTTAATTGTGATTGCTCACTTTGGTTTTGCAATGGGTGCAAGTACTGGCCATGCAGCTTATTTGGATATGGCAATTAGGGCAAGGCACCATGAGGACGAATCGGAATTCCATATTCATAATTACTGATTAGAGGATCATTTTTCCTTTCGGGTTCAATCTTTCTAAGGTATCATCCGGGGAAGATATTTGTCCAGTACTGGTCAAGAGTTTAAGACGTTCAGCCATTTCCACATGTAGATGGCCTGCCAAGCCAATGAAAGCCAGACCCGGAGTTAGTGTGTCTAGTTGGGTATCTTTGATCACTTCCCGGATAAGAGCGTCTTCAGGTACTGTCGTTTGACAAAGTTCGTTTGACAGGATGAGTAGTTGCTCCACGGTCAGGTCTCTGAGTTTCTCGATGGTTGTTGTCATTATCCAGTACTGGTTTATTTGGACATCATTCCTTTTTCATTTGCCTTATCGAGATCAGCTTGAGTGATCTTATTGGGGTTAGCCCAATCGATATTGCTTCTGAGCATACGGAGCATGGCAGGGAATATTTGGTATACTTCATTTGCTGACATACCATTCTTTTCAGCTACTGCAGCGATGTAATGGGCGAGTGCTGCCTCATCCTTTTCGTCTTCATTGAAGACCCAATTCTTTACGAAGAGGTGTTGGGGGAAGACTTCAAGCTTTCCTTTGCTGCCTCGTACTGGTTTAACTGAAATGATTGGAGAGTTCATATGTGATCAATTATACGTCAAAAGTATTAACTTGTTCATGAATTCAGGATCAATTTCCATTAATTTTACTGTACAATGTTTCGATTGATTTCAGTCGCTTCTCCGGGGTATATGCCCCACAGATATTCTTATAGACATAATTCTGGAATCTCTGCAGCGATGTCACGGTACTGGTTTTTGGCCGTTCAATGAAGGCGAATGACCATTTGTGAATATCCCATTTCCCGGAATCCATCGGTACTGACTGCCACGTATAGCCATCATTGGAATAGAGCACGGAACCACAATGGTAAGCGTGTTGATGATAGACCTTTTGGATTTCGTCTCGCTTATAGATTTTGACGTTCTTATTCATCGTACATTGTACAGTTTACTTAATTAAGGGGTTGAGCCAGCAGCTTCTCCAGTACTCCTGCAGCGATCTTATGGGTTGCATATACACCCTGCAGTTTCCAGAAGTGATACCATTTCCTTTTTGCTTCGATGTAATAGTGAACTTCACCAGTACTGGTTTTTTTGCTGGTGATCCTGAAATATTTCATTAGTCGGGGGTTATTCTTTTATCCAATAAATCTTCGAGTTCTCTTATGTACATTGTGCGGGATTGATCTTTGAGTTGCCAGTGGCATGGTGATACGAATTCTACCAGATGTTTTCTTTCGAGTCTATCGAGGGCGAATGACCAGCCATAGGATGAGAGATCGCATTTTTCCTTATCTCTCAAGACGTGTAGTTGAAAGACAGTCATAGGGGTCTTCTCTTCGGCCAGTACTCGCAATATATCCTCTCCTATTCGATCCAATTGTTCGACTATTGTGGGTGTCTTGTACATTGTCCGATCCTTAATTTAGTAATCCACTCTGGCTGAGTCCTCATCAGCAGCGATGACTTCGCCATCCAAATAGAGTTCAACCCTTACTGCGAGATAACCTTCGTCTCTTTTGGTCTTGACTTTTACCTCAAGTTTTTCTTTGAGATGTTCCAAAACGTCATTGAGTTGTTGTTCGGATAATGATGTCATACCAGTACTGGTTTATTTTGATTTGAAGAGTCTACCTGTGGCATGTTTCTGAGCATCAGAATCACCATTCCAAGCAATGTAAATGTCACCTGAATGGTCATCCTTGATTAGGAGTTGAACGTGATCGTATTCGCTCAAGTCGATAGTCTTTACCGGATAATACCATTCAGTACCATTCTTGAGCCAGCAAGCTACTTTTATATCTTTCTTATTCATATCCAGTACTGGTTTAATTGCACATGTCTTCGATGTCAGCCCATACCTGATCCATAGGTTCGCCATCAGCCACGAAGTCTTCCACGTTATACCAGACCCTGATCATCATATCGATAGCGGGCGTGTACCTCCCAACCAGTACTGATAATACTTTCTGGTGCTTCAGGAAGGCTGTGTCAGGATCATTGATCCCTTGAGAATTCTTATGAAGAAAGCTTGCAAGTTTGTTATAAGCTTGTTGGGCTGACTTCGGGGTTCCCGTGTTGATGAGATGCTTATTCATTTGGAAGACTTTCTGGTATAGAAGATGAAGTGGTTATTTTCCCCTGTCTTTTTATATTTCTTCATATCGACAGTCAGAGGTGTGTCGAGTTCCAGACGGTCTTCCCCTACCTTGTAGGTGTGTTTCGTCTTGACGCTTACTACAATTTCTTTGGGTGAGTCCATATGAGTATGTTAACGAGAACTAGTTACAAAGGTTACGACTTTTGAGATATTCTTCCAATTTATCGTAAAACAATCCAGTACCTTCATACTTCTCCCAAATCTGTTGCACGATATGTACTGGCAGATCGTAATCTTGTGCGGTTTGTGCTAAGAATGCTTGTAACATGGTTTCCTTAATTAATGGTCATCATCCTCGCCAATGAAGTTGGACTCATCATCCAGCCCTTCAATAACGCTATTAAGAAATCGCTGGTTATTCCCACAGCAGGGACATCTTTTGTTGAGCAGAGGATCGTAGATTGTCTTACAATCGCTACACTTCAACATGTCTTCAGGTTGTGCTATATTATTCATGCCAGTACTGGTATACGGTTGCCAAGGATTTCTTTCAGTCTGGTACGAGCGTTAAAGATCGTGCCTTTGACAGTACCCATAGGCATGTTGAGCATGGCTGCGATCTCTTCGTAGGTCAGGTTATCCAGAGCGTACATTGTGAGCATTTCACGTTGAGTCTCATTGAGGTGGCCCATAGCGGTTTGTACATTGTACATTGTTTCATCGCTGATCATGGATTCAAGGGGGTTCCGATCCGGGGTAGCCACGGGCAGAGTCTCAGACATTGTGTCTTCAGAGTCATCCTGTTTGGAAACTTCCAGAGAGGTGGTTTCGAGCGACTTCTTTCTGAAGTGGTCGATCAGCACATTCTTGGCGATGTTGAATATCCAAGTATTAAATTGTGCTTTCTTCGAATCGTAGGTGCGGAGAGATGTGTGAACTTTAACGAACACGTCATTGATGAGTTCTTCAGCAATCATCTTATCCCTGATCTTGAGATTCACGTACTTCGTGATCGCAGGCTTGAAAGCTTTGTAAATTGCATTGATCTCAAGGATGACAACTTTGCTGGATTTCATAAGAGTGGTTAGTTAAAGTTATTTTCTTTTATGTATACTAACGTACATTGTACGTAAAGGTTGCGAAAGTTAAGAAAATTGTTTCGAATTATGGTGAATATTTTTCAACTATTTTAAGCATTTCCGCTTTTGGGACGAATTCCAGTACTTCTTTTAAAATACTGGTGCGGAAGGCTCCATCCTCAATTAAGGATATAATTTTGCCAGACAGTTCATCTTTATTGATTTTGCTCATCATATCGTTGAGTACGTCAACGATTTCAATCTTTGCCCACTTCAGATCATAGATGTGGCGGGTTCCATAGCTGGATGAGGTATCGCAGATCAATTTGCAGGCATTGAGTTTCTGTTCATTGACCATCAGGTTAACGACCTTTTGATGGAAAGATTCAGTATACCAGTTTGGGAGAATGATTTTTGCTTTTTGTTTGAATTCTTTTAGAGACAGGGCGGTATTGGTATTCTTAATTAATGAATGCTCAATAAATGAAGAAAGTTCATGATCATATGCCTCTCGAATAGACTCAAGCTTTGCCAGTACTGTGGCCATCGAGTCAACGATGTCTTTACATTCCTTCAGCCCTAAGCCATGCGTGGTTTCAGTCTCGAATTCTTTGGAGGTGTCCTTCAGATACTTAACGGCCTGCAGCTTACTTTCAGGCAGGTATTTGTTTATTTGATCATGTATCTCTTCAGAGTACCAGTCAGGCAGTAATCCACAATGATCTTTGAAATCGTTATACTTGACGTACATTGTACAGTTTATTAAATATCGAGGTCGATGTGAGCAGCGTACTTATTCAGGTCGCTGTAATCCGCGATGCCAAGGTGAACTATCTCACCAGTACGGGTATCAGCCATCATTTCAACGTACTCAGTGCCAAGGGTAAAGAGTGAACCAATCAGGCCACAATGAGGGATAGTCATCAGGGATACTCCGAAGAGCATGATCACTTTGATTCTTTCCTCCAAGGGAAGCTTTGCGAATTCTAAGATGCGTTTGTTCATATGTTATCTAACGTACATTGTACGTAAAGGTTACATTATTCTAACCAAATATTGCAGTGCGACCGAATTGTTTTGCGTATTGGATGGCAGTCCTTTTATTTGGTACTGGCACCTCTGTGAGCGTACCGAATTCATACATTTTGTTAGGGTCAGCAGGCTCATTACTGGCAGTCAGTTTGGTTACGTAATAACCTCCCTCATCCTTAAAGAACATCGGGGACTTCTTTTCGTAGATGGGTTTGTTAATTAAGTTCATGAACTCTGCTATCATTTCCTTATTGTCAGTGATGACAATTTTATTTTTCTTTGCCATATTAGTTATATTTAATAGTCGCAGTAACTGATTTAGGATTGTACCCTGAGTATTGCTTGAGAAATTTTCTCTTAGCATCATTAGTTGTACGTGAATCCCTAGTATCTCCAATTACAGTTTTACCAACCTTAATTATGATAATCGGATTTTTCATAGGAGGTTATTTTATAGCGTCTTTAATTTCATCCCACATCCCGCAAAGGATGTCAACGGCATCGCTGCCAGCTATTGGTTCATCGGTATCCATTTCCGGGAACGAAGCTACCAATTTTTCCAATACCGCCCGCATCTTTTCTGACTTGTCAGTACTGGTCTGTACATTGTCCGGGAAAGCATGTTTAATAGCATTCTCCATTTCAATCATCGTATGGTCATGATGAGTAGGCAGGCCATACTCATAGCCATCGTAACTTCGTGCAATACTATCCAATTGATGGATAAGGTTATCAATTTTTTGAGTGTCCATAGCTTTATTAATTAAGGGTGAACATTGTCCGGGTTACTTCTTTTGTATTGGATAGGCTTTGCCTGTGATTATCGGATAGTACTTTTGAGATATTTCATACCTCAATTTTATATCCTCACTGGTCATGCCGTTTTGTTTTTCAGCACGGGCAATAATTTCCTTCATGGTTTGCTTTTCGTCATCCGTACCAAAGTTATTAACCAGCAAGGCAGCAGCTTCATTGTGATCGTTATTGTCCTCAAGCCTATTGTATTTTCTGAGTAGGTTTGTAGTTTTCATGCCAGTACTATTTAAACTGTTTGTGTTTCATGTACATTGTCCGAAGTGGTAACGACATTTTCAGTCGTTACCTTTACCACGAAGGGACTATTTTTGATCGCGGTATTATTTTCACGGTTTGCAATATCTTTCCACCGTAAGCCTACAATCACATTCTTTTCATCCATTGGACGGTAATCATTCAAATCACCGTCAATAACTTTGTACCCGTTGAAAGTTTTAGGCAGGGCTTTACCTCTTTTCACGTCAAACACTACAGCGACCCGAACATTGTCCGATAACGCTTGCTGGCATTCAGACCAATTGTAGCCCGTATAAGAAAAAGTCAGGTCGTAATTTGGGTATTTTTCAACCAACTTTTTGCGGTTCAGTACCTTTGTGTAATCGTAAAACTGAACATCCGGGAACAATTCGAGAATATTTTGCCCGAACGCTTTGAAAATTTCCGGGGACAGGTCGGAAGTACCGTTTAAACGGACTGCAAAGATAGTCCCCTTTTTTTCCGAACGCTTTTTTGCAAGGGAAATTTCATGAATCATTAAAGTCATAAATTTTTCCCTTTGTTCGTAAAAGGCAATAGTCCTTTGTGTGCGGGCATTGACAATAATGTTCTTTTTGTCCATTTTAACCCGCCCGGACGTGTTAAGGCAACCCATTATACATTCCTTTGTTGCCTTTGCGCACACGTTTTGCCCGCTCAATTTATAAGGAGCAAAATATAGAGTATAAGTATCAATACCGTACTCTTTACCGTGTGCAATTTTCGCAGTCAGGTTAACACCGCCAATGTAGGAAAAATTAAAGTCGTGTCGCATAGCTAGTAAAGTTTGTTTTGTTTGTTGTTTGCGTATGCTCTTTATACGTTGACTTTTGTACAAAGGTTACGTTTTTCACGAAAATAGTTTAAATATTTTTTCCAGTACTGGCATAAGTTAAACAAGACAGACCCCTGCAATAACCGTTTTCTAATTTCCTTTTTTTCGGCTCTCCTACTTGATTCGTATGTATATTAACGGGAACTATTCACAAAGGTTACATTATTTGTGAAAATAATTTAACTTTTTTTATCCTTAATTACGCAACCTTTTGCGGGCATGGCCGTTTAACTCTATATTAACAAACACAAAAAAACATGGACGCAATAACACTGAAACAAATCGCAAAGGAGGTCATATCTGAAATGGGTGACCAAGGAACTTGCTGCATCGGTATGCGCTTAAGACAAAATGGAAGGACAATTACTGAGGGAATTGTTCAGGGTAATATGACTAACTACGCCTACTTTGATCGCGTTAAGGCACACTTAATTGAGAATGAGGGTGCAAAGGAAAGTGACTTTTCAATTGAGCATGGATATATGGATTAATTGAAAAATAACCCTATATTATCGCAACCTTTTATTGAAGCAGCCGTATAATACATATAACCAAACACAAAACGAACCATGATACTTGTCCTCTTATCACCTTCCGAAGTTATCGCTCAACTCAAATTGTATGCGAATTTGGCAGGTCAAAAAACCCCTACCTTTGTATCGGTAAAAAACTACTGCAACAATCAGGGTGAAATTTCAAACTACGTGGTAAACGTTGGTGCCTCCTATGCAAACGCAAAAGAAGCTGACAGAAAATTCCTTAGCGACCCTAGCAATATTGCTGGTCTCGAATTTGGTTCTGTGGCTCAATATGCGGAGCAAGCCCGGATAGCCCTTTTGTATGCCATTGAGAATGAATCAAATCAGTCGCGGGCGCAGCAGGGTACGTATACCCAAGTTTTCCCGAATGTTCGCGTTCACAATGAAACTGGCAGAGTTTACGTTTACGGAAATCGTATCTCAAAAGAAGTGCTGGTTCCTGTAAGATACCGGGAAGTGAATAGCGCACCTTTGACAATCGCGAAAAACATCATTCGCAAAAATTTGAAAACCAATACGTTCAGACAGTTTTGCGTTGACAAGTTGGTTGAAATCAGAATGAACGGAGAAACTTTGGAGTTCGAATTGTAACCTCCTATATTTGCCATCAATAGTAAACAGACAGACCCCTGCAATAACCGTCCTCTAATTTGGTTGGTTTCCCCTCTCCTACTTGCTTTGTTAGCGTTCGTATGTATATTAACGGATGCCGTTTGAAAAGGTTACAATATTCAAGAAAATATATTTTAAATTTCTGGCAACCTTTTGTGAATAGTGCCGTTTATACTCATATCACCAAACAACAAAAAACTATGGAAATTGTTCAATCACATCAAAAGCATGACATCGCCCTCATTCTGTCAGTACTGGCAACAATTGCAACTGGCATTGATATACGGGTACTGATTGACCATGATGATCTTTCAGTGTCAGGCATTGTCAATGGCAAAACGGTAAAACTGAAACTCCATTTCAGCAGCCCGAATATCAAGTATTATATGATCGGTTCTGAAAAGGGAATCATCTATGCGGATGCCTTTGTGGATGAAGGTAGAGCGTTCGGTCACATTACCGTACCTCGTTTCGGGTATCCAAGGATAATTGCTCAAATACAAGGCTTAGAGGAAAGGTCAGAAAAAGCAGCACACCAACGTGGTTCCGATGCCTATGACTTCCTGAAACTGGATGACGTAACAGTCGAAGATTAAAAAAAGTTTGAAAAATGTGAAAAGTACTGTAACCCTACAGTACTTTTTTTCGTTTATATGGGTATGGAAACAGAAACAATATCTTGGAGTGATGCAAAGGAATGGTATCGTGCCTCATCCGAGGAAAAGCAAAAGGAAGTTCAAGCATACTATGCTTGCAAATATCCTAACTTTCATGACGTGAAACGTGACTTCGAGGATGAAATAAAAGAGTTTGTTTATTTTCAGAAATCAGAAAACAATTGAGCCGTGAAAAAACTGGTAAAAGATTTAAGTGTAGGTGACATCCTTACTCCCACAAATGTGAAAGTGGTTGTCGCTCCCTCAGCAGGTATCAGCACTCCTTCCGGGAAAGTTGATCTGGTTGTGGAATCTGCAAAAGGTTTCAGATATTCCAGAACATGGAATAAAAGAACTGAGGTATCAATCAAAGATAAAGAATAATGTATCCAATATACGATACATCTTGTCCGGGCAGGCCAATTGCTGACGACCAAAAAATTCCTTCGGAGTTAATTGAGGGTCATATCAAAAGGTTCTTCATGATACAATTGGAATCGCTTGCCTATGGTACAAGAAAGCCTGAACAGGTAAGAAATGATCTTAAAGGACTTGCATTTTTTGTAAGATGTTCCTGTGGTATCCATGCAAGTTTAGCAACCTCGAATGAATTCCATAGGTTAGAACGATTGACGGATGAACAGTTAATTAACGTTGCAAGAAAAACATTTAACGTAGATGGAAAAGAAAAATGAACTACTGGAATTCGCCAAATGGTTAATTCACAATGAACGCCAAAAGTATACTGTTCAGCAAAACTATAACGCTGCCTATTTTGCCAGCGACCTCATGAGCACACTTTGCGCCCGCTATCCGTTTGAGTCTGAACATAGAGTCATAGCGGAATGGGAGAAATACAAAAAAGAAAATAATTTACATTTTACGTAACCTTACCAAATCTTTCCCGTTAAATGTAGTAACACAAAACAAACTAACAAAACAATGGGAAAAGTTTATAACGCTCCAAAAGAATTCGAACTACCGAAATTCGACTTTCGCAACTTGAAAGCATCAAGAGAAGCAGAAGAGGCTTACGTGAATAGCATTCGCGAATGGGCAAAGAAAAACAGCAAAGATGAACTCGCAGGGGAAACGATCTACATCCCTCACGCTGATGGAAAAGCAGCCTACGTAGTTTTCAGTACCAAACCTGTGAAACTTATTCACCTTCCGATAGGTGACGCATGGGATGCACCCTTGGCACACCGGATGACTGGTAAGGACATCAAAGAACATGTGGCCAGAGACAAGTATTGGGCTGAATTCGTAAAAAATAAAAGAAACGAAAACAAATCATAAAGCTATGGAAAATTTGGTCGAAAACATTCAGAATCTTCCAACGCATCAAATCAATGCCTTGGTAAATGAAATTGCCCGAAAGAGTAAAAAGAAAAGACTCAGCAGTGGACAAATGTTTTTCCGGGACTATTGCAAAGCTATCGCAGAAGCCCTGCAAAAGGAAAGCACGAAAGAACTTGTCTACAAATACAGGTTAGTTTAAAGGGGGAAAGTTTCTCCCTTTTTTTTGTTATATAGTGTAACCTTTCCAGTACTGGTTCGTTAATTAACATTATGAGAACGCTACGAAAAGAATACGACAAACTTCACAAACTTGCTACTCACATCGAAGATACAATACTTGGTGAAATAGTTCGAGTATGTGATAAGTACCAATGGGTAGTTAACTGCTATGGAGTTGAATTTGTCAGTCTCAAAACGGGTGAAGAAATTCCAAAAAGCAATCCAACGGTCAAACGCCTGCTATCCTTAATTAACGAATTCGAGCGGGAATCGGGAAGGGTATTCGATCCTCAATTCTGTTACGATCCTATCAAATGGAAAAAGAAAGGATACATCGATGAACATATGCGTTTGCTAAATAAATTGAAAAGAATGTAACCTTTTCACATAGCAGCCGTTAAAAGATAGTATAACACAAACAACAAACTAAATGGCAACGAAAACATTCAAAATCGGTGAGTACTGCAAAGGTGGTGTTATCACCGTTGAAATTACAAAGAAGACCATCACCGTTATCGGTAAAGATTGGGATACTTCAACAGGCTATGGAAAGTCTTCCAACCAGTCAAACGCAAAAGAATTCACACGCGAAACTGTGGCTATCGGTGACCCACAACTGCAAAGAACACTCACGCAATTTCTGAATGAGTTGACTACGCATTACTATTCTGAACAAGTAATGGACTGGATTAGAGAAAAAGCAAAGCTGCCAAAATCACTTTTCTGGTAATGGCAACCGCAAGATATAAGCGATATGCCCGCGAAAAGTTTAAGGACTGGAAAAAGCGGGTAGCAGCACATCTGCCAGTACTGGTCACAAAGTTCTATGCCAGCACAAAATACATTCCATACGAAAAGCACGTACTACTTGGAAGTGTAATTAAGGATATAAATAATCCTTTCTATGCAATTACAGATAGGCAAGGCGATTTCGTGAATGAGGACTCAGAACTATCCTTACAAATAATTTTGGAATTGCAGGTGGAAGAATTATTCAATTTTATTCACGGATTATCGTAACCTTTTCGTTTTGTTCACGTTTAACTAATTAACAACAAAACAAAACGATATGGGACGCTCAGTAACTTGTAACTTCGCAGTAAACATCAACCTCTCCAACGGTGGAAAAGTGTTGAGCACTCAGACCTGTTACGGTGCAATGACTTTCAAAGAAGTGAAAGGAATTATCGCAGCAGAGAACCAGTACCAGAAAGAAAAAGGGAACTCGGTAGTAAGTGCTGAAATTTGGCCACAAACGGCAAAGGGTAGGAATCAAATCAAAATTGACTATGCCCTTATGACTCCCGATGGCAATGTGACTCACCATGCGATAAGCTAAAAGGTGAAAAGAAAAAAACGAAAACCTTGCAACCTTTGCAGGGTTTTTTCGTTAATATACGTACAACACAACAAACACACAAAATGACTACTCCCAAACGTGTCGAAAAGATTTTCCAGTCTCTCAAAAGAGGTAACGTAAAACTCACCGAAGGAAAGGTGAAACATAGTGTTTACACGCTGGATATTCAGAATGTGAAAAACATTGATCCTAGGGTAAGTTCTGAAATTCGCTCGACAAATGGTTGGGTAATTTCAGTGTATTACAAAAATAAACTGATGGCCTTTATGGCATTCACTTCCGATTTTGTTGAGGTTCAATTCGATTATTTTTATCCTTTTTCAAATTTAGTCGGAAATAATGTAACCTTTGCGGATAGCAGCCGTTAAACATAGCAACAACAAAACAACAAAGCGATGAAAACGGAATTAACAAACAAGGTGCTCGAAGTATGCAAAAAGTTGGGCATCACTTTCTCCACCATCAAAAACCGGGAAAGATACATTGAAATTCCCGGAGCGAATGAAGCTGCAATTGAAATTTTGGAATTCGCAGGCATCCCTCACAAATACGCTCACGCTGCCGTTCACGGCATTCCTGAAACGCCTCAATGCGAAAATGAATTGGCTAGTAGCTGGAATTGGTCGCGTATGCACGATACGATTATGTTGGGCATTGCAATTGAGTTCGCAGAACAATACATGAAAGGCAACCAACGTTGTGAAGTAGGGATGAAATACCCTGAATTCAGAAAGAGCATCTTAATTAAAAAATACAACCTCACCATAACGGGAACTTTCGAACCCGTATGGAGTAGGGAAAGACTTCCAAAGGAAAAAACCTTTTATGAAGTCTGGCAGAACCCGAACAGAACCATACAATTCAGTTTCGAAGCTGGCAGAATGGGAATCGGTGGGTACGCTGGAATGAGTTTCCCTACTTTGAAAGAAGCATACGATTTTGTTGTGTGGTATTTCAAACACAAATCTTTCTATGTGAAAGATGTGGACTTATTCACAAATGGTCTCGGAGGTTTGAACGTTAAAGAATTCGACAAGTTTAATTTAGAATTCAAACAATACAACAAATCCGTAAAATCTTTTGTGAATGCGTAACCTTTTGCGGATAGCAGCCGTTAGTATACATACAAAACAAACAACAAAAGAAAATGGCAACAGCACCCGCATTCGAAGTTCTAATGAAACTGGACTTCACCCTACTGAAAGCACAAAAATCAGTACTGGTTAACCTTCAGGCAAAGAAGACAATCACCAAACCTGAATGGGATACGCTGGAAGGAATCATCAATCTCATTGACCACATTCAGGATACGGCAGTACAAAAAGCAATTGTGACTGAAGAAGAAGCATTCAACCTCTCAGGGGAAGATGAGCAACCGAAAATGAGTCTCAAAGAAGCACAAAAAATTGTTTCAGACAAAAATCTTTAATCCGATGGATAAGCTATCAATAGTATTACTCGAACAACTTCAGGGGATTGAAGATCAGGCCCGCGAAGCTATTATAAAGCAGGTAAAACAATTAGGGAAAATCCTGATTGATAATCCCTTCGCTGCTGAGAAAGATGAGAACGTGTCAATCGTTGGTGCATGGGTAAGCGATAAGGGAATTGTGGAGGTACTGGCAACTGAAAATGAAGGGAACATGGATTTTGAAGATGCTGAAGAAGATGATTTTGCATACAATTCCAGCTATGATCTGGAAGGTACTGGAAGAAATTTATTCACGGCTGCTGACTTGGTTGAACTTTTGGGGCAAATAACTGAAGAATAATGTAACCTTTTCAAACTGTTTCCGTTAAACGTAGTAACAACAAACAACTAAAGAAAATGGATACAATTCAGAAAAGACTCAAGTACATCTCCGATAATCTTGATCTATTGGATGAGGATGCCCTGATGGATACTGTGAAAGCAATCACAGAAAACAAAGTGAGCACGTATATCGGATATTATCCGAGGGAAAGCAGGTTCTTTGGTCGCTCCCTGTTCGATTTTACGAAATCTTTTCAGTGGAATGCTGACAGGTTCGACCAGTGGCTGAAGAAAAATTACGATGGAAACAAAAATCTGTTTCTCGCGTATGCGAACAATAACAGCCTGTTTTGGCACTATTACTTCAGAAAGTCTGGCGACCATTATACCATCTCAGACATTCACTATGCGGATACAAACCTGTTTGGTTTCCTTCGCTTTGTGATCCTGAAGAAACAAGACCCGGATTTTACCATCGCTGCTGACATTGCAAAAGAATTCCGGGCAGCAGGTAACGACCTGAAGGATATTCACATTCTGGATGAGAAAGGTGAACTAGTTCAAAAGATTTCAGTGAAAGCATTTAAAAACGGTCGCGTTGACATCAAGGGATTGAATCCCGGACAGAAACTTTTCATCGACCGAATGATCGCAGATAAAAAGAACTCCCACATCAATCCGAATTGGGACGGTGAATGGGGTCATAATAATTAGCATTGTTGTTTTGTTGTTTTGTGTTCAAAAGGGGGAGTTGTTAACCCCCTTTTTTTATTTTATGTACATTGTCCTTCCCTCATGCCCTGCCAGCGTACATTGTCCTATCCTTAATTAACCAGCACGTACATTGTCCTATACCAGTACTGGCACGGTGAACATTGTCCTAAAATAATATAACATTTTATGTAACCTTTACGTACATTGTCCGTTAATATACTTAACAACAAAACAAACACGATATGAACGCTGAACATTACGCAATCTACAAGATGAAAATCGCTGAATACGATGCAGCATCTTTAGAGTACCGTACATTGCACAAGACCAATGGCATCCCTGCTGAAATCTGTGCGACATTCCCTCATGCGGACATTGTTACAAACGATCTTCGCAGTCTGGTTGAGTGCTACGAATTCATGCACGATAAGCCTGAGAATTATTTCCTGTATATCACTGAAGGAACTCCGATGACATACGCCACAACTTGGACAGGCGACAAATTAGGAGTAGTGGTACTTGGCAGGGAATGGCGATCAAACTTTGGTGACAAGCGACAGGCAGTCACAATAAAGGCAGTGAATGGCCTAACGTATGTGGGAACATACTATAAGAGTAGCGGAAATTACGCAAGGGTAAAGGCAAAAAAAGGGACTAAAAAGGACTAAAAAATAGTCCCTTTCCTTTTAAATAATTTCAGTAAAAGTTGATTGATCGTAAAAATTAGAATAGCTGAATAGCTTAAATGATGGAGCGGAAAGTTTAGGAGAATTCACAGTACTGGCATACCGTCTCATCTTTCGAATTGCGCCCGGAACTGTTTCAAGTTCAAACATTGTGCGCCCTTCAGTCCCTAAAGGTTCTTTCCCCTCTTTTGTGGGAACATAGCCATAAAATTTCATAGTTTTTCGTTGTTTGGCATTGTTAACGGGAACAATGCAACAAAGGTTACAAAAAATATTTTTTCTTTTCACGCAACCTTAATTAACAATCCCCGTTAATATACTCATGAGACACACAACAACACGAAACGCCTGCTACTTTCTATTGGTCGAATTCTTTTTAGCTGATGCAATGGAAAGGGTACTTTGCGAAAAAAATGGCCTGAAACAATCAGGTTATTCAGTCCGGGAAGGTTGGGGCAATTCTTTGAAACAAGCAAAGAAAAACGCTCAAACATCCTACTTCGGGAACTGTGAACTTTCCTGCATCATGGATGAAACGAAAGTCATAGTTAACAACCGCACGGTGAAAGATACTCTATGGAGATACCCACAACTTAAATAAAAAGCAATGGAAGACGAAATCCCGGATTTTATTATCGAGCAGCAAGTTGAGGAACTTTTGGACATCGAGGCTGAAAAACAGCACGAACAAGACCTGAAAGAACAACTTGACAAAGAAGCAAGGGGAGAATAATCCCCTTTTTTTGTTTCTCTTTTTTTTAAAAAAGAACGGATGGCTGCAGAAACCGTTCTCTCCTTTTCCTTCTTTTCGGCTCTCCTACTAGCTTGTCAGCGTTCGTATGTATATTAACGTGAACTATTCACAAAGGTTACATTATTCACGAAAAAATAAAATATTTTTTTTTGTAACCTTAATTAACGTTTGCCCGTTAATATACTCATGAAACGCATAATAATAAACATCTTCGTTTTTTTGGTGTTAACCAGTTTTTACTTACTTTCACTTTATAACCGTTAAAGTTATGAGTTATATCACAACCGAGACCGTTCAGGAAATGAGGGCAAAGATCAAAGCTAAATATCCGAATGTGAAATTTAGCATAACACGCCAACACCTTTCGACCATTGAGGTCGCGGTAATGGAAAGCCCTTTTGAGTTTCCCGAAAATTACATGCAACTCAATCCTATCCCGATGTACATAAAAGAACATCATGCGGGAAAGCCTTATCTTGAATTCCTTTTGTCAATCGCTGAAATAATCAGCGCAAAAAGCAGAACGGTTTCAACCGATGGCGACTATGGTAATATCCCGAATTATTACTATAACATCCACATAGGGAAATGGAATAAGCCACATGTAACCAACAAAGCGATCAAAATTTAAGGGACTGAAAAAAGTCCCTTTTTTTTCTCGTTTTGTGTAACCTTAATTAAGGAATGCCGTTATAACTCATATAACAAAACAAAAAACAATATGAATTCATTCACTCTAAAAGTCCTCCTTATGTCGATCATTACCGAAATTAAATTCGGAATGCCTATCGCCAGAAATGCTGCCCCTGTAAAGGCTCAATTTAAGAGACTGGTGGGACTGCCCAAAGGTGCATCGAATCTCAAGGTACTGGCAGAACTGAAACGTACCTATGAGGAAAACAACCTCGCTGACGACTTCAACGACACGGTGACAAAGTTCAAAGTGGCACATCTGCTAACAGCCTGAAAATTAGGGGACTTGAAAAAAAGTCCCTTTTTTTTATCCTTTTTGTGTAACCTTAATTAAGGATGCCCGTTAGTATACATATGACAACGAACTTAAACGATCTTACTCACATGCCCGCAAGTCGGGAAGGATTGACACAATTCCAGCACGGCTCTACCCTTTGCGGGAAAGGACTATGGAACGGTGGTAAAGGTAGTTTGAATCTGGTTCCCACATTTATGGGGCAGGCATTAAGTTTGCCTAGCTGTAGACAATGCCGTGAAAAAGTTATCGAAATGAATCTTTTACGTAACCCACAAAACGCATGAAATTGCCTCGACACTTAAGAATGACAACCTTTGCACTCAGATTGAAACATGACAACGGGACAAAGGTTTTAAAGGTCACCGCTCAATCCCTGAAAGCTGCCAAGGAAATGGCAATGAAAGCAGAGGGATGCCCGGAAAGTGCAATCAGTTAACACGAAAGGGAGGGACAAAAAAAGTCCCTCTTTTTTTCATCTTTTGTGTAACCTTAATTAAGGTTTGCCCGTTAATATACTTGTAACGTTTCTTAAAAACGGCACCGAGTATACTCCAACACGCCCTCTTTTTTTTACCAGTACTGGTGAAATAATTCAAAAAAAATCTTAATTAAGGCAACCTTTCTTAATTAAGTCCGTTAATATACTCATGAACACAACAACAAAGAATATGAAACGGTTAGTTAAAAAAGTCGAATTGACGTTCTTTTGTGACGATGCAACTGGTGAATATGGTTTAGCGCACAAAGATACCTATGACAATAACCATTCAGGTTCGTCATTCAATGCATTTTGGGGTGGTACTGGAATTTTTCATGACGTGTTTGAACATAGTCATGAATATTCAAACAAATACTTTCGCGGGGACTATGCAATGAATGTAGGGGGCGAAATGGCTGCAATGGGCGCAATGTGGTATTATATCAATACGCTCGGAGTATGGAATAGGCTGCAAGGTCGTAACTATCGCTATTCAAATGCTGAACTAATGAGGTTAACGACTCAAGACATGATTCAAGAATCTATTGAATGCGGGAATACTCAGTTTGGTTCAACGCTGGAAAGCAACGTACCGAAACAACGTCCGACAAATGACTATGACTTGGAAGATCAAATATCTGAGTACTGGAATAAGGTGAAACAATTTTCACCCGATACTAACTATGAAGATGAAAGACAATACGGGGAAGATTATAAAAAGTCTGTGAGTTTCCGCAAAATTGCTGACCTCCATAGATACGGTTACCGTATGGCTGCAAAAATGATTCCCGATACTTTGGAAAACAGAAATACCCTTTGTGACTTTTACGCATTCTTTGAAGAGTTTTGTACTAACAATCCCGCTCAAGAACTTGCAAATTATTTTGACGGTATGGACGTGAAACTTTACAAAGATTCAGAGGGGAATATCACTTGGAAAGCCGTGCTAATCGGTAAGAATGAAGTACCAAATTATACCCTTAGACGTGGTTACACTCATAGTATAATGGAAGACGTTTATATGTCAGTCCCTGAATAAATCAGGGATTTTTTTCTTTTTATGTAACCTTAATTAAGTTTACCCGTTTAACTCAGTATATGAAAGCACACATTTTAACTTTTGCAAACTTTGTGGTAAGCACTGACCATTTTATGCATACCCTTGTAAATCTTTGGTGCGACTTCCCGGAACATAGGGAAAGCCAAACAATGCCACAACAATGGAGCGAAAAGGAGAAACATGATTTTATTATCAGGGTTACACTGAACAGCCCGGATAAATTTAAACAGTTTGGTTACTACATCCACAACGGGGAACTGAACTGGTCTGTCAGACCTCCAAAATAATTCGAAAATAATTTAGCTTTTACGCAACCTTAATTAAGTATTGCCGTTAATATACTTATCGAACCTGCAATATGTTAAGATGGGTGGAAAACGTCAATGTTTTCGAGAGAGTGTACTCCAACCTACTTTTTATTTTTTTTACCAGTACTGGAAAAATATTTCTTAATTAACGCAACCTTTCTTAATTAAGTCCGTTTAACTCAGTATGGAAACAACGATCATAGCAACCAAAAAAAGAGTCTGGCAAGTTGAACAAATCAAATTGCTGCTCGAAAACGATGACAAATTTGTTATGCGTTCGGTAGTGAAAATCTATGAACGTCAAACGGAAGACGAAAAGAATTCCGATTCGACTGCTCACAACAATGGAGTAGGTTTCAACGGTACGGATGCGTTTATCATGACTAAATTTGCAAAGTGGTATATTGAAAAGGGTTTCATGACTGCAAAGCAACTGGCAATGGCCAAAAAGAAAATCATGAAATACGCAAAGCAATTGACTCGCATTGCAAATGAACAGCCCGTAAATTAACGGGCTTTTTTCTTAATTTAGTGCAACCTTTCTTAATTAACTACGTTAATACTCACATGAACTTTCAACTATATCACGACTCTTTTACCTCAGCAATGGCAGAGGCCGTTCGCGTTGCAACCTCCAAAGGTTTCACCATTGACGAAACGGACTGGTTTAATAAGGTCACAGTAGGGCCAAAAAGACCTTCTGAGGGAATAACTAATCGCTATATAATTGCCCTTCTGAAAGATGGCAAAGAGTCAAAGAAAGCCCTTGCCGTTCAAGTCTATGGCATGAAAGTAAAGTATGAACTGAACTGTTATGTATTCTAATATGAAAACTGTCAACGATATTTTAGGCAATCCCGACTATACTTTAGTCCGTGCTCAATTAGCAGTCGTAAAAGTGTTTGAACTCATTAAAAGGGAATACACTCAAAACAGGTCGCTATTTGTCAAATACAATACGGCTGGCAGGATAGTGGAGGTTTATGAATTCACCGGATACGTGCCAGTACCTAGCAGGGAATTAAGAAAAATATTCTAAATTAAGGCAACCTTTCTGAATTAAGTACGTATAATAGGATATAACAAACAACCAAAAATATGCATCCCGAAATTAAAGCTATCTGTTTCCCTGTCACAAAAGAGGCGACTGTGGAACTCTTCAAAGATGCGACAATGGAAGTGAATAGCGAAAACGCTTACGCCATTGTTGGTCGTATCGGTAAACGTAAAAAAGCCCTGAACTTTTGTTCAGACGTTTACAAGCTGGTTGAAAACAGTGCCGTGCTCGAACCTCTTATGCCAGTACTGGAAAAGAAATTCAAAGGTTTTGAGACTCGCGTAAAGTCAACGAAAGATGCACAATTTTTCGTGAACGTTACTCCGACTATCCCGACTGTCAGCCCGAAATCTGAAATCATTCTGCCTGCCGTTTCTTTCGTGAATTCTTACGATGGAAAAATCAAAGCACAAGCAATCGGTGGGCTGGTTCGCTATATGGTTGACGAAAAGGGACGTGTATCTGTAACGTTCTCAACGTACCTGAAAGGTCTTTCTTTCGTGTATGAATTCAAACATAGCAACTCAGCGATTTATTCAATGGAAGAGGTTTCAACCCACATTGATAACTATATCACGAATTTTGAGACGGTTGAAAATCAGATCAACCTTATGAAAGCCGTGACCATTGAAAAGCCAACGTCTGCGAAAATTGAAAAATTAATTCGCAACCTTGTCAAAGGAACTCACTTCCCGCTCAAGTCGATTGACGAAACGATTCAACGGATTGAGTATGAAATGGACGTGTTTGAATGTGACTTGAACCTTTGGATACTTTACAATTCCATGAACTTTATCTTGGAAAATTGTGAAGCAGACCTTTCGCAAAAGTTACGCATGGAAGCCGACAATAAAATCTATGCGAACATCCTGCAACTGTTCGACAAAAAGTTGACCAAAGAAACCGAAACGGTTGAAGCAGCATAAAAATACGGGACTTAAAAAAGTCCCTTTTTTTTATTACTTTTGTGTAACCTTAATTAACTATTTGACGTTTAATGAGATATGGAAACACTTAGGATCAACCCCGAATCAGTTTTAGGAAAGCAACGTTTCGACTTCCCTTCCAAACGCATTCCTTTCACTTACCTGCACGGCAAATTGGAGAGTGAAAACGGATACGATATTTTCAGTATCGCTGAACCTGTGCCAACTGAAGCAGGAATTTACCCTTGTCTGGTTGGAAAGGTAAAGGCAACCTTATACTTTTGGCTAACAAGTTTCGGGGAAACTCATGGGCTGGTTGTGGCCAACGATGACTTTGAGGCAATTCAGTATGCTGAAAAATGCTACAAAGAAAAAGCGGATATACTGTAACCTTAATTAAGAATTCCCGTTTAACTTAGTATAAACAACGAAACAAAATGGCACTTATCATCATGACAACAAACGGAACTCTTCTGAACAAAGATTTGACTCGCAAAAGAAGTCTATCTGAAATCGCCCGCGAAATCCGCAGTGACTGGAAAAACGTTAACTTTGGTGCTGTTCCTTATCTGCAAGCAATGGGAACGCTCAACTCAGTGAACGATATGTATGGTGCGGATGACGCAAAAAGTATCGTGCTCTACTTCCTTAGCAATGCCAGCACTTGGCGCGGGGAGGTTGCAAAAAGAGTTAAGGCTGAACTCAAAGCAATGGTAAAGTAAATTAAGAAAGCCCATCTGAATTAAGCCTCACCAATACGGTGGGGCTTTCTCATTATGGGACACCCTTCCCACCTTGGGACTACCCTCCCACTGTGGCCCCCGTATCCCCCCCTTGGTCTCCCCTCCCTCCCCCGCCCCCTCTATAGGGCTGTCGGCCCTACATGAATAAATATTTTCCTCCCTAGAAAATCGACCTCTTCCTTTTATAAAATTTTATAATTTTTTTTGGGGAAATTTTTTTAGGTTTAGAAAAAAGCCCTAAAATTTTTCCGGGAAATTTTTTGAATTTGGTAAAAATGAATGTTCTACTTAACCAACCTAAACAATGGAGAAGATGACTAAATTGACGAGAAAAGAAGAAAAGCAGTTATTGGAGAAATTCGGTCTGGCTGTGGGAGATCGAATCATATGTGTTGATGATGATACCGATGAGGATAAGCAATATAAGACCCCTAAAGACCTGCAAAGGGGTAAAATCTATCTGATTGAGGGATTTGAGTTTAGCGAAGTGCCTACTTGGAACACCCATTGGAATGAAAAGGAATTTATGAATATTCAATGGATGTGGACAAAAGTGAAACTCTACGGAATCAATAGACTACAGTATCTTGATCTATTCAATAAAATCGAAATTAAATAGGTACTGGAAACAATTTAACGATATTTACGTATAATTTAACCAGTACCAGATCAATCATATGCCTTACACGCAGAAACATTATCACGATTACAAACAAAACAAGATGAATAATAAGGTCAGAATCCAATATGGAACCAGCATAACCGAAGCAAGGCAGGAAGCTGAAAGGAATTATCGCAATGCCAAGGCTGTATTCAGGCCAGTACCTGATTATGCTAAAGTCGGGTTTTTGGATGACCATCTGGTTTCTGTGATCTATGAGGATTTTTCTACTAGTACTGGCAATCCGATGTGGGGCTATCAGATCACGCATCCCAAAAGCGAATCTCACCTTAACGGGGCTACCACAGTCCAGCACAAGTACGCAACCATTCATGATGCGTTAGAGGGTGCTGAAAACTATTATAATAATCATCTTTTACCCGAAATAATTTCAACCATGAAAAAGGTCGATGACAAATTCCAAGTTGCCATTGTTGGGAAGGCAGGTACTGGTCTTCAGGTACTGACCCACATTTTGCACAGTTCGCTGCAGAGTCTTAAGTTTCAGGAACTTGTTTACAAGGAACCTGAGCGTACCCCGGAATTCTCCAAGGAGGTTGCTAACTTCTTGCGTTCCACACCCAAGATCGAGATCGTGGAAATTCCTCAAAAAGCGGATGGTACTGGATTAAAATCTGAGAAGAATTCCCTGTATGGTGAATTCCATCCTGATTCGGGGGTTGATTTACAGGTTTCAAGGAAGGTGTCTTACGATATGAAACCTATTCCGGGCGTGAATTGTCTGGATGCTGACCAAGCTGTCAAAGCGTATACTTCTCCTGAATACAGGAGCAAGATTGGGCGTATTGGTACTGATCAACCTGTGATCAATCATGAGATGCCATCCAGCCATTTGAATCGTGAGAAAGTTAATTTCATCACCAAGGAGGATATGGATTTCAAGGCTCGTAGACCGGGGATGTTCAACATCACGGTAAGGGGTTATTTGGATAGCAGTAGTGATTCTCCCATCGTTGAATATATTGCTGATGTTGTACCAAACAAGGGTGATGTGATCAACGTTGGTGAAAAAAGGTACAAAGTAATTGAGCGTGAGTTCAATGTGATGCAATCCCATAAGGTTACCCTTACGGTTACAAAATCCTAAACAATATACATTTTTCTGCGTATAATAGAATAAACGCAACAAAATGAAAAAGGTCACATTAAAGCCCAAGGTTTACACTACCATTGTTGAATTGGCCAGAGAGAATGGTCTCAAGGAAGCTTTTGACAGGGAAACTGGAGGGTTGGAGAATTATCTGGCAGATTATTCTGATAGGCCCATTGTGTACCTATTTCTTTGCGACATGATCGGGAGCAATATCATAGAAGATGCCAACTGGTCATGTTCTGTCACTGAGACAGATTGGAGAAAGGTTTCAATTACTGTTAAATAAATAATAAAAATGAGAACGCTTTATAAAATTTGTGCCACGATGTCTATTATCGCCACCATGTTTATAGCTGTTGTGGCGATCAGTATTTGGTCACAGAAGCCAATCGACTTTGTATCCTTGAATTGGGGCTTTATTTTGCCTGCGCTTGTTGTTGCAGGGTTTCTTGTGGTCTTTGGAGGTGCTGGTGTTTTCACCATAGCAACAAACAAGCACGTTTGGAAAAAGCTGGAAGAGTTGCAGGCAGATGAAGATGCATTGCGCAAGGAGCGTATGAATCTTATGGAATTGAAGGAGAAGCTTTTGAATAAGGTTCTTACTTCGCAGGAAGTTTGCAGATACAAAGCTTAAACCAGTACTTGATATGGCAAAATATATCTGTCACGGTTGCAAGGACACGCAGGTTCGCTTATACAGGCCGTATGGCGAGTTCTTCAGACAGGAGCGAGTAATGTGCAACGCATGTCTGGACGGTGACCACAGGGGCTGGTATGTACCTTTTGTGATGGAAGAAAAGACAGGTCACATTTGGGGATATTTGGCTGAAAGCCAGTTAGAGAAAAGGTCGGACGGTCAGAGTGATTTGGAACGGGTACTGGCTTTACCTGAGAAGGATACGTCCTTACCTGTTTGGACATTTGAAGGTTGGTCTGACAGAAGAAAACGATAAAATAAACCAGTACTGGATATGGAAGAGACGGTTGAGCAATGGCGTGAACGCATGAAGCGTGAGAATGAAGAGCGTATTGCCAGAGCGAAGAAGGTACTGGCGAGTTTGAGTGCTCAGGATCGCAGGGACGTTCAGTTTTATTACGAGTCGCGTGAGATTGGAAATCAGATGGAGTTATCGCGGGCCAGTAATTGGTCTGGCATAAATGATAGTTGGAAGTTTAGAAAATAAACAAAGGTACTGGATATGAAATATTTGAAAGCGGAGTATTATAAGAGGGATGTGTTGAATTTCTTTAGGAGGGAATGTGCCATTCAGGTTGGTCATCCTGTGAATGAGGATGATGACAAGGCGAACGACAAGTTGGTATATTTCAGCTTGGTGTTTAAGGATAGTTCGGGTGGGGACATTGAACTTGAGGGTAACAGTGTGGATGCAGCCAGATACCTTTGTACATTGCTTGGGTATGAGTATGGTGAATCTGCCACCAGATATTTTGATGAAGCGAAGCAGGATTTTATGAGGGGTTTGGGTTTGCTTGAAAAACAGGAGATTGAATTGAATAAATAAAAACATGGCAAAGACAGTTAAGAATACCCCATATATAATTAAGATCGAGGCACCTTTATTGCGTCCGGGCATGAGTATAACCATAGGGCCAGTGAGTGAGAAGTACATTGTGGAGGAAACGAAGAAGGCTATGGATTTTGTAAGGCAAATAAACACCACAGAAAATGAAAACGGTTAAACGAATATTATCTAATCTGGTACTGGTTGTACGCAGGGAGATATTCTTTATGAGTATTGAGAAGCGGGTTTTTGAAAAAATTTATAAAAAAATATAAACGAAGCCGCTTGACACTTGTTTGCTTTGCGGCCAGTACTATCGACTATGGAAATGAATGCTAAAGTAAAGCGTACCTATGCACCTACAAAGCACAGTAAGTTTTGGTTTAAGCGTGGTGCTTTACTTGCATTGATTTCTTTTAAGTACACTGAAATGAAATGATTATGACTATACAGGAGAAGATCACACAGGATTTAAAGCAGGCGATGCTTGCAAAGGATGAGACTAAGAAGTCGTTGCTTCGGGTTATCATCGGAGAGTTTAACCGTGTTGGTAAGGAGGTTGACGATGCGAAGGCTTCTGCCATTTTGAAAAAGATGTTGGAGAATGCCACGAACCCTGCAAGTGCGAATCCTGTTGAAGCAGAGATCATTTATTCGTACTTGCCTGCGATGCTTACTGAGGATCAGCTTAAGATGTTGATTGCTCAGATCGGTGACGATGAGGGTTGTAATTCCATTAAGGATATGGGCAAGATCATGGCCGTGCTGAAGGCAGAGTACGGTGGTCGTTACGATGGTAAGCTTGCCAGTGAGTTGATTAAAGCAAGATTTAAATAATATGGAAAAAATAGATTCAAAGAAACTTGCGAGACACCTTTACATGAGTGTTACATCCGATAATTTTTTACATTACGACATCTGGATGTATGCTTGTCAAACGGGTATCGATGAAATGTTGAAGATTGCTGAACAGCAAGGGGTTGTTCTTAAGGAGTTTGAACCTCCTACCAGAGAAGAGAAGTTAACAGAGATTGCCAAGAAGCTGGCAGCTATGGCTAATATGGCTTACTGTTGGGAGGACGTGCTTCAGAGGTTGAAGCGTGGAGATCAATTACCATTCAATTTCAAAGAATAAAACTATGGGAAAATTAATTATGCCTGATAGGTGGATGGGTGACAGACCTATCTACTTCAAACCAGCCAAGGGAAAGAGAATTGAATTACTTCGCATGGATGGTGAATTACCTGTTGAGGTTCATCAAACCATTTTCGCTTCAGTTCAATCCAAAATCGAAACGTTTAAATTTCTTTTTGATAAGATAACTGTCTGAATCGATGATCTACGTTTACAACGGTTCAACCTTTAAGCAAGCCAAATACAGGGATGCTGAAGATTTGATTGAAGCATTGAAGCTTGATCGAATTGACGATCCTCACGGACTTAACAGAAGGGTTCAACGTGGTAATCCTGTTTATTGTTGGATTTCACCTTACGAGAGTGAGATCAATCAGAAGGAAATCATGTACTGGTCGATCACTGCTGATAAGGCAGAAGAAGAATATCATCAAGCCAAAGAAGAAGTATGACACCTAAAGATCATTGTCATTGGGATATTGAATCTATGCGAAAACAGTTCGAGCCATCTCATTATGCTACCAACAGAATGATTGCGAAGTTCATGGGGTACATTAACACAACTCCAACTGATAAAGACTTCAACATCTTTGAACATCCCCGCGAAGGGATAATAATAAACGGTAAATCTCAAAAGATGATGGAAACAAGGTCTATGCAGTTTCACTCCTCATGGGAATGGCTCATGGTAGTATACCAAAAGATTTGCAATCTACCATCTACTGGTGACAGGCCACATCCTCCTTCAGGGCCGTTGGGTATTTTCAGTAATATCAAGTACCAGATTCCTTATTTGGATAAAACCTATCTCGCAATTGTTGAATTCATAAAATATTATAACAGTCATGGAGAAAGAACTAATGGGTGATCTTTTTAAGATCAACAAAACTGTTTACAACCCACTGATCGCTGCCTTCATGGGTGGTGAGGTTGAAGCTGAAAATGAAGATGGAACATTCATTTTGTTTCGTAAGCCAAACTGGAAGCTTCATGGACAATTGGTCGAAGTTGAGGAATTGAAATATGATGAGTCGTATGAGTGGCTTATGCCAGTAGTTAATCAGGTGCTTACTTATCGTCTTGCATATCCTGAGCAAACCGACAGGATTGGAAACATGAAAATATTCGTGAAGTTCGAAGTGCTTTACGAAGCTGTTGTTGACTTCATTAAATGGCTTAACGAGAATGAGAAACGATAACGAGTTGATTGCCATTTTCATGGGGTGGGTTATTGATAACTCATTTCCAGATAAAAATCATGTGTACAGGTTTGGTGGACGTGTTGAAACGATTAACACATTCAAGTTTGACACTTCTTGGGAATGGCTAATGGAAGTTGTTAGCAAAATCGAAGAAAAGCATCGGGTGACAATTGAACGATCAGGAATCTTAATTGAGAACACCGATGACGCTAGTGGGTGGATTGAAATTGGCACACTGAGACGCACAAAGAAACAAGCCGTATATATGGGAGTTGTTGATTATATTAAATGGCACAATGAACACGCAAGTAAATAATAAGCTGATCGCTGATTTTTTAGGTTGGAAACTGAATAGTATCGGGGTCTACGGATATTACAAACAATTTGATGATTTTCTCTACAACCCAATTACCGGGAATGACAAATCATTTGACCCTGATCATCTTGCTTTCCACCTTTCATGGGAGTGGATAATGCTTGCAGTGGATAAAATTGAAAGTCTTGGTTTTGATACGACTATTTTCAAAGATGAGGATGGTCATCAATGTCAGGTATGGGACAGTATACCATCATATAGACGTAAAGCAGAAAACTTAATTATTTCCAATATTCCAGTACCATTACATGTAACAAAGCAACAAGCCACATACAAAGCAGTTGTTGAATTCATAGAATGGTTCAACAACCCTGTTAGACCGAAATCAGTAAGATTTCGAAAGAAGAAGCATACTGACGATAAACTTCGTGCTGCTTACGCTGCAGGGATTAATGGGATTGATTTCAATGAATGGAAGAAGAAATTTGAAGCGATGTATGGAGATTGAAGCAACAAGGAAAGTTGAGTTCGACACAATGATCGCCAAATTCATGGGTGGTATTTGTACTGGTAATAAGTGGTGGTTTAAAGGAGCGGAAGACCCTATGCCAGTACCTTTGCCAGATTACCGTAAATGGCATACGCTCATGCCTGTATGGATTAAGATCATGAGTTGGGGTAGGCAGAAATATGGTGTTTGTTGGGAGCAGAGTATTGGAGAGAACGCAATCATCATTTCAAATACAAGGGCTGGCAGGTTGCGTATTGTTCGGATTTATTTCAGAGATTCTTTTTTATCAATCGATCACTTATACAAGGCAGTTGCGAATTTTATGGATTGGTATTATAACAACAAACAAGATAGGGCATGAAAAAGACACCATTAACTGATGAAGAGATTGTAGCAATATTTATGGGTGCTGAACAGCACGTATATAATCTTGGGTTTGGTGACAGGTTCATGTATCACTTCAAATCAACATGGCCGTTTAATCGCAGAATTATCAAGGATAAAGAATATGTTATTTGTGACGAAAAAGGTCTTTACTACAGGACTGATTGGGAATGGTTGATGGAAGTTGTGGAGAAAATTGAGTCGATGGGTTACCACACAGCTATCGAGTACCGTGATTCTGCAGGTGGGAAATTTCATCAGTTTGTTGTGAGTTTGGATTACAACGTCATTGCAGAAACGTTGATGGATTTAGAAACTATTGAGAAGGCAGAGTCATTAAGCAAGAAGGAAGCGATCTTTAAGGGTGTCGTTAATTTTGTTAAAGCATACAACGAGATGATGAAACAAGATAAGGTCACCGTATTCGATTCTGACTCATGGCAAAAAATTGGTGATGTTGGTGATAACTCACAATTCTATCTACCTGCCAGAATTCTTTCCGAATATGAGTCAGGTGAGGAAACACTCATCGATGTGCAGTTTGATGATGGTAGAATCAGTAAAGGACATTTTAAAAAATACACCAAACCATACAGGCAATGAATACCACCGAAAAACCATACTTCCCCAATATCATTACCAATAATGTTGATGAGTTTAATACAATTCATAAAGGAGTGAGTGAATTACCTCAGCTTATCATCAATAGAATCGAAAGGGTAATTAAGAATTACAGTGGATTCGATTGTACGTTCAAAAAGAATTTTTACAGGAAAGATGATCGTAAAATCATACTTCCTCTTGACACCAGACAAATTAGTGAAGGAGTTGAAGAATATATCGTTCTGACTGATAAATTTGTTTTTAGAATACCCACAATGAAAAAAACTCAGTCAGATGATAGTGAATGTTTCACTTTCGTTTTTGTAGATTACGCTCAACTAAAGGCCAGAGAAAATTCGTGAAATTATGAGTGTCACATTGCCAACAACCAAATTGTATGAACTCGAAAGTATTCTCCTTGCAGCCATCGCAGAGGGTGATCAGAGAGTCATGATGTTTTGTAAGACGTTTATTTATCCAAAATATCTTAGGGCATTAGGTGATGAACCCATACATCCCCGCATCAAACATTGTTATCAAGAAGGAAGATGAAAAAAATATTTAAAGCCATTTACTTGCACCTTAGCCCAAGGCCCAATCCGACTTGCATGTTTGATGAATGCCCTTGGCTTGCCTATCTAGTTTTTATTGCTATTGGTGCTTATGGGATATGGGGTTGTTTTGTTGTCTTTAAACTTTGAGATTATGAATAAAAAAGAATTTGAGGAATTGTTAGCTAGAGGTAGAGAAAATTTAAGTATCGAAGAGCGAACAAAAGTTGCCCAATTTATTTTGGATAATGAAAAAGAAAGAGATATTTGTATCAACGGTGCGCTTGCATCTGGTGATATGAGATTGGCTCTTGCACTAATGTTTGGAAAAGCAGAACTTACATCATGAACGAGCCTGAAAGAGCGTGTAGTTGTGGTGGTCAATTAACGTACCATCAAGGATCATTATCCGCATGGTATCAATGTCTTAATTGCGGTAAATCACTTACAACAACAGAATTCGCGACATTGCCTTTTCGGGAAATTGCCAGTACAGGTGAACCTAAACCCTATAATACAGACAAGTTTAAGTTTAAATGGAAACTCATTCAACCCTAATTTTCAAAGTGTTACGTCAAACAGCAGAAGTAAGATCAAACCTCGTTTCTCTCAATCCTCAGGAGATAAGTCGTGCTATCTGTCAGATATGTGAATGTGGGGAATTAAAACCACAGAATAAAGTTGGAGGTATTCGCACTGCGGGTTACATTTGTCCGCTATGTGAAACAACCTATACAACATTTGAAGTTGAGGAAATGAATAAGAATCATGCCGTATTACCATCTCAAAGAATCATTAAATTTAGAGCGTGGGATTTGGATGCTAAGAAAATCATTTACGATGCAGTACAATTCAACAACATAAGTAAGGAGATTTACATCACGGATAAATCTTTATTTAAATCCGATGCAAATTATGTGTGGCAGGAATATACTGGCATCAAGGACATAACTGGAGTTGAAATTTACGAAGGCGACATTGTATCATACACTAACAATTACATCAAAGATGTTACGATCAACTTAGTTGTTAAGTTTCGAGATGGTGGTTTTAAACTTTGGTGGAAAACGTCAGACTATTATTTTGATATTGATAAAGGAACCGTCAGGGTAGTAGGTCATATTTTCGACAGGGAAACCCCAAAAGTAACATGAAAAAAATCTTTAAAAATTTAGGACTAGGAGATTTGTTGTATGGAATACTTCTAATACTACCCGGACTTGGTTTGATATACACTTTGGATTGGCAATGCAATGATAGTTATCTGTGCAATCAAACATTCAGAGCGATTGCAGGTTATGGATTAATTTTGTTGGGATGTATTTCTGGTTTGTTGTTTACTTTCAGAAATCGATTGTTTAAATAAACATTTACCTAAATTCTCCGTCTCGTTTATAGAGACATATTTTTTTCCCTAGAAATGCTTCAAGGGTTTCGAAATAAAATGGATTGTTTTCGCGATATTTTTTCCCTTCGGTGTATCTTATTTTAGTAAAAATATCTCGATCAGAGAATTTCATTTTTTTCATGAAGCAATAAAAAGGTTGACTTGTTTATTGTATGCTTTGTGTTCTTCAACTTTAATTTTCTTGAGCAACATTCGCCTTTTTTTTATTTGATGGGATTGCTCTTGTTCTATTAGACATATCTCAAGTAATGTGTCCATATACGCTGTCAGATAATCATTTTCCGCAGTGCTGTTTTCAACATAATCAACAGGCATTTGCATTTCGGTAATAACTATCTCATTCTCCATAAGCAAATTTTATTACTGATTCGTTATAAGCGTTATATTCATCATTTTTTATCTTTTGAAGCATTAGGGCCATTGACATCTCACCATCAACATAAATTCTATCTACTAAGGATCGCTCGGTGAAGGTCGCAGTATAATCTGTAGCATAAACCAAGCCAGTTGATGGATATAATAATTCCTCATCCATTTAATTAAGCAGTTCCTTTGATAAATTTATGATACCTTCCAATGGCTCCTTTAAGCGTTTTAGCTGTGTTATAGGCTCGGTGAGTATTGGTAACATAAGTTACCTCCCCTTTGTCGTTTACGCTCTTCCAAACCGCAGGAGAAGCCTTCCCATCAGCCCCCATATGCCATACAGCTTTGCGCTTCATGACCTCAGCACGTTCCTCATCGGTCAAAGTTACCTTATTTTTCTTTAACTTCTCAAAGTCGGAACCCTCATTTAAGGAGGTTGGAGTGTGTTTTTCTATAAGATCGGGGAAGTTTTTCTCCAGAAATTTCATTAGGAGATCGCCATAAAGCAGGTAGGCAGGTTCCTGCTCTTCAAATGAAAACCAATCTCCTGTTTCAATGATTATAGGAAGATCATGGATGTGTATGTAATTAACAGAACTCACCTCATTACCTTGATGATCAGTGAATTTGGGGTAAGAATCCACCTTTCTAAAGATAGTGTCATTCTTTTCCACAATCACAACCAGTACCTCATTCCACTTAAAATTCTGCTGCATTGGTTGAGAATACCCAAGCATTGGTTTCTCGGAGAAAAATAGCAGGCCATCAATATCCAATTTAACCAGTTCTTCGTTATCTCCATCACCATCCAGATCGTAAGAATCGCCATAGGCTTGTTTTACGGTCTCACCAAATTGAGGTAGCAGGCCATAGGACTTTATGTCGTTGTAGTTCTTGGTATTGGTTACGTGGTAGAGGAATTGGCCAGAATGTGTCGGTACAATCTGATTTTCAAACTCTTCCTGAACTAGTTTACGTAAATCCATACCAATAAATACTTAATTAACTAAGCATTTTCATGAATTTCTGCACCAACCCATAATTCCTCGAAACCCAAACATTTCCTGCTGATCAACTTTCCATCCATCCAATTTTCAATCATGAACCCGTGGTTTTCTTTGTATGGAATAATCCTAACCAAATTACCTGTTTTCTTTTCAGTAATCTCGAAGATTGCTGTTTTCCTTTTCACGGAATAAAATCTACCATTGCCAGTACTAGGGATGATGGTTTTGTAGTTTCCTAATTCAATACCATGCACTGTTTTATACCAGATTTTTTTTACATCTTGAATGAACCAAGACTTCCAGTACTTCCTTAAACTCCATTCGTATTTCATAATTTATTTTTAGGTAGTTCAACATTTTTTAGTACTCCTGTTTTCAACAATTCCTCCAAGCACATAATTAGGTCACAGCATTCGCGCCAATCATATTCGGTTAATTTCTCCCCCACCCTATTGGAATTATTGTTGAGATATTTTATAGTTTCATTAATTACTTTTTCGCCTTTCATAGTTTCAACCAATCATTTAGGAGTTCGTTATATTTTATAATTTCCTTTTCTTTTAAATTTGCAACCAACATATCTACCATAACTTCATTTACATTAACACCCATGTCCATGTCTATAAAATTATTTATTTCCATCACTGCTTCAGGTGTCCATTCTGCACGTAATTTTCTTGTCTCAGCTTGAACTACGATGCTGGTTAGTTTTAGATTTATGGATGGTTTTGCACAATACACTTTTTAGGACTTTAAAAATTGATTGATCGATTTCAAATATTTTCTTCGTTCAGTTTTCATTTGCTTCTTAAGCATTTTATTGAGGGTGTTCTGGAAAATTATATTTCTACTATGTTCTTCCCACTCTTCATACGCATCGACTAGATCAGCTTGTCTCATATCATAGTCAATGTACGATAAATCTTCATCTTCCCCATTCTTGTCAGTATCAAGGGTGCTATAACAGTATTCTAATTCATCCTTAAGTTCTTTCTCACTCATTTTTTGCACTGACTTTATACTGTACATACACGATTGCACTATCTTTTCGATATTCGCAATAGCTATGAATGGCATGTAAAATTAAAGTATTTTCATTATTTTGAATTTGTTTTTCCGTTTCATTGAAGTATTCTTCAGTACGAGAAAAGTCAACCATGCTTTGGATATTTCTCTTACTTATAAGTCCAACATATTTTTTGTCTTTAACTAAAAATAAATTATCCTCTTCATCATAATACTCATATATGACGGTGGTATTGTAATTATCAGAATAGAGATACAACCTGTTGTCGATTTGATCTATTTGATCAGGATCATCATCAGAAAAATCCCCTTGATCGTCTTCAAATTCATCCTCATATTGTTCCATTCTTAATTAACCTCTGTTTCTAACTTTTTAAGTTTATACTGAATGTACAGAATGGTATATGTTTTACGATCTTCTGCGTAAGCATTATAACCAATACAGGTATACTCACCCCTTGACTGCCTTTCAATTACCTTTTTTAGATTTTCTTCCATCGACTCGAATGATTGCGAGATTATTTTTTTCAGAGTTGAGGATGACATGTTGTTGAGTTGAATTTTCAAATTTGAAGGTTTTACTCCTATGACATGTGCGTAGGCTCCCTGATCAGGAAACATGTCATCATTCTCATCGTAGAATTCGTAAATAATAGTTACATTCAATCTATTATTTATATCATCCATCAATGCAGCAAATCGTTTTTCTCCTAGCTGTTTTTTTAGTTCGTCAGAACTTAGTGTGACGGTGCGGATTTCCCATTTATGCGAGTCAGGTTGTTTCATAATACAAAAATAAGTATGACACCAATTATGAGGCATCATACTTATAAATAGGGGATTTTAAATTACCGTTGACTAGACGGTTTTAACGATGAGGTTATTGACTGTATGGCACTTGCGAAATCTATTTTCTTATCGTCTACCTTGATTTTATTGTCCTTGTGACCTAACTTAACTGCAATGGCCAATATTGCATTGTCCAAAGGATTATTGTCAGCCACAATTAAGTTCAACAACTGAGGATGACTAGTCAAATCCAAGTTATCAAAATAACCTTTCTTGTAGATTTTTATCAAAACCAGTTGTCTGATGTCTTTTCTTGTTTCATACTCATACATCGCAGCAATGATTTTGACGATCTCACGGTTGTTCAGAGTCTTTCTATCCCTAACAAAATTGATAAAGAATTGAGGGATAGTGTTCAATATTTTTTCGAACTGCTCTTCAGTAAATTCTTTTATGAACGTCTGGAATTTATCTCTTCCAATAATTTCAAGCAACTTATTAGGTTGGATGTACTTGGATTTATTAACCAGCATGGTCACTGCATCTTCAGGAGTTATTCCAACCTTGTTGTTGTATTCCGCAACAAAAGACTGAACGATATTGTAAGACTGATTTTCATCGGAAATCAACTTCAAAATGTTGTTTGCCAAGTAATCATAGTTCTCGCTGAATTCCTTAGAATTTCTCATGTCCAGAGAAGTTCTAACAATCTCCATCATTTCTTTAGGCTCATGGCAATGACGGATAAATTGCAACAACTTTTTCTTTTCAAATCTGGTCTTATCCAGTTTAGGGAGATAAGCAACCACCATATCAGAACGTTCCTTGTCCGTGAATATGGTGCCATCATTGATACCGATGTACAACATCTCAATGATGTCATCTTCACTCATCGGTTTAACGTACTGAGCAATATTCCATTTTAATAGGATACCAGATATTCTATCACGGATGTTAACGTCACTTTTAGTGTGAGCATGGGTCACGTTGCCCCTCCCATCAATAGTCATACCGATAATGCGAAGGTCATCAGTAGGCTCCAATTTCGTGTTGGTAATTAAATATTGCTTGTATGCGAATTTAACATACGAAGAAAAGGTGTGTTGAGCACGAATACAATGGTTAGTGTTATTACCACCTATTTTCTTGTAGGCTTCTGCATTCAAAGCAGAGGCAACCACAATACCCTTATCAGGATTCAGACCTTCAAGTATTGCACCTTCCGTATCTTCGATTCTCTCGATCAGGCTTTTGTATTCCTCATCACCTGAAAGAGAATACATGGCAGCATTGAGATCAGAGAACAATGCTTCTTTGTTTTTATACCTTGCAGATTTTTTAATGAAGGCCAGAAGGGGTTTTTGATATTCTTCAAGTACATTCTCCCTTTGTGCATCGGTAAGAGTTTTGTAAACTTCAAGAGTGAGTTTGGCTCCACGGTTGAAAGTTTTTTCAGCGACTTCGGTTCTATCGCCACGTTCAACTTTATATTTTTTTACGAAGGGATTCACCACCAAATATTTGGTGTTCATTTCCAACAAAGAATTCAAGTTGAAGTAAAATTCTTTCTTTTCTTCTGGAGTTAAGTTTTCAACAACATGTTTAGCTGCTGCAGGGAATTGCTGGATAATTTTGTTTGCGTTCGTTTTTGTTAACGCATCCCGAATTTCATCAGAGAAAGCTTCGAAGTCTGTGCGAACGTCAACCTTTTCTTTATCGAAGTCAGGAAGTGATTTATAGAGTTTTTTATCAATGACCTCACCCTGTTCAAAGTCGGTTTTCTTTTCGCCTGTGATCTCACCCTTATCATTATAAGTGTTGACTTTATGGGTGAAGGCTTCTTTAACGACAAATCTCACGTACTGATCAACTGACCGGGAAACCTTAATGTTTTTATCCCGCATGGTTTTAAAGGTTTCCTCAATATCTTTCAAGGCAACGTGCTCCGTCCCAAAATGGGATTTTATGAAAAAGAATTCATAATTTGGGTTTTTTTCAGTAAGTTTCAGGATGGCTTGAACAGCACCGTTGTTTTCGCTGATGTTTCTGGCCTTGAGATATTCTTTCGTTACTTTCATGGTTAATTATACGGAAAACGTAGTATTTTGTTGCAAATTCATGCAAAGATTTATCAAAAATAAAGTATAGTTTAAACAATTCAAAACCTTTTATCTATTTTTGCGTATAATTTGTATATGAAGAATAAAAATTTCATCAGTTTTGCCGACCCTAATTTCTTTGGACAAACCTTCCAACGAAAATACGAAGCTTTCAAAGAGCAGCAAGCTGCTGCCTTGAACTTTCAGGTTGACTACAGTAAAATTATCCCCACACTGGTCAAAATCATCGGCATGGAGGCTAGTTACAAACCACAGTTGGAGCAGATGGCCGTTACAACAGCCAAGGAATTGTTCCCTGTAATTGATATTGCCAAAATCCAAATCGAGGCTGAAATTTCTTATGAGATTTCTCATACTGATCTCAGTCCAAGGGGAACACCAAATTTCCCTAAACCAACCCCGAAGGATAATCCCGAATTATACAAAAAAATTGCCAAACAAAAAATACTCAATGCCATTACTCAGGGTGCAGGGGTGTCGATGAATAGTATTCATCATATGAACTCTGAGGCTATGAACCATGTCAGCCCGTTCCTCATAGAGAATTATGACGTGCTCATGAAGTCAAATGAAGCAGCTTATTTGAACATTCCTACCGAGCACTTTGCAAGGATGGCTATGATGGCGAATGATCACAACGATGTGGGAGGCACAAATAAAGTTGAATTCAGAAATGGGGTTCCTTATATTGTAGCTAGGGCCAAGAATTACGTGAACTTGGTTCATGAGATTATCAAAGGAGTATACACTTATCTCACGCTCAATGCTTATGATGACGTGAATGAGTACTATGAGATCACTGAATATACTGATTCGATCTATAGCGAGATTGAAGATATTGGGTGTGGTAAGATGTTACTCAATGCACTCCGAACTTACTTGCTCGACAACTTTGAGAAGTATTACGAACATCCATCTTTCTTCGAAATGTTCATTGTCGCACTATCGAAACTTCCTGCTGACGATGTAGTATCACTTACCGAAGGTATTCTGAATGGTAATCCCAATCGTTCAAAATTTGAGGTACTGGCAAGAAATTGCTACTACGATTTGAAAGACTACGAGAAGAACAAGTACGTAGATTAAAAAAATGTCCCCGTAAAGTGTGCATCACAAATGGCTGTACATCCTGTTTGGAGTGGCCTACGGGGATTTGTTTTTATTACATAGACCACTGATAGGTCTGCGTTTCAGGATTCAATACTGCCTTACTTTCCATTGCAGCTAGATATTCTCGATAAGAACCGAATTGTCTTCTGTATTTCTTCGACCATTCGTTCTGAAGGAAATTGTTCTTGGACTGTCCGGGCTTGTTGTCAAAGTTATATATTCCTCTACCTTCACTGACTTCAGTACCGATCTGAGATTGATCTTGCTCAGGCGAAGCATCATCTACGTGAGCGTAGGTTAAGTCTTCATTGATTTTAACACCAGTAACGTACTCGAATACTTCAAAGAGTCTGTTCTTTTTCATATCTATGATTTCTCATAAATACCTAGTTTTGTATAAAATCCCAAACGACTTTATTGTATGGTTGATTACTGCTGGCATGATTGAGAAGACCTGCACGATCTTTTGCTACACCGAGAGGATGATCCGTGGTTGAAAAATCAACGTCAACATATTTTTTAAGTTCTCTATCATAGACAAACCATCCAGAGTGGAATATTCCATCCTTACGAATCACTCCAGAAACGACAAAAAATCTATTATCGTCCCTTTCACCGATAGTACAGTCAGGGATGTATTCGGCATATGTCATCATATGCTTTTGACCTAACCGTTTCAAGTAACGGAAAATAATTTCCCCCAATAAACAGCAAAGGGCGGTAAATACGCCCATTGCCAAAAGTAATATCAAGAGATTCTTAGCTGGTTCCATTTTACCCTTTAGGAGTCGTTTCTGGCTCTATAGAAGGGGTGAATGGGGTTTGAGTTGGCCTAGGAGTGATCGTAGGTGATGGAGCAACATCGGGCTTTATTGTAGGTTGAGGGGCTGTGGTTGTTTCGTGATTTTTCATTGTTTTAATGCGTTTATCTGTTTAAGCATTGAATTCATCTCTTTATCGAGTAATTGCCGTTTGGGGTGGCTTATTGGAAAATATTGTGCCAAATCCTTCGCAAATTTAAAGTGTTCCCAATAATTTTGTTCTAATATTTCAAGCTTAATACTTACTATTTTGCTTTTATCCACCGTAGTAAATATACGTAACTGGAATGAAAATGTTTTTAAAAAAATGCTTAATTTAGAAAAGAAGTTGGGAGAAAAATGTGTCTCTTTTGATTTCAACCACTTCATTTAATTGATTCAATTTTTGAGAGGTCTTGGTATTAACATGAATGTACCCACTTGATCGGACGACATCAGTTATTTCAATGTTCAGCGCAGAAAGCTGAGAGATAACCTTATCTACTTTGGAACTATCGACAGTTAATATATAATTCATACCATGCTTTAGTTTATTGCGTAATATTCTATAAATACCAGCATTTTTTACTTTGGTACGAAAACCCCTAAGAAAAATTCATAAAGTGCTTAAAATCAACATCCTACAGCTTCATAACCTCCTTTAACATCCCCACCTGATTCTATCCACACCTGCTCAAAAGCATTACTATTCGTTTCTTCAATGAGTTTCAAAATCCCATCATATTCTTTGGGATGATGCTCTTTAAATCGTGCAAAATATTGTGCTTCCTCCAATTTTTTATAGTGATCTACTATGAGTTTTCTATATTGAAAATTGTAATCTAATTTTTCTCTTATAACCCTATTACAAGCGACACATGTACCACAAGGTTCGAAGTACTGGATTCTTCGACTTCCACTTTTAATAAAATATGGTTTTAAAGTTGGATTTTCACAAGAAGTAATATAGGTTCTGTACTTTACTGGTAGTTCCTCCATCATACTTGATTTCGTTTCTTTCAAAAGCGGGAAACAAAGTTTAGGAAGTTTATCTCTATGTAACCACTGCTGTGCTTTATAAAATTTCTTTATTTCATCTATATAAGAAATTGCATCATCGTTTGAAACATAACCGATATGAATTTCCTGAACATTCGGATTGCTTATGAAAGATAAACTAAACAACCACACAGGGATTTGTGTGAATAAAAGATCGCAACCCCATTCAATATTAACCGAAACTTCAGTCAACGTTTTATGGAATCGCATGTTTGGAAATTCCTCAATGAATAATTCAGTTAACTTCTGCACGTTTTGCAATTCCACTATCCGCTTATTCTCATTGTTTTTAATGTCAACATAATAGGGTTGGACTATATGTCCTTCCTTCAGATTTTTATAGATGAGATATGTTGAATCCAATCCTGAGGAAAATAATACTGCAATATGTTTTTGTTTTTTGTTAGTCTTCATTTTGCTATATTTTATTTGGAATAGGCCATAACGGTATATGTCCATCATTACCATTTAAAATTTGGGGTATCGGTTTGTAACCTTCAAATTTATGTTTGGGCTTCTGTCCTTCCAATACAAACATCAAATCTTTTGTGTAATCGTCAGTTTCATACTCATCGAGGATGGTAGGATAAACCTTAAGCAGTGCCGCGAGTTTATAGTGATAGTAACCAACAATGTCCTCTTTCACAAATCGATCAGGCAAACTATTCCAAGCATGTATTAAATTTATTAAATATTCTCCGGGTGTCTTTCCAACAATTTTATGCTTAATTGGTTTCCCAAGTTTGAATGTTATTGTGATGTAATTCGCATAAAGACCATTGGATGGTGCTGCCATTGGTTGTACTCCAACAATATCGTTAGCCATCAAATTAGCAAAGACTTTTCTTACTACCGGAAACGTAACTCCTTCGAATTGTGTTTTTGGTTTACGCCAAAAAAGCAATTTCTTGAAAAATTTTTTATATGTGTTCTCCGATTTCAGTAAGGATGCCCAATCTTTCTCAGCGTTTGCAATTTGACGCATCACATCCAGAGAAGCTGGCTTCCACACATTTTTTTTAGAGACAAACATCTAATTTAGCCAATTCGATTGCTAGATTTTCGTAGCTAGATTCTGCGTAACATCCTGATGAAATCGCTTTCATGAATTCTGGTTCCTCTTCACCGCTCTTAATTAAGATGCTACACACACCCATACCAGTCATTCTAAGTTGTTGAATAATTTCCATCGTAGTTATGGGTGCTGAAGTTTTATCGCCCGGATCGTTGACTGCACCGTCAGAAAGGATTATAATCATTTTCTGTGCATTTGGTCTGCCGTTATTTGTGAACTCATTAAAAGCCACGAATAATCCTTTCTCCATATTAGTCCAATCTTCACCTATTTCTTCAGCCAACTCATTAATTCTGCTAGTGATAAAGGAAGTATCACTACTTAAAGGACTGATTAGTTTTGCAGTATCATTAAAGGTTACTATACCAATTTTGATTGTTTGTTCAGATAATTGAAATTTCTTAACGAATGTTCTACATGCACCTACAAAATAATGTTCTTGACCCCTTAAACTGGACGAGTAATCCCCGATGAGAATTAAATCGAGTTCGAGACAACCAGTTGCTGGTTTTGAATTAAAGGAAGTTAATATTACTAATAAGAGTATTAATATGTATGATATTTTATTCTTCATCCATCAATTTTTTATCGACACTATTTTGCCAGAAATCTTGATATTTCTTAGCCTGCAGGTCAAGACGTAAGGTGAGGTCATTAAGTTTTCTATGATACGAAGTTATGATAATGCTACTCATATCATCAGCATGAAATATCCCTAACTCTTCATTGAAGTATTTTACTAGAAGAGGTTTTTCTTGTGGGTAACCCTTCTCAGCAAATTGCTTTGCCAAATCTTCACTCCACCAGAGATACCAATTATTTCTCATCCACATTCCCAAGGAAAAGTGGCACATTCCAAGCACTTTATTTTCTGGTGAGTTTTTAAATAAGTCTTTATCGACTAATTTCTTATCCAGATATTCAAAACAACTCTCCAATGAGGAAGGTTGTTCAATTTCGTTTACTTTGTCCATTATTCAAATTTAAACTTTTTATCTTTTTCAACAAAATTTTACATCTTTTTGATGGCTTTTTTGTTAAAAATCCACACCGCTTTCCTGAACTATAATTTGGTAATGAGGGAAATTGATCATACGTGGGATCGAGTATGTCCACTCCATTGTCTGTCATTAAAAACCAATGGGTATCACCATTAATTTTAACGTAATGTGGTTTATATCCTAATTTCTTTCCAACCAAATAATATACTGCTTCAGAGGCGACATAGCAATGACCAGTGCTTTTAATTGGTCGATACCGATTTCTATATTTTGGTTTGAGAAGATCGTCAGAAAGGCAATTCCGTAAAGTCAGTAGTGTTTTGGTTAGCGTCATTATCGCCATAATTATAAAATCCAAAGTTTGATGTTGTGTCAGTTCTATAATGTGGTTCCAATGGAGTTAATATTTCCTCCATATTATGGAATGAGAGTATAAACATCTGCAGTTCAGCATCTTTCCTATACTTAAATTCTTTTTGTTTACTTACTGGTAGGTGCGAAGGGTTCATTATATTGTGAACCCAATATGCGTTTTCGTTACGATAATAGTGTTCAACAGTGGGATGGTAATCGTACTTATCAAAAAAATCATATAAATCCCTGAAATGGATTTCGTTCTTATCCTCAACTCCAAAAAAATCAGTCACCAAAAGATCACATTTTGGGTAACCTTTCAGTAACTGATTTAAATCTAATCTATCTTCGCCTTTCAAATTATACTACCTCTACTACTTCACTCAATCTTGCCCTTATTTCGCTCAATGACTGGTCAACAAGTAACTTACCATCCTTAAAGACTGGTGTTAATTCTCCCTCAGCCTCTTCTTCCCAAGACACCTGATCTACAAGTACGAATTCACCGTCCTCATCTTTCACAACTTTCAGCAAGCCTCTGGCAGATTTTTTAGTTCCATCATCAGTCGCAGGAGATTTGAAAATTTCTCTTCCTTCACCGTTAACTTCAACATAGGTAGACTTCATTGCAGTACCAAAGGTATCTCTGGTGTTGTACTGATAAGTGTAGCTACCGATACCAAGTACAACTTGTGAAGCAAATCCCTTATCTTTCAATCGCTGACAAATTTCTTCTGCACGAGTAAGTGTGATACTGTCACCGTAAATTGCCCCAATATGTTCGTCCAGTAGTTTGTAACCTTTGTCAGTGATGGTTCCACCAAACACGTCCCAAAGAACCTCAATAACACCTTTTCTTTCAGCTTCACCAACTTCTTTGGCACCTGCTTTAAGCGTTAGCTTAGTTGCGTCAATATCATGAGCATCAACATCAGTGTTACGGTAATATTTGCCATCGATCACAGTCAATTCGTTCTTGAAGTAACCTGTAAGAATTTTAACAGGATCGCCACTGTCAGGACGAATAACAACCTTACCTTCCCTATTGAGAATCGCTTCTTTCAATTGAGGTATGATCTGAGTTAGTACGAACCATAAATCCCAAGTATCTGAAACAATTGATACGATGCCTTTAGGGTATACATCACAGATCAAACGTCTGTAAGTCTCGTACTCTGAATCCTTTTCACCAGCACACATAACACTGTGTTCGGTAGCATTGACACTACCACCAATTAATTCGTAATCCGCATTAGCATTGTAATACGTTTCAAGAGCATCAATCCCCGGAATGGTGTCAGTGCCAGTAAAAGATAATAAGTGCCCCATAGCTGAAGTATATGCACTCTCGAAGGAACTCATACCTCTAAAGCTGAAGTCGTGACCTTGCCATTGAATAAAGTCGGGGTGCATACCAGTTTCTTCACCAAACTTGTTGAGAAGTTTACGGTATTCGTGGGCAATAGTAGCGGAGGTACATGGTTGCCACACAATATCGGACATGATTGTTTCTATGAAATTGGTCAACCAATAAAATTCAGGGTGTGTATTTTTGACAGTCAGTACTGGCACACGCATCTTCACCTTGCTTCCTTCTGGCAAAGCTTTAATCTCGATTGGGAGATAACCCAAATCGTGAAGATTTGCAATGTGATCATAATAAGGTAGATCGGAACCTAATGAGGTGAGAATTCTTCTTCTGTATGAATTCATCACTTCGTCTTTCGGAAGATCGAAGAAGTTTTCGTTGAAATACTTAATCAAGTAATGCTTGATAAAATATTGAAGGCCAAAGAACACCATCTTGTCAACTCCCTTGATTCTGGAATTACGTGGTGTTAAGTTAGCATAAACAAGATTTGTACCTTTGGGGTATTGAAATGGGTGACCGATCTTGTAAAAGTCAGCCATTAAAAATGGATTCATTTTCATGGGTTATTTTTTTTATGATTAATTTTTCTTATTAGGTTGCCAATAGCTATTGATCTGCTATTTTCTTTGAAAGTGGGACTGCCATATCTATCTTCGGAAACATCAAAATATTTTATTGGTATTTTTCTTTCTAGTGCGAATTTTATTTCCTCACTAACGCCTCTCGATTCATCCCATCCGGGGAGCATAAGTACGTGTAGCACATCTGAAGCTGCCAAAGTGGTAAAACTAAGTTTATCCCAAAAGGCAAAATTTCCCGGTAGGTCAGTATATTTCAGTATAGTTACTCCAAAAACAACTGGCGAAGTACACATAATACCCTCACGCAATAATTGCCCGCAATACTTGCTTATTATCGCAGTTCTTCGTTCAGACACTTCTTTATCAAAACTCCAAAATGGAGTCGCCACAAATACTATCATGCTTTGTTTCGTATTTTAAATAAAACGCTAGTGAGAATAGTAACAGCTTGAAATAAGCCAGCACGGTCATCCAATAAAATGTTGTAGTATATCTTTCCGTTATTGCCGTAAGGAAGTTCGATAACATTTTTATTAATGCCATCAATTTCGATACCCTTCATTTCCATGTAGTCCTTTATGAAGTCATAGCGTTCAGGCTTGGATGCTGTGAATACGACAATGTAGAAACCTTCTTTTTTACATTCATGAAGGAGATTAATCACATTATCATGAACTTGATTTCTATTATGGAAATCAAAAACCGTGTCATCGAAATCGACAGCGATAATTAATTTGGGATGTTTCTTCCACTCGCAGTAAAGTCTATCAATACAAGTTTTAATATCGAAAAATGTATCTAACGAACTATCAGTCATTATCGCCAAAAATGTTAAAGGTTGAAATTAATTCGTGATTGTATTCATTTTTTCTACTGTTAGTAGTGAATACCTTTTTGTAGTAGAGACTTAGTTCATCATATCCGTTACTAAAAATGCCGTGAGAAATTGCGAGATATAAATCACCAACATTCCGTTCCTTCAACTTCTTTGCTAGTTCAATAAAGGTTCTACCACCGATACAGATGTCATCAACAATCAACACATCCTTACCTTCGAAATCATGTTTCGACAGTTCCAATGAGTCTATATTTCCAGTTGAAATCGAACGAGATTTATTGGCTGACGCAACCTCACCCTTGAATTGAATTTTATTGGCGAGTTTATAGATTTTCTTATATGCACCAGCATCGGGGGAAAGCATAACAACGTTGAATCCATTGGAATATTTACCTAATGAAGGTAGTTGCTCAAGCACCCATTTGATGTAATCGCTATTGTCGATAACCTTACAGTTCTGAAGTAAAGCTGGAGTAACATCTGAGTGGGGATCGTAAATCGTGTATGAATTTACACCAATGGCATTCAGAATTTTGGTTACAGTTCTGAGACTAAAACATTCGCCAACACTGAAATCTCTATCTGCTTGCTGGTAAAGCATATAAGGGATGAAAACATCGATGGTGTGATTCTGATAATCCTTCTTCAACGTATCAATTACTAGAAGTAAAAACAGAAAATCATCTGAGGTGTTTATTCTGGTCTGAATTTCGAGCGATCTGTGAGAATTTAGCCAACGTATAAATTCATCTGAGAACTTGAAGTGAATTTCGCCACCCGGAAATTTCCATGCTTTGTATGCTGTGGTTTCGGTGACTCCTTTGGTGAGGTCTAATATTAGTGTCATTGTGGGGATTTATGAATTTTACGTAAAGTTCTTGTTTTTGTTTTAAAATTGTTCACAATCTATTAGAAAGACGTGTCGTATATGTGCATTTGGATGTCCGGGGAAATCATCACAAAATTTTTCAACTCGATATAAACAGTCTTTAATCCTAATTACAGCCGAAATTTCCTTGATTGGCTCAAAAATAAAGTCAACTTTAAGTAGTACTTCATTATCTTTGATGAAATTTGTGTGCTTCACATGGCAAATATATGATATTATTTAAATTATTCGTATTTTTACAAAAAATATTTTGAATCATGAAAGATGAACTTGGCGACAGAATGAAAACCTATTATGAGGATAGAAGTAGAACCTATCTTCCTAGAAGAACCTATACAATGATAAGGATCGATGGGAAGGCATTTCACACCTATACTCGTGGACTTAAGCGACCATTCGATGCGGACTTAATTAAGGATATGGATGAAACCACAAAATATCTCTGTGATAACATTCAAGGAGCCAAATTTGGTTATGTCCAGTCAGATGAAATTTCGATTCTATTGAGTGATTTTGAAAAGACAACCACCTCAGCATGGTTTGATGGTAACGTTCAGAAAATGGCATCCATTTCATCGAGTCTCGCTACCGCTAAATTCAATCAATTACGACTTGCTCGTTGGTTTAAGGAAACTGCCTTAATACCGATTGCAGAGGATATTGAAAATTTTAAAACAGCAATGTTTGACAGCAGGTTATTTACCATTCCACCATCAGAGGAAGTCATTAATTACTTCATTTGGAGGCAGCAAGATGCAACCAGAAACTCCATTCAGGCCGTTGCTCAATCACTATATTCACACAAGGAATTGAATGGGAAGAGCACTGATCAACTTCAAGACCTGATTTGGAAAAAGGGTCAGAACTGGAATGATTATCCGGTAGGTCAAAAAAGAGGAAGGGTAATTCTTAAACAAGAGACATGGGTTGCACTTCCCGAAGATCGTGCCAAACTTGCTTTGAAAAATCCTAAAACTGCAGATAATGTTAAATGGTTGATAGATGATGATCAACATCCGAATTTGGAAAGGGTTGGCCAGTACTATATCAAGAGAAATACTTGGCAAGTCGTTGAGCCACCTATTTTCACTCAGGATAAAGATTTTTTGAGAAACTTAATACCAGTAATGTGGTAAATGAAAAAGCCCTCGAAGGAGGGCTTTTTTTATATTGTGAATTCGTATTCGATTTTATGTTCTGCAGTGTTTATATGAACGCTCGACAAAAAAACTTGTAATTCCTGTACTTCAGGATTTTTACGTTTTGTGATTACGTGTTCGAAACCATTTAAGTTCAATGGTGCTCTTTCGATCTCTTCGTCCTCATCGTCACCAATTTCAGCAGTGATCGATTTAACATCAATATTAACACCAAACACACCAATATTTCCAATGTCGAATTTGGCAATCCATTTGACCACTACTGAATCCTTGTCAACTTGACCTTGCTCACTGTCGCTGCTAACCAATTCAATTTGTTTGCCGTAGGTAATGAAGTTATGACCTTCAAAGAAGGATTCTTCGTCAATCATCATTCTACCCACATTTTCATTTATCGTTTTCTTAATTTCTTTAACTTTCATGCTAATAAATACTAAGAAAAAAGCTAAATTAACAGGTTATGATTGGGCCAGTAAGGGTGCATCCACAAATACCACTACCACCATTGGCAGGATTACAACCACAATTTTTGGCAATATCAGCCCTTCTTTGAAGTTCATCGTTAATCCAATTATTCTTCGGAAACTGTGCAGGTGGGAACGGATTCACGTCATTCGGGAAAACATTATCTTCTTCCTTAACAATTACAATTTCACTTTCTTTCAACAACGCAGCTTCTTGCTCCGTAATTTCTCCCTTTTCGATCAATCTACTGATCAATCTGTCTTTTTCTGTCATTTTAATAAAATCCTTAATTAAGATTATGCCTGTACAAATTCTTGGGTCTTAGGGTTGGAGATCAATATCTCCCCTGTAGGTTTTAAATACCCTAATTTAATGTATTTGTATGTGCGGATGGTTTCAATAAATGTTGCAACGATTTTATTCCTATGTTCAGGTACTGGCGGTATGAAATCGAAGTCCATTTCAATCATGTACAGTGCGATTGAATTAAGCATGACTACTTTTTGCCAATGCTCGATCTCGTCAAATCTGCCTTCACTGACCTTTGTAACGTAATCTTCAATGATCTTGGCCGTTTCATCATAGGTTTCTTCACCATAGATTTTAAGCCAATCCCCTAGAGATTTAATATTACTGTTAAGGAAATCGTTTCTAATCGCCATAACGGTTTTTTCTAGCAAAATTTCTTCCTCGTCCATATGTATACTTTAATACAATATTATACGAAAAAGTAAGTGAAATGTTTAAAAAACGCTGAAAATAGCTGTTTTAACGGTTTTTTTGCTTTTTCGTCAAAACGATCTTTTTAGAGACCTCTTTTAACATAATTACCTTACTTTCATTTTTTACTACCCATTTGAATTGCTTTCCATCGTAGTCAATGATAAATTTTTCGTCTTGTAACTGAACTTCATCCCTGAAAAACAAATCTTTCCCATTCTTATCTTTGTACTCGGTGTTCACTACTGTATCCACAAATGTCGGGGTTTCGGTGGTAAATGGTATTCCTTTAACTTTTTCCTTGATCTCTTTGAATAAATGTTGATAATCTGGTCTTCTATAATAATCTTTTCCTGCATTCGAACTCGCTTTTCCCATTTATGCTAATTTTAATTTAGATAAGTATTCTTTTAATTGAAAATTCATTTCGCCTCCGATACTTTTCTTGAAAAACTCAAGATCAAATTCGCGATGAATCGCAGGTGTCAAACCGTTGATTGGTTCTAATGGTGGTAATCGATCTGGATATTTTTCTCGATCCCAAATTCTTTCATCTGCCAAGAGGCCAACTGCAGTAATACCGTTGAATAAATCTGGCTCTCTGAATACTGCAAGATCAACACCAATTGCTTTTAAGTTGAGAATGTGAGATTCTAAACTGATGGATGAGCCACCATTTAAAATAATTACCGTCTTATCAACATTAGCCCATCTTTTGTATGAAGGTGTGTCGCCATAATGATTGGCGTACTCCACAACTGCATGTAGCGATTGTATACCTTGTTGTATCGGGCTAATATTATACAGTGTTAAACAATACATCCTCTGAACAAGGGTATTGTAGTCCAAGTTGTTGTCAATCATTATTTTGCGTAAGATTTAATGCGGTGAATGTTTGCTATAGGAAACCAAACATTTTCCTTGACAGTGGAGACACCTTGTTGAGATTCGAAGCAGATGAATCGTACAAACACGCCCTCCTGAATCATTTTGGCTTTCTCAACACAGAAATATTCATTTGAATCTTTAAATAGTATTTCGTAGTCGGTCAACTCTAAAGATTTTTCTTTTGCTATACTCATGTTGGTGGGATTAATAACTTGTTAACAAAGTTATGATTGTTGTCAAATATACGGACAAATATAGAAACAGTTTAAAGAAAAATGAAAAAGTTGAGATATTTATTTTCCCACCAACCGACAGTTCCGATATTAAATTAATTAAGAATACGGAACAGTGTATAGGCCACAAGAAGGTGAAGAATCCTGCAATAAACCAAAACCAGTACACGAAAATTTTTACTAAACTTCGGTACAGCCCCATCTCATTGAAATGTTCATCATTAAGTACTGATCTTTCCTCCGTGGTGGTGTTTATGTGATGTATCTTTCGTTCTTTTAAATACACATTATAACTATATTTAAAATTGAATAACATAAACAATGCGTCTGCAAGCAGCAGAGTAGCACAACCCAAATAAATCATTTGTAATACAGACATGGCAATTCGTTTAGTGATTTAATTCTTTTATGTCCTACTTTATATTTTTGGTTGTGAAGTGCGTCAAACAAATAACAACATATGCCGTTCTTGTTGAACTCTCTGAAATTGTGCCATCCATCATCAACAAAAATTTCTACGTTGGCTTCTTTCGCGACTTTAACTTTAGATTCGTATACTGGAACAGTATGAACTGGTTTTGAAGGGAACCCGTGTTTATGCAACCATTCTTGAGTCACTTCGCTTTTTACGGGTCTTGAGGTGATGTAACAAACAGGTTCAAAGGGAAGATCACAACCTTTTGATTTAGGTTCTAAATTTAAATAGAAATCATCCAATGTACCTGCCTTCTCCATTTCCTTAAATCGTTCTAAAATTTTACGATCAAAAGACCATGCTGTTGGACGTTCTAAATTATATAACTTAGTCCAAGCAGTAACCCAATCAGCTAAAACTTCATCAATATCCAAACCAATATTCGGAGTGTTCAAATATGAATGATTTCGATCATCCCCATTAGGATTCAAAATGTAACTTTCACTTAATAAAGATGAATAATATTGAACCCATACGCTATGAAGAAACTCATTACTATCATAGTCTTCACCCCTTGCAATTGCATTGGAGTGATGTTCTATTTTTGATAAAAGTACTGACCAAGTATAATTAGGTTGCGCACCATATATTTGAATCAGTTTATTTAGTTGCGTTTTTGCAAATGCAACATCGTATGTTAGTGAAGACATTTAGTTTAAATGTGTGTGAATAATATGTTTAATTTTCCCTTGAAAAGATTCTAGGGTGTCATTATTGTCAACTATAAAGTCAAAATCTTCATAGTCATCCAATCCAATTTCTGATGGGTGGGTTAATTTTTTGAATAAATCAAACTGTTTAGTATCGCCATATGATAACCATTCATGGAATCCTTTTTCACTCAACTCAGAATCCTTATTTTCACTAGCATAAGAGTTCCATTCATTGGGGTATATCAAATCAACTGGACGGTTAACCCTAAGTAATAGACCACCTTTTGTTTTGATCGCGTCAGCTTCGTTGGGGAAACGAACATCGGAGATAATCCAATTAGGATACTTTTCAATTTGAGGATTGCCAGATATGGCTGCAGGTGCTGATACTGATTGTGGTTTATAATCAGCAAACACTCCTTTTATCCAAACGTTTTTATCGAAATTTTCTCGGAGTGATTCTGTACCAAGCTTTTGAAGAATTTCTCGCCTTGTCATACCCCAATCTTCCAAATATCCTTCCTTACCTTCTTGAGTTTCAAACAATTGAATGGGGTCACCAGTTAGGTAAGAGGCAATAAATTTTAACTTGTATGCAAAATATTTCTCAACAAATTTATTATTGGTTTCGCTTTGAATTAATTGGGCTGCTGTGGATTTACCACTTTTGATATGCCCGGAGAGTCCTATGATCATTATATTGTTTAGTTGTTAAAAACTTTTACTCCGTATGTTTTTTCTAGTTTGTATAGTGGTGCTGTATCTGTTACATCCCAAGTTTCGATATGCTCATCAATTGAATACAATTCTAATTCTTCGACAGTCATATCATTTTTAGTTACAGTATCCATAATCTCCTGTTCTGTTTTTGGTGTTCTTTTGATGACGATACTGCAAAAACTTTTTAAATGTCCGGGAGGCAAATCAGGGAAGCTTACTATACGCAAGCTTCCTTGAGGTCTTGGGTTACCATCTTCATAGAGAACCCAACGTGCATCAATTTCGAATTCCGAAACATAGCCGACTTTTCTTACCCATTTTTTTTGAATAATTTGCTCTGCCATGACGGATTTTATCTATTCACCTTACGAGATTTTCTGGATACTCTTCTTGCTGCTCTAACCTTTTTGCGTTCGGTGCTAGAGTAGCCTGTACCAGTATATTTATGATGTTTTAGTCTAAGGGTTGCAAGTTGAACTCTGCTTTTATCAGCATCAGTCAGTTCTTCTTCCTTGATAGACAAAAGTGCTTCAAGCTGTGCGCGGTTGAGCACTTTAGAAGGATGTAATGCTCTTACTTCCTCAATCTTTAAGAGTCTTTTTGCATTTTCTTCTTCTTGAAGTTCGGCGATTTTAGATTTTATTTGATCTTCTGTTAATTCTGCTACTTCAATATCTTTTGCGTACTCTTTCTCAAATTCAGCTTTAAATGCTGGATTCTCCATTTCTCTTTCAAAAGTACTTTTAGGCTCATTTGTTTGATTCAAATTTTTAGTGGTTCCACTCATATTCCGTTCTGGAATTTAATATAATATTATGTCAGAAGTAAACTTATGTGAATAGTTTAAGAAATGCAAACTTTTCGAAATAAAAATCACTCATTATCTTTTATACCAAAAACATGCTCTCGAACAAGAGCATAGTTTTCAAAAGAACTGCTGAGTGTTTTAAAATTACCTCCCTCAATACCAGCTTGATAGATGTATTTTTCGTAAGGTTGGATTGTCTTTTTCATTTTTGATATATCGATACCCCATTCTTTGCGCTGGTCTTCAGTGGTACACTCAGCGAAGTACTTATAGGCATCACAAGCCCTCTCATAGATTGAGACAGGATAGGTTTTTTTGAGTAAAATGAAATCTTGCATATTGTGTAAATCTAGTAATAAATAACAAATACACAAAAAAAAGAGGCTAAAAAAAGCCTCTTAAATTCAATTTCTTAATTAAGGATTCAACGAATAGACCAGTCTTTACCCCTTTCCGGGTCGTATTTCCAGACGTAATGTTTTTCTCCCTTTTCAGGATAAAATTTACCACTCATTATAACGGCCATACATTCACCCTGACAGAACACTTTTTTAGTGAATAGAGTATGTGCAGTCATGCAATGATAATAGCCAATAGGTTTATCCAACGGCTGGCGTATCTCATATCCACAGTCAACGTAATCACGTATGACACGATCAGTCCATTCAATGAGCGACTTTTCGTGTAAGTTCCGTGCATATTTAGCTTCGTCTTCAATTGTTTTCCAGCATCGCTCTTCTTTCTCTGATCTAATGTCCGGGCCATAGCCAGCATAATCAAACGCAATACGCTTCTTGATCTCTTCCATGTCACCGTCTTCATCCCAAACAATACTTGAAAAATCCATACAATGGATGTCCACCTTATAACCTTTGGTTGAAGTAATCAATTTGAAATTCCCTGCATGGTCATGTTGTTCCGGGTTAATTTTTTCCAAGTACTGATAAGGCCCATCCCAATATCCGGGCTTCTGTTCTGCGAACCACGGGGCACCCCCATCAGGGAGGCGTATATAGCCTTCACCTGTGGGGTCTGCTTCCTGTAGCATTTTTATAAAATCCTTTGTTTTCATTATTGAACTCCCTGATTTTTAGCTAATCTTATTTTATAGAAGTCGCCCTTCTCTAATTTATATGCTCCATAAGCTGCCTTCGCTTTCGCTAAAGCTTCCTTATACATTTTTCGTTTTTCTTGAATGGCGATTTCCTTTTCTGATTTGATTACACGAATTCTGGTATCTGAATGCATGAAATGCTTCATCAAGAAGTGCAAGAATTTATTCACCTTAGCGAAAGTTGGGTGATTGGTGACTGCCCAAATGTATGACGCTAATTTCTTTCTTTTTTTCTTGCTCAAGTCATTCCAAGCTTTTTCAAAGTTCTCCTTTGTGATCTCATCAAACCCCTTCTCATCTTTGAATTGATAGTTGTTTTCCTTGACGAAAGTTTTGATTTGATTCAATGTTGTGATGATCAATTCATAATTTACATCCTTCACGTTAATGTGTCTTTTTTCTATTGTATTTTCCATAATTGTTTTTCTTTGTAGGCATTATACTGCCTGTTTTTAAATTTATTATACTAAGTTGGTATAGTTTTTTCTGATTTCGGAACTATAATACCGATTCGGTATAACCCAATTATGGTGGTCGCGAGATACTCTATAAGTTTTTCATAGCGTTATTATTTAGTTTTTAAATTATTGTTCGTCACACGGGGGATGACCATATCGATGAAAATATTTCAATGGTCGTTTAAATTTTCCATTCACCCAAAATCCCCAATTTCTTATACTTGGGCCTGTCATTAAGAATGTCCACACACCGCCATCAGGTACTTCAACATAATGCTTATGTGTCGCCTTTCTGAATCTAATGCTACCTGCGGTTAATTGATCTCTCCTATCGGGGCTAACATCCACGTAACTACCTTTCAATACCAACGTAAGGAACCACCAACCGTGATCATGGAAATGTCTCTTATCATCAGACCTAACGAAGTGGTGTATTCTAAATGAGAATGCCCAAAGGTTTAACACCCATCTAAAAGCATACGGACATTCAGCTTTACCTAACGGCTCATTCCATCGTACTTGGATTGGAGAGACTTTCTTCGCTGGTTTATATTTGCTATTTTCAATTCCCATCACAGTAAGATTTACGTATTACAATAATGCACGTTGGAACAGTCTGACCATCTTCCATGAAAGTGTTGTCTGGAAGCATTTCAATTTTATAATTTTTATCTGCTAACCAGTACCTGAGTTTAATCTGACGTTCAGAGTTTCCTGTCATCCAGTACGGGGATGTGAGTGATACTATCGTTCCACCATTACTAAGATGTGTGTACATCTTCATGATGTGTTCGACATCAATATTGTCTTTGAAGTTTGGTGCTGCGATGATGTACCAGTACTTCTTTTCTGTTTTGAAGTGAAAGAAGTCACGACCAACTACGTTATGCCCTTTCTCCTTGAGAATTTGTACGTTGCGTTCATTCAATTCGACACAATCAACTTTTATGTCAGGACACGCTCTTACGATTCCATCCGCAAGATTACCGAAGCCTGCTGAAGGTTCAAGTATCTAATGATCATCACAAAGATCGACATGCTTCAAAAGAGCATCGATTACTGGTTGACTTGTTTCTCTAATTGTTTTCATAACTTTTTATTTTATTGAGAGAGAGTAGTGGGATTCGAACCCACGACCTAGGAGTTTAGAAGTCCTTGCTCTAACCACTGAGCCATACTCTCATTTTTTTAAAGTCCTCGTGGTAGGATTCGAACCGTTTAAGACGATAGGCATATTATAAGTATGCTGCTTTAGACCACTAAGCTACACGAGGTTTTAAGTCCTTTGGGGCCGATTCGAACAACCATCTCCATGAGGATCAGTCATGGGCTTTAACCAGCTTAAGCTACCAAAGGATGTGAAATTATGCTGCCATAGCCACCTCCTTCTTCTGCTTGAACATTAATGGTAAACTGCTTGTAATTTTCCGAAACTCAGGAGTGCCGTAAAAGCATAGGGATGTTGCTTGGTTATCCATGTCGGGTTCACGGAATAATACCACATCGGCTCCTGCCTTTATTAATCGGTCGTAATACTTGAGTAGTTCTTGCTCATCCTTTGCAGCTAGACACGCTACGTAGTTTGATGTTTGTTCCCAATGACGAAATTTGTCAGGGTACTGGATGGCAAATGATGCTGTTGAATGTACTGTTTGGGCAATGATTGCGCCCATTGGTAGGTCTTGTCTGGTAATGGTTACCAGTTTAAGATCGCTAGGATTGGAAATCTACAGTTCTTTTTTCATGATTTTTGGTGTTTTCTATATATACGTGCAAATCTAAAAAATGTTTTAGAATTTTGCAATGTCGTGACCAGATTTTTCTTTTATAAGTTTCCTGAGATCAACCCAAACCCCGCTTAAACGCTTAAATTGTGGGAAAACATTATAAACATAAGTGTCGAATTTATCTTTAAAAAATTCTACATCACCTGCCTTTTCGCCTGTTTCTCGCCATAACATGTCCCATTTGGTAGAGTTTTTATCATTCTTAACCTCATAGAACACTACGTAATCTCGAAATATTGGTACTGGTTCTTTCTTTCGTTTCATAAAAAAATGGATGGTATTATTCATACCACCCATTAATTAAATTTAGGAAATATCATCCTCAGCCAGCAAATTATCGCTGACCTTGCTAAAACTCTTACTTCTCAGTGAAGTCGATCTGTACATGGTCGCAGCAGATGCCACAGCAGAGTACATGGCTTGATTACCAAGATCGCTATTGGTAAACTGCATTGTGTTACCTCTTGAAACTCCAAGAGATTCGCCAGTTAACACGGCATCTTCAGTCGAGCACAAGAACATAAACTGCCAGTTTTCCGACTTACGTTTTGTGATCAATGCTTTGACATCACCAACTTTACTTATAGGAAATTCTGTGCTGCTATTTTCTTCTCCATCAGTAATAGCAATTACCAAAATCTTATCGGGTCTCTTTGAAGGCTTCAATTCATCATACTTCAGTTTGTAAGTTGAAGTGGCTTTCACGATTGCATCGAATAATGCTGTAGTGCCCTGAGGACGATAAGTCTCAGAGGTTAATTCAGCAACCTCACTGATGTCAACACCCTGCGAGATATAGTCGATTTTATCAGCACTACTGAACAATAACACGTCCATAGTGGCTTTCCCTTTTAAGGCTTTTTGTGATGTCAGGAATTCATTAAAACCTTTCATGGCAGCATTCGCTACTGAATGCATAGAACTGGATTTGTCCAGTACTGCGATTATGTGTGTATAATCCAATTTGGATTTAACCTTAGCTTTCGCTTTGGTCTTTGATGAGGCTTTTGCTTTTGCGGTAGGCTTCTTCTTGGCGGGTCTTTTTGTGCTGGTTTTAGCAGTTTTCTTAGTTTTTTTTGCTTTCATTATCTTCTTGAAAATGTAATATTATTTCAAAACCAGACCTTAAGGGTCTGAATTTTAGTAAAAGTAAATACTACATTTCAAAAAAACAATACAATTTAAATAATTCTCCTGTCCAACTTCCAGATTGGAATAAGACGTAATTCTTATCACTCTTACGAGGTTCCATCCTAATGGATTCATCTTATCCCTAGGCCACCATTAACTGCTGGAACAGAACTGGTCTTTGTCAAGCGAATAGGTCATATTCGTGGTTGTATGGCTTTCAAGCAGGAGAATTATTTGTGCCTTAGGCGGGGATCGAACCCGCATCCTCCGATTTTAGAGATCGTTGCACCGCCAATTGTGCTACTAAGACGTATAATCCTCCACAAGGTTCCACCTTGAATACACAGGAGTGCCGACCTTCCCTGTGTCATAGCCCAATAGTCGGTTTGAACATTTAGGATTCCGGTTGGATGAAAGACTATGTGCAATTATACGACTTATTTTGATTTTTGTTGCAGTATTTATCAATATAATGGCAAAAACACCACCAAAACCCACGGGAGATAAAAAGCAGAATTTAATAAATCTCTATAATCACGGGTATAAATGGAATAAAGTAGGTGCTTTGATCCGCTTAATGCATTTGAAGAAATGATAAAAATCCATAAAAAACCGTCCTTACAACTTTCAGATGAATATCTGGATTTCATGCTGGATTTTGCCAAATTCGTAACCACCAAACTACCCTTCCAGAACGACATTAATATATTTCTCGTCAAAAGGGGAGAAAAGGAAGGATGCAGTACTGGCCTTTACCAAAGAAATGATGATACTATTTGGGCTGTCGCTGAAGGCAGAGCCTTGGTTGACATTCTCAAAACCATCGCTCACGAGATGGTGCATAAGAAGCAGGAAGATAAGGGCCAGATCGGTGACAACTATACCGCGATTGGCGGGTTTGCTGAAGACGAAGCCAATGTGAAGGCTGGTAACTTCATCAAAATGTATGTACAGGAAAAAAATCTGAAAAAATTATACGAATTGTAAGAGCACGTAGTTGGATTCGAACCAACGATTTTTTTGCTTTGCAGGCAGATGCTTTTGACCACTCAGCCATACGTGCATTTATTTTATTCTACCCTCTTTTTTACTTCCTCAATAAAATCGATCAATGAGTTAGCTTGTTCATAGGTAAGAAACATATATTTCTTATTTTTTAGTTTCTCTCCCTCTGTTCCTTGATTCTCATAATTCCAAAATTGAAATGACAGGATATTATCTTCCTCATGATGAGTGATTTCCCATGTTCCATCTTTAGATTCAATATTAAAAATATTTCCCCAATTTTTCATAATATAAATTGTGTTAACCAGTACATGATTGGAAATAGGAGTATGAATCTCAAGAAATATTTCCAGTTAGAGAATGTAAACCAGTACCAGTAATAAAATCTGATTTTAAATTTAAATTCTTTCATAGTGCCCCCGGAGAGATTCGAACTCTCATGCCACTGAAGGCGGCAGATTCTAAGTCTGCTGTGTCTGCCGTTCCACCACGGGGGCTAATTATTTTTTCATCTTTTTTAGAACTTCTTCTAATTTCAGATTGTGTGTAGTAAGTACCTCACCAAAATTATTTATTGATGTACCTAATAATACTAGTTTTTGTTGTATGTCGCCCATTGAACGATCTAACTTGTTCATTGCAAAGGCGTGATCAGTTACCTGTTTTTCTCTTTTACGTATTAATTCTTCATACTCATCAAAGAACGAGTCTTCCATAATATTTTCCCATAACGCACTTCTTTTTATATCGACCCACAATATTTGGGTTAACGGTCAATGGTGTTGTAGTTATAGGTATGTATGGTGCATAAACATATCCTACATCCATATACATTGATCCTTTTAAAATTCTATTACTTAATAATGCTTTCCTAGTTATCTCATTCTCTCTTTCAGAGATTAGTTCATCGTAATAACTATCAAAAAACAAGTCTTCCATTTTCTTAAGTAGATAGGATTTCATCGAGGTTCTTATCCGCAATTTCAACCATCATGTTATGCTCTTTAAGAGCAACTAAAACTTCCAACCAATCAAATAAATTATCATCCTTCATCAAATAATCCATACACTCCTTATTGCTCAATATGTAATCAACAGGAAGTTCGGGTGCTTTTCTATACATCCAAACATGGTATGGTTCATATTCTTTCATTCAACTTCTTCTTCCTTCCTTTCGCAGACATGTCCATCGAAATCATAATACATAAAAGTATCTCCAACAAACACTACAGAAGGATCATACTGTTTGTGTACTTCTTCAAACGGTTTTCCACAATCAGGACAAATACATACTGGTCTATAAACTGCCATATTAAATTTTAAGTTTTTGTACCCTCAGTCAGATTCGAACTGACACGCCTTTTACAGCACTGGCTTCTTAGACCAGCATGGCTACCGTTACATCATGAGGGCATTATAGAAATTTTATTTTTATGATACGTTGAAATTCTATCTCGATAGTCTTCAAAGCAATCACTAGCACAAGTACCACACAAAAGTTCCTCTTTAAATGCGGGGTGTATTTTTTGTTCCTTACAATAAATACAATATTGTGTCTTTTTCAATCTTTTCATTGTGAGCCTTAGTCGAGAATCGAACTCGAATCTCGCCCTTACCAAGGGCGTGTGTTAGCCGTTGAGACACCACTAAGGCAAATAAATAAGCGACTACTCTGACATTGAGTTACATCCTACAGTTGTACTTCCTGACTACCTGATAGCTGACGACCGAATTTTCAGATTCGGTTTATCTCTATTTCGATGCGGATGATGGGAATCCAACCCACAACCTTTCGCTTACTTTGTGCGAAGGGCAGGAGTCGAACCTACATCTACCCCTTCGGAGGGGGCTGCTTTATCCAGTTAAACTACCTTCGCATGTTGCAGAGAGAAAGGGATTCGAACCCTTGTTACGCTTTTACACGTAAACCTGCTTTCCAAGCAGGCACCATCAGCCACTCGGTCATCTCTCTATTCTTTAATATCAAACATTCGTCTTTCAAATCCGAATGAAGGTTTCCATGAACCATTACCAAATCGACCAAACAATTTTTCACCGTAGCCATCGCCCTTTAATTCATCGTAATATTGGATGGCCTTCTTTACGTAATTCGAGCGATCAAGATGATCTCCAAACCACCATGCAACTAAGGCAATTGTTACTGATCCGTCTTTAAAAATTTCTGGTTCCGCATTATCAAGGATAGTTTGGAAATCATCATATTCCTTATTATTCCCCATATCCTTAAGTGTTGTCATTATCCAATAGACACCATCTTTTTCATTCTTCTTGTATTCTTCAAGAAACGTATTGTAGTCCATTTTTTATTTCCCTATCCACGCAATGTCGTGAGATGTTTTTGTATCGTAAACCGCAAATTCAATTTCAACCTTATCAACATTAAAATTCAAATCACGCAATTCGTTCTTTAATGCTTCCACTCTACTTTTGAAATTTTCTGCATTATCATCATACGATCTTAACGTCATCATGATGATGTATTCCGTTTCGCTTAATTTCTTAAAGTAGTTTCTTGATAAATGTGCTTCATGATATTCCGCAATCGCCCTCAAATTATCGTATTTAGTTTTGTCAGTTACAATTCTTAAATGCGACTCAAAATAACAGTCCATTGGCATTTTACTTTCACCATTCCTTGTCGGTGCTGCGGGATGCCAAGGCACAGTCTCAATTTTACTTCTCAAAACATTGAACGAATGTAATGCCAATCTTTTTGAGATTCTTTCAACCTCTTCGTAAGCAGACCTATTATCCCCGAAATGAACGGATGATGTCATAACATCCTGCATTACCACTTCCTGATTCTTTTCCAATTCAATGATGATCGGTTTAACCCCAATCACACCGCACACTTTCTTAAATTCCTCAATATCCTCAGGTCGTTGAACCGTGACATGAATTTCATATGGTAAAGGAAATTTTGTTTTGTCTTCCTTCGCCTGTATTCCCTGCCACTTTTTAGACTTCTCAAGCATCATATCTTCAATCGCCTCATCCGTGAACTTCATATCATATGCTATTGATATTGCACTCAAAATAACGTCAGCAACATTTTCAAGAATTTTTCTTCGGTCAGAAAATCTATGCAGCGTACCTGCAGCATTTTCAAATGGTAATACTGCTTTCGCTAATTCACCAACTTCTTCAGAGGTTTTCAATGCTTTTTGACATAGATTCTTTTTATCGTTTTCAGATAAAACCCTTACGAAGTCTAGTAATTCCTTGTTCATTTCAATTATTTAATGTGTGGCTCTTGGGGCAGGAGTCGAACCTGCGATGGAACTTGCGTTCACCAGATTAACAGTCTGGACTATTCGGCCACTATAGCAACCCAAGAATATATTTTATTTTTTCTTCTTTCTTTTTTCTTTGTCTCGTCTTTGTATGGCGAGAATCGCACCTAAATCTTTTATGAAGTTTTCAAATGCCAATTCTTTTGTTTCGCCTTGAGACCCAAAGAATGGAAACTCGTCAGAGAATATTGAGTAACCTTTTGATTTTTGATCTTGATAATAAAAAACACTAAACGATTCTATGATGTCTGGTTGACCTAATATATCTTCTACTTTTTTAACTTTCTTCGCCATAATAAATTAAAACTTGCACGGGTAGTAGGATTCGAACCCACGTCAACGATTTTGGAGATCGCTATACTAGCCACTGTACGATACCCGTATTTATTTAATCAATAATAATTCTTCCAACCCGCTCAACCCTAATCCCATTGTAAGTGCCATGACCTTTCCCTGATCTCATTTCTATTTGAATTGCGTTCATAATATCTCTGCCCTTACCTAAGGCAATTAATTTACGAACAGTCTCACTTTGGTTCGGTCTTATTGTATACCACCATTTCTTCATTACAATATTTTTTAGCTTTTTGACGTTCCGTTTTCTTACTAGAAGAACCTATATCTTCCCACCAATTTCCGATCTTTCGATTTTTGAACCTGATGTTATGATCGGTTTTTGAGTGGAATTGAACGCCTTTTTCTCTTCTTCCGTATGGTTTCATTCGTCATCATCCATTTCCAATAAATACTGCTCTTCTTCATTACACCATTTAGTTAGATTGGATTTTACGCTTTTTGAAACTTTTGTGTGTTTCAACCCTGTGCGGATGACCTTAATTACTTCCTCCAGATATTCTTCAGGAACCGCTAAAATTTCGCTTGCCATGTTATTTAAAGTAAATATGTCTTGGCATATCTCCAAACACAAATTTGGTGACATCACAAAGCCATATGTTTAGATTATATTCAATGTTCATGTAAGTAGGTAGTTCGTAATAACCACCGCCAATTACTAGATCATCTTCACTCCAATTGAGGACATTGCTTCCTTCAAAAGGTTCTGTACTAAATAAAACCTCCACGTTATTTTCTCCTTGGGCAATGATCTCAAGTAATGTATCAGCACCCATTACCATTTGTAAATCATCTCTGCTACCAGACCATTCAGGAATCACAGCAAACCACTGTGATAAGGTATCTTTTTCAAATTTTAATGTTCTGGTCATGCTAATTTACTTTCAACAATTTTCTTTATGATGTCACCGTGACAGTCCTGCGGTTTACAAAAACACACCAAATACACATCACCCCTTTTGGCCATCAAATATATCTTGTTAAGTTCATCACATATTGCTTTGTCGCGTTGTGCAATCTTAGCAACTATGTAACTTTCAAAGTTTTTGATTGACTCTTCCCTTGAACTCGACTGATATTTTGCTCTAGTAGATTTAACATCTTTCGAAGTAAAGGGATTACCCAAAGGTGATGGTCTTGATATTTTGACATCAAATTCTGTTGGGGTGTGCTTGTATTTGTTAACTACGTATATCACGCAGAGAGTGAGGGATTCGAACCCCCGGAACCTGTTACAGTTCAACGGTTTTCAAGACCGCCCCGATAAACCACTCTGGCAACTCTCTATTTTTTATATTCTAATTCTTGATCGGTGATGGCTTTATACACATTTTTCAAATCTTCAAAGTCTTTTAAAACTTTAATATGTGTTAATTTACCATCTACCTCACAAAACAGGTAAAAATTCCATTTCCCGAATCTCTTTTTGATGGAAAACTGCCATCTATCGCAATAACTTCCATCAGCTTCTTTCCCGAATTCAAGGAGTGAGTCAAGTTGTTCCTCCGTTATCATAAAAGATTCATTATATTACTTGTTACATTATGTAAACCGATCTTCACATACGGAACATCAAAGTATTTAAACAGTCTAAGAACCTCTAAATCAACCTGTTTCGCACCTTCCTCATCCTGATACCTACCAACAGTTTGGTATTCGGTTTCACGTTCCAAATATACATTTAAATTGTTGTATTTGTTAAACTCTGTCATGATAAAACTATGAAAAGTTTTGTGTTCTTCACCTTTTCCCGAATAAACAATAGAGTTAAATAACGGTGAATCCGTAATTAAGTAGTCCACTTTGTCCCTGAGGCGATGCATTCGGTGGTGCTGATTGGCAAAAATCCAAATCTGATTTTCCATCAACTTAAAAGATTCATCGTAAACTAGTTCTTTTGCGTATTCTGTGATTAGTTCACAATTATACTTTTTGATCTTTAATTCTGCAAACAACTTTGCTGCAGTTACTGATTTACCCGTTCCGGGGCCACCGAATATATTGATTACTTTCATGTAAAATTTGATTTTTGCGGAGAATGTAGGACTCGAACCTACAAGACCTTTTACAGTCATGGCACTTTTCGAGAGTGCTGCATTACCAATTATGCTAATTCTCCTATTGAGCGAGTAGCGGGAATCGAACCCGCGACTGTGAATTGGAAGTCCACTGTGTTACCACTAGCACCACACTCGCATTTTAAAATTCCTTAAACCAATCTTTAGAATAAGGACAACGTTCTTCATTCATTTTCCATACTCTTTCTAACTCATCATAAGTCTCATCCGGTAAAACTCCTTTAAGCGGGATTGGATGCATAATCAAAAGTGATGGTTCACAAATTTCTTGTTTACGATTTTGATTCCAATAATAAAATGAAGGAAAAATCATGTATCGATAACACCATTCTCCATCGCCAGCTAATGTCATTCCTGCTAACCTTACAACCTCATGGCCATTTAATACTAATTGACCGATGTATGGTTTAACATCACGTTCATAGATTTCCCTAATATCATTAGGAATTTCTTCAATTGGATAATTTTCGTAAAACATATGAGCAGATGAAGGGAATCGAACCCTCGTCCTTAGCTTGGCAAGCTAACGTAATACCACTATACCACATCTGCATGGAGCCAAGGGGCAGTGCTCCCACTGTGAGTTCCCTTTCAACTTGGCATGTATTCATTCTCGCAGAGAGTGAGGGGTTCGAACCCTCGCGCCACTTTAACATGACCTACCGATTTAGCAAATCGGCCCCTTCACCAGCTTGGGTAACTCTCTATTTTTAATCTTGATTACAGAAACAAGAAACGTCCATCACAAATTCTTTTGGTTCGAAAACATATGAATTTTCATTCTTAACCCATTTCATTTTTCTTCCTTTAAGTCCGTTTGAAACGACTTCATCATAAATACCCGCTTTATCTATTGCATTCCAAAGCATGTAGCCTTTAGAGCAAGCATCAAAACTCATTCTTCCTTCAAGCGGTTTTTCAACGAACCAGTACTCGACCCATTTCCCTTCGAAACGAACTCGATCAATTGTGTATATTCTTTCTTCCATAATTTTAAGTTGGCCCTGAGGGATTCGAACCCCCGATCTTCACATTATGAGTGTGTCGCTTTCACCGGACTAAGCTAAGGGCCAATATATCGATATGCTAATCATCTCTCTTTCTGCTCCCACGTTCAGTGATTAAGGCTCAGGTTACATTGGCCTAAGATGAAACTACACCATCCTTCGATGCAAGTAGGCAGTAGCAGAGTCGAACTGCTGTGTCGAAGTTATCAGCTTCGCATATTTACCCTTATATGAACCGCCCATTCTTTGAGACGAGATTGCTCTCGTGTTTCTGTACACGTTCTACAGAATTTCAAAACACTGTTATTAATTCATAACATATCTCAGTAGTCAGGGTGGGAGTCGAACCCACTACCTTCATCTTATCAGGATGACAATCTAACCGTTGATATACCCGACTATTTCTTCATTGTATTGCTTAAATGCTTCAACATTTTTTTGATGCATTGAAGTAATAAAATGTTCTTCTAATTGTTCTTTTAATTGATCAATTGATTTCAATTCAGCTTCAACCGAAATTTCATGTGTTGCAGACGCAACGAAATTTATATCACATAACGAGCAATGTGCTCGTGCTCTACTAATATGTTGATCTTTCATTTTTCTTCAAGTATGGACACCATTCAGGAGTGATACCATCTTTAGGTAAATTTCCTTCGAAACACCACATTGATTGCTCAACTGTTGGGTGAGTACAATGCTTCGCATAAACAGGATGATGACCACTTTTCACTAAATGATAATCATAATATTTACATCCTGAACAATGAAGTTCTTCCCTTGCAGGGAAAAATAATTTCGTTGGCCCTTCCATACTTGTATTTTTTGCTGTAGAGGTAGGGGTCGAACCTACACGGGGAGATTAGGATTACTTTAATGTTAAAATTTCTTTCGCCACCCGTTTATTGATTTCCAACCAACAAACAACATTGTTTCATCTTTATTTCTTGCTCCCCTCCCATGAGACCGATGGGCAACGTCTGCCAATTTCGCCACTCTACAATTTATTTATCTACTACTTGAAGCTGCTGCAACAATTAACATGAATAGAAACATAATTAATAATATTGAAATCACAACTACTGCAGGCAACCATAACGGGGATAGAACCCATAACCATGACCAGTCAATATGATCTGTTAATTTCAATCCTATAAATAGGACAGTAAGTAATTGGGCAAACCCATAAAACTTTATTTTAATAACCCTTTTGTTTTTCATATTGTACCCCTAGTAGGAGTCGAACCTACAGTCTCTCCGTTCGTAGCGGAGTGATTTTCCAGTTAATCTATAAGGGCTTGTACTAATATAACTATAACTTCAGCAATCTCATGTGAAAAAAGATACATTAATATTGCGATCATTAATTGTATTCTCCACCACATTAAAGCAGAAGGTCTTACTCTTCTTTTTTCCATTTAGTACCCCTGATTGGAATCGAACCAATATCAATTGCTTAGAAGGCAACTATTCTATCCATTGAACTACAAGGGCATTTCATTAAATCGTACCTTCGGAGGGATTCGAACCCCCAACCATACACTTTAGAAGAGTGATGTTCTTCCGTTGAACTACGAAGGCAAATTATTATTCTTCCTTTAGGAAATTCTTAACACCAATATTATAATTAGCAAGTTCTAAATCAGGTTGAATGTGTTGTAAGGTTACTTCAACTCCAAGCTGCTGCTTAAACACTTCTTTAATGTTATCCAGTACCTGTCCATTAATTACTGGTTTGGCAATGTCTTCTTCATTAATCTTAATTGAAGCTTGAAGCTGAGGACGCTTGAAAATACTGTCGGGTATGTCAATGTTAAGTTTAAGAGCGATAGCATTCGAAGGCATGTTGCCTTTCAATGTTTTCACCAATTTAACATTGGGATTCCACTTCTTTTTTCCTTCAGATATTATTAAGTATTGATCAATAATCATGTTTTAAAATTTCTTGAGCCGATGGAGGGATTCGAACCCCCGCGAGATATTATCTTCCTGATTACAAGTCAGGTGCAATCAACCACTATGCGACATCGGCAAATATAGAAAAAGTTAACTTGTTCAACAATTGTAAACATAGTTAACTTTTTCCAAAATTAACCTAATTTTATCAAATTTTTTTCCAGCATGTCAATGATCGTTGTCATCACCAGTACCCGATTTAGGTCTCGAAATACTTTAGATCACGGTGGGGAACTTCGGTTTCGAACCGAACTCTTCTGCTCTTCAGGCAGACGCTTTCACCAGATTAGCTTGAACCCCTTATTATTGAGGACAGGGTGGGACTCGAACCCACACTCATTCGGTTAACAGCCGAAAGCTTCACCATTAAGCTACCTATCCATTTACTATTTTCGCACAAAGGGTGGGATTCGAACCCACAAGCTACTCAGTAATTACTCCTTTCGCACAGTTTTGGAGACTGCTTATCTCACCAATGAATGCCGATGTATAGACATAAAAAAACCCGACTTTTTGGGTCGGGTTAGTGTTTGATATTTTTTCTTCTATTTACAGTGTTCCACCATCTGTATCAAACATTAACCCGTTCGTGCCTCTAAATGTAGAGCCAAGAATATTCCCTGATATAGAATTACTTCCACACCAGTTTGATCGATTAATATTTGACGTTAGTTTTTCCATTTTTTTAATGCGTTGCAAATGTAACCATAAATACGAGACTTGCAATTAAAAGTTGCGATTTTTTATGTATTTTTTTATAAAAATTAATTAAGAGGCAGACTTTTCTTCAGAAACTTAGTTCTACAAGCAGTGTATTGGTTCGCGTAATGTTCAATTGAGTGCCTGCTTAAACCATCATGACACTCAATTAGCTTCCAGTACCGTTCAGCAAGAAGTCCCCATTTTTGAGGTGAATCAGGCTCCATTGCCAACATTTCAATCTCAACTAACAACTTTTTATCTTCCGCAGGCAGACCGAAATATTTCCAATACAGTCTTAATTTAGTAAATGCAGTCCCCAACTCACCGATCAAATTCATGTCTCAAATATAGGAAGAGAAATGAATACTATTCAACATTTACTAACTTTTTTTACCCCATCGGGCTAAATTTCCTAAACCTGTTTTCCCTACTTTCTTACCAGACGCTTTCATTGCTTTGACCATCTTCGGTTCTTTTAACCGTTCAATTAATGCAATTCTGGTTTGTTCTTGCACCATATCTTTGGTTCGTCCGGGATCACCTTTTTTGTATCTGGTTTTAACACCCTTTCTTATTAAATTCTTAGATATACAGCGATCATAATTCTGGTACACCATAATTCTTGATGCTTCCGAACTTTCTTCACTGCATATTCCCTTGGTGAGATCAAAACCGAACTTAAGCTTATACTCTCGTTCATTCATGTCATGCTTTTGGCGAACATGACTCAATACTCTTTTGAAAGATTTTTTACAAATCTCACAAATGGGATTGCCATCATCATCGTATTCAATAACTCCGTATGCCATCTTGTAAATGAGGTTTTATCAAATCAGCCATTAATCTATGTCCCTTTCTGGAAGGATGAAGACCATCAGTCGAGTGTGGTTGAAATCCATTAACGGACATGACATCATAAATATCAACAACAATATCGACATTTTCTGGTTTTGTTAAAAGCCATGAATTTACTTTCAGAAGATTTTCTTGTTTCTTCGGTGTCCATGTTGGATAACCTTTGAATGGTACGATTGTCAACACGATAACCTTGATGTCAGGGTTTTCAGATTTTGCGTATTGAAACATTTCCTTCATATCACTCATTACTTGAGAAGCATTGTCGATGTTGTTTATACCCGCTTCAATAATGATGTAATTGTATTTTGTGACATTGATGTTTTTCAACCTCTTCAATATATGTGAAGTTCCTTCACCAGTGAACCCATACGATTTAAAGTTCATACCAGTTTCAACTTTAAGGTAATCCACAAAAGTGCCATTAGCTGTTATGCTGTCGCCAATCACCATTACTTCTTTATTCGACACGAAGGAACATAAAAAAAATATAGACAAAATGACTAAGAAGCGAGATGTTTTAAACATTATAAAATTTGGTTTATGAGATCGATAATATTATTTATTTGATTTTCGTCAAGACTAACATCGTGAAACAAATTCATTTTAAATGCAATATCCTGCGAAGATAAACCATCAATATAGGCGTTATAAACCTCTACAATAATTTTATCTTGAAAGAAATATGTTTCAATGTCCATCTATTAAGAAGAAAGCTTGTTTGGTATTATTGCATTCTGCATCCAATGTTGTGCGCCTTCGATAATGAAGGACTTTGACACATATTTAGCTAACGAATTTTCAAACTCATCGTAATGAAAACGTTCGGTCAGTCTAACCACATATCCTTCAGTGGGATCACCATTGTGTGTTGCAGGAAAAGCAGCTTGTATTTTCGCTTGATCAAAATCACCACGATAAATTACGGGTACTGTTTTTAGTCCGAGCATTTCACAGTATGCAACCGTTTCATCCCACGAAAGGCAGGTATTCGTATTATCCCATATGGAAAAAACGTAGAAGTATGTTTCTAAGTTGTTGTAGGGTATTGTGTGCAGTGCGTAAACATTCTCACCACAAATTCTCCAACCGTCAGGTATTTCATGTTTGAAACTTCCCCACAAACCTTTAACCCAATCGCGAGAGGGATGATGTGCTGAATCCAAAGACCTTGCATGGATATGATCTTGATACAAAGTGGTGTTTTCCCCATCAAGTTTGATGGTTGCTACCACTTCCTTACCTGCGAATTGCTCAGTACTGGATAATCTTTTATCGTCTGCAGAGGCTTTTTCGCTGTATGGTAAGTGATACGTCCTTGGATATTTTACATATTTATCTTCCACAAACAGATGTAATAAATTGGCTTGCTTTATGATTTTTTGAACCTGTTCCGTATTAAACATTGGCCCCGGTCTACGGCTACCGTCTGCCAGTATTAGGTTACCCCATTTATCGAAACTTACCTTTCCTATATTCGTGATTCTGTTGTCATCCATCAATCGATCAAACAATATTGCTGGTAAATGATTAGTTGTGATACCAACAGAATTTCTTAACTCATCGCAAGAAATAATCGTTTGTTCTGCTTTCATGTGACAACGTTCACAAAGAGAAACCCCGTTATCCAAATAGTATCCACCGTCATCCCATAATTTTCTTTCAATGATATGGTGAGCATCAACTGCAGGATTAAAGCACACGACACATCTGTATTTATCTCTTTTAAAGACACCTTCCCTGAATTGATCTCTAGTTAGTAACATATCCGCATTTCTATGTGTAAAGTATCCATACACCATCAACGTTTTGAATGTCATTGATCATGTAATACTTGTTCGCTATTGGATAAGTATAAATTTCATCCTCCTTAGCGTCTCTGGCATCACCGTATGAACGATTATGTTTCAAAATTTTGATGACTGCCACAGTCCAACCCTTTTCCTTATCTTCTTCGAAACCGATTACTTTTCCAATCCATTGAAATTCGCTAATTGCTTGACAACCTTCCCCAACAACTTTCAATATTGGCTGGTTCAAAAGTTGTTTTCTCCTTTTGAAAAGGGCTATTTCTTTTTCTAAATAATTCATTGTTAAGATATTTTCACCACTTTGAGTTTTCCTCCCTGTGTTGACCATGTGGTTTTGTTGTATGATTCCCCATCGAAAGCATCTCTGAAAGTCTGTTCTTTTTTTGAACCCTCTTCAGTTCCGTAAACAGAAGTGACAGCCACTTGACTTCCATCCAATTCAAAATTGCTAGAAGTCACAATCACAGTGGAATTCTGATCAAACTTTGCCAATTGCTTAATTAAGTCTCGTACTTTCATAAAATGAGTGTTTTTGATACTTGGTAATACGTAAAATACAGGTTTTTGTTGTATTTATAGTAAAGTTAGCAAATTATGAACATTCGCGACATGGTTTTTGAAGAATTAGCAGGATATTTCATGAAAGAGGACTATCCAGCGTCATTCAACCATGAGGAATTCGCCAATTTACGCTCATTCGCTGAAAGAGTACGTTACTGCGCCCAACATTTAAGAAAAATTGGTGCTGGCAGCGCACGGATTGTATACGAAATTGACGATAAGTCGGTTCTGAAACTTGCAAAGAACGCCAAAGGCATCGCTCAGAATGAATTAGAGGCCAGTTTAAGCAACGATTATTATATCAGGGACATGGTGGCCCAAGTCTTCAAAACACACCCTAAAGACGAATGGATTGAGGCTGAACATGCTAAAAGAGTGACACCCACAAGATTCCGAGAATTAACTGGTATTGACATCAAAACTCTCAGCACATATCTCTGGAAAAAACATGCTGAAAACAAAGGCAGGGGGAAGATGGGGTCAGAGATGACACCAGAACAACTGGAAATGGTTGAGAATAACGAATTCGCAAGCACAATTCTTGATCTTATGCTGAATTACGACATGCCATCTGGCGATCTTAGTAGAATCTCTTCCTACGGAGAAGTCAACAGAAATGGCCAGCCAGAAATCGTGATTATTGATTATGGTCTAAATGATGATGTTTACCAAGATCACTATGCACCAAAGCAGAAGGCTTCTTTTTCGAGATATTAAGAATTTTCATTCTTCTATATTGCTGCATATCAATCAATCCTCTGCACGATAAAAATGCAGCTACGGAATTCGTAAACCTACTTATTCTGGTTTGTAGCCCATCGGTCGGCATAAATGTGTGAATTGTTTTCAATGTATCATTCCAAACCACCCAATAATAGTTATTCCTCCAATACACCAAATAATGAAATCTATTTGATTTTTTATTTTCCCGATACAGCAGTAATAGTGTGTTTGGATTTGGGTTCTTAGCTTCCAGTTCACTTCGTATTACCCTGTTGATGGAATAAACGTCAGTGATCAGATATATGTCGTATCGTTCCTTTGCTCTTTTTTGTGAATGTAATATGACTCTCGACTTGTATAAAGTTTCTGGTATTCTTGGTTTCACTTTCATTTCCAGTAGTATTTTCCTCTCGGTTCATCATCAAATTCATTATTAACTATCCAGACACAAATACCTGCATTGAAGATGATCGTCAAGATATAAATCCATATGATCTGCTTCATGGTTGGTTCGATTGTCAGATAATCAAAATCTTTAAATTGCTTCCTAACCCAATTCTCAAGAACCTCTGCTTTCGTATAGTTAACATATTCATAAAGATCAAGCTTTTTTGATTCCTGAATATGCGTTCTGATATTTACTTTGACTTCGCTTTGTTCTGTCCACGAGAAAACGTAGGCCCACTTGACGTTATTATTATCGTCAATCCCGATGCACACATTCAACTCATTTTTATTTCCACCTTCCCAATACCGTTCCTGAATCGAACCAGCATCTAATGGTTGATTTTTAAAAATCAAAAAATAAACCCTTACTTGTTTCTCTTTACCCAACCTTGAATTAAGAACTTGTAGTGCATGTTCCGCTTTAGGATCGTCATAACCCAATATAACACGCTGTTTCAGTCCATTAACTTCAGGATAGTTGTATGGTTTATATTGTCTTATATCAAAAGTATCAACTTCTTCGAAGCGATAAATGCTGCTTGATACTTTAGGTCGATTTTCATACGAATGAGTAATAGTGACAGGTTCCAACTTTTCGTCTGTGTTATCCCATTTCGCAAAGTACATATCACCATCGATGCTGTGATAATCTCTATGCATGTCTTTAAAGGTCGGGGCAACTTCGAATTTTTTTACCAGATACCTATAATAATTTTCAGAGACATTGAATGAGCCTAGGGTTGTCACTACCTCCCAATATTCTGGATGGTTATCCACGTAAGAACAATCGTAGTATTCGGTGCTACATGATTCATGTCCATCTGAATCTTTTGAGCAGCAACATTCTCTACTACAAGTCTGGTGAATGTATTCATCCCATTCTTCGTAATATCTAACTTCATAAACCATCCCACCCAAATATTCTGTGTCGCCAGTTAGTGAACTAACACAAATGGCTTTTGCACCCAAAATCAAAAGGATTGTGAAGAGCATCGGAATTGCTACTTCCCATATCTTGGTTTTGTGTTTGAAGAATGTGTATAGAACTAAAGCAGCTAAGACCGGAATAGCAAAAGCTAGATAGAGAACCATTGGAGTTGGTTTAAGAAGTGAAGGGTGCTACCAGTGGCAGCACCCCATGAATTATTTTGCAGTGTCAGACTTGAAAAGCTGGACATCATCATCCTTCCCGGTTCTGAATACTTCATCAGTACGTGAACTAGTTACGATGTTAAGGTCAGGCAATACGTGGCCACCAATATTTACCAAAAACAATCTACTCGGAAATAATGTAAGTTGATTTTTCATTTCATTATGAATGGAGATCAGCTTGGATTGTACTACAGTAAATTTATTTCTTTGAACTTCAATGGTGTTCATGAGTTTGGAATATAAATCAGGACTGAAATTAGGGTTCTGTTCAGTAATCCATTTCATCAATTCACCACCATAGTTTCTGGCATTCATAATTTCTTTATAGTTACGAGTGAAATCTTCGCTGTACTTTTCAGAAACTCCAGCTTGCTGCTGAATAACTTTCCACATTTCATCGTGGATGATCTGGTCTTGTGAGACCTGTGCTTCGTAAAGATTCTTGGTGGTGACAAACTTGTTGTCGTAAGAGATGTACATAACGAAAAATGTGACACCGAGAATACCGAATAATAGTAGGGCAATAAGTAATCCTTTCATTTTGGTTTATAGTTTAATTTGTTTTTATTAGTGCTTGTTTTACGTGTTGGAAATATAATTCTTTTTTCCTGATTTTGCCTCTGGCTGCTGGATGAACAATGTAAATATGATTAATTTTTTCCTTAGTAAGAGCATCACTTACCTTTTTACCCATTGCTACGATAGTTCCGTTGTAAGATCGTACCTTAGTTTTACCCCCTTCAAACCAGTTGCAAAATTCCTGTTTTTCAGGATCGATACCACAATATACGAAAGCATCAAATAATTGTTTTGCAGCCAACCTTCCGTCAGTCCACGTAACTTTCATTTTTTTAGCCAATTCACTTCTTTTCTCTCCGACAAATAAATATTTCATGCTTCGATATTAGTTACTTTAGCATAAATTGTTTTAGTCCATCCGTTATCATACCCATGATTATTGGAGATCATGAAGCCTTTGTTTTGATCTTTTTTGGTTATGAGATGTGCGTCAATGAATCTGCCTTTTACTTTGCAAAAGACAATATCCCCGACTTCGTATTCAGAGACTTTCGTGAAGGTGAGTAGGGAGCCTGTGTAAATTAAGGGTTTCATGGACTGACCGAAAACTTTCATCTTTCCAGTACCAGTTTCTTCCAAATCCTTAATTAAGCGTTGATATTTATTCATATAAAAAGTCGTGGGCGTATAGCGATTCGTTAAACATAACATTCATTATAATTATTTCATGAACGTCTGCATCTACTCGGTTAAAAAAATCAAGGAGATTTCTATTGGATTTTCTCACAAATACCTCAACAAACAGATGTTCTCCCCTTTCCTTAAAAAGGTAAGTAAAGAGAGGTAATGACGCTTTATTTTGAAACTTTCGGAATACATCTAACTGCCGATACACATCTTTTGCACGAGTTTTTTCCCCGTTAGGCAAATCTTCATATCTAAATTCAGGCATCCTTGTACTTTTCACAAATATACGTAATATTATTTAATATGTTTTGAAACATTTATACAAAGTTTTCGTATAACATATAATTATAGTAACTTTACATTATGGCACAGAAAAAGAATCAAATCGTCAAAATCCTTATCGGAATCCCTGCAGCAGGTAAATCAACGTGGTCAAAGGAATATGTCCGCAAAAACCCTGATTATGTGAGAATTAACCGGGATGACTTCCGCTATATGTTGAAGGATCAAGGATTTTGCGAACCAAAGATTGAGGATATGATTACTCAATTGGTTTTGAACGCCATCGATGTGGCTTTGGATAGAAGACTTAACATCCTGCTTGACGCTACTCACGTCAAATCCAGATACATTGAGGATATGATCAAGTACGTGGAATATCGTGCGGACGTTGAATTCATGGTATTTGACATCTCATTCGAGAAGGCAGTTGAGAGGGACAGTGTTCGTGAAAGACCAGTCGGTGAGGAAGTTATCAAGAAAATGTACGAAGACTACATGATCTTAATGGACAGCTTTGCTTTGCAAAACCAGTCTAAAAAGACTTACGTGTACAAAGAACCAGAATTCGATCCTGCGCTTCCTAAAGCCGTTATGATTGATCTGGATGGCACATTGTTTCACGCGAACGGTAAGCGTGGTTATTTCGATTGGCATAAAGTTGATCGGGATGATCTTGATCAGGTTGTATACGAAACCTATCTTTGTTACAAAGCTGCTGGTTACACGATCATCATCTGTACTGGTAGAAGTGAGGAATCCCGTGAGGGCACCGAACTGTCGCTAAGAACATATGGTGTTGAGTATGACCTGCTGTTGATGCGTAAGATGGATGATTTCCGTAAGGATATTGTCGTAAAGAGAGAATTGTGGGTGGAAAATGTGAAGGGGAAATATTCTGTCCGGGCAGTACTGGAGGATCGTCAACCAGTTGTCAACATGTGGAGAGAAAACGGACTTAAAGTGTTCCAAGTAAGCAAGGGTGAGTATTAATTACTCACCCCTTTTTTATGACTCGCATCGAATATTTACAACACATCTCCCAATTCACGGAAAAACCCATCAAGCAACTTTACAAAAAGGAGGTTGAGAGTTTTGTGTTTACGATTTTCGAACATATGAACTCAGCAGTATCTTTTACTGATGAAATGAGGTTCGGGAAATATAACAATGGAAGTATTCGTGGACATTTAGCCGGTACGTATTTTACATACAACAGCAAATTCTGTCATTTCCATTTCCATGAACTTACCGAACCCTCAGAAGATATTTGGTACGTACTAAAAAAGGAACTTAAATATACTGACAATGAATTCGATGGTCTCATGCGATACCATGTAAAGAAATTCATCAAAAGTAAAAACCTAAATTACGATAGAAAAATAAAATTTTTCAGAAAGAGATTATCATGACCCCATCTAAAGAACTACTCCAAGAAAAAATATATAACCTTGAATATCCCCTTGCAATACCTAAGCAAGATATTGTTTTTGAACTACACACCGAGAGAGACGGTATAGACCTGTTAGGAAGAATTACGATAGTGCTGATCAAGGATCAGAAGTTGATTGACAGGGATGGTTACGAATTCAGTCCGATTGACATTTACGCTGAAGAGGACGTTCAAAAAATATTAACATACCTCAATTCACTATTGTGAGATCGGTATAGTGAAGGTTATAAGTTAACTCCAACTCCGTAATTAATACCTTCACAATACCCTTAAGGTTTCTGTTTTTGTTGACAATAAAACCAGTTTTATTTTCCAAATCGACACCGTTTTTAATAATGGATTTTTTTACAACGACCTTACTGCCGTATGTAAAATACTTATAGTCCATGTGACTAAGATACCCACTTAAATGCGGTTTTTGGTGTTCCTTCGATTTCTTTAAATGATCTTTTTTTAGGGTCTTTAGGAAATTCGATACCAGCCATTTCTGTTTCATTCTCAAGCAAATTGCTGCCATCTTTGTGCGTGTATTCGAACCATACACCCTCGCTCCAATATTCACTTTCCTCTTTCAATTTTTCCAGAGTAGAAGCCATACTCAAGAATTTTGTTTGATCACTGTCACTGTATAGGCAATAAAATTTGTTTTCAGACATATAGGTATATTTACTATAAATAGATTATCAAAACCAAAAATAACAAACTATTTGTAATGTTCAAACATTACTCAATAACATGTTCATCTTTCGGAATGATTTCTTTAATAGGGAAAAACCCAAGTTCAATTTCATTATCTATATCAGGCAGATAGTACAGCTTTGATTTTGATTTTATGTTTCCATCAAATTCCCAAAAATAAAAACATCCATCTTCCTTATCCCATTTCCCAATAATCATTGGCTGCTCCTTACTAACAGCACACCAGTTCTGAGTAATTAATCCTGAATAGTAATACCCATCTTTCAAATCTTTTTTCTGCACCACGTAAAACATACTGCACTCTTTTCAAAAATAAAATTATTATAAAATAAAATGAGACCCATTTACATAGGTCTCATCATAAATAGTGGGCAGGGAGGGATTCGAACCCCCGAACTCCGAAGAGAACAGATTTACAGTCTGTCGCCTTTAGCCACTCGGCCACCTACCCATTTTTCAATGGCTTCTTTATTGCATCCATGAATCGATTGTACGATCTTATTAAGGCTTCCTGAGGTGTTTTACTCTCTCGATCAATCAATGCTTCTTTATTAATCACAGAGACATACATGCCAGTTTCCTTATCGATATACGTTTCTTTAATTAAGTCCATTTTGTAGGTTGAGAGGGATTTGAACCCCCGAACTCCGAAGAGACTGCGTTTACAGCGCAGCGCATTTGACCGAACTTTGCTACCAACCTATGTAAGAACATCAAGAACCTTTCATCTAAGCGATATAACCGACATGCTCAAACTCTCTGAAGTGCAACTATACTCGGAAGTGACTGACGATTGTAGTCTTATTCAATCTCCTATCCGCTCTGCTGGCCTTACCTATATTTCATCCAGCACACTATCGTTCTCGGTCAGAGTACCATGATGTGTCTTGTGGGCAGGGATGGATTTGAACCACCGAACTCCGAAGAGACCACGTTTACAGCGTGGCGCATTTAACCGAACTTTGCTACCTACCCATGTGAGGAAGTATTGCTACTCCCTCATTTTGATATAACCTTATTCCTATCGTGACATTCTACGCCTTAGAATTAACTGCGATTGGGAAGACAATATTACGAACTTTATAACTTATACGCAATATTCATAACATTGTTTTTTTTAATCATCTTCTCCACCCTCAAAAGGATGAAAAGTTTCAACGTTACATTCCTTACAATAACACCACACTTCCCATACTTTTCCGATCATGGCAGTATTTACGATTTGCCATCGTTCACACTCTTTTCCACAATCCATACATATGGTATTAATTTCATTCATGTACCTCCGGTGGGACTCGAACCCACAACCCGATGATTAAGAGTCACCTACTCTACCAGTTAAGCTACGAAGGTATATTGTGGGCTGCAGGGGATTCGAACCTACTGTAGACCTTACTGAATCTTTATGCGCATCTATTCTATTCAGCAGCATTCTACATTATTTTACCTTAGCACAATGGCACCGCCCCTATAGGCGGCTCGGTTCTCCACACCGAAAGTCAACCCGTATTTCAATTTCTATGAACCCTTGTTTGATATGGGCACATGTTCTATGCAATTGAGAAACAATCTGCAAAGCCCTAGTACCCCCTATCAGATTCGAACTGATAACTCCCATATTAAAAGTATGGTACTCTACCATTGAGTTAAGGAGGCGACTAATCTCCGCATATTCTGCGATGAATAGCGTCTCTATTCACCGCATAAATCTACGTTTGTGCATCCGGTAGGGATCGAACCTACGTTAGTCTTACGACAGTCCACATTAAAAGTGTGGGGCATCATTCTCCATTCTGCCACGGATGCGTTTTTTAACTACACACCCGTGACATGACTCACTGGTAGTGTAGTTTTATTGTTTTCGTTTCATCTTTTTCATTTTATCGTAGTATTGGCATGTGTGATCGCATGGTGTAGTCGCACTCGTAGTTGAACGAATGATCGACAACACGCAAATTCCAATCTCACATTTATCCTTTTTTGTTGACATAACTTTTAAATTCTTCTGCCGTTTTAAATGATCGTCCAGTACCTTTTAGCAGTGGACTGTTTTTCAATTCCTTTTTGAAACGCTCACCTTCTTTTTTCAAGGATTTTTTATCCTTCCTCGGTATTCGTTCTTTTTTCATTCGCTTTTTATCCATGCGCAACCATTTCTCCAAATCCTCTTTGGTCTTGGTTTTCAAGAGAGCATCAAACTCGCCACTTATTTTTTTCAGGTCTAGCATAAATCTCTATAAAACAAAAAACCCGACTCATTTCTGAATCGGGTTTTTGGTGTCTTCCTTGCAAGATATTTTTAGACAATAAAACTCGACTCAGCTTGTGGCTGATACTTATAAGTTTTATATGTCTTTGAAGTTCTCATGATTTCTTTTTCTTTTTTGCCTTCGCAATTGTTGCACAAAGGTAAAGATAAATACGTAATTTCCAAAAAAAAGTTTCAAAATTGATGTAAATAATATCGCTTAATACATTTTGCTCATCGAAAAGAGGAAATTTGGCTCTGATTCGGTCACTGTTTTGACTTTAAACCAGATTTTCTCATTCTTTTTGGCCACAAATCGCTGTTGAATAATAAGATTTTGGGTTTTCCAACCCCTCATGCTACTGGTGAAACCAGAAAGCACATAACCCTCAATTTCACCCCTTTTGGAGGAAACCAAGGTAACTTCATATTTCTTATTTAAGTAATTATCGTCTTCCGGGGTGATCTCAATTATGAGATTCGTCAAATCGACCATACACTTCTCATCACCAGTACCTTTGACTAGGATTTCAGTTTCGCCCACTACCTGCATGTTCTGATTTACAACACATTGGCAAGGCTTAAAATCTCCCGGAGACAGTAACCCTAAAACTAAGAATATTTGTTCCATACAGTCTTTTACGTAAAAGTCAAGAAAATGTTTTTTTCGACTTAAACTATTTTATCGACATTCTGCCGATACAGCCGCTTCGTTTGGAAATCCCAAACTATTTAACGGTGGAGGCGAAAGAATTATGGCAAATAGAATTGCAAAAGCAGAAGACATTTCCTTATACGGAAATTATATCACACCCGGAGATTTAATTATCGATTCACCAACCAGAACATTTGAAGATGGTTCAAAAGAAGTAAGCTACTACTTCATGGTTAAAGAATGGCCGACTTTAAGGGAAGGTGCAGTGATCTGGCTTGATGGCGAGAAGTTAGGTTTCGTTAATAAATATCAATTTAGGAATACTTCAAACGGACAAACAGGATGGCTGATTAAGTCAGCATCAATAAAAAATATTCCAAATACAAAAGTTGTATGTGGAGCAATAACATCACATGGCTTAGTGAACCTACACATTTCTGGTGTGTGTGAAAAATATAAAGGTCTTCTCGAATGGCCTTACTCAAGAAAATTCCTTACAGGAAACTTCGGTATACACGTTAAAAATCTAAACATGACTGGTGGTCATGGTATTGAACTTTCAACTTTAAATGGTGGATCAATTAAACTTGACGGATTCGAAATTCAATTCGGTTTCTCAGGAGTTAGATTATACAGCAGTGCGGTCGATATATTTGTCGAAAGCATCGACATTAGTAATTTCTATATACATGACACTGGCGGTGGCGAAGGATTCTACATCGGCTCAACACAATCAGGAGCCAAAGCTAAATTGAGAAATCTCAAAATTAAGAATGGTATTGTGGCTAGAACTGCTGCTGAATCGCTTCAGTTACAACATATGATCGGTGGTGCAGATGTAGCTGACATTGTTATCTACGGATCAGATATGGATTATTTACATGCCTTCCAGCCTTATCAAGATACTGGTATGCAGTGGGTTGTGTCGTCAGGTGTTAACAAATTAAGTAACGTTATTCTTGACGGTTTTGCATCTCAAGGATTGGCAGTATACGGTTCGGGTGAAGACCCTACAAATGCACCTAACGGTGTTTCATTAGTTGAAAATGTTCTCCTTAATGATGGAAGGAATCAAGGTCAATACCTTCACAACAGTGCCAAGATGGGTATTACGTGGAAATACAAAAACGTTTACTTCCGTGGCTTCAATAATTCATATGCTGATGGTACTGGCGAAAAGAAAATTCCTTATATCATCTCCAACAGACACGGTACTGACCCCGTACATTACGAAAGAATTATACATGACGGTTCTAAAGAAAGAGTATTTGAAGATACTAGAGACTTCTTAGCAACTGAAATTGGTGAAGTCATTCTCGACAAAGCTTTACCAGCACCAAAATATATTAACAGTGGTTTCGGTGAAACTCCTGTAAGTAAAATTAAGGTATGGCATCAAACATATGGAAAGTATTTTGATGGCCCTGATAACACTCCAACAATCTGGAAATACGATGACATCGCGATTGATTCAAGAGAAGATGGTACATATGTTTTTTGTAAATGTATCCAAGATCACGTAACAAAAACTGGTGCAACTGTTATTAGACCAAAAGAAAGTGAGCAATTTTTAACATTGACATGGGATGAAAATGGTATCAGAAATGATAAAGCTGGACATAATCCGAATACTGTTCAATCATTTTTCCCTCCTGATGATCTTCGTTTAGCTGATGATTGTTACTGGAAGGCAAAAGGATTCGGTGTGAAGGGTATTGTTACTACAACTGAGCCAGAACCTGAACCGATACCAAACGAACCTGAACCAGAAAAGGAAATTATTGTTGAGCAGTATGTGATGAACAACGAAATGATTTTTGTTACATCTAAAGGTAAATATAAACACGGTGTCGTAAAAATCTAAAGTCAACTATTTATAAGAAATTATAAATAATATGACTGTATTAAAAAAGGGTGATGATGGCGTTTTAGTCGTTCAATTGCAAGAACTGCTAACAAAACATGGGTTTACTTGTATAGCTGATGGTGATTTCGGTAACGGTACTGAAGCCAAAGTAAAAGAATTTCAACAGAAAAAAGGTCTTTTGGCTGATGGTGTTGTAGGTAAAATATCATGGAATGCTTTAGGGGTTCCATCTGCTGAAGACAACAAATGGCTGATCGTACAAGATAGTGTTGTTTTAACACCTGTTATTGAGCCAGTAATCGTGGCTTTAGATAAGTATTTTGAAGAAGCAAATCACAAAGCATACGTAACATCTGGTCTGAGAGATTCGAAAGATCAACTTCGCATCATTAAAGGTTATCTAGTTAGAAAAGGTTTGGATAAGAAATATCCTGAAGCGATGAGTTGTGATGTGAACGATAAGTTACCGAACGGTGACTATGTTTGGCAAATGGCTTGGAGTAATCTACTCAACATAAATGTAATTATTAATCCACCACTACCTGCAACAGTATTGATGAACTACATCCGTGGTACGGTGAATAGAAAAGGTAAAGTTATTGGTTCATCACCACATGCTCCGGGTTTAGCACTTGACATTGGCGGTGGAGGTAATGGTATTAATGACGAACTTGCAATTATTCTAAAGGCCATGAAAGATAAAAAAATCCCCGGATTGAGAGGGTATCTTGCAGAAAGGGAAAACAACTGCTTGCATGTAGATTGTCAGAAAGCATAAGAAAAAAGAGGATTATTAGTCCTCTTTTTTTAATTGCACATACACCTCATGGCTACCACCATGCAAGTTTATGTATTGTTTTTTTGCTTCCTCGAATTTTCTTTCGAGATCATCAACAGCATATGCCTTAACAATAATTCCTATCGGATCACCGTCAGGCGACCAATATCCAATTAGTTCTTTCGTTCTTCTGTTTACTGATATATTTAATTCAATTTCTCCCATTAGTCAATAATAAATTCATAAAATGATGTCTTTTTCCATAATACATCACAATACGTAATTTGGAAATCATAATCTTCCAACTTCACTGTTGTGATGTCTTCAACAGGTGTGTGTCCTACTACCTGTATGTATCCTTTCAAACCGTCTTTTTCGGTTTCTTGTTTATCTGCCCAAGTAATTCCTCCGTAGTTATACGGGCCACCTCTTTTACCACTGAGTTGATGTAAACACCGATTATACGTATAATTACGTAACATCATATTAAATGTATCTGCAATCGTTTCAGTTTTATATCTTTCACGAGCATGTTGAATCGTTTCAGCATTGTATCTCATCCATCCATTTGTAATACCAGCATGGGTGATGATAGTTTTACCGCTTTGCCATGCAACATCAAAAATATCGTGATGTGCTCTAAAAATTGTAGATAAATCGTGTGCTGCTTCAGGTCTAAAACCGTTATTTAAGAATAATGTTTCACCATACCACATATAAGCAATATCATGGTTCCCCACCAATGTCACGACTTTATCAGGAAATTCTCTTCTGAATTTAATGATCTCCTGTAGGTTTTGAAGAATTACTGGATTTGGCAATTCATAACTGTCAGTATAGTCCCCCACGAAGACAATTTTATCGTATTCGTCTACTTTAGGAATAATTGCTTTCCAATTGTCTCTACCATGAATATCTCCAATTACTACTACTTTCATTATCCTCTTACCAACTTGGCTCTGTGATGATCAAGATTTGGTATCTCCTTTTTTGCCATTATATCAATTATTTCTTCAAGTGAGAATGGTCTATATTCTCCGAACATTCTGTAGGCTACATCAACCCCAACATCCATAGATTTACCATGATCAGGAATTGTCCCATGTGAATGGCCATACAAATGAATTGTACCTCTGTGCGAACTGTGCCATACTCTGTGTGAGAAATGATGGAGGTACAATCGTTTGTTTGGTTCGTATTCGAATAAAAGTTCAGTCCCTACTGAAGTAAACTTTTCCGCATACATGTCAACGTGCGGATCATGATTACCTTTTACAAAATGAATTGTTTGACAATAAATTCTATCACGATAATTAGCCACTGCTTCTTTTCTTGCGAATGTAAAATCACCTAAAAAAAACAACGTGTCCTCTACTCCAACATAGCGATTGATTGTATTTATAATCGTTTCATCCATCTGGCTAACACTATCGAAATCCCTATAGCCGCCATTCCATTTCGATACTTTTTTCCCTGCAATATTTGTGTGACCTAAGTGAAAATCACTAGAAAACCAACTCTTATTTTTTAATTCTATTTTCACTTTTTTCAGTATTTATTAATAAACCTTCTTATGTTCAAAATTGTAGCACCTAAACTCCTAAAAAACTTTAACGGTATGTCAATTTTCATTTTTATCTTCTTAAAAGATAAATCAAAATTGAATGATCACGTTCTTATCAATCATGAGTTAGTTCATTTCCACCAACAAGTTGAAATGGGTTTTATATTTCATTGGATTCTTTATGGTATCTTCTATTTAATTAAGAGATTGGCTACCAAGGATCATTACAAAGCTTATCGTCAAAATCCGTTTGAGCATGAAGCTTATGATAATGAAAGCAACCTGACTTATTTATTCGAGCGTAAGCCATACGCTTGGATAAAATATGTCATACCTTTTTTCAAGAATCTTAAAAAATAAGTACCCACGGAGAGAATCGAACTCCCGACTGATCGCTTGTAAGGCGACCTCTCTGAACCACTGAGTTACGTGGGCATGTTGTACTTTCGGAGGGACTCGAACCCCCGGTTGTCTGCTTGTAATGCAGATGCTTTTGCCACTAAGCTACGAAAGTGTTATCCGAAGTTGACGAACTCAACAATTTTACCGTCTCTTACTTTTACATTCATTCTCATTAGAACGTAATTCCTTGTTATTACTGTTTGATTTCCATCAATTTCTATAACACGAATATCATCCCATAATTTTTTAGCCTCATCTATTGTGAGGCCAATAATTTTTTCGTCAACTGTTTTAACATTCATGTACTTTCGGTGAGACTCGAACTCACGGTTCCCACCTTGTCGAGATGGTGCTTTTGCCACTAAGCTACGAAAGCATAATTGCAGCATACTTGATTCAGACCCCAATGTAAGCTATTGCTCCGCAGATTAAAGTCCGATTCGGGCATGATCCGATCTAACAAGTTTACCAGCTATGCGCAAGCTGCTATGTCTTCTTAGATGTGTTATTCTTCTATGACAATTTGCACATCGAATAACACATTTTTCAATTTCTGTCTTTAGTTTTTCTATTGACCAACCATTATTTATCGCATCAGCGATATTCATTATTTTATCATCTTTTACATGATCAAAATCCAATACAACAATATCTGATTCTGAACAATCAATACATGGATGCTTTAATAAATAATCAATAACAAAATCTTTATTTCTTTTTTTAGAAATTTTTTTATAAAATGCAGCACTTTTTTTTACTTTATCCTTATTCTTTAAATAATGTTTCCTAGCATACTGCTTTTGTTTTTCCTTATTCCTCATTTTACTTTGTAGCGGGAGCAGGACTTGAACCTGCGACCTTTTGGTTATGAGCCAAACGAGATACCGACTTCTCCACCCCGCGATGTTTATTTTTTATATTTTCAGTCCATGTATTGTTACAACCCAAACAGATATAATAATTTTCTGTTAGAACACTTACTTGAGTTGAACCACATTTTGGACATCCATAATACATACCTTTAAGTTTAACAAATTTTGTAGCGGGAGTTGGATTCGAACCAACGCCATCCTTATGAGACGGTTCAGCTTATGAGACTGACGAGTTAGGCCACTACTCTATCCCGCGATGTTGTAACGACAGATGGAATCGAACCATGATCACTTCCAAAGCACGGAAGCCACAAGCACCACTTGTGATTATTCTGTCGTAAGTAGCGATAGATGGAATCGAACCATCTTTTTCCCCTTATGAGAGGGACGTAATAAGCCGTTATACTATATCGCCATTTATGTAAACTTAATAAACAAGTTACAATATTCAAAATTTCAAAGAACTTTTTTTGTACTCCCAAGGGGAATCGAACCCCTATTTCGTCATTGAAAGTGACGCGAACTAACCGTTATTCGATGGGAGCCTTAATTAAGAATTCAATATAATCTTACTGGCCCTCAGTTCTGACATCTTTGATTTACGTCTAAAATCACGATGTGCTTTTTTCATTTCAGCATTAATTCTCCTAAAAGAATTTTGAACTTCATGCTCAGGTATTATGGTTGCCTTACCTTCTTTGACAAGTTTTTCAACATCAAAGACTAACTTAAATTTCTTTTGTTCCATCGTAGCGCATCAGGGACTCGAACCCTGTTTTTCAACCTTGAAAGGGTTGTGACTTAGCCTATCGTCCTATGCGCCATTTTTACTTGGCTAAATTGTGAGGTTGAATTTTACTATATAAAACTTCAGCCTCTGCTCTTGTGATGTTCTGAACTTTCATTACGTTCTTAACCCACGTTTCTCTTAATTGCTCTAATCTTTTTTCATTCATAACTTTACTACATTTAAATTGTAGCCTCGATGGGACTTGAACCCATACGCCCATTACTGAGCACTAGATTTTAAGTCTAGCGTGTCTGCCGTTCCACCACGAAGCCTTGCTATCGTGGCGACATAATCGTGCCTTCTTTTTCATTTCTGGTTTATATATTTAGTAAACTCCTTTTGATAATGATCGTAAATTCTTCCAGCCTGTCTATATTTTCTTGCTGCGAGACAAGAGACTACATTTCCACCTCCACGTTCAACATTCTTTATCTGTTTAAAAAAGATTTCACCTTGCTCTTTAGCAAATTTGAATCTAGTATTAATTTCCTTCCGTAGTGGTTCCATCTGGTTTGAGTGATTGTCTTATTAAATCAGTTTTAAATTCTTCGTAAAACTCTCTACTAGTATATACCACCATATCACCCGCTTTAATCAACACACCAGTTTCACCTACTTCATCTTCTGAAAAAGCTTCTTCAACAACTTTGTTAAATATTTTTCCAAACTCTTCTTTACTATATTTCTTATACATGTGGAGCCATAGGGATTCGAACCCTAATTCCCTGAGTGCAAGTCAGGAGTAATAGCCATTATACGATGGCCCCATATTTATTGTACCCCAAGTAGGATTCGAACCTACACGCCCTTACGAGCACCACATTTTGAGTGTGGCATGACTACCAGTTCCATCATTGGGGCATTCTGCCAATGCATTTGAAAATAGCTTTACCTAAATCTTTGCTGCTATATGAATAGTCATATGTTGTGACTCTCCAAAACTGCACGTTCCCAATTGTGATAAATTCAATTTTCATTTCTTCTTTTTTTGCGGTTGTGTCAGGATTCGAACCTGCTTCTCTCATTCCAGAGTATTCTAACCAAACATGCTGCGCATCACACGCCCGACCGATTTTACAGTCGCATAAACTACACAACCAATTTGAGTATGTATTGGATTCGAACCAATGTTTCCCCCGATGAAGGGAGTGTCCTAGACCCCTAGACGAACATACAACCCTGATGTTTGCAACCATCCTTCGCAGTCAGTACGGGAATTGAACCCGCTTCTTCCGGGTGACAGCCGGACATACATACCTACGTACCCACTGACTAAGTGGCGGTGCATACGGGACTCGAACCCGTGAACTCTTGCGTGACAGGCAAGCATGATAACCAACTTCACCAATGCACCATTTTAATTACTAGCAATCTTCAGCGACAGGACTCGAACCTGTATTGGATGTTGAAAACAACCCACGGTTTATCCCCCGCAGCCCGATTAGATTTCATCGGACAGTCCAACTACTCAGCGCATCATGACAACAGCTTACTGGTTGCTCATGTGTTTTATCGCGTTTCAAAGGCAGTGTATACCAATTCCACCACGCATCGATTACTTTTTATTTTCAAAGAACTCCTAAAAACAAAAAACCCGACTTTCGGTCGGGTTTCCTGATTTGATGTTGTTATTTTTTTAGAATCCAACTATAATATCAGAAAACCCATGACGCATATCATCCTCCACTAAGGCAACCGCCATAGCGTTCAATGCTAATGCTTCTAAAGTTACTGATGATATTAAAGTTTTCATTTTCGAATGTATTATCTGGTTTGTTAGTAAATACGGAAAAAATTATAAAATGTTACAGTTTTTCCCATTTATTTTTGATTTTTCTTCCTGAGAGTCCGAACTCATCGTTCGAGATGATGATCGAATACTCTGGCGCAAAGATATTATGAATTATCGTATTTGCAAAGAAAATTTCATTTTCCATCAAATTTATTTTCCCTTTTTTTCTATGCGAGTTAGCAAACTTGATTTTCTTATCAAGAATGTCAAGGCAAACGGTTCTGATTTTCTCATTGGTAGTATCACCTGATAATTTATCAACGATCTCATTATAAAGGACATTTGCCTTGCCTTCTTGGAAATTACTAACCTTATCAAACAGTTTCATTACACTTTGGGGTTAAATACATTAGTCCTTATGCGAACCTAATGCCAATATAATGTAAACTATACTAAATCGTGCTTGAATGCTTCAAAAACGACATTATGTACGATTTCATGTTCTCGTGGCCAACTGGATTCATGGTGTGTAAGTACCAATTTGGGAATTTTTTTCCGTTATCGAGACAGTATTCCACCAACCACTTAACGCAATCCATGCCAGTTTTTTCAGAAATGGTTTCCAAATATTTCATATAAACCTTCCCATCTTTATACATGCTTTCATGATAATGTGGCTCTGCCAAGTCATGGTCGAACGAAACAAGTTCGGGCAAACCATGCTTCGTAATATGCGCCACAAAAGCATCATATGATCTTACGATCTCCCATTCTTCTGTAACATATGCCTTATTCTTGGTATAATCCAAAGAATCAATTGGCTTTCTAACATCATCCAAATAGAGATTGTACTTTTTCATTTAAACGTAATCCTTAATAATTTCTCTGGCTAATTTTTTCTCTAAATCAGGTGTTAGCCATTTCACACTAATTTCTGAACCTTCTTGATCAAACAAACTTAATTCAAGACCGCTCCCTAAGTTCTTCTCATCTACCGTTACTTCACCACCTTCGGGAGGTGTCATCCAATCTCCACTACGTACTGGTGTCGCATTAAAATGCACTCTACCACCAATGAACAATGTCAAAGGAATTACCTTTCCATTGTATCTGTATTTGAAGTCGAAGCTATAATCAATACCAAAATAGTCTTTGATTGTTCCCTTTTCAACATCATCCAAACTACCACTACCGTCAATCAACTTCCACTCTACAACATTCCTTTTCCCACTGATTAAATCATTAACCAATGCGGTTTGGAATTCTTTAGACTGTAGAATCATTTCCATCTCATCCACATTGTTGATGATCTCGTCCAGATTAGCAGCATTTTTAGTAATCGATTCGTTAGTAGGCTTTTTCATTTTGTTTTTCATATAAATACTTATAGAATAACCATTTCATTTACGGGAAGATAAGCATTTCGCCTGACCGTCTCTCCACCGTTAATCGTCCTTTGCGTTGCCTGATCCATTACCTCAAAATCAAAAACAAAGTTCCCTTGTTTATCCGTAATCTTCCAATAGACCAACAATTTTTGTTCCGGGTTGCTTTTAGGTAGCAAATAAAGGAACCCTATAAAGGGAACTTGCAACAATTTTGACACTAATTGACACTTCTTTATTTTATCGAAAGTGACCAACCAGCTACCCCTGTCCAGTAGTTCCTCATAAGTCATGTCATACCTGCATTTAGTCTCAAAACAGGCTATAATCACGTTATTTCGGCTTAGAAAGCCATCACAGGCAGCAATCGAGTCCTTCCCTGTTTCAATTACGTCAACCTTCCATTTACTACTAACAATCTCCTGAACCTCTCGTTCCTGAGTGAGTGAAAGTTGACCTTTACTTGTATTGATGTCCAATCCCATAAAATACAAATATAGCATAAAGTTAAGTATTTATAAAAAAATCTTAAATGGATTTAAAATACTTAATTAAGGAAGAACTGGAAAACTACATTTCTGAACTCGTACCAGACAATGCTGTTAGCCCTATTCAGCAAAAAGTCAAAAATCTTTCCAAAGACGATATTCTTTTGATCCCAAAAGCCAATAATCGTAGGTATGAAATTGGTTTCAGAGACCCTGAAATTAATGCACAGTTTAAAGCTGATTCTGAAATTGGGAATCCATCAATCATGATTGATCCTACCAATTTTAATTACATTTTGACGGTTGAGCCTATCCCAAATACTTTTAGAAATCTCGGTTTAGGTAAGAAAATATATGAGAAGCTTTCCGATCAATTAGGGTTTGTATCGTCATCAGACAAAGACAAAACAACTGACACTGATAGAACAGTCGATGCAACCAGAGTGTGGGACAGCCTTAAAAGAGTTAGTACGAACTACTTTATAGAGTTTCCAAACAGGACTATATTTTTAGTGTCACCAGATATTCAAGATCATCAGGAAGACCAAATCTTAGATTATTTTGAAAAAACAAAAACAGACATAAACGATGTCGTTACAAATTTGCCTCCTAACTGGAAGAAGGGTTTAGAACTTTCATTGAATAGATCGAAGCGACCAGTACCAGCTTTTGTTGGTGAAATGATTCAAGAGGCATATGATGATGTTGGTGTTGAATTTGTTAAAAATAAAAGAGAAAAACTTAAGGACTACACCAATTACGATCAAAAGAAAGTTCTTCCGAAGGTTACATTAATACATATTAAAGACCCATATCCTGAAGAGAAATGGTTTCTTTGGGGCGATATATACGCATTCGATAATGAAGATGGTACTGAGGTAGGTCACGTAAGTTACGGTAAACAGCATGAGTCTTCAATAATGAAAGCAAGTATTGATGTGAGACCCGATAAAAGAAGGATGGGTATTGCATCTGAGATGTATAAATGGGTTGAGGAACTTACTGGCGAGACATTGCATCCTGATGTTCCCCACTCCGATTCTGCTGCTAAATTGTGGGGTAATCCAAATAGAAGTTTTGGCCCTAAATAAAAAAGTGAAAAAATAATTGAACCTTTTTTTGGAATCTACGTATTTACTATTACATTTGCATCACAATAACGAAATGAAAACATTAGTAAACATAGCACTTCAACACCCCCAACATCAGCCACAATGCTCATGCTTGGGAGGATTTTGTATTCTATGTCCACTAAATAGATAAAATATAATTAGGACAATACAGAAAACCCAAGCCAAAAGCTTGGGTTTTTTTTGTTTATATCGTGTAGTGGGGAAGTCTGGCCGTTCCCGCCTGTCTTGGACACAGGAGATTTGCGCAGGTTCGAATCCTGCCTACGCGACAAACTGGACACATTATGATAGTATGTCCAGTTTTTAAATAAAAATGAACATGACACCCTTTAGAACAGGTAACGTAATTAAAAGCCCTTATGGTAGCATCTGCATCGTCACCAATTGTACTGATGATTATGTGGATTGGGTTTCATTCTCTAGTGAGAATAGTAGTGGTGGAGGTAATTTAGAAGATACAACTAGAAATGAAACGTGTTACTGCAATGAGAACTATGATTACGGAAATAATTATGATCCTGAGTGCAGTGATTGCAAAGGTACTGGCAGTTACACGAAAAAAGTTTTAGGTTATAAAAGAAGTAAGGTGTTGGCTTCTTGTGTCAAAGATTATATTTTAAAAAGATTGACAAAGAATTTTGATTTTTAATATACATGGTGGTTGTAGCTTAGTTGGCCGAAAGCGTCAGATTGTGGCTCTGAAGAACGGGGGTTCGAGTCCCCTCAATCACCCAAACACGGGGTATAGCGAAGTCCGGTATCGCGCTTGCTTTGGGAGCAAGAAATCGCAGGTTCGAATCCTGCTGCCCCGACTATGAGTTTCGAAGAAATAAAAATTGGTGATTCCGTATTGGATGGAAAAGTAATTGAAAAAATTACTGGTAAGACAAGTAACTCAATTGAAGTCACTCGTACTGCCCGAACTAAAGAAGGAATTAATTGTAAACAATGGTTTACTCAAAGTGATTTCATGAAGAAATTCAAGTTTGTAAGTTAAATGGCGAGGGAAGTGTTGTGGTAACACGGCCTGCATTGAGGCGGGCAGATGTAGGTTCGACTCCTACTCATCGCCCCATATTTTCCTGTAGTGTAACGGTTCAGCACGAGTAACTTTGGATTACTCAGTTCAGGTTCGAATCCTGACAGGAAAACTACCATGTAGTATAACGGTTATTATTTTCGACTCTGACTCGAAGGATATTGGTTCGATTCCAATCATGGTTACTAAAACATATTTTTAAGCTTCCAAAGCCAGTACCGTTTCTTTTGAACTATTTTCTTAGTTCCTTTCTCCTTACATAGCACTTTCATTTCTCCGGGCTGGATGTTCACTTCGAACGTTACTTCCTTACCTTTAAATAGCTTATAATCAGCAAATAATGGTGTCCTATTGAACTCTCTAAGTGACTCTTCCTCAACCATGTAACATATTACCGTGGTATCATTCCATTTGGTAACAAATGCGTTCAACACTTCAACTTCCATAAGAGCATTTTGTATATATTACAATTATACGCATTATTTGTGAATAAGTTAAATTATTGTCATTTTTATGTAAGTATTTATATACATGCAGAAACTTGACAATAATTGGCTGACCAGTGACCCCATAGATTTTGAATATAAAAAATACTTGCTTTTAGCATATGATCAGGCAAGCACCAATTACTTAGATCAGAAAAAAATTTATCCTTACTTGACTGACATTATCGATAAAATAAAAATCGTTAATGAATTTTTGAGTAACACTAAGAAGATGGAAGAATCAAAAACTAGCGTTGTTGGTTTCGATCTAAAAAATATGCAAGCTGTAACGCAGTCTCTGGTTGACGATAAATCCCTTAATGAAATCAAAGCAATCGCACAATTCTCGAAGGAAATTCTAGTTGATCTATATATGAAATTCAGTGGCTTACTAGAAGAAGTCAATAATAACATTATTATCTCAGGATGTAAGGTCGAAATTTTTAATCCATATACTGGTTTCATAATTTTAAAGTATGACAACAACAAGGAAAAGATTTTGTATTATGAGGTGATTAGAAAAATACATCCACATCCGCACTTCGTTTTAAAAACCTATAAGGCTGATTTAACTGACTACTATGATGCTAGATTTAAGAAAAATGTATTTGACGTAATATTCAAAGAAATGTATCCACTTAAGGAAACAAACATTCCAGTTTTTAGAAAGAAATTTTTATTGAATATACTTGGATTTAGAGACTAATCACCACTTACCTACGGGACATTTTTTAGGAATTGATCTAACTGCTGCTGCGACAGGGCAACCACATAATCTACATCGCTTTGATGCATTCATATAGTGTCTACACATAAGACAGCTTCGCAATCTTTTCTTAGCTAACTCTTCTGTTTCAGGGGTTTTGAATATGTAATTCTTCCACCCATTCACAATTTCATTAAACTCATCCATTAATTATTCTACCACCTCTATTAACAACCATATTATAACCTGCAGTTCTACTTTCTATTGAAGCATTGTGCAATACCATCTGTGAATTGAATGCGGTGTCGTATATTCTTAACTTCTGGATGCTACCGACAAATGATTGTGAATACGTATTTTCAATTGTCTGATCATCCTTAATTATATCGTGGGTAAGTTTGTCAGGGCCAACAAAACTGAATTCATTAAAATAAAGAAGGAAATTATCACTCAATTCATATGCTGATTTCATATATAGACCAACCTTAACTGTTGATAGACCAGTATTTTCAGTAGTTCTTATTTTATATCGAAGTTGGTTCCATGTATTCACAGCATAACCAATTTGATTGTAGTTAATTGCTTCAACAACGGTTATTCCTGTGCTGCCTGAGAAGAACAGTCCAATCACACCATCGTTATTTGTGAATATACCAGCATCATAAACTTGAACTGTAAAGATATAGTCGCGATTACTCAGTAACTCATATTCTTCATTGAATTGGAGATAGTATTCGTTAGTTGTCAATCCAGTTGTAGTGCCCGTATTGTGAATTTTCAAAACAGTCTGACCAGTCGTACCAGTACCACACTCGTCAGCAACAGTGAAGGTTGTGTTGTCGCCAGTTACCACTACGTACTGTGTGAATCCACTTACATTAGGTAATTCGCAGCTATCAATAGGATTCGGGTTATTGATAAATGTGAAGCCAGTTCCAACGCTTAATTCACTATTTCCATTGAATATAGTTCTTGTGTTGAGATCATAATGATGTGAATGTCTCAATCCGAAACTACCACCACCCCAACTAATATTATATGGAACACCTAATTGTTTTTCTTTTTGTGTTTTGAAACCTTTGAAATAGTATTCATCAAAATCTTCTATCTTCCAAAATCTTCTACCGTTCACATAAATTGTGAAATCACCCTTTCTGCTTGGAGTACATTTTAGAACTTCAGTATCAGTAATAATTTCATATGGTTTGAAGACAATAGTTATGAGTGTCCATCCAGTCGAAAGCAAATTGTCAGATGATTGAGTTTCAATCAATCCTTGATTGTTGATTCGTGTGAATCCAATTCTTTGATCGGATGAGATGAAAAATCCAATTACGTTATTGTTGATACCGTTGTCGTCATTTTCTACCCAAAGAGTGTCGAAGTATTTTTCGCTATTGATACTTGTTTTTAGTACTTCAGTCTCGACATAATTATTTAAGTAATGACCTTCGCTAGTTGTCACGCCACTGAAAACAATCTTTGCCTTCTCAATTACATGTTTACCGTTAGCTTCGGTATAACCACTACTAAACACTGATGATTCTCCTGAGAAAGGTGGAATGTACTTACTTTCTGCTCTTGCACCCATCAAATAGAAATATCCGTCATTGAAGGAATCCTCACTAATATTGATAAGAGTTTCAATGGTAATACCTTTACCATAACGTGCTGGAATCAATTCGTAGTTATAGTCTTTCAATTTAAAGAAGCCTTGTAAGTAATCCCCATTAAGTTGGAAGTAGTTACCGACCGTTGTTGCCGTGAGCGCAGTCACTGCAGTTATACCCGATGGGGTATAGAAAGTACCGCCAGTACTGTTATTATACCCGATACGGTATAATGTTACTTTATTATCACTAGGAGTAATGGTTAAGGTATCATGCATGTGATCAACTCTTCCGTTGTCGAATGCTGTTAACCCGAAATCGTATAGAAATATATTGTCTGAAACAGCACCTGCCCATTTATTTAAGCTAACCGATGTGTAACCAGTATTCAAATTCCATGATTTTAAGCTGGTTAAATCGATGTGAACAGCCAAGTTATCAGTAATAATTGTGTTAAGACAATTTAAATCCATCATTTCTTCTTTTTTTCATAAATACTAAATTGAAATGGTATTTATTGGAAATTTCTGTATTTATAAAAAACTATATTTATTGATCACTCATGGCAAAAAAGGCTGAAAACATTGATAAAAAGGATAAAACTAGTATCAAAAATCCGAGAAATTGGTGTGGTAAGTACTGGAACAATGCTTCAATAAAGCAAGTTTTGCAAGAAGTTATTGAACCTGAAGAGATTGATATGTCTTCAATAAAGTTGAATGATGACCTAAATCCAGTGCTTTGGGATAAAAACGACAAATTAAAAGAGGACATCAGGCAGAAGCTACTGAAGATCGCAGTTGAATTTATTAAATTTTGTAAAGTTGAAGATAAAAAGTTTAGTGATATAGTCGTTCTTGGCAGTAACGCAAATTATAATTATTCACCCTATTCAGACATAGACCTACACATTGTATTGAATTTTTCACAAATCAAGGCTGAACCTGAAATCATTGGTGAGTTTTTTAAAGCAAAGAAAGAGTTGTGGGGAATACAGCACGACATTTCAATCGATGACCATACTGTTGAATGCTACGTTCAAAGTACTGAAGAACCGAACGCATCATTAGGTATTTACTCATTAATGAATAACGATTGGGTTAGAAAGCCAATAAAGAAGTTCATAAATATTGATGAATCTGCAGTTCAACTAAAAGCCGCAGATATTATGAATAGAATCGACACTTTGGTTGACGAGTTTAACAAGGGTGAAGATGTTGCAAACAAGGCAACAATGATCAAAGAGAAGATAAAAAAAATGAGACAAGCTGGCCTATATAAAGAAGGTGAGTTTTCTCCAGAAAATTTAGCATTTAAAATATTAAGAAATACAGGGTACTTAGATAAGTTATCAAATCTTAAGAATGATAGTTTTGATCGTACAGTATCATCAGATGAAATTAAAACAGAAAAATAAATGAGTACAAATAGAACCTATTACATTACTGAAAGTCAATTCAAAGCGTTAGTCGAATCCAAGAAAAAGGAAAAGCTTGTTTGTACCCAAATAATGGAGGAAATCAGAAAAAAGAGAAGTTCGCTAAACGAAGCTGCTCTTATTGAGGAAGGTATTGTTGATACGATTAAAAGTTATGCGACCAAAGGTTTATTAACTGCTGCAGTGATCTCTACCCTTCTGGCGAACAACGTAAATGCGCAGCAACTTATGGCTGCTGGTGTTCCTAAAGAAAAAATTGAACAAGTATCTGGACAACAAACTGATGGTGACATTCCATTGGCAAAAATTGAGAACAGACTTATTCGAGTAATGAAAAAGAACGGGCTTGAAGGTAGTTTAAATGCTTATAACAAGCTATCGCCAGAACAGAAACAGAATATACTTAATGGTATTAAAAGTAAAATAAAGAGTCTTGAGGATGTTGATAAATTCAACTATGCAAGTATCGGTGGATGGCAGAAGAATCAAGATAACAATCCTAACGCTATACAATTCGATCAGAATTCACAGCAAGTGATCAGAGTAGATACTGTGATCAGTACAATGTCAGTTCCATTGAAGCGTACATTTAAGCCTAACTCGGCACAATTAGAAAGCCCTGAACAAGTTAAAGCACAAGTTCAAGAAATGATGAATATGTTCACCGAAGTGGATAGTGTAATCATTGAAGCATCTTCATCAACCCTAAGAAACAGAGGGGAATTTGAAGGTATGACATGGCAGCAATCTTCTCAAAAAAGAGCAGAGACCATCGTAAGCTTAATTAACGGTATGGAACAAGACCTTGGTGGTCAGGGAGTAAATAAAAAGGGAGCGATTACGGCTGAAAAGATTAAGATAAATGTGGCAGGCCAAAACGGTGATGGAACTTCTGGCCCTAAAAGCCCGTATGAAGTCGATCCGCAAGCAGTAGCTAGTTACCAACAAAGAGGTATTGATGCCTCCTTGTGGAAATCTAACGCTCAGGAAGCCCCTCTGGAAAACTTAGAGGAATATGATCAGTACCAGTATGTGAATGTTGTAATTAAGGGTAGAATTGTTGAGACCGAAACTGAAGATGTTCCTTCTTACCGATACATTTTTCTTAAAGTAAAGGATATGGGTATCAAGTTGAACGTTGAGAAAGGCAGCAACAAACCTGCTGATGTCAGCAAATGTCCAGTACAGTTTAAAGTGAACTAAAAGTCACTCTTTTTTTACCTTTCACAACGTATTTTTGGCCGTTGATAAGATAAAAAATGATGTTGTTCCCTTTTTCTTCTGGAAGTCCTTTTACCAAGTGCGAATTAATCAAGGAGTATTTCTTGGCTTTGTCAAAATCCTTAATTAAGGTCAGCACAGGGTACTTTTCAAGGAAATTTGCGACTTTTTGGGTACGAACTCGCTTGGCATTTTCCAAGATTATAGTAGTCCCACAGTTGGTATCTTTTACGTAGGCGACATAATAGGATGCAGTCTGGCCAAATGACGCTATCGCCATGAACATGGATATGACTACTATAAACAGTGTTTTCATAAACTTTTTTTAAAATATACGTAAAATCTGCGGAAATGTTATAAAAATTTGTAAGAAAGTGTATTTTTCAACCTAAAAAGAGTATTTATAAAAAAAGTTTAAATAAACTTATACGAATAATTAAATTAACACACTATACAATGAGACAATTTTCAAATCAAGAAAATTTTTATAAGAGACTAAGAGAACTAGGTAATGTCGAATCTCCTTCAAAATCAGGTTCTTTGGAAAATGCAACTCTTATCGAATACGCAAGAGCAAACGATGGGTCAGCATTAGGTATCATAAAAGAGAATGATAGCTTTTACATAAAGTCATCAAACGTTAAAGGTGATAACATTGGTGTTGAAAATTTCACATATATTGGTGGATTGGAAAACAAGCTTAAGTACAAATATGCAAGTTTGTCTGAAGCGGTTAAAACTAGAAACTTCTACATTCAAAACATTAACGAAAGTTTAGATAGAAAATTCAACCCCGCAAAAACGTTGAACGAACAAGCAGCACTTGCAACTGCTGATTCTGAAATAAAAGATTCTGACATCGTATCAGACAAAACAGGAGGCAAAGGTGCCCCTCAAGCACCAGTCAACGATGGCAACGCAAAATCAAAAGCAGACAAAGGAACTAGCCAACCTTCTCCATTAGCAACTGCAGATTCTGAGAGATCAGTATCTACCCCTACAAAGAAAATCGCTGAAAGTGAAGCATTGGCAACTGCCGATTCTGAAATTGCTGACGGTGACATGGTTGCTAACAAACAAGGCGGTAAAGAAAAACCTCAGGCACCTGTTAATGATGCTACTGCAAAGACAAAGGCTGACGCAGGTTTGAAAACTCCTGCTGCTCCTTCAACTGAAGATTCTGAAATTAAGGATTCTGATGTAGTGGCTAACAAAACTACTGGAAAAGAAAAAGCTACGGCTCCTATAAACGATACTAACGCAAAATCTAAAGCTGATGCTGGTCATAGCCAACCATCGCCTTTAGCTACTGCAGATTCTCAAATTAACGCAAGCGTTAAAACTGTTCAGATTGCGGAAGCTTTCGGACAAGAAGAAGAACTTCCTGTGGCTGATGCTGCTCCTGCACAAAGCGCACCTGAAACTCAGGCTCCAACCCCTGCTGCATCTGATGCAGTACCTGCTGCTGGTGATGAAGATGCAAGCTTAGACGCTGCTGCTCAAGCTTTGGATAACTTGGACATCACTTCTTCAGATGTTGATGGTGCTGCTCAAGGCGGTGCTGAAGCACCTGTTGCAGATGCTGGCGCAGAAGCTGCTCCTATCGATGATGCTCCTGCAAGCGGAACTGCAAATGCTGCAATTGGCGATGACGCTGCAGTAAAAGATGTTGAGAAATTAGTTGGTAAGACAGGTCAAAAAGTAAGAACTACTGAGTTGACTCCTGAAATGGCTGGCGGTTTCTTGAAAGCATTGTTGAAATCATTCGATGCAAAAATTCCTGAACTCGATTCTGATTTCAGAAAAGAACTTGCAAATATCATATTGAAAGCTGACGCTGAAGGTGAAGAATCTAACGGTTCTCCTGAATCTGCTGAACCTGTTGATGGTGGTGCTGAACCAGAAGCTTCAAGTGCTCCTGATTTCAGTGGTGCTGAAGGTAGTGAAGAAGCTGGTGCTGAAGGCGAACCTGATGACAAGGAAATTGAAGAAGCTATCAACGCACATCTTTCAGACATGGTGAATGGCGAAGAAGGTGGCGAAACTGAAGTGAAACCTTTTAAAGGTTACATGGCAGAAAGAGGTTACGATGCTGAAAATGTTAATGAAGTTTCTATTATGGAAATGGTTTCATTGGTTAGCGGATATGCAAATGAATGCGGTGACTTGTCACAAGCTGACGTTAAAGCAATCGCTGAATTCTGGTCACCAGAAGTTAAAGAAGGTGTTGTTGAATGTGGTTTTGGAACTTTGGCTGAAAGTGTTGACACTTTCTCAGTTAAACCCAAGAAATACGCTTCAAAAGAACCTAAAGTTGTCGCTGAAGAAGTAGTTGAAGAACCTAAAAAGAACGAAATTAAATTCGCTCCTGCTGGTGATTCACTTATAAAGAAAGAAGATAAGAAAGAAGACAAAAAGGAAGAAAAAAAAGAAGAAGTTTCTGAAAGTGTTAACAAATTGAAGTCGATCATTAAGACAAAAATTCAAGAGCGTTTAGGTTTGAGAAAGCCTTCGTTGAGTGAAAGTTCAAAATCAAATCTTTCAAAGAGAATTGATGCAATGATCAACGAAGAGATTAAGAACAACAAAGATTTCTTGAAAAAATTTAATATAAAGTAATAATCAGTTTTCAATTAAACAAAAAGCCCTAAAACGTAATGTGTTAGGGCTTTTATTTTCATGAATAAAGATGATTTAAAATTAGTGTATATCCTTAAGATAGGATACAACAGCAAACAAGAAGGATTATACGAATTCATATTCGTTAAAGATGCATCTGCAATTGACACAGCATCATTAGGATGGGATGATGCACCAGCAAGCAATAATGCGAACCCACCTGAAGAAGGCGATGTCGACATGATATTATCGCTAAAATCAAATAAAATTGATTTCAAATGTTTACACGAACTTGATGATAGAGCATACATTGATGGGTATTATACCATCCACTGCCTAGCATACGAGAATATTGAGAGTAGTAATAACGATATTCTATTTGATGAAACACCGCTACTAGTATTTCATTATGGGATGAAGGCTGGTGAAGTTAAAGAATTGTTCATGTCGAGAGATATTATGCTCAAGGAAGTTGAAATAAGTAAATCTGAAACCGTAAACAGTGCAAACTCAGAAGATGAAGAGGAACCTGAATACGAAGAAGAGGATTAATTAAGATTTGCTCATCCTGCCATACTCGGAGGAAGGAGATTCGAAACCCGGACATCTTGATATGTTTCGGGTTTTGCGGTTTTATATAACCGAGTATTTATAAAAAAGTGTAAAAGCATGAGTAAGAAAAAAACTGATGATGATGATTTAGACTTTATACCGGATAATAATGATCGTCCACTTACTACTGATGAACTCAGGAAGATAGAACTCAAAAAATTAGTTAGTGAGTTAAGAAAACGACACGTTAACCAACCCATTGTAATCACAAAAAGTGGGGAAGCTAAACCAGCGAATCTTCTCAATGTTGATGAACAGGCATATGAAATCTACAGATGTGGTATCGATCCAGTTTATTACATTGAGACTTATCTAACCGTATTTGACCAAACAGTCGGAGATGGTGGTTCAATCGTGCCTTTCAAACTTTTCCCATTCCAAAAGGAACTCATCAAAGCTTACATGTCTAACAAAGAGAATGTAGCTAACAAATACAGACAGGCTGGTGTGTCAACAACAACTTGTGCATATATCGCGTGGTATATTACTTTCAATAAAAATAGATACGTAGCAGTTATTGCGGATAAACTTGAAACCGCTCGTGATGAGTTGATGAGTGACATCATTGATTTCATTGAGAACTGTCCATCATACGTGCGACCTAGCCTTGCTAAAGTCGGTGGTAAAGATTCTATGGGTCACAAAAAATATTCGAATGGTAGTCAAGTAAAAGCTTTTGCTGCGACCAAACTTAGAGGGCCGACACCTACGCTAGTATTTTGGGATGAAACTGCGTGGACGGAGAAGGGAGAAAAGTTTTGGGAATCTGCTGGCCCTGCAGTACGAAACACTGGCGGTCGCGTAATTTTTGTTTCGACTCCAAATGGTTTAGACCCTATTTTTTATAAAACCTTCAACTCATCCGTTGTAGCTAGATCGGAAGGTAAAAAACCATACGTTAATGCTATTGAATTGTGGTGGTATAACGATCCTAGATACATACGCAATAAAGAAACTGGTGAGATTGATCTTGAGTGGGTTAAGGACGAAGGAAAAGATACTGAAATACGAATTAAGGACGACAATTTTACAAAAGAAGTTCGTGATGAGTTAATTAAGAAAAGATTTTCTGCAACCAGTAGTTGGTTTGAAAATGCAAAGGCAGGTTACAACGGTGACATGCGAAGACTTGCTCAAGAGATTCTTTGTTCGTTTTTAGGTTCTGGTGATAACTTCATCAATGAGGAATTTGTAAAGCGTATTGAAGATAACGAACAAAGACAGCCTCTTCGTACTGAGTACACAGATAAATTCATGTACATTTTCGAAGACCCAATTCCTGAAGCAAAATACGTTATGGCTCTTGACGTTGCCAGTGGTTATGGAGAAGACTTTTCAACTATCGTGATTCTGAAAACTACTGAAACATTAGTCGATCAAGAATACCTACATAACGGAATCAAAAAAACGAGAAAGAGAAAAAGAACTATTTCAGAAGAAGTTGCTGAATACTGTGGTAAAGTAACACCACAGCAATTAGCTGAAATGGCCTATTACTATGGACAAAAGTACAATAATGCATATTGTGTAATTGACGTGAGTGGTGGTTACGGTGTGTCTGCAATGGAATCATTGAAAATGTTCGGATATAATAACGTACACTATTCCGATGTCCAGCACAAGCCATCAAGAGACAGACTTAACGTTTATGTGAAGACTGTTGAACGCGATGCTGGTAATGGTCAAACTAAAAAGGTTGACTTAATTCCGGGATTTATGATTGGTAGTAATCGCCCTTTGGTACTTCAAGAAATGGAGAGATGTGTCAGGATGGAGGATGTTGTTATTCGTTCGGTTAGGTTGACCAACGAATTCAAAACCTTCGTAATTGTTGAAAATAAGAATCGTCTTGCTGACCATAAACGAACATTCCATGATGATTTGATTATGGGATTGGCGATTGCACTATATGTAATTAACTGCGAACTACATAAAGTCAATGATAATGTAGAAAGAGTTAAAAGTATGTTAAATGCAATACTGGTTGTAAATGATAATGAGCATATTAGAGAGGCAGAAACTAAAATGCCAGACTCACATGATTATGTAGTTCATAGAAATAACCCCTATGGCTCAAACGCATGGGTCTTCGGAAATAAATACCGATAATTTAACGTTAATAGAGGATTTTGCTTAAACAAATCAGTATTTATATAAAAAAGTATAAAAAACTATAAAATGGCTGAGAACAAAAAAACGATATATCAGGATATAAATTCATTTCTTAATTTGGATGGTTTCGGGTTTGGCGGTCAAACTAATCAGAACCAACAACCAGAAAAGAAAATTATTCTTAAGGCTGAAACTCCTGAAGATATTCAACGAGCAGCATTAGAACTTCAGCAGAGAGAACTTATCTTTGATAAATTTTACCAAGTACAACAGCACGGTTTTCAAAAAGCCATGCAGTATGAAGGTCATAGAATACCTGCATACGTCGACTACGAAGGTATGGAGTACTATCCACTTATCGCATCAGCCCTCGATTTAATTTCAGAAGAAGCAACTACCATTGGTGATAATGGTAAAATGCTTAATATATTTTCAAAGAAGGAAAGAATTAAAACTATTCTTGAAGACTTTTTCTACGGTGTTGTAAACGTAAATGTTAATTTACCTTTTTGGGCTAGAAATCTTGCCAAATACGGTGATAATTTTGTGTACACGCTAGGAGAAAAAGGAAAGGGTATACGTTATGTACGTCAGCTAGTTAACTTCGACATGGAAAGAAAAGACGAAGTTAAAGACAGAAAAGCACGTACTGTTTTCAAAAATAAAGTAACTGGTGACGAATTCAACATGTTTGAAATTGCTCACTTCAGACTACTTGGTGATGACAAGCACTTACCGTATGGTTCTTCTGTACTTAATAAAATAAGAAGAGTATTCAGACAATTAGTTATGGCTGAAGATGCAATGTTAACTTATCGTATTTTGAGAGCAGGTGAAAAAAGAGTTTTCAAAATAGAAGTAGGTAACATTGACGATAAAGACATTGAAGCATACGTATATAAAGTTGCTACTAAATTCAAGAAACAACAACAAGTTTATAAAAACAACGGTCAAATCGACTACAGATTTAATATCTTAGGGAATGACGAAGATATATTTGTACCAGTACGTGATGGCAAAAGCACAGTGATTGAAACATTACCCGGAGCAACCAACTTGGACGCTATTGCTGACATCGCTTACTTGCGTGACAATTTATTTAGTGGTCTTGGAATCCCTAAACCTTTCCTTGGTTTCTCAGGTAGTGCAGGTGAAGGTAAAAACCTTGCACAGATGGATGTTAGATTTGCTAAAAAAATCAACAAAATACAACAAGCATTATTGCAAGAATTGAATAAAATGGCAATCATTCATTTGTTCCTCAAGGGATATGAAAATGATTTACACGAATTCAGTCTTTCATTAACCAATCCTTCAACACAAGCAGATAAGCTTAAGACAGAAACATTAACTGCTAAAATTCAGTTGTACACTGAAATTACTCGCAACGAAGGATCAGGAATCGCAGCATCTTCACATACATGGGCTAAGAGAAATATCCTTGGCTGGTCTGATAAAGAAATTGTTGAAGATTTGAAAAACCAGAGAATGGAAAGAGCGATTAGTCAAGAACTTCAAGATACTGCCGTTATTATCCCTAAGACTGGTGTATTTGATGACATTGACCAGAAATACGGAAACCCTGATGCTGCATTGACTCAAGGTGGCCCACCTCCACAGGGAGGTGAAGGACAGCCTGAAAGCAATCCACCACCAGAAGGTGGAGCAACTAACGCTCCGCAAACTCCTGCTGCCTTACCTGAGCCACAAGGCAGTGCAAGTCAAGCCGCACCAGCAGGGGGAAATACTCAAGAATCAGTAAGTTCACAAAAGAACATTATTACTGAAAAGAAAACATTTGATGAATTATTAGAAGATTTGATGGGCAAACAAAACGTCACGGCTGCAAAGCAAAGTGAGGATGAATTTGCCAAGAAAAACGATCAGTTAAATAAGACCGCAAGGACTATGATCACCGAAATTGATAAGCTATTATACAGTAATGGTACATTTAACAATGAGGCGACAAATCCAGAAAACTTCGCTTATAAGGAAAATAAGGTAGAAAATGTGGTTAAGTCTAACGAATTGGAGGACGAAAAATTGAAGGATATAGACGATGATATTATAAATTCAATGTCCAGCTAATAACTTTTATTCAAAAAAAGAGTATTTATTATTAAACTTTATGACAAAATTTAACTTTGGGGTAATCAAAGCTACGTTTACTTATTATCTTAATGAGTCAGAGAACATTTTTGCCAAAGATATGTTCAAAGATTTCATGAAATTGATTAAAGAATCAGCACTACTTCAGACTGAATTCAAAGTTTATAAGAGTTTGGAGGATAAGTATCTACCTAACGAAAATCTTGCCATAAAATACATAGATGAAAATCTTAAATTGTTTTCAGACAACGGATTTACTAGAGAATCGTTGATCGCTGAAAATGCCAAATTATTCCCTCTGGTTGAGGGTCTATCGATTAGAGTATCCAACAATAAAGAATCTCTTTACAATCACATCCATACGCTCATCTATGAATCGCTTAAAGGAAAGTCATTAACTGACGTTGATAAACTTCACGAATCATTTACTTACGTCCTAGAGCACATTAAAAATAATAAGCCTAAGCTAGTTGAAAGTGAAGATTTCTCAGAATTCAGTTCAATACCCAAAGAATTCTTCATTAAGAAGGCTATCGACAAATTTAATGACAAGTATAACGCATTAAATGAAAGCGAGAAGAAACTGTTCAAAAGTATTATTTCTGAAAGCAGATCAGAAAAATTAGGGTTCTTTAATTCATTAAAAAGTGAAACAATTCACACTCTTTCATCATTATTAGGGGAATCTACCGAAGTTGACGAAAGAATTAACGAATCCGTTGAGAAAATAAACTCAATGAGTTTCAATGATGAAACATACGCTAACGATATTCTTTCGCTTCACGAACTTAAGGAAAGTTTGTCTTAAGAATAACCTCCTTCAGATGGTTGTAAATTAGCTATTTGATTTCCGTTAACCTTGTTAGGATCAGTACCAAACTGTGCCGTTGCTGCAGACTTTAATGAATTCAAAGCGTAAGTGTTGCTCAAATCGAAGTGTACAGGATCATAATTACTAAAATCTCCACCCCATACTAGTCCAAGGTCTGAAGCTATTTTAGGAACTCCAGTTGCAATCCATTCTTTTTTAGTTTGACCATGCCCGTATGTAACGTATCCATTAACCAGTACAATATCCAGTGCCAATCCAAAATTATGATAACTATTTCCCGGAGAGGAAACAGGTACAGATGGCTTGGTTACAGCATATTCTTTTTTTAATCTTTGCTGATGTGCGTATGATCTATATGCACTTTGTAAAGAAACCGTGAATGGAGTCTGTTTTTCTATTGTAGATAAAAACAATCTAAATTTATCTTGTGCTACTGGATGCAATGACTGTATGAACTTTTCCTGAACTGTATTTAATCCAAAATTTCCTGAAACTAATAAAGTGTTGGATAAATTTCTATTAGCTACCGCATCAATTTCATTCGGAAAACCATACCCAAATCCTTCGCCTTGATATATTCCATTACCAAAGCTACTCTCTGTTCTGGTTCCATATGTCCCATTCAAAAGTTTGAATATTTTATCAACATAAGAAGTACCTTCCTCTATTCGTATCTTCTTTTTAACCGCCTTATCAATAGCTTCATTATAGGTTTTAGACCTCAAACTAGCTGCTCTATTGTAAGCAAATAATGAAGATGCAGCTAAATTATTGTTTCTCTCCCCAATCTTATGCATTAAATGACACTGAGCCTTAATCATTGCTTTAGGATTATCCACAATATTTTGAAACAACTGTTTCCTATTGGCAATCGCTCTAGCATTTGTTGTGGGAGTGCTTATAATTGAAGCAGCTTGATTATTATAATATGGAACTATCGTTCTTATGTCTGATGTGTCACCAGTTAAGTTGTGTCCTAAAAGTACAATTTCAGGTTCAAACGAATATGAATTCTTGAATATTATGTCGTAGATGGAAACATCAATAAATTGAGTTATACCCATCGCACTACTCCCTCTTTTACCACCATAGGAAAAAGCCCATAAATTATAGTTGCTTTCCACATAACATTGAGCAGCCATAATATTAGCATCAAGCAGATATTCTTCAGCATAATAATTGAACCATGTGATCAAGTTTTCAGCTAACTGCTCATTCGTTGTGATTTTTTCACGATCATCGACAGTTGTTTTTGGGTCACCATCATTGTAGGCGTTTGAGGTGAATACGGTTCCAGCAGGAACATTACTTCTGCCTAATGCATAGTTCTGCTTTCCAGATAATCTATCGCCTGCAGACGTACATCTAGTTCTAATGAATTCTTTACCTTTATTGGTGAGCGGTTTATATGCCATGTTAATAAATACTTTAAGGACTGATCAATCTGGATGTTTGATCAGTTGTAATAGGATTTATAGTTGGTATGTTGTTAAGGTTATTGTTTACGTCATTCTCACCAACCAACGTAGAATCGGAAGCACCTCCTTTAACCCCCACCGCAGTTGCAAATTCCTGAACAAATGGTTGAGGAACCTTTCTAATTCTTACTCCCTCAAAACTAGTCTTCATAAAATTAGGGACAATGTTGTGCTGTACTTGTAGGATTAAATACGCTCCTTTGAACATCGGTACGTTTTCTAATAAAAAATACTGAGTTGGTTGAATCATTATATCGCCCAACATCTCGACTTTACACGTATAACTTCTTTGTTCAAAAGTTGAAAACAAGTTCTGACCCTTAGGTACTGGTGAGGATGCGCTTTGATCTTGTGCGATTTCAGACAGTATTGCCAAGCTTTCATTCGTCTCTTTATGTTCATTAGTGTTTAGTTCAATATTAGTGAACAACGATTGATTTTGTTTAGCAAATGCAACTTTAAATCCAAAGACGTTTCCTTCTTTGAAGTCCGGTAACTCAGACAAATTCTGTACTCCATCATCATCGAAATCACCATAAGGATCATCCAATTGGGATGATGCGCCACCAACGTACATACATATGAATTTAGGACTGGTGCTGACATCGACTTTTGCAGAGTCGGAAATTTTAAATGCATCTTCCCACTGATTCTGCCCTTGTTTGAAATTCATAAAATTCTGTACTGGAAAAAATTCAAAACCATTTAGCGATAATAATCTTGACATTACAGTAAAAACGCTCACATCGAAATCTTTTGACATCTCGATGATTGGCCTAAAATCTATAACAACTTTATCACCAATATCATTGAAGGCTCTATCAACAAAAATAAAATCATCAATGAGAGGTGTTGTATTACCCATAATACCTTCCTTACCATATCCTAAAACCCACTTATCTGATATTGATTTAAATGAATAGTAGCATTGGGTTTTAATATCTTTATCTTCAATACTTTGTTGGAATCTTTGTTCAATTTCCTTCAATTTTTTATTTCTTTCTTCAATGAGTTTAATTACTTCAGTGAAGAATTCTTTGAAATATTTGTCATTGGTAGACTTAAACGATGCGTTTAAGTTCAATAAAGACAAGGCTGTGAATTCTGGATCAACGGTAGTGTCTGGATAAAATGTTGTTTGAGTATAATTCAAAACATATAACTGCTCATTCAATTTATTTATAAGAAAGCTATAGTCGTTTTCATTTTTATCTGAATCAAGTTCATCATCCGTCAATCTTCTAAAATATTCATCAAATTTATCGTCAGTATCGCTAATTCCAAGGGCTTGAACTTCCTCGATCAACGCAATTACACTGTTTTCAAATGTTATGTAGCCAGTTGAGGTGGTGTCTGATGCAAAAGATTCGAAGTATGTTTTCAATTCCTCAGCATCGATTGATGATATGTTTTGTACTTGTATTGCACTTTCAAGATTCTTATCAAAACGCAAGAAACTTGCATACTTATTATTGTATGTGTCAATTTCATCATTAATTAAGGTTGTTGGGTCTTTGTAGAAATATGCCAAACCTCCCATGTATAAATGTGCAAATTTCGGAGCCTCGATTACTGATGGGAATGCAAATTTCTTATTTACTGCCTTATCAAAATAAGAGAGAGTTCTACCGAACATTGACACAAACACCATAGTTTTGACTGTGTTTGTAATATCAGGATCGTTCAATATAGTTAATAAGGTGCTATCAGCTTTACTTAATGTTGCTGCATAAATGTTTGAAATAGTTTTATCTACGTTTCTATTGAAACTGAATAAATCAGAGTCGAGAACTGTACCATTTTTTATAAAATCACTATCATTCCCGCCACTATCGCTGCTTGCCTCATCCTTAACATAAATGATGTTTTGTTTAGTGAAGTCTTCAAATTCAAAATTTTCAAATAAAAAGTTTCTAACTCTACTATTCGCGAATCTGTCCAAAAATTTATCCACAACATTCAACTCACCTGTATTACTACCATCGTCAGAAGGATTCCTTAAGTCTGGCTTACCGCCAGTCAACAATTCAAATCCTTTATATAGAAAATTTGTTCGATCCTTTACAATTGGTTGGCCATTCAATTCTAAATATGTAACTCCCGCAGTTCCATGAGTTGGAATCGTATTATAGGTTGATACGTTATTAGAAAGAGAATCGTAGAAAGTTTGAATATTTGATTTCCACTGAGTCGCTTGTGCAGAAAGTCCATTGAGAAGATTACTATCAACAATAGAATTTATGATATTAGCAGCCTCAGCTTTAGCTAAAAATGAGATGAGATCATTTTGTTTGCTTTCAACACCGAAAAATTCAGTAATAATATTTCCATCCTTATGATAAAATAATTCACCATAACTAAATTGCGTCACCACATAATATCTAGTTAATAACTCAGTAATTAATTCAGGTATTGGATTTAGTTTACCGAAATACGGGGTTATTGCACTAATTCGACCATTAACAACTGAGTCCAATGGGTTGATAGGTATCCACTTATTATTACCTTGTTCGTCAGTTCCTTCTTTAAGGTCAAGAATTTCATCGCTTTTAATAATATCCAAAAACGTAGTGATAAAGCTTTCAACAAACTGTACTTCAGGGAATGTTTCAATATCCTTAAACACTTCTTGAGGATAAGCACGTTCTTCACGCTCAATGCTACCTGTTGTACTATCATTCAAATTCGAGATAACAGTTTTCTTTTTAATTAATGGAAAAGGCGATATTTTATTTTTCTTGGATTCGTTATTTGTTACGATTTGACTAAAGTATTTTTGGTGATGTATTTCGGAAAGGTAATCTACGTCCTTAAGCTTATTAAAAAACTTATCAACATCATTACATAGGATGTCGAATATAAATTTAATTGTCGGAGTTTTACCTAATGCACTTACTGAAATATCATTAACCTTATCTTTAAATTCAGTTTGTTTTGCTTGAAACTGATTTCTTTTAGTTTCAATATCTTGAAAGATTTTGATGTAGTAATCAGTAATATCAATACCAAAATATCTATCGTCAGACCCCATAAATTCTTTTGGGTCTCTGATGTCGTTACTTTTAGGTTTAATGTTCGCGTTAACTCTACTTGCCTCACCTAACATAGTTAATTTCAACTGGAGCAAGTTACTTTTTATTCTTTTTGTGATCGATGCAGTAGTTCCAGTCACAGTTGTTGTATCTGCATTTGCAAATTTTGTAGAAATATATAATCTACTACTGATATTTGATGACTGAAAATTAGGGGACTCTACCCTAATTAAATTATTATACTCCTGTAAAGTGATTGGAGTAAATCTTTCAGTGATAACATTATTTAAATTACCACCACCATCATTTGGATTATCCTTAGGTACTTCCATGACATATAGATCACTCAAATTTTGAAGGTTAAGATCAAGCTTTGCTTTGAAATTGTTTATGGTCGAGAGAAGTGATTGGGAGGTGTTAAAATCCGATCTGAATTTATCTGCATCATTTGCCAATTGAGAATTGGCTTTAAACTTCTCAAGATCGTCATATAGTTTTTGTGCTCTTACGATAAGTTCTCTAGTATTTTTGGGTGGTTGGCTAAAATCAAAATCAACGCCATTTAAACCAGAACCTCCAGAAGTGTCATTAATCAAAGGCACAACGTCAATATACTTGAAAAGGACATCCGTTAATGGTGCAAACTTTTGAGCAACAAAATTGGCTGATATGTAATAATTTCCTGACGCAGCATCGAATCTACTTGATTGGCGTACCAGATGTAAATTATAGGTTAAAGCCTTACCGTAATAACCCTTAACAGTTAAGGTAAATACTGGCGGTGGAAAGCTGAATAGTACTGAATACGGGGATTTTGAACCGAAAGTAAATAAAGATGAACCTCTAATGTCAACGAATTCAATATCAACCACTGGAACATAACTACTGGTTGTGTTGATATTTATTTCCGTGATCCCAAAACCTTCAAAATTTGTTTCATTATTATCAGAATTCTTGCTCCATCTTGTAGTGTAATTTTTAGTGTTCTGATCGAACCCCATCATATTGATACTTATTGCATCATTTTCATCTTTCAATATTCTTTTTGAAGATGATCCCACTCCATCAGTCACTAAAATACTGCCACCTCTTCTTTTTGCGGTTAATTCTACGAACAAATACATTTTGGAATGATCTGGCATACCGTTAAGCCCCAATTTATTAAACGAGTCAGAGGTTATAATTTCATTTGGGTCTATAATGTTATCCGATGCTGCCATGATTATTCTTTCCAATAAATAGTAAATCTAGGGTTTTTAAACTATTTATTCATAGAACTCAAGTATTTATAACAAAAAGTTTCTAACAATAATGAAGAACTCACTGAGAATTAGAGAAAGTAAAATATTATCGCCAAATGAAACTGGTTTTGGTTTACTCATTGAAGAGGATGCAGGGTATGTAGACAAGATGATGAATAAGGACTTGTTTGACAGAATGGTGAATGAGAACTTTCAAATTAAACCTAATCAACCAGTACTTATAAATTGCATTCTTCAGAAATGGGGTGTAAAAAATAAGAACGGTAGAATTTATCCAGCAGAAGTTTTAGTTCCTGAAGTACAAAGGTACATGGAACAAGTAAATATGAATTCTGCTATAAGTGAAGCTGATCACCCTGAATCTTCAGTAGTTTCATTGTTAAACGTATCTCACAGAATTACTAAAATGTGGTGGGGAGAAGGTGAAGATAAACACATTCTTTATGGCACACTAGAAATAATCACATCTCCTGCTTATATGAGAGATGGGTTTGTTTGTATGATCGGAGATAAAATTGTTGAGTATTTAAAGAGAGGGATTAGATTAGGTATTTCAAGTCGAGGTGTTGGTAGTCTAAAAGAAGTTAGAGGCCAAAACATCGTACAGGATGATTTTGAACTTATCTGTTTTGACTTAGTTCATTCACCTAGTACTCCGGGAGCGTACCTATTTCCTGAGATTTCTAAGAGTTTCACTGAAGGCACTGTAAAAGGGGAAAATGTCATCAATGAAAACGATAAACATAAAAAAATCATAACAAGCATCAATAAATTCTTGTTATAAAGGATTTTTTTACAAAAAAGTATAAAAAGCAACACTTTTCGTAAAAACATCTGTATTTATTAATAAAATTATTTAGAAGACATTCTTTAGTATGAAAGATAATAACAAAGAAAATTTCAAAAATGAATCAGTTTTAAAAGAAGCCCTTTTAGAATATGAGCAAGTACTAAAGGCTGCTAAGAGCAAACTTGTTGAAAACAACAAGGCTGAACTTGACAGTTTGATCCAGAAATTTTTACAAGAAAACGTTAATACAAGTGAGCCAGTAATGGCAGAAGGTAAAGAGTCTAAAAAAGACAATATTAAAGAGTCAACAATGGTACAAAAACCAATTGGCGAAACGCAAGAGGTAGTGGGGGTTAGCGCACCAAATACGATCAACATGAAGGAAGCTTCATTGGCTGAAGTAGAGGCAGCGTTCGACAGCGCACAACCAGAAGATGAGTTTCAAGTAGTGAGAGACGATGCTAGTCAGCAGGCTCCCGTTCTCGGTGCTGCAGATCAACAGCAATTACCTGCAAGTGGTGGTGAGGACAATTTTGATCTCACTTCAATTGAAGGTGAAATTGATGAAATGATGAAGGAAATCAACCAAGCTGAACAAATGCAAGCACAACAAGCTGCTGCACAGCCTCAACAACAGGCTGTAGTACAACAACCAAGCAATAACCCCATTGACAGATTTAAGCAAATACATGAAGAAATGGGTAAATATCTTAAAGAAATTGATGAAATGAACGAAAATCAACAATTGATGGAAGAATTCCATTCTAAAATGTCTGAGATGTATGGTGAAACATATAAGGCTCAAATGGAGGAATCTAAAGTAAACGAACTTTTCGACATGTACAAGAAAACCAAAGGTGGTGCTTCAAAGCCTGCTGCGGCTCCGGTACAAGAAGAAGTAGCACCTGCTGCTGAAGCTGCTGAAAAGCCAGTTGACGAAGGACACGGAGTGTCATTGTCTCACAATAAACTTGTTGGACAAGAATCACAACCTAGCCTTGACAATGGAAAAGGTTATGCAGAAAACAAAGTAAGATTGGCTCTCCAAAAAGAGTCTATCGAAAAAAAGATGTCTGCCATGCTTAAGGAAAATATGAATTTGATGAAACAGTTGAATACAGCTAAGGCTGAATTAGCGGAAGCTAAATCTTCTTTGACTGAAGCAACTAAGAAAGCAAATGCTGTAACTTCTTTGAACGAAAACTACAAAGGTGCTCTTGAAAAATACAGAGACCAATTGAAAGAAATGGCGGTATTGAACACAAACATTTCATATGTAAATAACTTGTTGGTTAATGAGAGTTTCGCACTTTCACAAGACGATAAGAAAAACATCATCGAGAAGTTTAAGAAAGTAGGTTCAATCAACGAATCTGAAAAAGTTTACAAAGAGACTCTTAAGGAGTACGCAGAAACGAAGAAAGAAACTCTTACTGAATCACTCGAAAACAAGATAGCTTCAACTATTGTTGAATCATCTTCTAAAAACGTGATTGAGGAATCAATGGGCGGTGGAGATGAGCAAGTAAACAAGATATTGAGATTGTCTGGTATAACACAAAAAAAATCACTCATGTAATCGAGAGAAAGATTACTGAATTAGGAAGAATAAAATAAAATAAAAAACAAAGTAAATATTTAAAAAATCATGGGATTTTTAACAGAAAGTAAAGAAGTTGGTAACATTGGTTTGAAACAACTTCGTGAACAAAGAGAACTTATCACAAACAGATGGGACAAAATCGGTTTGTTGAAAGGTCTTGAAGGTAACATTAGAGAAAACTGCGCTCAATTGTTTGAGAACCAGTTGTCTTATATGATCAACGAATCTACTGATTCAGCATCTAGCGGTGCATTCGAAACAGTTGCATTCCCTGTAATTAGAAGAGTTTTCGCAAAGCTTTTGGCTAACGAAATCGTATCAGTTCAAGCATTGAACTTGCCTATCGGTAAGTTGTACTACATGAACCCTAAGATTTCAACTAGACAAACTGCTGGCCCTAACCAGAAGCACACTTCACCTGATGGTGCTTACTCAAACGCTGCAGCTACTGGTTTCTCTGGTACTCAGTTTGAAACAACTTCATTGTACGATGCATTCTATGCAACTGAATATGGTAACGAAGGTTCATCATTGTTCGATAGAAGCAAAGGTAGATATGTAACCGTAACTGGTAACACATCAGTATCTCCTGCTTATGCAACTGGTGCTACTTACGTAACTGCAACAATCGGTGGTTTCTCAACTACTTCTGCAGGTAAGCTTGTTGGCCCTCAAGGTGTTCCTATGGACACTGAAAGCTTCTTGGCTTCATTGCAAATCACTTCAAACAAGGCGTTTAACGCTGGTGCAGGTTACTCAGACGCTTCATTGGCTGCTGGTGCTGCAATTCCTTTCAACGTAAAGGTTCAGAAATATGGTCAGCAAATCGTTGATTCTTCTGGAAACTTGGTTGTTATCATCGACTTAACTTACGCAGGTACTAACGGTTACCAAGCACTTACTGCTGCAACTGGTGGTGCAACTAGATTCGTATACTCTTACAGAGTTTACTCTGATCTTGAAGAAGATTCAGAAATGGCTGAAGTAACTTTCGGTCTTGATGAAGTAACTGTATCAGTTGAGACTCGTAAGATGAGAGCACAGTGGACTCCTGAACTTGCGCAAGACGTAAGTGCATTCCATAACATTGATGCAGAAGCTGAATTGACAGCATTGTTGTCAGAACAGATGGCTGCTGAAGTTGACCGTGAAATCCTTAGAGACCTTAGAAGAGGTGCAGCTTGGGTTACAAGATGGGATTACAATGGCTTGAGAAAGCAATCTAACACCTATCATGGTACTCAGAAAGACTGGAACCAAACTTTGATCACTAAGATCAACCAGATTTCTGCACAAATCCATAAGTCAACTCTTAGAGGTGGCGCAACTTGGGTTGTAGTATCTCCTGAAATCAGTGCCGTATTTGATAACTTGGAGTACTTCCACGTATCTAACGCTGCTCCTGAACAGGATAAGTATAACATGGGTATCGAGAAAATTGGTTCACTCCAAGGAAGATACCAAGTATTCCGTGATCCTTACGCTCCTGCTAACACTTTGTTGGTTGGTCACAAAGGTTCATCAATCCTTGAGTCTGGTTACATCTACGCACCTTACGTGCCTATGCAATTGACTCCTGTGATGTATAATCCATTCGACTTCAAGCCTATCCGTGGTATCATGACCCGTTACGCTAAGAAGTTCATCATCAACCGTTACTTCGGTAAAGTGTTGTGCGATGGCTTGGAAACATTCGGAATCGGTTTACTTAACTAATAATTGAGTAAGAAAAAATACAAAAGGGTAAGAGAAATCTTACCCTTTTTTTTGTTCGATAAAATTTTTCAAACTGCAAAAAAGTATTTATAGGTGAAACGATAAACCATGAAACTATTATACTTAAGTTCAGTATTTCTTTACACTTACGTCTTGACTCAAGCAAATCCAGTAAATACTGACCATGCTATTAATAGTTTAAAACAAAATAATGCAATACTTGGGATTCTTTGCTTAGTGATTTTAATTATGGCAGCAGTCATTGTTAAATTATGGATTAAAATCAATCAAATGAAGAAGGAAAGAATCGAAGACATTAAGGAAAGAATCAAATCTGAAGAGCAATTAAGAATTGAAATCCAAGAAATTTATACTAAATTAAATATATCGAAGTGATGTTGAAGTGGAAAATCAATAATATTGGAATAATTGGGTTCATAACGATCATTGTATTTCTTGTGAGTGTCGGTTCGTTAGTGTTTTTCAACAATAGTTCGAATCTTGAGGTTAGTTTAAAATCTAATGACGAGCAGTATAGAGAAGTAAAAAAACTAAACGATGCCTTAACGAATTCATTAATTGTGAGTAATGAAACAATTAAGGCACAGGATAGTATTATTGTTCATTATAAAAATGAAATGAATAAGTGTGCTGCGAAACGAGATTCTTTGAATAGAATTATTCGTGATCTAATGTAAATTCTTCAAACGTACCGTCATCAACTGTCCAATCTTCATCAAAGACAAGTTCATACTTGGCCCGTGTAATTGCGATGTACTTCAAATTTAATTCCTGTACGTACTGTTGAGGTATTCCAGTTCTTAAAGGTAAATCTTTAGGCATGATAATAAACACTTTATCTGCCTCAAGACCCTTTGCTTTATGGACAGTACTCAGAACAATACCCTCATTACTGGTTTCTTTGAAGATATAGTTGATTCTTTGTTTTAAGGCCGCGACATTATCGACCATACCCATTAGGAATCTCAATATTTTTACTTTATCGTTTAAAGCAACGTATCGAGTATCTTCTTGATAATTAAGGACTCCATGTGCTCTTAAATTTTCTCGGTATTCAGCCAATTTATTCGTTAGCGAAGCATCCAACTGTGAGGGCGTGTTGTGGTTTTCAGTAAACTCGATTAATGATGCTCCAATATCACTTCCTTTAATATACGCCTTTCGATCTTCAACGAGAAGTTCAAAGAATAATTTTACCAACGGAAATGTCTTTCTTGACAAGACAAAATCACCATCCTTAACTTCCATAAGTACGCTACCCTTACGTACAATACCATCGGGTGCATCAGGTAAAGCTTTAATGTCTGCAACCAATTTATTGGCTTCCAGAATAACGTTCTTAGCACACCTAAAACTAGTTGTGAGAGGAAGTACTATTGTGTTAGGTATCTTGGTTAGACTGTTGAATGAGTAAGAATCAGCACCAGCAAATCCGTAGATAGCTTGCATGTCATCACCCACATAAATCATTCTACCGATAAACTGACCTGCCTTATTTTTCTTTACGCACTTCTTGATTAGTTCATGTTGAGCACGAGATAAATCTTGTGCTTCATCAACCAGTACATAATCTTGCGGGAATAACCATATCTTAGGATCGACACAAGGCATGTAAACCATATCAACATAGTCAATGGTTTTCTTATCGTTATACATTTCTTCCAGTACTTGAAATGCACGATTAATGTCTTCACCATCAAATTTTATATCATGGCGTTCACAAATGTCCGGGACATACTTTTTATCATGAGTTAATGACAATCGAATTAAGCTGACCAATTTTTTCATGTTGGTCATGTAATCAAGCTTATTGTCGATTCCATCGAGATTCCACTTTTTAGCTTGCTTACCAATGACCTTATCAGCCTTAAAATTATCAACCTCAGCATCCTTATATTTTCGCTTGATAGCGGAGTATCCTAAGCCGTGTGTGGTGTAGCAAAATACGTTTTTTGGAAGCTTGGTCTTAAGTTCATCCTTAATGTGAACGTTGAATGCTAAAAATGTGGTTGAAGCATCAGCAGGTAATAGCTTTGCGATTTCAACCAATGTTGTTGTTTTACCAGCACCAGCCCGTGCTCTGATTACTAAATTACCTTCACCATATTCTACCCAATTGTATATTGTTACTTGTTCCTCCGTTGATCTAGGATCGTAATCATGTGTTATTTGTGGTTGTGCTAATTCTTCGCTCATTTAAGATTATTCTTTTTTTGTGACATCTACCCAATGTTGGTTATCAATACCATCCTTCAATTCATACACGTTTCCGTTTTCAATAACTCTGACTCTCAGACCTATCTTCCGGGAGAAGATTCTATCTTTATAGAAGAACCCATTATAATTTAACTTATAAAGATCATCCATTGTCTTAACTTCTACATCGAAGTTGTCCCAAACGGTGTTTAGGAGTGCGTTTTGATTTTTTATCGTGAGCGCAAATATATCAGAAATCTTACGTAATCCAAACAATACTGATTTTAACTCATTAAACTCTTCCTCACTGAGTACTGGTTTTTTCTGATTGGCAATAACAGAAGTTTCTATAATAGTTCGACTCATCTCTAATGCCATGAATTTATGTTCGATAGAATCGAGTTCCTTTAAAGTTTTATCGGAAATGTCAATTATCGGCCTTCCGTGCTCATTAGTAGTTATATTATATTCAAATGAAAACATACTTTTTTAGTATTTATGTAAAATAACGAATTATGTCACTGATTTCAAAGGTAGATAAAGAAAAATTATACAAACAAGTTAAACACGAATTGGGGTATCCATTGCGCCCCTTTGAACTTAAAACTGAACAACTTGACTCCTATCTTGAAATGGTGGTTGAGGACTACAGCATGATCGTAAACAACTGGCTCATAGAGCAGCAGTGGGTATCCCTGCAAGGTTTACAGGTCGATGGCTCCAATTTCTTTGAAGCCTATACAACGAAATCTACGGACTTTATGGAGAGTTTCACCTACGCCTACTCTAAGCAGGTTGGCCTTGGAATGAACGCTCCATCTGGCGATTCTTGGGTTCTCCATAGGGATTATGTCACGATCTCAGCAAACACCCAAGTTTACATAATTCCAGCCAATAGAGAGATCAACGAAGTGCTCTGGACTACCCCGCCTCAAATAGACAGTGGTTTGGTCGATCCTTTCGCATTGTCGAATTGGAACGCCAATAGCTTCGGATGGAGTTATTTAGGTAGACCAGCCCAATACGCACAGCCCACATACTCATTGTTGCTTTCAGCGCAGGATAGGGGCACAAAAAGACGTATTCTTCAGTCTGAATTAACATACCGTGTAACAGGTGGCCCTAATGGAACCAAACTGTTGTATTTGTATCCTGTTCCGGGAGAAAGAAATGAAATCAGCAACGGTTTCAGTAAATCGATGGAAGGAACCAAAGTCTGGTATTTTTACTACAATACCAACAATATCGGAAGAGATAAGTGCTTGGAAGCCAATAATGATGTTGTGAAACTTCCTAGCGATGCTCCCATCGACATCATTAAATGGGAAAAATTAAACAGTGTTGCCAAAGTTCAGATTAGAGATTTATTTATTGCTAAATGTAAAATGGCAATCGGTGGAATTAGAGGTTTTTACAGTGGTGAAGTTGGTGCAACGCAGAAGGAATTGACGATGGATTACAGACATTTATTGGAAGAAGGCAAGCAGTTGAAAGATGAGACCATTCTTAAGATCACTGAATCCTTGAATAAATTGTCGCTTGTTCAATTGACTAGAGATAGAGCAGAAATTGCTGCAAACGTAAATAAAGAGAGAGGTTTCCAACCTCCAATGTTCCCTATTATGACCGCATAAGATGGCTAAAAAGAAAAAGCAAAATATTGATCTGGAAGAACAAAGATACGGATTGTTCATGAGTGAGAACAGTTTTAATCTTGACGTTATGTATGGTCGTGAGTATTTGAATACTGATTCTCCCTTCCGAGTTAAATATTATCGTGTTGATGTACTTAAATCTAATGTTGACGATCTTTATGGTGAAGCAAAGCCTGCAGATAAGAAATTCCTACCAGTTGTGGAGTTAGCGGTCATGCTTGACGTTGAAGAAGGTGAAAGAAAATACTTCGGTGAAGATGGTATTGCGCGAGAAGATTCTGGCGATATGGTTTTTGGAATTTATCTTGAGGAATTAACCGAAAAAGGTGTTGACATGAATGCAGGTAATTACGTTTCATTTAACTTCTCTGGAGAAAAGGAAAGGTTTTTCGAAATTACGTCAGCAGACAATGTTTCAGATACTACTGCCAGAAGCCGTGGTGGATTTAAACCTTATTGGAAGAAAATTACTGCGACTCCTGTTCATGAGGATGTTGTTGGATTGATGAAGAACTCTTAATCAAGTACTGGTCTCGAACTCTGGTCAACTCTGTAACAATTTTTTCATGTTGTGTTTCCGAATGGATACCAAAGTCCTTTGCATACTTGATATACATATCCACAGTAAATTCAAGAAATTGTAAATCCTTATCAGATGGAATTAACTTTTTTAAAGTTTCAATTTCACCTAATAAGGATTCAATTTTTGCCTCAGCATTATCTTTTTTCCTTTTAACGATATATAAACATACAACGCAGCATAGAATTACGCCAACCAATATTAGTTCTAACATTGTAAGTTTTCATTTTTTTACGTCAATAAAGGTGCTTGAATTTTACCTAAGTGACTATAATTTATAATTTTCAAATCAGATAGAATAAACTCATCAATTTCTTTGATGCTTGGATTCAGTTCAACTTCAGACTTACAGAAGAATGTCTTATCAACCTGTGCAGGATTGTGACTGTTATTCTCTTCTAATTTTGCCTCAAATCGAGCAATCCATTCATGAGCAGCTTCCAAATGTGGGGTATACAAATGACAATCAACCATTTCGATTGAAAGGATATTCGGTAGCATACCTACGCATTGTGCAATCATCTTGGTGAGTAATGCGTAAGAAGCAACGTTATATGGATTACCCAAAAAGAAGTCATTGCTTCGAATGTTTAGGAAACATGAGAGGTATCTTTTTTCAATACCGAGTGCATCCAATCGAGCATCAATATCTTTAAGAGTGTCTTTTGAGATTTGAATACCGTATCCCTTCTTATAGAAGATGTTGGCATCAACTAAATCTTTCAATTCGCCTTCAAGCAAACCTCTTTCGAGAGCAATTTCAGCCCTCCTATTAACCGTGATGGGTTGAGTATAAACTTGCATGTAATTGTGACATGCAGGAAGACCTACGTTACCATCTTTAATATCTGCGGGATTATGACCCAACACAATCATCCTACGATCATCGGGGTTCTTCCTGAGCATATTGATCATATCTTTCAACTGATCAACTTTACCACCGAAACTTCTCCATTGGCGACCATAAACGATGTCAAGATCACCATAGGTATAATGTGATAACTTCAAACCAGTTTGATCGAACTTGTCATCATATCGGAATATTTCCCCTACTTTAACTTTTTCAATAAATTCTTCCTTTGTAATTGTAGGAGCACCAAGCGGAACATACTTTTCATTATACCAACGAAAGGCATCATCATTCCAGATGAAGCATTTGTTATCCACGAGATATTTGATGTTGGTTTCACCATTGATGAACCAAATAAGTTCAACGGCAATATTCTTAAAAGATGTTTGTTTTATGTCCATCAAAGGAAACTCCTTTTTCAGGTCAACCTTAATTTTTTCAGAAAATCTACTTCTTACATCGCCTACTCGTGAGGTAATTTCTTTATCGGGGTTGTTTATAAGGTTTACCAGAATTTCATAATAGCTGATCTGGTAAGGTAAAATGTGCTTCATTTGTATAAATTGTGTCTAATTTCAATAAGTTTATCGTTCAGATATTGGAAATCTGGTTCGTCTGGCAAGGTACTATTATTATATAATTCATCCAAGGAATTTGTAATCTTTTCAGCATATTCCATCGCCACGTCATATTCAACATTTCCAAGCTTTATATCGAGCAGGAATTGACGATCATGGGTTCTATGTAGGATTAGACCCTTGCCTTCCCCGATCTCTCTAGCCACACTTAAAAGCCTTATACAATGTGATATGTTCTTGGTATCGTAGTTCTGCTTCAGATTGTTCTCATAACGGTTCTGGTTGCGTTTTTCAACCCATTCCCAATATTCCCTGTAATCTTTACAATGTTTGACATATCCGTCTTTATTATAGGAAATAGTGCCCAAATATTCGATTTCGTCAGGGGTGCTGCCTAGTTTGGGGACAGAAGATAGTCGTATTTCATTAGAATTTTCCAGTTCAATACCTTTAAATCCATAACCCATTGGCAAACCTTTCTCCCTACGATGAGATTTCATATTTTCAACATCCCATTCAGCCAAATTCGGGTTACCAAACAAATCAAACGATACTCGATCATAATAAAGACCATATGAATCTCTTGCATTTGTTAATGCTACAGCACCACAAAACTTTTGATCATACCCGTGTTTTTCCAACCATGTTCTCAATTTCTTTGTTCTGCCCTCTTCCATCATGTAACAGAAATCAATGGGAGTTTTGCGTTCAGGTGCCACAGGATTGACAATTTTTTTATTCAATCCACGAGCCTTTTTAATTTGGGCTACTGCGTATTCACCAAAGGATTTGTGACACTTCTTACTTAAGACTCTATTGATGTCGATGTCTTGTACGAGCGGATCAATAGTAACAACATTTTTGGGTTCGCTAAAGGAAGCAAGAATTTCAAGGGCATTTGGATTACCATTGGCAAGTAATTGCATGAACTTACCTATTTCCATGAAGGTTATGTCCTGATCTTCGGGTCTCTGCTTCTCAACAACATCTTTGTAGGATGCATCGGTACGATAATGAAGTGAATAGAAGTCATCCTTCTGCATGTAGTAAATACCATACAGATCGATGTCAGACTTTGGAGTTTCCAGTCCAAAGGCATGTGAGCCAATAATAACCTTAGCCAGAAACAGGTTGTTATCCTGCACAAATTGTTGTGTATATTTTTTGGTAAGGTAACTCATAGTGTCAAATCCCTGTATAGTATTTTTTCAATTTCATAAACAATCCGATACTCAAACCCTTCTTTCCATTCAATGTTTAATGTTCGTTCAGCAACACAATTATCTTTAACGTAAAATTTAACCGCGATTCTATCTAAGATCGCATCACTCATTTTAGTCTCGTCAGGTAAAAATTTGAAGAGGTTACTTTCGTAGTATGGAATTACTTCGAAATGAGTGTACACGTAATAGTCATGAGGAAATATTGGTCTACTGATAAGTTCAGGATACCTGCTATTGACCACCTGTTGCTTGGCCCAAAAGGATGGGTCTTTCAAGTGTGCAAATTCAAAGCTATGATCATCATCTATCTTTATAGACAAGAATTCCACAGTTTATTCTTTAGTTAATTTCTCCAAGTTTTCTTGTGCAGCTTGTAACTCACGTTGTGCTCTTTCAAGTTGCCATTTTCTGTGTCTAACTTCTCTTTTTTGTTTCGCAGCCTCCTTATTTTTGATGGCCCTTTGTACACGTTTTGTTTCATCCAGTACCGTCACCGTGGTTACAGTTAATAGACAAACATCTGGAATTCCATACTCAGGATAGTTGGAACTAAACCACGTCACTCTCGCTCTCGCCTGTCCAAGCTTTGCATATATTTTTGCAGACTTGAGATCATCTACCCATGTTTGTCCGTAACCTCCATATCCTTTTGAACGGAAGTATTTACCTTCTTTGTTTCTGACTGCGTACAGTTCCAGTATCGGGTTGTCCATATTCTTAAAGAATTCTAATTCCATTATTTTTTATTTCCTAAAAACCTCAACAAATAAAGGAATAAATTGATGAAGTCCAAGTACAATGTCAGCGCACCCATTAGAGCGTCTTTAGAATCTCCATTATGACTTAGATTTTTTATCTTTTGGGTATCATATGCAGTCAAAGCTACGAACACGATTACACCAATGAATGAGATTACATATTGAAAGGTTTCGCTACCAATAAAGACGTTTGCCACACCAGCAATTATCAGTCCTATCAGACCCATAAATAGAATATTACCCCACGAACTTAAATCTTGTTTTGTGGTCAAACCCCATAGCGACATTGCCCCGAACGTCCCTCCCGTAATGAAGAAAGTCGTTGCAACTGATTCTGCAGTATAGATCAGAAAAACTATCGATAACGTAACACCATTCAATGCTGAGTATATGAAAAATAGCATGAATGCACTTTCATATGAAAGATCATCAATGCTGGCAGCAAGATAAATTACAAGAATAATTTCTCCAATCAAGAGACCATAAAATAACCATGTATTCTCAATGAGAGTATTCATGATCACGGGTGTTGCTGACACAAAAATTGAAACGAAGCCCGTGATAAACAAAGCGAACGTCATCCAACCATAAACTTTGGTCATGAATTCGCTATTGTAGGTACTGTTGCTTCTACCGATACGTGCAGAATGATAATGTGACATTTTATTTTAGTTTGGTTATATACTCTTTAGAAATGAACCCGCACTTTGATCTAAATCGCCATTTTTTAAACAGCTTTAAATTAAAAACATGGGCTTGATTTTTGATTCTTTCTTCCTGAAACTCGCAAGTACAATTGTTACAAATTACATCAGCGTTTTCTATTTTTTCATTTACCTCTACAGGTTTACTTTCATCCATTCAATTTCTTATTCTAAAAAAAGCGTTTCAATATAATCGAACATTACATCATATTGAGCATTATAAAGTAATTCCTTAAAGTGAGGTTGTTCTTTTTTATACATTTCACTCTTACCTCCACTTTCGATATTGGCGATTCTATCACCTAATTTAAGAAATGTTGCACCGTCAGTATTACGAATATCTTCGTACACGAAATCAGGCATCCGTTCCATTCTGTTACGTCCACGGGTATAGTTGGTAACGGCTCTAACCATTTCCGCAACATTCTTGTTTGTCCCCTTTTTAACGTCATTGTAGGACAATCTAGCATCCTCAATGCTGTCGTGTAACCATCCTGCAGCAATAACATCTGGTCTGGATTGTACTGGCACCAAATCTATATATCGATAGAGAACATCAACGACATGTGCCAAATGAACAACATACGAAAAATCACCATAGCGATGGTTGCTTTCAATGTGGCCTGTCGTTGCAAGTTTGATTGCTTTTACAACTAAATCAGGGTTATAATGTGTTATGGTTCTCACTTTCATACAAATTTATACGGAAAAGACTGAAAAATGTTACTTTTTCTCAAATTTAAGTAATGATTCAGACTCATTCACATCCTCAATTAAGGTTTCTAGTTCTGGAGTCATTTTGGAGCCAATAGGCCCATTCTTTTTTGCATAGTCAACTAGTCTATCGACTGCCTCCATCGATTCAATGAGGCCCGGATACACCTCTTCAGCCTTCCCCAAAATAACCACCTTATCGAAATCTATTGTACTTTTATGATCAATGGCATACCATGTTTTGCCTCCATCGAAGGAACGAAGATCATAATTCAGACCATCGCTACCGCTCCACAATGCGGTGTATCCTGCTTTACGAAGATACTTATTAGAATACCATTCATTCGTCAATTCAGCCCTTCTTAGTTTTTCTTTAAGGGTTCTGATTGCGATAATTGCAATTGCCGTTACAATGAGTAATGTTCCAATTAAGATAAGATGTGATACTGTCATGGTTTTCATTTTGCGAAGAAATATTGTTCATTAAAATTTACTATTGCGTCATTGATGGCTTCTTGTGTTGAATTAAGAATAAGATCGTCAAACCTCTTACCATAGAAAGCTTTGAACATACCGATGAATCTACCCAATACTTCACCCTCATAATTAAGTAAGGACATCACAATCCTGCCGTTAAATTTCTCGGATATTTTTTCGAGTTTGATTTGCAGTGCCTGATGTTCATTAACTCGCCTGCATAATTTACTCTCAGGAAAATAGGATTCTATCATCGGAACGTATACTGATTTATCCTTTAGGAAAGGATAATTCTTATTAATGTTTCGCTCGTGAAGGTAATCCAAAAATTTGTTGAAGTCTGGCCGTTCCGTTGCTCTTTTTCTTACGTTGAAATAGTCGTTCAAGTAAGAATTAGAACAGAAGTACTTGCAGGATATTACATATTCAAAAATCTCTTCAAGTGTGTCAAACCCTTGAACCCATCTTACATAATCAAGTTCAAGAAATTCGAGCGATTGTTTAATGTCTCTAGTGAGTACGATTTGTTTTGAGATATGGTTATTAAAACCGCGAAGAACATAGTGCAATCCATCCTGACCATACTTCAAATTGAACTTATGAAAGATTCTACCCAACAGATTACCAAGGATGTTGTAACTCATAAATGTGTATGTGGACTCAAATCTTCCTTGACCAACAGTAAAGAAATCAACCTGAAAATCCATATACAAGGTCGAGACAACATTTCCAACCTTTTTTACCTTCGTTATACCTAAATCCTTAATTAAGGGTTCAACCCATTCTCGGTTTTGAAGGTAGGTTGCATTCAAAATAACGTCTACATCCCCATAGTCAGGCTTGCTGCGATAAGCAGAAGGAATTCGATAGTGCTGCTTAAATTCACCTCCTAAATCCTTTTCAGTAAAATGCTTATCAAGGAAGGGTTGTAACGAAGCGACAATTTCGAGATACCGTTCCTTTGAAACTCTACCGACCTTAAATAAATTACCTCCCATATTTACTTGTTATGTCTTCAATTTGCTTCAACAAATCTTCAGGGGAACCATCTTCCTCTAGCTGGCTGGCAAGTTGATCAAATTTCTCTTCCTGTTCCATTAAAAGCTTAACCATTTTAATAGTCTCTTTTGCAACGAAACCCTTATCCAGATCAATTTGGCTTTGATTGTTTGCTAGTTTTTTCTCGTAGTTACTTTCATCCGAATAAAATTCGGCACATTTCAACAAGAGCGAATTAATATTTTCTTTAATTTGGGACATTCCTTCTTACTAAATTTTGATCAATTTTATCCAGTGCAATGTCCAAATCCCCATGAAATAAATCATCTTGGGTATCGAAATTATCGTTTCTCATACTGAATGACAGTAACGTGTTCGGAGTTTTATCTATGAAATGCTCCAAATACACGTTCTTATCGTCCGGGTATTCAATGTTAAATGCGATGGTATTGCTTTTGGTAATGTGAAACTTCAGATCAAGTGGCTTATTCCTATAAACCCTGTTTACTATTGCAAAAAAGGACTTATCGAGTTTGCGTAAATCTACAGTTTTTTTGTTTTTTATTTGATGTTTGAATTCCTTAATTAAGATACTTTTCTTTATAGTACTTTCCATAAAAATCTTCCTATTTACCCACTTATACGCAGATTTCTATAAAATGTTCTTATTCTCTGGCTTTTCGGTAGACTTCAACTGTTCGATAATATCCATAATGTCCTGCTGCTCAAAATCATACAATTTATACTCGCGGAAATAATTGTATTCCTTGGACTTATTCCTGATTTCACTGATGAAAAATTTTCCTTGGGACTCAGCCTTTTCAAAATTTTCAAACAATTGCTTATCGATCCCGGAATAAGAATAAACATGCTTATTCTTGAAAAAAATGAATAAGTGGTTTTGACTTGGGACGTACATTGTTTTGATTATATTGCTCGAATCATAATACCCCTCAATCACAATATCTCCATTATCCTTCTTTGTTTCTTTTCTTTCTAATATCATATCTATTCGTATTTATAATAAAATTATCATGGCACTTCCAAAAAAGAAGATTGATCTGGTTTTGAACCCTATAAAAGTAGGAAATGAGTACTTAAAATACGGTTTAGACCGTATTGAGGAACTTATGCTCAAAACCAATCAAAAGACAAACTATTTACCAAGAACTATCAAACTTAGGGATATAGATGCTGCAATGTTTGATTTTGTCAAAAACAAAGATATGAAATTAATACTTGATGGAAAAGACGTTCCAGTATTTTATTTGACAAAGGAAAGATGGGGTGAATTCGCAAAAACATGGCAATTCACTGATAATGATCAAAACGTTCTCACCCCGTACATGACGGTTAGAAGAATTAAAAGGGAGTTTGGGACGAGAATGGGTAATAAGAAATATACGGTTGCCCAACATAAAAGATTCACATATTTAGATGTTCCCATCTTTGATGATGGACAAGTAGTTAATCTTAGATTTAAAGTACCACAACCAACTTCAGTCGATATGACATACGAAGTTCGCTTATTCTCAAAATATCAGAACGACATGAATCTTCTTGATGAATTAGTATTGGATATTTTTTCAAGCAGACAATCATATTGCTGGATTAAAGGTAATCCTTTCGCAATTCATTGTGATACATTAGAGGAAGAACACATTCAGGATATTAAGGGAGATAGAATGTACGTTAATGTATACCAGTTGAAGGTGCTTGCTTTTGTACAAAATGAAAAAAACTTTGAAATAGTTAAAACTTCAAGAGTACCAAAATTATCAGTTGGTCTTGCAGTAAGTAAAAATAATATGAAATTAGATGTCAACCAAACTAAAGCCACAGGTGGAAATACGTTCGACTCGACATTTGATGAAACCTTCAGTTAAGAATGAGCCAAACTAGTAGAGAACAACAAAAAGAAAATGCACTTATACTACGTAATGAAACCAGAAAAGGTAGAAATACGAAGACTAGGGTTTACAACCTTATAAATGATTTAGTGGATAGTGCCGTTATGTATGATCAAATTGTACAGACTGGCGGTACTGGCACGACAAAAATAGTTAGCCAAGCAGGGTTAAATGATTATGTAGGACTAATCAAAGCTACAGAACATAATGATGCAGTACGAGCCATAAAATCAAATGTCGATATTGTTGGTGAAGGTCTTGTTACTTTAACTAATGGTTCTGCAACAGTCCTTGGTAATGGTACTAATTTTCTTGATGCGACAACAGGTCTTGGTTTATCATATTGGTATTCAATGCATGTTGTTGACTCCAATAACGTTTCATATAGAATTGATTTATCATCATTTCAATCGGCTACTCAAGCAACAATACTGGAAGTGTTCTCAGAGAGACAGCTTTTAGCTGGTGGTGCAATTATTAGTACTGGTAATAATATATTTACTGGTGCAACTGGAACATATCCTTTTAAAATAGTTACTAATACAGCAAGAGGTTTGTTTTCAATAAGTTTTGGTAATAAATCATATGCAACCAATTTCGGAACTGCCTTTGGTGGTAGTTCTATTGCAAACGGTCAGACATCATTCGCTTGTGGTTTTTTCTCACAAGCCAGTGGTGCTCAATCATTCGCTATGGGGATGCAGACTTTAGCATCCGGTAATAAATCTTTTGCTGGTGGTTGGGGTAGTGTCGGTACTGGTTTCGACAAAAGAATTAAAGCATCTGGTGAAGCTTCATTTAATTTCTCCGTCAACACTACGTTTCAAACTCTAGGACATGGTGCGTTAGGTGCTCGTACAGCAATTCTTGGTGGACAAGATCATAATATACCGGCCAATGCTCCTTGGTCAGCAATCCTTGGTGGTAGAGGGATAAAGGTTGGTTCAGGAGTACAGTATACTGCACACTTCCCTAAAATTAGATTCGGTTTAGGTACTGGTGCAACAACTGTAACAAACAATTCAAACGATAATGTCCTTGTTAGAAACCCTAGTACGGGTGAAATTGAGATCAGACAAGCTTCGACAATTGGCAGTGTGGGGAGTTTTTGGAAAACAACGGGTAGTACTTCTTTGAGTTCTGACGTAACGGTTGAAAATACATTCGGAAGTTTAATTTTCCTAAATGATGGAAGTAGTGAAGTCGATGCAGGTATACGTGCTAAGACAGATGGTATTGTTGGTATTTACGCAAACACAGGTACAAGTTGGTACGGACTTAAAATAGAAAGTTGGGCTAATGAATTTAATATTAAAGCCCCAAATGGAAATACTTTGAAGTTCAACGATTCAGGAATCGGAACTGATGCTCCAATTCTATTTACTGGAACCATCACAACTGGAAGTAGTGGTCAAGCACTAGTTAACAAAAATTATGTTTTGGAAGCTAAGACTTATAGTTTTGGTAGACATATGTTTAGTCCTAGAAAACAGGGTGGTGATGGTGTTGTGGGTTTAAACGTTGGTAGAATAACTTCCGATATAGGTATTGCTGCGACAATTGGTGGTGATATTTGGTATAATACGACAGATGGGGTCTTCCGTGTTTCAACTGGAACAGAAATAAAAACATTAGCATACGTTTCAGACATTACGGGAGGTTCATCTTCAAATCAGGTTGGATTGGATTTGGTTACTAGTAGTTCCATCACTGCAACGACAGATTCTCATTACATACATTACTCCGGGAGCACCGCAGGTAATATATACTTGCCAGCATCTCCTAAAGACAGACAACAAATAGTTGTATCGGATGCAAAGGGAAATGCATTTACAAATAATATAACCGTTTATGGTAATGGAAAAACAATCAATGGTAATTCCACTGCATTAATAGACAGTAATTATGGTACATTATTATTTGTCTATAACGGCTTTAATTGGATAGGTTCAGGTTTTATTTCATAATAAGAAAAATATTTAAATTAAAATATAATGTTAAGAACAAGACAACAGCTAGAAAATAGTAAATTTTTTCAAGAAAATAATAAAGCATTAAATTTATCTGGTTCAACATATTTAGGAACATACACAGGTAAAACATTAAGTATTAAAAATGATGACATCATTTCTAATGCTTATGATACTATAGACACCACATCATTAGGAAGCAGTTTCGAATCTGTTTTTAGTTTCATGAATGGTGACCTTTTACCAAGTAATAATGTTAGAAAAATTATACCTATAGACGATTTTACTTTATTTTTTATTACTTTCGGTGGTGGATTATGGAAGGCAGATTTTCTATTTTTTACTCCAATAACTTATAATGCTACTAGCGGAAATTATGATGATTCTGAAGGATTAATTCAAAATAATTTAATTACTGGTGTATATTTAAATGGACATCTATATCTTACTAGCAGCTCATTATTCGGTTTTACTAAATTCAATATTGATAGTAACGTTGCTGTAGACTATACTAATTTAACGTCCAATTACAGTGGTGATACATTACCTGCCATCGCATTTACATCTGCAAATGTTGATAGTGATGGTATTCATATTTGGTTTGGTTCAAGCACACAAGGTTTTATAAAATTTAATACAATAACAAATGTAGTTACAAGATATACTTCAACTTCAGGTAATTATACTGGTGCTGCATTGACAAATAATGGAAGAGACGTTGTTAGTTTGAATGGTTATACGTGGCTTTTAACAACTTCTGCATTATTTAGAATGGATGACCAATCAAATGTTGTATTATATAACGCTTCTTCAGGGAATTATACTGGTGACGTGATCCCCATTAGTGGTGCTGGTTATTTACTACCTATTGGAGATGAGTTATGGTTATCACATGTTAGTGGTAGTTTGGGTGGATATTGGAAATTAAACACATTAACTAATGTCGGAACAAGATATTCCAACACATCAGGAAATTATAGTGGTGATGTATTTAAATTATCTGCCATCAACGCACCGATATATGATAGTGAATCAAATACCATATACGGAACTTCTATTAGTGATGGTATAAGTAAATTCGACTTAAACATAATGCGAAATCAATATACCGGAGCAATAAGTAATTATGTTAATGGTAATCCAACAACTTCTGATAGAGTTTTATATGTTGGCACTGGAAGTAATATTGGTAGTGGTACATTCTTAGTTGGTAGAATCACTGCATCAAGCGGAGTTGGTGTTGTAAATATATTCAATTCAACATCGGGAATAATTTTCAGTAAAACTGGTTTACATTATAATTCCGAACCATTATCAACAGCAGACACTTTAATACCCACTAAAAAATATGTTGACCTATCTGCCAAACTACCTACAGGTGAACAAGGTTCAATACAACTAAAAAACAATAGCAGTTTTGAAGGGAGTAGTAGATTTGTATATGATGTAAATAATAGAAGATTTAAAATTCATGATGAGAATAATGTAGTTACAGGTGGAACAAATTCAACTGCAATGGGATCAAGCGTTAAAGTTCAAGGCACATATGCATTTGGTGGCGGGTCATTAGTTGGTACTACAGGAAACACGTCCATTGTATATGGTTCTACTTTAATTTCAGTCGGAAACTATAATGCAATTTTTGGTAGAGGAAATGAGAGTAGAAATAATTATACATTTTCTTCAGGACTTGGAAATATAGTAACTGGTGAATATGGCTCCACTTTGGGTAGAGCAAATAAAGCTGCTGGTTCTGATTCATTTGCAAGTGGGACTGGTTCAGCAGCATCTGGTTCCTCGTCAGCCGCTTTTAACAATTCTAAAGCAATCGGTACTTTATCATTTGCACAAAATTCAGGAACTCAAGCAATTGGAAATTACTCTCACGCACAAAACTTTCAAAGTAGAGCCTATGGACAATCTTCAACTGCAATTGGTACTTGGTCAGTTGCTTCAGGAAATTCTTCATTCGCAGGAGGTACTGGTTTTGACATAAAAAACACTTTAGCAGCGGGTATATCCTCATTCAACTTTTCAAGAACGAGTGGGACACAGGAAACAGGACATGGTGCTATTGCTGACTATTCCGCAATTCTTGGTGGTGATGATCACCATATTGCAGTTGGTAATACTCGTGCTGCCATTATTGGTGGTAACAGAATCAAATTAACAGGCACATCATATGTGGATCACGTTGCAGTTCCTAGCTTAGTTCTTTGGAATACACCAACAGGTGGGTCGTCTACGGATAGAATTCTTGTGTATGAAGCATCAAGTAGAAAAGTTAAGTCAATTACATCAGATAGTTTTTGGAAAAGTAATGGTATCACAACAATAACTCAGGACACCGACATTAATTTAGGATCAACAAACTGGAATATTGGGGAGGGTGATGGTGTTGCAGTATCACGAGATGGTGGTGCAGTTTTTGGATTTAGTTCCTCTATTGCAATTGGGTACTTAAGTGCAACAAATGGTAACGAAAGTTCTATTTATTTTAGTGAAAACAGTATTTCTGTATTAGGCGATCCTTTACAATTTACAGGCATTCAATATGCATATGATTTTGCAGACAATTATAGTGATCGTTCATTAGTTGATAAGGCATATGCAAATAAACCTAAAAAGAGAATCGTTGAAAACGTTTTAGGTAAAACCTTAACATTTAATGACATTGGAAAAATATTTACAAACTCAGGTGCTACTGGTACGGAAACATATAACTTGCCAGTAATAACTAGTAGTGATATTGGTATGACATATACTTTCTATATTGTTGCAAATCAAAACTTGAGGGTGAAAGGAAATACAGGTCAAACTGTTAGGAGTGGCGGTATTGTTACTGAACCAGCAGGATATTTGATCAGTAATACAATTGGAAACACGATGACATTGGTTGCTATATCAACTACATCATGGGTTGACGTTGCATTAGGTGGAACTTGGGCTGCAATTGCTCCTTAATCTATCGTATTCACTCTTCGTGACGATAACCACATCAATCATTTCAAGGTCAGTGATGTCCAATTCGTGATTGAAGACTTTATTGTATTCTACCAATCCTTCTAAAGATGAAGAAGTTGGAAATAACTGTGGTAGTTCGGAAATACCTACTTCTAATCCTACGAATTGTACCCAACTACCCGTTGGTTTGTGAATTATTGCTTTCATCCCAATAGTGTTTTACCATTATACACATCAAAATTAGGTTCATTCAATTTTTTTAATCTTTTGAATTCATTTTTTTGTTCTCTGTCGAACCGAAATAATTGAATTACATCCCAAGCATCTGCCAATGCTTCGTGAGATACTGAATTTCCTAATCCCGCTCTTTTTTTACATGTACTCGTAGATGGTACTGAAGCGTCTTCATCCCAATTAACAAAAAGTGAGGCAGGGTCTAAGGTTCTATATTCAAACTTTATAAACTCGTTGAAGTGCTTCAATCGTGTAATAAATTTCTGGTCAAAGCCTTTAAAATTTTTCCCTACTGGAATAATTTCTTTTTGAAACGATCTTGCCCATTTATCATCATTAGATGTTAAAAAATCTGCAAATGAAACAATTAGATTGTCGGGATAACAATACCCATCATCCATGTTAGGGAGATTAATTTTATCAAAAGAATTATTTTCGACAATTCTCGATATAATTTTAACGAGACGTGTATTTAAACTACATGCATATGAAGAAAAAACATATTTATCATCTGGATTGATAATTACCCTTCTGAATTTAGGGATGTCTTCGTAGGAAAGATTAAGTTGAGTGTCCTCAATTATTGCAGCAAATTCAAGTATTTGATGTTGATTTTCATCGAGACCAGTAGTTTCGATGTCAATGGATACATATTTCATTATTTAACTTTGTTAGAATAGCAAATCTAACAAAAGTTAACAATTACGCAACTACTTGGCTCAAAATTCTTGGGATAATTGTGCGGGCTGCAGCAACTAACTCGCTGGCTTTCACTCCTGTCAATCCACCTTCAACGGCAGCAAGGCCAATGTTACCTCCTTGTACTGCGTGTGTGGCTCCAATTGCACCAGCACCACCTAAAGCAGCAACAATCGCGTAAAAAACGCCTTTGTTAATTAACTTTCTGGTGTTTGGATCGAGATTTTTCGTTAAGGGACTGAGAATTCTATCAATAATAGATTCATATTTATGATGTAAATGCTCCGCAGCATGGGTTACACGATCACCCATCTTTTGAATTACTTGACTATCGGCTCTTTTACCTAAAAAAGAGATCGCTTTTCCTACTAAATTACCTATTGCGGGCAATGCCAAGGCTCCACCTGCGATCAGTGCTCCCACTGCTTCATTTAATTCAGCTTCAGCTACAGGATTACCTTGTGGTTGGGCAGCAGGTTGTTGATTTTCCTGACCTATTGGTTCAATTTGACCGTCTTTATCACCTTGTGTGGTCGCTATTTTCTGTAATTCTTGTGGTAAAGTCTGCATTATTTGATTAAGTGCTGCATCAACCTCTCTTTCGAAGGCTTGATCTACCTGAGCAGGATTTTGTTGCTGTGGTTGTTGTCCCATTGGGGCCACTTCACCGATAGGTAACGACATTTCAACCAAAGTTCTTTTGGTTTCAGGAATTTTGTATTCCGAAATTTTTATCATTCTATCAATATGCTCATTTAGTGACTTTTTTTCCATAAAAATACTTTATAATAAATACTAAAACTTTCTTAAATGATTGTATACGTACCGTTTGGATTGAAAGTATTCCCTGTAGGGTAAGTTGGCTTCTCAACATTAAAGGATTCAATGCTGTCATTGATCAATTCTACATATTCTGGATTATTGATCTTGGCAAAATGCATATTTCCAGTAATTGAATAGGTTCTATTCGTTTTATTCAAAGTCATCATTTTATAAAGTTTCGATTCTGTATTGCCAGTTGCATACACATCGTAAAACGGATCAATTTTACCTAATTTAGCATTATAAAAATTAGTTTTACAATATACATTAACAGTATTACCTGAAAAAGTTGCCAAATAATCAGTAGGTATGTGAAGGTCAGTGTATTCAAACACGTTCGTCCAATCAAAAATGGCAGTCACTCCTGTTGTAAAATAATAACCATTAATGAAACTGGTATGCAGCAAGGTTTGAGTATCGCTTACTGGTGTATCATAGATTTGAATGATGAAGAAACTATTAACATATGCTTGAGTTTTAACTTCTAACGTGGTAAAACCAGTCATAATACCATTCCAAAATGTGATACCTGTAAATCCGTTAGGAGTAAACCGAGTTTTTTCTCCATCCGTACCTAAATTAATACTGTTATCCGACTGATCAGTCACAAGGTCTTGAATATCCTGACTTAACCCACTCAAGTTTGATTTACTGGAAAGGGGAAATGTTAAATTTAAATCATTACCAACTGGCGATATACGAACATTATATTTTAACATTTTGTCCCAAGGTTGTTAAGTGAAGTTATTGGCTTGCTGTTAAGTAAAGTATTCGGGCCAAACTTAATGTTAGTAAATGCAGTTTGAGTAAATGAGTTGTCTAAATCAGGTACTAAATCCAGTATTACATTAGTAAATACATAGTGTGTGTTGTTAACAAAGGGATGATTAACACCCAAGTTTGAGATGGGGTCAATATATCCATTTTCTAAAATGTTTTTCCAAATATAATTACCATCATTATCGATTTTCACTGCATATGAAGGTATTTCAGTATCGTTTATACTAGTTCCACTAATATTGGCACTCACAATAACATCTGAAAAATCTCTTAACTTTACTGGAACAAAAGGATAATATTTAAATTGTAAGACGTTTATGCCCACATCGGTACAAGGGAAAGTGACAAAATATTCTTGCCTTTCAATGAGAACTTCTTCAAAATTCGATTTTTCATAAAAAACCAAATCACCATCTACAACGTCACCTTTACTATAAACTTGATACGTTATTGGTTGATCTGGAGCAGAAGGTATGAAGAATTTTTTTGAAACTGTTTCTCCTTTTTCAATCACAGGCTTAAAATTAAAGAACAGATAAAGATTCATTATCGGTTTACCGAAACTGTCCCACATATCAGTAACATCAACGTCTATATTAAAATTAAAGGAATACTTTTGATCGTTGAAGATATTCTTACCGTAACCTGAATTGTAAAGTTCAATGTCAGATAGATTTGTTAAAATTTCGTATCTTGTATTATATAATGACGATGCACCCGAAGTATGACCAGTTGATAATTTACAAAGATAAATATCAAAACAATTCAAAAGATTCCGTGTTAGCCCAAGCTGTTCCGATCCTATTAATGGCCTTGTGAAAAAATCAGAGACTTTTGTATAAGTTTTTAACAATCCATTAACAACACTCAAAAAATCCACGTCACCATATATTCTATAATTTAAACTCGCCTGTCTTTCGTTATCAAATATTTCAGCCACATTTATAACTGAGGTTTGACTATATGGTAAAATCGTGACTTCATTACTTTGAAGACCTATATTTACGTATTCGTCAACATTTATACTGTTTACACTTCTACTACTTCCTAACTGAATCTGAATTGGCTCATTCATACGTATAAATAGCTAATAAATGATTTTTTCAATAAACCAAAACATTTTTAACTTATTTACGTATAATTGATTAACAGACACTTAAATAAACTTTAATATTATGAAAAACCTTAAATTCAGCCTTTTTACAATGGTTTTGGCCGTTGTAGCCCTGTCTTTCACTTCGTGTGGAGATGAGTCGGAAGACCCGCAACCAAAAGAACCTACTAAAACCAATCTGGAATTGGTGAAAGAAGGGATTATTGGAACATGGGAACTTCAATCCATTGTAGTTACCGATAATTCCGTTGATTACACCTTCAATGGAGGTTGTGATGAAACAGGCTTTCCTCAAGCAGTAAAAGCCAACCTTGAAGATATTGACTTTAAATTTGCTGCAGGTGCAAAAGCATCACAAATATTAAATTGTCAATCGAAAACTGTAGAATCAACATATGAAGTGAAGGAAACCAACGGAAAGTTACTGGTCACCACAAGTAATGGATGGGAATTCGAGATCATAACACCAGCAAAAGATTTAAGTAAGAAGACCGTACAAGTTAATTCGGGTATGCGGCTTCAAGACGTTGAGAAGGTTGTCATGACATTCACATTAAAATAACCTAACCAGACCTAAACCGAAAAGCCTCCATATGGAGGCTTTTTTTTTATGCCGATATAATACCATTTTGTTGCAAAAATGTGATAACATCAGCATCATGTAAACCTCGATAAAAGTATTTTGTGTCGGCCAATCCTTGGTATGAACCACTTAATGGATTTGAAAGAAATTCAGGATCAGCACTAGTAAATCCTTTTTTATCGGGTGCATTCTGAATTATATTAACTAAATCCGCTTTAGGTACTTCAATAAATGTTGATTGATGAATGTCCGATCTCAAGAAGTAAGACGTATCTTTTCTTGTACCTACCACATTGTAAGTATTTTCAATAGTCATATCGGTATGACCAGCATAATCAGTAGTTAACATACGTGTAACATCTTGTTCACCACCAGTATAATTAAATATTTGCGGGAAATAAATACACATATTTAACCATTCACCAGCAAAAGTTTTTACGTTTGATATTAATGGCTCAGGAGCATTACTCCAATTAAAATTGTATGTCGCATTAGTAACGTTATATGGAAATTCCTGCGCCGTGTCGCCACTACTTAATTGAGGTAAGCCACCAGCATTTCTCCAAACGTCAAGATTTTTATTTGTAGTATCGCCAGTCATCGAGTATCTAACTCTAGCACCAGCCTGATCTTCGTAAGCAGTTCCATAGAATTTTGCAACACTATATATTTTACCTCCCTCAAAATTGAATGCTTGTTTTCTCCATCGCTCATTCAATTCTATTCGTTGTTCTTTAGTTTTTCCACCAAAATTTCCATCTCTTTCAGTGGAAAACGTGTCTGAAGCTTCAAAAGTAAGTCCAAAAATTTCCTCCAACACAGGGTCTGGAGCAGATTGAGGAATTTTAATTCTTGTTCTGTCTTGTCTACTTCTTTGACTTCTATCAGTCACATTATTTATTTGATATTGTGACAATTCTGGCCCATAATCAATAATAAACATACCAACGAATTGCGTAAAAATACCATTAGGATCATCATCAGTTGTATCAACCAACTCACCAAACTCATTTACTACTTTTTTGGCTCTATTGCAAGGTAATGTTAGAATAAACATACCATCATCTAAAATTTCATTATATTGAGACTTATCTAATAGCTGTATGTCCGTTGTCGTATTAAAATCACCACTCTGAATTTCATTCATCGTGACAGTATTTGGAATTGTATACACTTCAATCTCAAATAATCCATTTCTTCTTGATGCAACACCAACGTTATACTTAACACCATCACGAACGCCAGCATCACCACTAGCAGGTTGAGGATATTCCCCTTCATTTTGAGACATCGCTGATGCTGAATCATCTCTATCCCCAAAATAATCGTCTCTACCATATGAAGCATAAAAATTATCGGTGAATCCAGCACCAAATACTGTCACGCTTGAAACCAACGTAGCACGAATTTTAAAATCTTGTCTGGTTATACCAATCTCGAAATTATCTCGATCACCCCAAAAAGGTCGAATGTCCACACTTATATTTTGGGTTTCAATATTTGGTATAGTATCTAAGTCAGTACTGAACTTTACCTTATTATTTTCGAACAGTACTGGCGAATAACCAAGCTGGCTCACCATAGTTCCGGGAGTCATTGAATAATCCCCAATGTCAGTTACATCCACAGACATATGAACTGTGTGGAGGCCCACAGGAACCCCGTAGATCATATAATCTCCTGAGGTGTTAGTTACGGTGGTGTATTTAAAATACTTCTTGTAAACCTCTAAGAATGTCTCATTTGTCGTGATTTCCTCTTTTGTAGGGAAAGTACCTACTGGCACGGCTGGTGTGAATTGACCTGCGGTATTGAATGGGTTATTAACTGCAACCCGTGGAAGAAGATTATATCGAACCCCATCAGCATTTTTATCCCTTGGATTGGTATATGGGTAAATTGAAGCTATTTCTGAATTGGTCTTATCGTCATCCGTAATCGGTATAAAAATTGAAATTTTGGCATTCGGAATCCCTATTCCTCCATTTGCAAGCACTCTACCGACCAGAACCCCAAAATCAGCGTTAAAACTAGCGTAAATGTCCTTTTGGGTTATTTTCAACGATAAAATTTCTACGAGGTCAGTTTCTTGCTCTAGCTTAACTTTCAAGTATTTATCACTACCACCTGCGGTAGTTTTTATCCTGTATGACTTATTTCCCATAAATGAGTACTTATTATTTTTTATAAATACAATGTCGAAAAATATTGATTTTGACGGAAAGAATAGTATTTATAAAAAAAGTTTCAAACTAAGCAAATTATAATTATAAACTAAAATATCAATAGCAAATGGCAAATAACTTTGTATTCGTTAGCCCCGGAGTAAAATTTAGAGAACAAGACTTATCATTCGTAACCAAAACAGTTGGTGTAACCACCCTTGGTTTGGTTGGCGAAACTCCTAAAGGGCCAGCATTTCAACCAGTAGCGATTGAGGACAAAGGACAATTTAGAGCGAGATTTGGTGAACAATCTATTGAGAAATTCCCTTCAGGTGATTTGAAATATCAACTACCTTATGTGGCAAATTCTTATTTGGATCAATCAAATCAACTTTACGTTACTAGAGTTCTTGGTTTGTCTGGTTATCAGGCAGGGCCAGCATGGGCAGTAACGCTTAGTGCAGGTGTTGACACATCAACAACAGGACAAACAGCAACAGGATCAACAGTTGAAGCATATAGTAATGGCTCATATTTGGGTATGTCTATCACAGCAACTGGAGAGACTGGCATTGTTAATACTGGTTACACAAAAACTGGAAGCTTTTTCACTACAGTCCAACACGAAATAAGTGTTCTTACTTACTCTAGTGGTAGCGGAACTGTTACAGATTTCACAAGAACAATTACTGCTAACACTCTTTCTGACTACGAAAACATGGTAGTTGCTCTCATCAGATCAAGAGCATCTGTTGAAGATGTTGAAGATGCTTCTCCTGAAACAACTTTTGATGCGAGTGCAGTAACAATTACTTCAAATGCAACCAACACAGGCACTGGTGACTTGTTTGGTAAATTCACAATCACTGCAACTGGTGCTGATGGCTCTGAAGAATATGTAGTATCATTGAATCCTGATTCAAGAGACTTCATCTCGAATGTACTTGGTAATAAACCAAAAGGTAAAAACACAAAAATATATGTTGAATCAGTATTTCCTGATTTAATTAAGAAATTAGATGCTGATGGCGTTGCATATGGTGTTTCTAGCACCCTTGTTAAAGCAACATCTTCAGCCTTCACAGATTACAGAGATGCATTTAAAACTCCTGAGACTCCTTGGGTTGTTTCTGAATTGCGTGGTAACACTGTTGAGAGATTATTCAAATTCATCTCTATTTCTGACGGTAACGCAGCTAACAGAGAGATTAAAATTTCAATCCAAAACATCGATCCAGTTTCAAAAGAATTCGACATTATTGTCCGTGATTTCAATGATACTGACGATAATATGGTGCCTCTTGAGTCATTCTTAAGATGCTCAATGCAGAAAGGTTTAAACAACTATATTGGTAACAGAATCGGTACATCGGATGGTGATTTCGATATTCAGAGCAATTTCATCATGCTTGAACTTGATGCTAATGCTCCTAACGATGCGTTCCCTGCTGGTTTTGAAGGATATGTTTATTACGATTTCGCAGCTTCTGCAACTTCTTTTGGAAGTGACGCTAAAGCACCTGCAATGTTCTATAAAACATCTTACGAAACTACTGACAGAGTTAACAGAACTTATCTTGGTGTGTCTGAAAAAGCTTATGATGCAGCAAACTTGGAAGGTACTGGCATCAACCAAAACTTATTCAATTTTGCTGGTTTAGATATTAGCACTAGCAATGGTAACGCTCCTAGTGGCTATCTTAAAACAAAAGGTTTCCACTTAGATTCAGGTGCAACTGGTTCATATTCTGATGGTGCAACAATCATCGGTGAATTCGAAGTTGGTGAATCAGCATTCCAAACTGCAAGTGATGTGGCTGATAATTCAAACGCATACTTCGCTAAAAATAGTAGAAAATTCACTTTCGTACCTTATGGTGGTTTCGATGGTTGGGATGAACATAGAGTAAGAAGAAGCAATGGTGACCTTTACGCAAGTGGTCAGATTTATGACGGTGCTGCAAGTGCATCTGCTGTAGCTACTGATTACCAAGCATGGGCAAATGCAATTGAAACTTTTGCAAATCCTGAGCAAGTAACTATCAACTTATTCGCAACTCCGGGTATTAACTTCAGTGATAACTTATCACTTATTAATTCAGGTATCGAATTGGTTGAAGAAAGAAGAGCAGACTCATTGTACATCATTGATGCTCCTGATCAGCCTGATACAGCTACTTTAGCTGAAGACATTGTTGACTTACTTGATGCTGCAGATATTGATTCTAGCTACGCTGCAATCTACTATCCTTGGATTCAAATTAGAGATACAACAAATAATCAAAACGTATACATTCCTCCAACTGCTGAGGTTGTTAAATCAATCGCATTCAATGACAACATTGCATTCCCTTGGTTCGCTCCTGCAGGTTTACAAAGAGGTGTTACCGATGCTAAGAGAGCAAGAAGAAAACTTTCTCTTGAAGAAAGAGACACGCTTTACAACGGTAGAATTAACCCTATGGCAACATTCCCTGAAACTGGCGTTGCTATCTTCGGACAGAAGACATTACAAAAGAGACAATCTGCTCTTGACAGAGTTAACGTTAGAAGATTGTTGTTGCAATTGAAAGTATTGATCTCTAACATCGCGGTTAGACTTGTTTTCGAACAAAATGATCAAACTACAATCGACAGCTTCTTGAACAAAGTTAATCCAATATTGGATACTGTTAAGAGAGAAAGAGGATTAGAGCAATTCCAAGTTAAAATGGATGATACTAATAATACCCCTGAGAGCAGAGACAGAAATGAATTGTATGGCGAAATCTCAATCGTACCTACTAAATCAGTAGAATACATTGGATTGAACTTCACAATCTCTCCTTCAGGTGCTTCTTTCGAGAACTAATTAATCACCCTCTCCTTTCAAAAAAAAGCCTCCTTAAAAAAGAGGCTTTTTTTTATTTTTTAATGCTTTTCGAGAATTTCTAATGCCTCTCCAATATATGTTATTTTGAAGTTGGGCAAATACTTTTTGATAAGAGTCGTTTGTTTGATTTCAGCAAAATCATCTACCCAACAACCCTTTGCTTTGTAGTACTCTTTCTTTGAAAAGAACTCTTTTTTACGAACAAAATAGTAATCCAAATAAACGAATTCACCCAATTCATTCATGTCAGTGATATTATCAATATAATATCTTTTATCAGTCAATCTTTGTTTTTTATATCTATACCCTTCAAAAAGAAGTGCATTATCTTTTATGTAAACAACAACATTATTATAATCTGGTGAGTATTTAAAATCACCCTCATTATTGAAAAGTACTGCTTCATCATCGAGAAGTACTGCAAACTTACTTTTATATACCATTTTTTGTGGGGTTTTGGAAAGCGTAAATATTATAAGAAATTTCCATTATTTCAAGTATTTATTAGAAAATGATTTAGTCTGAAATATAGACAAATATCAAGATTTAAGTATTTACAAGAAACGAGATAAAATTATTTAAAAAAATATAAGAAAAATGGCTGATTTATTAAGAGGCATCCCTTTCGATTACGAACCAAAAAAGAAGAATAGATTCTTTGTGGAATTCGCTGATGAACTTGGAATTGAAGTATGGAAAGTTCAAACCATCGCAAGACCAAAAATGAGTATCAACCCTGTTGAAATTCATTGGTTGAATGAAGTTAACTACGTTGCTGGTAAATATAAGTGGGAACCAGTTGAAGTAACTTTCATCGACACTATCGGCCCATCAACATCAACCAAATTGATGGAGTGGGTACGTTTACACGCAGAATCATTAACAGGTAGAATGGGTTATGCTGCAGGTTACAAGAAAACTGTAACTATCAAGGCACTCGATCCTACTGGTGTTGAAGTTGAAAAATGGGTTCTTCAGCAGTGTATGATCACTAACATCGACTTTGGCGATAACGCACAAGATGATGATGAAGTACAAACAGTTACTCTTACTCTCCAGCCTTGGAGATGTATTTTGAATTACTAATCATAATTCAAAAATATTAAGATTTTTACCTTAGAAACCTTAAAGGGTTACGTGTGACCGTAACCCTTATTTTTTATCTCTATTCTAAACTTATTTACCGTAAGTGTACGCAAGCACACCTTTAGTATTCTTAGTTGTGGTAATGATGTCGCTACCATAAAGATCACGAAGATCAGATACAGTTGCTCTCAAATTACCAACGTTAAAACGAGTTTTTGCTGTTGTCGGGGTAAGAGTTTTACCCTTATTGTTCTGAAGGTAAGTCAATACCTTTTGTTGTTTAGGCAGTGCCTTTACATTGTTTTTTCTCATAAAATATATGTTTTTTTATTAAACGTTAAAACGTAAACATATATAACTTATTCAAGAAATGCAAGTTTTTGGCCGATTATCTTTCGAGTTGGGCCGGAGTATAATCTGTAAGGTTTTTCCAGTCGGCATCAAAGATTTCATCCGCAAGACCGTAATCTACTGCTTCTTTGGCAGTTAAGTAAACATCTTCCTCCTTATCCATCCTGTTTCTAAGCCATCTTTTTATGTATTCCTGACTCTTATCGGATAGCTTACCTGCTTCACGCATTGACTTTGCGTAAATTTCAAGCATGATTTTATCGGCAGTTTTCCGGCTGAATTTGACGTAGGAACTAACCTGTTTTCCAGTACCACCGATTTCCATAGTACCATCATGAAACATGAATGTACTGTGTGGCATCATTACACGCTTGTTAGCGGCTTGGAAGATCAAAGATGACATCGATCTAGCGTGGGTATAGTTAAGTATCGTTACAGGCCAAGGAAATGAGCGTATCGCATCGTATATAGCCATCCCTTCATTCCAGTCACCACCATTAGTTTTCATATGGATGAGCAATGGAGTCTCAGGATTAACTCTCATGCAAAGATTGATATTTCGGATAAAGCGGTTTGCCATTGCATATTCCACTCCGGGTTCAATTCCACCATCAGCACCAGCACCGTAACCGTAAGTTTCAATTCCGAAAAGATAAATATGATTGGATTTTAAGTCTAAATCACCTTCAAGTAGGTAATATAGAGGATCATCTTGTTTAATCTTTAATTTATGATCAAGTTTGTAATTACGCTTCTCTACCATTACCCTAAAATATACAAAATTCAGCTTATTTCATATATAAATACTAAATTAAGGGAATCCTACTGCATAATTTTAAGGATTTCCGTGCTTAAATCCTGACATTCGATGATTTCATAATTTGGATTTCCTTCATGAAGCCAAATAAGATACATTCCTTCAATTTTAATGGGTAGATTTCTCTCCAAAATAGTCTTATAGGCTGACAATTGTAAAGAATACGTATTATACTCGCAATTATCTAGCTTATTTAATGGATATTTCATCTTAGTACCGAAGTCACTGCTTTTCCGCAATTCTTTATTGGTTTTGTAATCCCAAATTTGAAAGCACTGCTTTTTTACATTCCAAAACAAAATATCAAGCATCCCTGACAAACCCCAAAGTTCGTCATACATGACATACTCGGTTCGAATCGGAATTAACCTGTTATAGGTATCCCGATAAAAATTTTGAACATATCCTTTCAGCGTTTCATATTCTTCCATGATGGTGTAACCTTCCATCTTGGACATAATTCCGCTCTCTAAAAGGTGTTGATATTTTCTAGGATATGTTTTGAGAATTTCAATGTTTCGTGGCCCTAGCTTCTGATCAATTTCATCCTGTGATATTTTATATATCTTATTGTTGAATAATAATTCAGCATAATTGTGAACGGCAGAACCTCTGATTTGAGACTTCAAATTCCAAGCACCCCACATTTCCATTACATCAAGCTGAGACATACCATATTCATTGCCTTTAATTTCTGCCCAATAAGCATCATCAAAAGGCTGCTCATATGCATGAAGTATTGTTGTTACGGAAATTAAATTTTTTTCTCCAACATAATACTTATGTATATCATCATGGAATTTAATTCCATTGAATTTATAATAAATCTCCGCAGGTACTGGAATTTCGATATTAGTCATCAAATTCAATATCTCGCAAATCTATTCTATTTTTTTGTCTTTCCCCTCTTTTATTGACCGGAATTGCTGATCCCTCCTTAATTAAGTCATTTTCTTTAATCATAGGGAAGGTTTCTCCCCTTTTTCCACCATACGGGATGTGTTTCGCCTTACGTTTAGCGTTCCCTTGGCTATCTTTCCATGTTCTGCCCATGAATAAGTTAATTTATTCTAATATTATTTTGTAGTATTTGTGTGAAATCCACTTTTTCCAAATCAATAATCACACCGCTCTTATCGACTGGCATTCCAGAGTAAGCATGTATATGTTGAATAATTGCTTTTCTTAATAATTCGAGAGCCTGTACAATTACGTCCCCTCTTCCCAATGGATGTGCTTCATTGAATAGTTTTGTAATTGTTTCTTCGTCATAATTTATTGTAGGTAATTTCGGATTGCCCTCATGCGAGATCAAAGCAATTTTGTCCGCAAGTTGGATGATTGATGAACGATCACCTGTTTTATTTATATCCAACTGAATTGTAGCTGGATTCTTTTTATTCAACGAAAGAATATTACCAACTTCGTGTTTACCTGCACGAATCATAACCTGTCTTTCCTTTAAAAGAATATCGGTATTATCTCTACCAATTAAACCAATATCATTAATTGAAGGGAATACTCCTGCGGCATCAGGATATGTTGATGGTGCTTTATCGGGCGTACTTAAACCAACATTTGTTGTTGATAATGCAGTTAAATAACCATCTCTACCAATCTTATGTAGTTGTGAAATTACACTACCAATCCAATGTCTTCCTCTTTGAGGGTATCGTACATCTTCAATTAACACTCTAACAATTTCACCTACCTGTGGATAGATATGCATGAATTTTGGAATTGCAGGATACGCATACGGTAAGTTGTTGTCGATTGTTTTATTGTCAAGATCAGCAATTCTTACTTTTATTCTACCGCCATCATATTGATCATCAATACTCACAACCTCACCATAGTAAATATTACGAATAGAAGTTTCCTTATTCGTATCTTTACTGTATGGTCTACTGGTTTGAATATATTTAGGTTCCATGTTATTCGTCCTGTGTTAAAATCTCAATCAGCTTAATGTACTCATCTTCAATTTCCGCGAGTTCTGATTGTTTATTTTCAATTTGATAAGTCAGGTCAATAATTTCTTTCTTAAGCAGTTCATGCTTAGTTTTTAAACTATTAATCTTAACCAACGCTTCCGTTTTGCTCATCATTTTCGTATTGAATCTCTACACGAACCATTCCCTTTGATTCGTCAAAGCTTGTTTTAATTTTTTGTATTTTATGTTTTTTCAAATATGCAATACTATATGTATTACAGCTAGTCCAACTATCCCAAGTATAATATTCTACGTCCATTATTGTATGACACCGTATCCAGTGGTTAAAGTTATCGTGCTTCCAAACACGGTTACAGGGCCAGATGGTGAGGCTCCTGAGGCACTTAATGTCGTGCCGGGAGGTATTGCTATAGTTAATTTAGCATCCTCCTGAATCGCTTTAATTATTTCTTCTACCCTTATTCTTTCCATAATCTCATCGGGACTAACACCTCCCGAAGGTAATGCACCTATAGGTAGACCTGCTTCACTCTTTCTTTGAATGATAGCACTAGCTATTTTTGTTGCTGATAATCCGGGGCGTTTTTGAGCACCAACCAAAATCAAAGGAGTAGGCACAACCGTATTACCACCAGCATTCTGGATTTTGAGAATGGATTTTATCCCATTTAAAATTGATGTAAAATTCCCGAAATCTACTGCCATTACACTAATGATTTTAAAATACTTATAAACGCTTTAAGTTTTTCTCGTAATATGATTTTAGTTACAGGCACTAATATCTTTATCAATTCAGCCTTTAATAAATTGAATATGAATTCATTCAACGATACTTTCGCTGAATCAGATAAACATTTTACCAAGTTTTTTTGATTTCTTATATCATCTAATGGATTTGTTAATCCTATAACATCACCATTTTTCAAACCCTTAACAATTATTAATAACACCCTAATTTGAGGTGTTACTGTCACTGCTTCAATTAACGATGCTTGGATGGCTTCGATAATTCTTTTAAAGAAACCATCTTTAATTGCATTTTTATTGGTAGGATTAGTTTGAGAAGAATTTTTACCGAAGCTATTATCGATTAATGAACCAAAATTTTGCCCAACCTTTACAGGGTCAGTGCTACCACTATTCAATATCACTAAATTTTCTAAATCCGAAATACTTACATCACTATCAATGATGCTACACCCAACATCTACCTTTTTTACTCCTTCTAATTTTTCTACTGACTCTTTCTCAATCAAATTCAAATCATCCTTCGTAAACTCAAGATCACTCTCGTCATCACTAATTTTCTTTAGGAGTTTTGTAATTTTCTGTTCAAGTTCAATATTACTTAGTGTTTTATTTTGCTGTTTCGATGCAGTTCCAAATATTAAATCAACAATTCTGGTTGTAAATGCCTTTTCATTAATCAATGTTAATCCATCGACATATTGAGAAACAAAAGTTCCAATTGATTGACTTGAGTTCTGTGGCGTAATGGTTATTTCATCTGTAACCTCATTATAATTTAATTTGACATTACTTGCAGTAACATCAGTTCCGGGGGCATTTATCGCACTATATACTGCTTTATCAAAATCATTTGCATCATCGCCATATAGTAATCCACCAGTTTGACTTGATGGATCAGTTTTCAATTTCCCATATAAATCAATATCACTCACAGGTACTGTGTATCCTGCAGCGAATCCAGACGATAATATTTGGTTGGAATTAAATGTAGTATTTTGCTTTATTAAGCTGGTTTTGAGTTGGGGTTCAACTCCTTTAACAAAGTCAGTCATGACTTGGCCTGTAACTCTTTCGAGGGCTTGGCTACCCACCATTACCGTTAGGGTATCTAACATGAATGGTATGGGTTCATTTTTATTGTTTATTGATGGTAATGTATTATTCTCTTCAGCGACATTAACCTCCTTACCCATCGAGTTAAAGACACTGATTTGCTTAATAATACTTTTTTTATCATCAATTAAGCCCATTTTGATTAGTTATTTTCCATGCCTTTTCTGGCTTCTTCAGCCATTCTCATTAATTCTTCCTTAGCCTCATCACTAATTGATGTTTGTCCATCATTATCTTTAGTTTCGGATTGTTTACCATCCTTATTGTAAACAATATCCTTTAAGATTTTAAGAAGAACTATTTTTTGATCATTTGTTTTACCTATACCGTTCATTAAGGCTACAATTTCCTTACCCAATGCAGCGATATTACCCTCATCTTTGATGTGGATTGACCATTTTGAGATCAGAGATTCAATCTTCGCTTTGAAGTTGAATGTGTCGTTATAAACTTCTTGATAAAGTTCATTAAGGCTTTCTTCAGTAAATTTGATTCGTTTACGCTTAATTCTTGCCATACCGTTATTTTTAACTATAAATAGTAGATGGGCGAAAATTTAGGATTCTTCCTTGAAGAATAGGTTTTTTTCCAAAAAATAAAGGTCTTTATACTGTTTCATTGAAGATCGTATCTCCTTAGTTGAAAGATTTGTAATTTCTTTAAGGAAGAATAATATCTTATTTTTTGCGAAATTGTTGGATATTTTCTTATTATAATTACCTATAGCAGTTTCCTCCATGAATAGACTGTGCCAATTTTTTAGAACATTGATGATTGCTTCACCGACAATTATTTCATTCTTCTTAAGGCTTGTGTCTGTGTCGATTCTATGCCTGAACTTCTCAACAATTAATTCAATTAATTGTTCATTCATTTCAGCCTCATTAACTGCATCAATCTCATACATATTTTCCTCTCTGGATTCTATTTCATCGAAATGATCTTCGAACGCAAGATTATTAATCATTTCTTTGTAACTATTCCTACCATGATCTTTATAGTAGTTATGAATTACAGTTTGATAATAACTATATGCCTTTGTTTTTACACCGTTTTTATTAATTCGGTTAGGGTCATATTTATGCATATTCTCGATCAGATGAGCCAAGGCGTTGGATATGATGTCTTCTATTTCATATCCACCCTTATTATCCCTTGAGCGATACCTTTTGTACACAATTTCAGCCATCTTTTCAAAAGGCTTCTTAAGTATACTGTTGTATATCCTATGTTTTTCTTCTATTGATTTTGCATTATTATATGCAATAACAGCCATTTCTTCTATCTCACCGAAATAATTATCTTTTAACTTAACACTCTTTTTGGCCATGTCTGGAAACTCACACTATTACTTTTAAGGTTATTAATTAAGCCTCCACGATTGTGCCCTTCAGTGCTTTCGTATCTATAACTCTATCATTCCAAAAATGACATTCTTTTTTAGCTGTTTCGAACCAGAATTTTCTCTCATGCTTAGGCATCAAAACACTGTAGTTTTGAAATAAGCTACCTTCACGATTGATAATATGTTTGTAACCGAATTTAGGTAGTGAGTATATTTTATTTGTATTCTCAAGAAATCTCAAAATGAACTCATAAGTGAAAGCAAGTTTAATATTAGACTTCAATCCACCAACAGCTTCAAACTCAGATTTTTTTAGAACCGACCCACCAATTGTATAGAATGAATAATCGTTAAGAGATTTAACATTCAAAAATCCTAACACACCATTTTCGCCAACATACCCTTTAGACCATATGGTTTGATTTACGATTTGTGCTGGAGTTGAAGTTTTATCATCGACATCAATTGTGAAGGGTAGGAACATACCAACCTCTGGCATTGCGGCAATGTGCTTTTCAACATTCTTGAAATAGATAGTACTATATTCATCATCATATTCAAGGATTGAAAAATAATCTGTTGTAGTATTTTGAACTCCAAAATTTATTTGACCACAAAAATCAGTCTTACCTTCATTCTTCACCGAATCAATTTGAATGTTTGATGATGTAGCATACTCAGATAAGAAAGTCAATATTCCACCTTCCTCGGCAGAATTTGTGTATACTACTTTAATTTTTGGTATGGAAACTCCTATTTGAAGTTTAATAGAATCCAATGCTTTAGTCAAATACCCTTTAACCTTTTCGTTAAATTCGTGTACAGGTATAATAATTGTTATATTACTCATTGTTATATATATTTTCTTCTTAAATTAATTAGCTTAATAATTGATCAGTTAATGGTTTAACTTCATCTACGCTTGCAGGTGTCTCAACCTTAGGAGTTATAGCTTCCAAAGTTTTCTCCAACAGTAACAGTTTTTCACCGATCAAATCTCTGTAGATTTTAGTTAATTGCTTTTTCGCAATTTCAGTGGTGTAGTTAGCTGCAATTGAATCCATAGTATCCCACAACTCTTGCGGAACTTCGTCATCTAAGAATCGTCTCAATGTATCTGCAAGCAATGAAGGCATTGCATATAGATCAGATGTCCAAACTCCTGAATTTTCTACAAACTTATCATCTTTAATAATGTACTCAGGAGTTACATCAGGTTTCAATGCAATAGGTATAGTACCAACTCTCATACACTCAAGCGGAAATTGGGCGTGAGTTGCCAATCGATCAATCCAAATAGCTGCGAAGTTCTTACCAAGCTTATCTGCAAAATCTCTTCTTCTCAAATATTGCGGTGGCTTTGAATCAGTTTGCATAGGTTCAAAAGTAATCCATCTGTATTGAGGGTACTTGCTGTAGAATAACTTGATGACTTTCTCAAGATCACCTTCATTTCTAACAAACACTGATACAACAGGTCTCTTAAGTTCGGTAGTTTTTTGGAAATAATCCGGTACAGGAACATTATAAGTGCGAACATTGAACTTATTCTTGCCGAAGAATTCTTCGATGAATAGTTGCATAATATTACTTGTTGTAATCACATCTTTAATTCCAAAGCTAGACCAGTCAGTTCCGGGAAGAAGTGCTCTGGTAGCATTATCAAGCGATTGAAACAATACTACTCTACCACAAGGTAATGTTTTAGCTTGTTCCATAACGTTTGTAAAAATCTCAGGGATAATCAGCAAATCTTCTGGTGAAACAGTAAGTTTTGCAGTTTCCATTGTGATGTGTTCAAGATTTAACAATTCAGGTTCTACGTATTCTGGTTTGGTAGATTTTGTAGTCTCTAACAAAACTTTTACATCATATCCCAATGATTTCACTAATGTTGCATGAGAATAAATCTCATACACAGCACCTGATGGAACTTTACCGAGATCAGGTACGAAGAACATAATCTTATTTTTCTTGTTTTTAATATTATCTATTGAAATTTGTAATTTCTGTTCGTTAGATAATTCTTGTGGAGCCGATTCTTGAGCCATTTTATTTTTCTTATGTATTTTCTTTAAATTATTCGGTTGTACTTTCTTTCTCTACGTATGCTGGAGCACCGATCTCACTTCTAAATTCATTATTTTTTATTAAATCAATAAAATTCAATGCAGAATAGTCACAATCAAGACCCGCATTATGCGGCCTATCCAAGACAATAATCATTTTATTGTTCGGGGCGATTTTAATAATTTCAGGGTCAGTAGTAATTACTATATCTGCCTTTTCCCAAACCTCTTCATTAGTTTTAGGGAAAAAATATGTCCTAACAGTAGGTCTAAGTTTTGAAAGGAAAAAAAGTGTTGGAGAAATGCTTGGATTCTGCTCTTTTGAGAAAATTGCAATTTCAACATATTGATCAAATTCCTGTGTAAACTCTCTTAGATGTAAGTCAAGTCCTCTATAAAGTGGAGGTGCAGTACCAAAAATTTCAACAAGGAAATCTTCGTACAGGAATTTATTAAATGCCTCATCTGCGGTCATTTTTTCTTCTTTTTTCCTGAATGCATCATGATCGACAGGTGCATTACCGTTTTCATCCAACATATATTCTATTGGTGAAATATCATCAGGCAGGTCTTCATTCAAATAATTTACAATGTCTGTACGATCATTGAACTCATAATGATTTCTTAGGTCATATGTATCAAAAGGCATTTTAATACCTTCTTCACCAAATTCTTGTGCGTAGAATCTATCGAATTGCAACCATTTTGATCTGATCACTTCATCAAGGTCTATCGCTAATACTATTTTTTTACTCATTTTATTTTAAAGTTTTACTTGTTTTTTATTTGATATTGGTACAACAATAAGTTTGTTGTCAACCGTACTTATTAACACATCAATTATCTCATTAACACCCTTATTCAAATAAATTGGATCAATATAAACATCGAAATTATGGCCTTCTTCCTTCCTCAAATGCTCCATAAAATCTTGTAATTTCATTGTTGGTGCATCAGGAATTATAAAATCATCCGAACCTTGTAATTCCGCATAATGTTCTATATGTGGTGTTATCGAAAAATTCAACTCAACATTACAGTCCACCAATTCAGCAATTTTTTTCAGAAAATTATCTATCTTCTTACTTATTTTAGGGTCTGAAATTTTTTTGTTTACTTCTTCGAACCTTCTTCTGTATTCGTCTTCATCCATTTTTTATTCCGCTTTCTTAAAACCATACTCTTCAACAAATTTTTGAAATTCATTATGGTAGCTGGTCATTTTTTCTTGATGTTCTTTAATTAATTCAGCATCATTAATATATTTTGGATTAATACATTCAATTCTACTATTCGTTTCTCTGGTTGGTAATAAAATTATTTCAGCATTATTAGATTTAATAAATTCTTCAGTAAAGAATCTTTGCTGAACACGTTGCACGTATTGTGCAACTTGATATTCATTCATATCAGCAATACCTATGTAAAACACTAAAATTATTTTTTCACTCATAACTCTTTAAACTTTCTTTCGATTGTTTTAATGATTGGATTACGTAGATTTTCTTCGTTTTCGTCCATTGTAACACAACCAATATCAGAAACATCGTTGAAGATGCGAAGCACTGGTTCTAACGAACTGTCCTTCTTTAGTTTCAAGTCGATCTGATTAGTATCACCTAGAAGTATCATCTTACAACTTTCGCCAATCCTAGTTAATAGGGTTCTGGTGTTGTCGATACTGACGTTTTGAGTCTCATCAAGGATAACAATACAATTATCAAAGTTTCTTCCTCTGATGTAAGCCAACGGTAAGAATTCAATAATGCTAGTCTCAAATAATGCTTTTACATTAGTTACGTGAAATAACTTTTCAGCATTAATTCTAAAACTCTCAATAAAAGGGTCAACTTTCTCCCTCAAATCTCCTTTCAAAAATCCTAGTTCCTCACCTTTTAGTGTTGTTACTGATTTAACTAAATAAATTTTGCGATAAGCATTGTTAGCATCCTTCAGTAGTGACAGTGCCATGTATATCGAGCATATTGTCTTACCAGAACCAGCAACACCATTACAAATGGTTATTTGATTCTCTTTTATTGACTTTATTAATCTTTTTTGACTATCATTTTTGGCGTTCAGTGATACTCTCTCATGTAGTATTTGATTAATCCTCTCTTTCTCTTGTTCGTTCTTCTCGATTTTCGAGATTTCGAACGACTCGCTACTTTTCTTACTTTTTTTAGCCATTAAAAAAATATTCTCCTACTGTATTATACAGGAAAGTCAGGGAAATCTTGATTTTTTAGAGAAAAATTTCAAAAACACTGTATTTAATTATAAAGAATAATAAAAAATTATAATTATGGCAAATAGAAAAGAAGTAGTTGACCCGATAGAACAGAAAGCACTGAAAGATGCATTGAATAATTTTTATGCTAATAAATCAGGTGCGGATGTTAACCAAACCATCAACAAAGCTATCACTCCAGAAGCTGTTGAACCAGTAACACTCTCAGGCTTCAAGTCTGAAGAAGCATTCCAAAAACAAACCCAAGCGCAGCAAACTAATGTTGATCCTAACCTTACCGTAGGATATGAGATAGTTCAATTACCATCAAAAGGACTTTACTATTCCAATAAAATATCTGAAGTAACAGTTGAATATATGACTTCAAAAGATGAAGACATTCTTTCAACATCATCTTTGATCGAAAATGGTACGGTACTGGATATTTTATTGAAGCAAAAAATAAAGACTCCGGGTATAAACACTGATGAATTGCTCGTTGGTGATAGGAACGCAATATTACTTTTCCTTAGAGCGTCATCCTATGGTGCTGAGTATGAGGTAAATGTTACTGACCCTAGAAATGGCAATAGTTTTCCTGATAAAGTTGATTTAACCCAACTTAAACCAAAGGAAATTAAACATGTACCTGATGAAAGAGGCGAGTTCTCATATTTGTTACCTGTCAGAAAATTATTGGTTAAATTCAAAATCCTAAACTACAGAGAGATCAATCATGTGTTGAAAACTGCTGAAGCAATACAGGACGCTTATAGCGAATCATACAGTCAATTCGCTTCTTTGAAATTAAAGGCTGAAATTGTTGAAGTTGCAGGAAATCGAACAAAAGATTACATCGTAAGCTTCGTTGACGCAATGCCTGCTAGAGATTCTGCAGAATTGAAGAAAAGAATTCAAGAAGTTACTCCTGACGTTGATATGAATTATGAATTCACTGCAGCAGATGGATACAAATTTAAAGCTAAAATTAGCGTAGGCGTAGATTTTTTTTTCCCCTTCATTTAGCGGATAGATACAAAAGGATGATAACCGATGAGGTTTATTATCTGAGTAGACACGGACAAATAGGCTCGATAAATGAAGTAGCACAAATGCCTACGTGGAAAAGGAGATACTATTTGTATAAATTGAATGATGAATTCGAAAAACAAAAGGAAGAACTAGAAAAGGCCAGAAGGAAAAGTCAAACCAGTACTGGATTCTCGAAAAAAAGAAGATAACCACTAATCGTGGTTATTTTTTTTATAGGTATTTATCTGAAACGAGTTTAAATGGCTAAAAAGCAAAAAGTTTCAGGCACTCCACTATCAACTAATGCGTTGGAGGAAAAGGCACGGATAATGAAGGAGATTAACGAAAGCTTAGGCTTTGAGAGTAGTTTCCAGAAAAATATTGCCAATACTGAACTTGAAAGACTATCAGTCGCCAGAGAACTTGAAAAGTTAGAGAATAGATTAAATCGACACGTTAGCGGTAGGGGTAAACTATCTCAAACTGCTTTAGCTAATCTAAAACAGCAAATCATTGCTGCAAAAGGTCTTGATAAGCAACTAGAAAACCAACTAAAAACTTATAGAAAACAAGAAAAAGTCGTTGGAGATATAAAGAACTCCATTGCCAGTTTTGGAGATAGAAACTTTGGTTTTGGTGCGATGACTGGTTACATCATGGATGCCGATAAAGCAATCAGAGGTGTAACGCTTGAATTAGGGTTGTCAGCAGGTAAGGCAGACGACTTAAGACAAAACATGCAGAATGCTGCAACGTATTCTCAAAGATTGGGTGTTTCTATTGCTGAATTAGCAAAGGCTCAAGCAGCATATTCAGAAGAAACAAGTAGAACAGTAGCACTTTCTGAGAAAGAATTCAAGTTAGTTTCAAGTATTGGAAAGGGTACAGCCTTAGGTGTTGATCAAGCTGGAAAACTTGTTGGACAATTTGATAATTTAGGTGTCAGTATTGAAAGAAGTCAAAAATTTGTACAAGGAGTTGTTGACTCATCAGAGCGACTAGGTATTAATGCAACCAAAGTATTAAAAAATATAAGTCAGAACTTCAAAACCCTTAACACGTTCTCTTTCAGAGATGGTATTAAAGGTATGGCTAAAATGAGTGAATACTCAGAGAAATTCAAGCTAGATATTAATGATTCGATCAATAGTGCAAAGATGGCCAGAAGCTTGGAAGGTGCTATTGAGATGGCTTCACAATTAAATGTGTTAGGTGGTGAGTTTGCAAAGTCAGACCCATTTGAATTACTATTCCTTTCAAGAAATGATCCTGCAGAATATGCTAAGAAGTTGACCCAACTAACAAAGGGTATGGCTACGATGCGTAAAACTGAAGACGGATTCGATTTCGCAGTAACTGCACAGGATCAGGACAGATTACGTCAGGCTGCTGATGCTCTCGGAGTGTCATATGAAAATTTAGCAGAATCTGCCCGTAGAGTCGCACAGGTTCAGGCCATGAAAAAGCAAACTTTAGGTTTGAACTTAACTAAGGATGAGCAAGAGTACATCGAAGGTATTGCAAAATTCGATAGTAAGACTGGTAAGTTCTTTGCGATGGTTAATGGTGCGCAAAAAGACATTTCAAAGTTAGCTACGTCCGATATTAAACTTTTAAAGCAAGAACAAAAAACTTTAGAACAAAGAGGTATTGACTCACAGAATTTCGAGGAAGTGATGAAAAATACTATGCTCGAAATGAAATCTGTTCTTCTTCCTGTACTGGAGGGAGTTAATTGGGTTCTACAAAAGATCAATAAGTTAAAGGATTGGATGGGTGAAGGCTGGATCAAAGGCATCGGTGGTGCAGCGATCACTTTACTTGCTGCTGGTAAGTTATTCAACACCGTTGGCCCGATGATGAGTGGTATCGGTGGGATGCTTAAATCAAAAGGAGGTAGTTCACCATCTCCTGCAGGTGGTGGCGGTCTCATGGGTGGAGGTATGCAAAAAGTTGCTGGTAAAGGCGGTAGCGCAATGGCTGGTAATCTTAAAGCAATTGGTTTAGCTGCTGCTGGTGCAGGTATTGGAATTGGTGCTGCCGCAGCAGGGTTTGGATTTTTAGCGAAAAGCTTGAAGGACTTAAATCCCGAACAATTAGATGCACTTAAATTTTCCATAATAGGAATTAGCATTGCAGTACCATTAATGGCTGTAAGCTTGGTACTTTTAGGTAAGGCTGCAGAAACATCTGTGGTCGGTATTGCAATCATAACTGGTGCTCTCTTAGGTATTGGCGTTGCTATCGGTATCGCTGGTGCTGGTATCGGATATATGTCGAAAGGGTTAGCCGATCTTTCGAAGTCTACAAGTGGTGAACAATTACTTGGAATTGCAGGAGGTATTGCTGCGATTGGTGCTGCCACAATGTCATTAGCTGCTGGTGGAATTTTAGGTGCTATCGGTGGTGGAGGTGCGTTAGCAATGATACTTGCAATCGGAACACAAGCTAAAAATATTGAAAGGGTTGGCGATGCTTTCAAAAACATCGGTGTCGTTCTTAATGCTAATGCAGGACAATTTGAAAAAGTGGAAAGTGCAATAAAAAATATTGCAAATACTAAGATCGATTCCAACAGCATGTTCGCTGAGTTAAAATCATTATTAAGCAAACCTCTGCAAGTTGAGTTTGCGGATAAAAATGTTTCAATTAAGAGTGATATTACTCTTGAGATTAACCGTGAAAGATTGGTTAAGGTTCTCGATATTGGTAGGGAAGCAGTTATTCAGTCCGTAAGACATCAACAAGGTACTTCAGCCGCGAGGAAGTTGTAAGTAACTCATCAATAGTTACTTCTTCAAGCCAATAAATCATCGGATGGTTATCATGTGGAGTATTATCCCCTGCCAAATCTCGCATATTATAAAAAGTTGACATATTACTACTTCCAAGTATAGGGACTTCAATTCTTCTATACATAATAATTTCATCATGATCATCAATCATGGGAACATATTTATCTAAAGGAGGTAATTTTTCAGATAATAATACCTTTCGAAATATTTTTTCAGTACTTAGGTTTTGTTCCATATCGTTTCGCAAATTCTTCACTTATCAATTCATCGATAAGGTTATTAAATTTATTTGATGCATGACCTTTTACCCATTTCAATTCAATGTTTGGAGAACGCAGGCCGTGCAGATAATGCCACATATCCAAATTTTTAATTTTACTTAATTTAGTTTCAGATTTTATCCATCCAAAATACCAAGTGTTGAATCCTTTTACGCAATATTGCGAATCAGAAAAAATCGTTATGTTTGATACACTTCCGTGATTAGCATTTAAGTATTTAAATGCCGAGATAATTCCAAGCAATTCCATTCGGTTGTTTGTCGTTTTCTCCCGACCATCAATGTGCGAGTGGATGACGTTTTCATTGTTATCAACAACTAAAAAACCATATGTTCCATTACCTTCACCAGTGTTTGGCCAACAAGAACCATCAGTATATACTTTTAACATATGTTTTTGAGTATTATATAACTATATAAGATTAATAAGGATTAAAGGAAACGGCTTCATAGGTAGGACTCCCCTATAAAAAAATATATAATATTCTATTATAGGTTAGTCCTGTGAATTACGAGGTATCCGTATTCAAGTTTGTATATAGGTATCAAACTCTCTCCTGCTACTTACGATAATTTCCTATTTACCGATTAAGAACCCTTCAGGATTTAGGAGTGGGTGTATGCTTATCTTAATTCCCCCTTGGTAGCATACTTTGAACTAATCACATAGTGCCAATGGTGTTTACCCGCCCACTATGTCTCGCAATCTTATTTAAAGAATTTGAATAATGCAAATTTTATTAAAAAATAAGTCAAGTATTTATGTGAAAAGTAAACTACATGCCCGGATTAAAAGACAGCCAAGAATTAAAAAATTTAAGGGAAAATTTGGTAGCCAGAAACTTATACACTCCAAATGATCCTTATGCGATTGACAACCCGTTATTAATTAAGGCTATTAACGGAATTTCTGCTGTTTTCAACCCAACCAAGTCTTTTGACCTTAAAAATACGGTTATCGGTAGGATGATTGGGCCAAATACACCTATTGCACAGATCGGAATCGAGCAATTAGGTAAGCAATTTGCTCAAAGAGTGACACAAAACGCCCTTACTGCTGGTTTACCATCTATAAATTTCAACAATCTTTTTGATGGTAATCCAAATACAAAATTATTTACAAAACGTGTAGATTATCGTATTACTCGTGATGAGGATAATACCACAGTTGAAAATATCATTGAAAGAATTGCTGGTAATCAACGAGTGACCTCACCATTAAGCCCAACCAGAACCAACGAAGAATTCCGAATGATGCGTAACGAGTTGGTGAGAAACACAGGTAAAGGGGTGTTGAATTTTCTTTATGAAAGTTTAAATAAAAACCTATATAAGCCTAGTGATAGTGCATTTATATCTACAACCAACGGTCAAGGTTTGTCAATAATCCCTGCTGGCCGTGAATGGTATGAGCGTGTATTATTTCCTACTGATGACCCTGAAAATTTCCCTAACGGGTTTGAGGCATCTATGACGGTGGTTGATGAATATCAAATACCCGATCTTAAAAGTATCGAAGGCCAGAACAATCTTGAATATGGTAGTGCAAATCACAAAAGTAGGTTGGGTAAGACTACCAACTACGTTGGAAACACTGCTCAGAACTTACCAAATCAACCTAAGGACAAAGATTTTGACTTTGTTGATAATAGCTATGGCTTTGGCGTGGATAACGTCAATGGTCAGGTTGTTTGGGGTAGAGACGGTGCAAATACGATGGCCTCTAAATTCGGCATTAGAACGGGTATGCTGGCTTATACCAGAGCCTTGATGCAAGCCAGAGGTGGTAACTCATCTATCGACCAGACGAAAAAGAAGTGGTATGACAAGGACGGAAATCCTATGTACAATGGTTCGCCACTTACAAGAGACAATGATGGTAACGTTCGTACTGAAAGACAGCAAAATATTATCGACCCTTACAACAATTATAAAAAAGCGATCAGATTTAATGGTAACAACATTTATGATGGGCCTAAAGAATCGGTGATAAATAGATATGTGATTCCTAAGATGCATCCAATTTTCGATAAAGAGAAAAATGTTATCGACAACAGGAACATGATGTTTAGTATCGAAAACCTTGCATTTAGATTAAACAGCAAAGGATATTTGGGTGATGCCTTCGGAACAAAAGTTCCGTTGAGCGAAGTAGGTGAAAATATGGGGAGAGTGATGTGGTTTCCTCCTTACGGCATCCAATTAAGTGAAAGTTCGATTGCGAAGCATGAAACTACAACCTTCATCGGTAGAGGTGAACCTATATATACATATAGTTCATCAGAGCGTATAGCAAGATTAGGATTTAAATTAATTATCGATTATCCACCACAGATTAGAGGTAGAAGCCATAATGAGGCTGCTAAATTTTTTGCTTTCGGTGGTAGATTAAGTGCTTCTGAGTTGAAGAACGTTGACATTGAAGCTAAGAAAGTTGAAAATTCTAGGCTTGAGGCACAATTACAGACCATTACACCAAATAAAATTCAACAGACACCAGTAATTAAATCTGGAACATATGTTACGTATTATTTCCCTAATGACGTGGATGTTGTTGATCCTGATGGCTCGTATGAAAACGGTACTGACGATGGTAACGAACCCAACGATGATGGATTAAATGTTGGTTTCGATTCTACAGTGACTGACTTCGTTCAATCAGTACTTAACCCAAATACTGGTGAATTGGACTTAGTAACATTAAATTTTGTTGGTTCTGCATCGAAACTATATGTGGATAAAACAAAACAGTATCAATATAATTTAGATTTATCAAGAAGAAGGGTTGAGGCGTTGTATGAATATATTCAAACAAAGTTTAAAACTGAACATGGTAAAACGCTGGAAGAAGCTGGTGTGAAAGTAATTAAAGTTGCATCAGGTTCAACCAATGGTTCAGACAGAGGTGCGCAAGCAGAATTTGCGTATGCATCGGATGTTAAACCAGAGAGAAATGCAAAGGTAGTACTGGTTAGAAACGGAGCGGTTAGATATAAGGAGGTTGAATTAACTGAACAACAGAAAAACGATAGAAATAAAATTCTTGAACAGATTGAAGCAAATAAGAGATTAATTGCTGAAGCTGAAAACTTCCAAAACAACGATGGGTTGTTTGTTTTGAAAAATGTTAACGATAAAGAATATACTGGATTCGAAGCTGCAGAAAAACGCACACTGTCACCAGTATTTCATTCGCAGACACCCGAAGATTTTCATAGAAGATTAACATTCTTACAACAGTGTACACGTCAGGGTAACGCAACAGTATTGGATTCGACCGAAAGTCAGGGTATTCCTGCTGCTCGTAATTCAGTATTCGGAAGACCACCAGTATGCGTGTTGAGAATTGGTGATTTCTTTCACACGAAGGTGATCATTGATAGTATTGATTTTGATTATACTGACGCTCCTTGGGACATGAATCCTGAAGGCATGGGTATGCAGTTTATGATTGCTGACATAAGCATTACTATGCGTGTAATTGGTGGACAATCGTTGAAGTCTGCCATTGATGTTCTACAGAATGCTGAAAGTTTCAACTACTACGCAAATTCGACATATTATCCTGTTGGTGTTTACAAGACTGCTAGAATCGCTGAATCCGCACAAATAGAAGCCAATAATGGATCAAAAATAACTGATTCATCTCAAACAGGTGGTCAGTCAAATGCTAACACTGAAGCCATTAAACCTTAATTAAGATGCAAGCAGATTACGATAGATACCAAATACTAAAAAATAACGATGGAAGTATTGATATGCCTCCTTTTGTAAATATTCCAGTTAGTTCCTCAGATAAATATGAAGAATGGAGAGAAGGATTTAGTAGAATGGATATTATTTCATCAGATTATTACAGTAGTCCGATGTATGACTTTTTAATTATGTATGCTAATCCGCAGTATATCAGTGAATTTGATATTCCTGATGGCACTATTATTCGCATTCCTTTCCCTTTAGAGAAAGCGAAAATGATTTTTGAAAATAGTTTAAGAAAATATATGGAATCTTAAATAGTTTAACTATGTTTGCTTTTAAGGCAAACAATGAGAAGTAAATTATCAATAATATTCAGTAGTCATCTTTCCGATGATGAAAATAATGAATTCATTAAACATGTTAAAGAAACAGTCGGTCAGGTCGATGTTTATGTACATTGTATTGTAAATAAACGTCAATACTCTTTGACTGAAGCTTATAATTTAGGTTGGAACCATATCAAAGAAATTGGTAGAGGCGATGGAATTATTGTGTTTTGTCACAATGATATTGTTTTCAAAACTAAAGATTGGGGTCGCATACTGCTTGGATTGTTTAAATATCAATATTTCGACATCATAGGTATTGCTGGTACGACTGAACTTAATTCACATGGATGTTGGTGGCTAACTCCTGATGGAAAGGAAATGAATCACAGTAAAATGTTTGGTCGTGTATGGCACACCAACGGGTTACGTGAATGGGAAAGCATATATTCAGAAAAAATCTCAGGGGTTAAAGAAGTTGTTACCATCGATGGTCTTTTTATGGCTGTTAATGGTAGAACTGTCGCAGAGATGTTTGACGAAAGGTTTAAGGGATTTCATTTATACGACATCTCTTTCTGTTTTAGGAATTATTTGGAAGGCTGCAATATTGGTGTTGTTGATCGTATTAGTGTGATGCATAAATCAGTTGGTGAGACCAATTCAGAGTGGGAAGAGAATAGACAGTTATTTGTTGAATTATATAAAGATGACTTGCCTGCAAAAATAATACTATGATTACGGTTGATAAATTATTTGAGGATTTTGATGACTGTTTACCAGTATCGTTTATTGTTCCATTAGGTTCCAAGAGAAGGGATTTTTTTGAAAATATTGTGTTGCCCATGCTTGAGGCAAATAGACCTGCAGAAATTATCGTAAATGACAATATAGGTGGTGCGCCTAAGAAAAGAAATGATGGTTTTGATCTATCAACACAACCATATATATTCTTTTGTGATGATGATATTGTCTTGCGTAAAGATTATTTAGAAAATCTATTCAATTTATTACAAGATAATCCCGATAAATCATTTGCCTATACTGGTTATCATGGAATAGTTCTTCATCCTCAAACACATCCAATGAGAGGTAATTTTAAAATACCTACGTTGGCGTTCAATAGCACTCAATTGAAAAGAGGTAATTACATCTCAACAATGTCATTAATGAAGCGTGAAGCATTTCCAAGATTTGACGAATCATTGAAAAGACTTCAAGATTGGGATATGTATTTGAGCATGGTTAAAAACGGTCATGAAGGAATAGCACTCGGTGGAGAGAATAATATGTTTTATGCATATTATCTGGATGAAGGAATTACTTCATTGGCAAATAATGAAAATGAAGCACCGATGATAGTGATGAGAAAGCATAATCTTATATAAAGGATAGGTAGTAGTGAGCGAGATAACCGTCATTTTGAATGTTTACAACAGGGCACATACTCTTGAGGCTCAGATTGAGGCAATAAAGAATCAATCAGTTCCAGTACGGGATGAAAATATATGGGTTTGGTACAATAAAGGAACTGCCAAGCAGGCTGCACCTAAAAATTCTAGTCATAGAATCTTTGTTTGTAACCAAAATACAAAATTCCACGGCAGATTTGCTGCAGCAATGTTGGTGCAAACTGAATATGTTGCGCTCTTTGACGATGACGTTCTGCCCGGAGTAAATTGGTTTAAAAACTGCCTTGAGACAATGGATCAAGTCGATGGTTTACTTGGAGGTAGTGGTGTGGTGTTACCTAACACTACTTCGTATGGCCCTAATCAAAAGATAGGGTGGAATGGCGTGAGACGTACTATACCTACTGATGTTGATCTGGTAGGACATGCTTGGTTTTGGAAATCAACGTGGAGTAAATACATGTGGTATGAAAAACCTGTTTCTTGGGAAAATGGTGAGGACATTATGTTTTCATATTTACTTCAAAAATATGGAAAAATAAAAACATGGGTTCCACCTCATCCTGAAGATGACACTACTTTATGGAGTTGTGATCCTGCTTTTGGATTTAAGCACGGTAATGATGCATCTGCAAGCTGGCTACATAATAACAATCATAATAATGTTCGAGATCATATTGTTCGGGAATGTTGTAATAATGGTTGGATAATAAAAAACCATTAATATGAAAGATTTTAAAAAACATTTTTGGTTGCTTCATGGTAAGATTGCAAATAAAGAAAATTTCGCATTCCTACGCTTTAGCGATGGTGAACTTAGAATACTTCAAGAACAAGAATTGAAGTTAGCTGATGATCATTTTGTGATAGGTAACTCAAAGAGTCCGGGCAGATATGCTCCTGAAGATCATAAACACTTTCACCCTAAACAGCATAAATTTTTTAGCGATCATTTAATGCAATCATACCAGCACAAGGCTGATAATTATTTTGTAGGTCTGAGTTGTCGATGCTGCGTTGGATATAGCGATTTTCAGGAAATGGTTGATTGGTATGGTGGCGATCATCAAAATCTAACGTGGTCGAATTTGTGGGTTAATTCAAATTATCCTCTCTTCATGGAACACATTGTTCCTCTTTTAAAGAAAAGAGAAAATGACGGTATTGTGTATGTGGTCAATGAAAATGCAACCCTAGATACACTTCCTTTCAAAGTAAAAAAAGATTTTAGAGTAGGAGCAAACTGCATAATAAATAACTATGATCTCATTGAGACGATGAAAAAATGGGTGATGGATAATGAGATTAAAAACCATATTTTCCTATTTTCAGCATCATCATTGAGCAATGTATTGCAGTATGAACTTTTTAAGATAGCACCAGATAATACATATATTGATATTGGTACAACATTAAATCCATATATGGGTATGAAGGGTTTAAGAGGTTACTTAACTGGCGGGGAATCACTTAAAAAAACTTGCATATGGTAGAATGTTACAATTCGTAAAAAATGAACCAAAGTATTGGGATTTCATAAGAACGCTCAGAAGCGATGATCGAATAAAGGATTCTTTTGTAGAACAAGTTAAAATAACTGTCGAACAACAGAATGCTTACATGGAAAAGCATAACGATGGTTATTTCATCTGTTTGGCCCACCTAGAAGGTATTGATTATCAAATTCCAGTAGGTTTTGTGGGTGTTGTTGATAACGACATCCGAATCGCAGTCATACCTGACATTCATGGTAAAGGAGTAGGTAGTTTTATGTTAGATAAAATTAAGGAAGTACACCCTACCGCTGTCGCCAAAGTTAAACACAATAATATTCCAAGTCATAAAATGTTTATTTCATCTGGTTTTACTCAAGTTGGACAGGATGAGGAATTCAAATATTATAAAATTGTTAATAGATAAATGTCACTTAAAAGTATAAAACATAATCCTTTCAAAGTTAATCAAATGTTTGAGGAAGAACTGTGCGAGTATACAGGGGCACCATATTGTGTTGTAGTAGATAGTTGTACTAACGCACTCTTACTCTCATTACTTTATCATAAAGTGCAAGGAAAGGACGTTATTGTACCTAAGCGCACATATCTATCTGTAGCGCAAGCTGTGATTTTGTCTGGTGGTATACCTGTTTTTAAAGATATGGAATGGAGTGGATTGTATAGACTTGATCCATATCCGATTTACGATAGTGCAAAGCGGCTTACCTCAGACATGTATATCCCCGGATCAATGATGTGTCTCTCATTCCACATAAAGAAACAATTACCAATCGGTAAGGGTGGTGCTATACTATTCGATGATCCGAATGCAATTGAATGGTTCAAGCAGATGAGATATGAAGGACGCTCTGAAAAGAATTACATGGAAGATAATATCAAATTAACTGGTTATAATTTCTATATGACTCCTGAAGAAGCTGCAAGGGGATTGACGTTAATGCTTAATTACCCTGCGTCTATGCCCGATCTTGGGGAAAATGATGGATTGGGATATAGAGACTTGACTGAATTTGATGTTTTTAAAAAATATAGAACAATATGAAAATAGCACTTTGTTTGTACGGGTACTTCAACAATAAGGGAGATTCTAATGCTGGAATGAAGGGGTATAATTACATTAAGGATAATATACTTAAATATCCTAACGTTGATGTCTTTATACATTCATGGGATTTGGAGAATGAAGATAAAATTAGAGGTCTTTATAATCCAAAATTTGCTGTTTTCGATAAACAAGCTGACTTCGAAGCTTTAGCTAAAAAAAGGGGGTTGTCTCAAAGTGATATTGATAAAGATTTCAACAGATCAGAAACAATCTTCAAAGATTGTACTATCCAATCGTCATTAAGCTTTTATACCAGTAGAGGTGCGTCAATCATATTTAAATATACTCACGAATTGGAATATGATTTTGAATATGATGTGGTTGTCACTGCTCGTTTTGATTTGGGACATAGAAGTGGTTTGCACAGAGGATATAATGTTTCTTTAATGAATTTTATGCCTGAGGCCGATATGCAGTACATTTATTCTTCAATGTGGGCACAATTGAATGCAGGGTATGCTGATCAATGGTTTTATTCTAATTCAAAAAATATGAATATTCTCATCATGATGCAAGAACATGCTATGCATGACTTCAAAATTGGGAGTGAATACCACAAGGCATTAATTAATGGTTGGCCCGACAGTAATGCAAACGATGAATTTAGTAATGAATTTTTTCAACCAACAAAAACAACCAACTTAATAAAATATCCTACTTGGCAGATAATTAACAATCATCTATATCATAAATGGTTTTTTATGAGAGTTGGATTATATGAAAAATCAAAATTTGTTTAATGAAAATACATCTATATACAATTCTTTATAACGAGGAAGATTTACTTCCGTTTTTTATAAATCACTACAGAACTTTCGTATCAAAGTTCTTTTTCTACGACAATTTTAGCACTGATAGTAGTATTGAGATCATCAAAAATTCTGGTGTAGATCATGAAATCAGACAATATGAGTCGAATAACAAACAAGATGATCTTGTGTTCACAAAAATAAAAAATAATGCATGGAAAGATTCTAAAAATCAGAACGTGGATTATGTGATTGTTTGTGATTTGGATGAATTCTTATACCACGAGAATATTCATCAATTTTTGGATGAAAAAAAGAAGGCAGGAATAACAATCTTCAAACCAGAAGGATATAATATGTATAGCAACGTGTTTCCTGAATTTAAACCAGATTTGCAGCTAACTGAGCGAGTAAAAAACGGATGCAAATTTGAAATGATGGATAAGCAAGTAATATTCTCCCCTGACGATTTAGATGAAATCGATTATGGTATGGGATGTCACTATTCTGATCCCAAGGGGAATGTGAAAGCTACTGCTTATGGTGGATTAAAATTATTACACTATAAAGGATTGTCTTTAGAGTATCTACTATTTAAAGTTCATAGATCGAAATCTCGAATACCTGATGCAAATAGAAAAGTTGGTATTGGTAGACACTATTTCTATGAAGATCAGGAAGTAACAAAAGCCTTCAATGAGTATTTAACTAAAAGTAAACCAGTTATTTAATGAAAGAAGTAACATTCGTTTTGACATCGTGCAATAGACCTGACTTGTTAGAAAAAACTCTTGATTCCTTTTTCAAGTTTAACACATATCCAATTAAAAAGTATGTGGTAATTGAAGATTCAGGTAAACCAAATATTAACGATCATTTAAAAGAGAAGTATAAAGATCATAATTTTGTGTGGATTGACAATCCTAAAAATCTAGGTCAAATGAAATCTATTGACTTGGCATATGCTCATGTCGATACTGAATACATCTTTCATTGTGAAGAAGATTGGGAATTTTATCGAAGTGGGTTCATTGAGGACAGTTTAGAAGTTCTGGAGTCTAATAAAAAAATTATCCAAGTATGGTTGAGGGAAGTCAATGATACTAATGGACATCCTCTTGATCCGCAATACTATGCCAGTAGCATTGGAGGTAAGAAATTTAGACTGCTTGCAATGCATTACTTCAGTGTGTGGAATGGGTTTAGCTTCAATCCGGGTTTGAGAAGATTACGTGATTATGAATTAATTAAACCAATAGAACAATTTGATGGAGAGCCTTGGGTTAGTGTCAAGTATGGTGAATTAGGTTTCCGTGCAGCTATATTTGATCAAGGTTATGTGAGACATCTTGGTTGGGGTAGAAAAGCCAAAGACACATTAAAACAATGAATTTCATAGTTTATACTCATAGCGATTACAAAGACATTTGGCCATTATATTTTGGTCAGATGAATAAGTATTTCCCTGAGGATAAACATTACATCATAGTAGATAAATGGGTCGCTGGTATTCCCATCAATTATGAAGTTATTTTATATGATGATAAACTCACATATAGAGAAAGGATGTCATCAGCATTGAAAAAGATTAATACTGTCGATTATTGTATTTTCCAACATGAAGATATGTTTTTGTATGATACTCCAAACCATGATAAGCTTAAAGTATTTACTGAATATTTAAAAGCAAATATTGAGGATAAGTATTTTGTTAAACTGATTAAAGGAGGGATTACGTTTGGCTTATCTGATGCGACTTATCCTGAATTAAAAATAATCACCAATAAGTTTGATTGTGTGTTCGCAATACAACCGACAATCTGGAATTTTGAAAAACTTAGAGAAGTATATGATAATTCTAAAGGTAGGAACGTATGGGAGTTTGAGGTTGACGCAAAACGAGTTTGTATAGAAAGAAAAATCTTCGGTTACTATATTGATGATGGTGGCTCTTCACGAAAGGGTACTAGTCATTTTGATAGTTCGATATATCCCTATATAGCAACTGCCGTAGTAAAGGGTAAGTGGAATACTGATGAATATTCTAATGAGTTGAAGGAATTGTTTAAAAAATATGGAATTAACCCTTATACAAGAGGGACTAATAGTTAGTTAAATTTAACCAAATGATAAAATTATTAATATTTGATATGGATGGTACGTTGATTGAATTGAAGGACGTACACTATGAAGCACTTAATCGGGCATTGGGTGAAGTTGATCCTAAATTCATCATCAACCGTGAAGACCATGAAAGTAGATATGATGGACTTCCAACAAAACAAAAATTATACATGCTTACAGAGGAAAGAGGGTTGCCACTCAGTGAACATGAACGTGTTTGGGATCGTAAGCAAGCAATTACAGCACAAGTAATTGAGGACACTCTATTACCTGATGAACACGTTAACGAAGCATTACGCAAATTGAAAGAAGATGGGTATCAAATAATGGTGGCATCAAATTCAATACATGCAACTATTCGCGCAGCACTTGAAAAGACTGGTTTGATGGATTATGTAGATCATTATCTTTCAAATGAAAATGTAATTCACCCTAAACCTGATCCTGAGATGTTTGAATTGGCTATGGAAATAGGTCGTTGTGATGCACTTGAAACAATGATTTTTGAAGATTCAAAATATGGTATCGATGCTGCCAAAAAATCAGGAGCATATTTGTATGAGGTAAAAGATAGTAGTGAAATTCGTTACGAACCAATAAAATTCCGTTTGGATTACATTCAAGCATCAAAGGGATTTTATAGATGAAAAAACCTATTATTCTCATCCCAATGGCTGGCGCAGGCTCACGGTTCGCCAATGCTGGTTATACTTTTCCCAAACCATTAATACCGATCAATAATAAGCCAATGATTCAGGTTGTTGTTGAAAACATATCTATTAATGGTGACTATGTTTTTATAGTTCAAAAAGAACATCATGAAAAATATAAGTTGGATATGGTTTTGAATTTAATTAAGCCGGGATGCTCAATAGTTGTAGTAGATTCACTGACTGAGGGTGCAGCTTGTACAACATTACTTGCGAAAGAGTATATTAATAATGATCGACCATTAATCATTGCCAATTCAGATCAAATTATTCAATATAACTCAACGAAGTTCCTTAATTACTTAGAAATACAGTTTGACGAGTCAAATAAATTAAGTGGTGTAGTACTAACGTTTGAATCGACCCATCCTAAATGGAGTTTTGTGGAGTTGAACGATGAAGGTCTTGTAAAAAGGGTTGCTGAAAAAGAACCTATATCGACAGTTGCAACGGTTGGAATATATGTTTGGAGAGAGGGAAGAGATTATGTCAAATATGCGGAGCAAATGATCAACAAAAACATTCGTGTAAACGGAGAATTTTACGTGGCACCAGTATATAATGAAGCTATTCCCGAAAATCATAAAATATCGGTTTATGATGTTAAAAAGATGTGGGGTATTGGTGTACCCGAAGACCTTGACTATTTTTTAAAACACTCTAAAATATTAGATTAAATTGTATATTTGTTAAATAATATGCTAAAACATCAATTGAAAAACTTTACTAATGGCTGGTTCATGGGAAATTTTAATCCGGTGCTGGTTAATAGTAAGGATTTTGAGATTGCTGTAAAATACTATCAGAAGGGCGATGTCGATAACGCACATTATCATAAGATAGCGAAAGAATATACTGTGGTGGTGTCAGGACAGGTGCAAATGAATGATAAAATCTTTGGAGAGGGTGATATTATTGAAGTTTTTCAAAATGAAATAATCGAGTTCCGCGCAATAACTGATGCAGCTATTGTTGCGATTAAACTCCCATCTGTACAAGATGATAAATATGTGGTAGATGGAACAATTTAAATATATTTCACATCGCGGGAATATTAATGGGAAAAGTGGTTGGGAGAATTCCCCAAACTATATCGTAACTGCTTTGATGGCAGGTTATGATGTTGAAATTGATTTGTGGTTGCATAAGGACAAGCCTTATTTAGGACATGATGAACCGACATATGAAGTCTCACCTGAATTTTTATCTAATTCACATTTCTGGATTCACGCAAAAAATAAGGAGGCATTGAATTACTTAGTTAATAACGGTGAGCGATTCCATTATTTTTGGCACAATACGGATTGGTATACAATAACTTCAAAAGGATTTGTTTGGGTTTATCCGGGCAATCGTGCGGTAGCAAATAGTATTGCAGTGTTGCCTGAAAGCGAGAACGTGACTTTCGATAAGCTACATAATGCTTTTCTCAATGAATCCTTAGTGGGGATATGTAGTGACATAATTGAAACATATAAAGGTAAATTTATAAAAGAATAATGCTTCTCATTGCGTTTGGGACTAGACCGGAGTGGTTGAAAGTTAAGCCTGTTATTGATGAATTAGTAAATCAAAAATTTTTGTTTGAGACATTATTTACTGGTCAACATAGGGATTTATTGAATGTTGTTCGTGCGGATGTTTCATTACACATACCACCAACTCATCGTGTTGATCGCTTGACTAACGTGTTGTCATCGGTAATGGTGGCTGCATCTAAATTGTTTCAGGACTTTGATTACAAATATGTGATGGTACAAGGGGATACCACATCTGCTTTAGGTGTCGCCTTGGCTGCGTTTCACAACGGAATTAAAGTAATTCACCTTGAAGCTGGATTGCGCACATTCGATCTTCAAAACCCTTTCCCTGAGGAAGCAAACAGGTTGATGATTTCTAAAATAGCCTCCATTCATTTGTGTCCAACGCCTAGTAATGAACTGAATTTAGTATCTGAGCAGGTGGGAGGTGAAAAATGGATTGTGGGGAATACGGTGCTTGATAATTTATTACCTTTTAAAGATTTGTGTGAATATACAAACAAAGTACTGGTTACGTTACATAGGCGCGAGAACCACGATTCAATTGATGTGTGGTTTGAACAGATAAATAGGATCGCAGCAGCATATCCTGACTATGAATTTATTCTACCGATCCATCCAAACCCTAATGTCATGAAGCATCGTGATATTTTGACTCATGTGAAGGTGATTCCACCATTAAATCATGAAGATTTGCTTAATATTCTAGTAAAATGTAAATTTGTCGTGACTGATAGTGGTGGATTGCAGGAAGAATCGTCATTTTTTCAGAAAAAGACCATAGTTTGTCGAAAAGAGACGGAAAGGCCAGAAGCTTTGGGTCAAACCAGTACCTTATGCCCCTCACCAGCACATCTTGAATCCTTAATTAAGGAAACGATGATCGATTTTGAGGTCAAGGATAGTATTTGTCCCTTTGGCGATGGATTTTCCGCTAAAAAAATTGTTAAAATACTGGAAAAGACAAAAATAGTTTAATGATCAAGATAGGTAACGTTGTTTCTCCCGAACGGCTGATAAATCATAAAGAAGTTGAGTTCCTTAATTACTACAAGGACGTTTCTGAGGTTAGAAACCAGTTACCCACCTTAATTGTCGGTTGGAATTACTTCAAAAGTACAAATACTGGTGGCGAAGCTGATATTTTGACCAAAAATATGGTCAATCAAAGGTATTGGGAGTTTTCCCCGGAAGAGGATATTGTTCAGTACTCGCAGGGACTGGAAAACTTTGTAAAAAGGATTCCTGAGTATTATATATCTAAATACAAATATGTTAATATCGACCCATTTTTCCACAACCTATACACAGTTGAACAACTTCATAACTTCTTCAAACCCAATGGTGATTTGTATGTTTATAAAAAGGATATACTATATTATCGCAAGGGCCATGTTATATGTGGGTTAAAATTATCTATCTACGAATATTTAGGTCATCATGTGGATGACATCATTAATGTAATGGTATCTAAGTCCAAAAATCACCTACTGGACGATTCTACAGAATACCAAAAGTTCTATAAATTATTCCCCGAATTTGGCTTATTAAAGCGTAGTATTGTTGTTTTCTTATTTTCATAGTATTTATGAGAAAATATTACTATGGACAACGTAGAAAAAAATACTAATGCTTTGGACAATTTCTTGAATGACTCTTCAAAAAGAAAAGCGAAAAACGCTAAGAAAATGATATTGAGCGACCGCGAAGGTTTGATCGAAAGAGTTGACAAGGTTTTTGTAACCAAAGATGGTAAGCAATTATTGAGAGAACAATATTAATTATTTCTGACATGCAGAAGCCAGAACTTAATGAGCATATTCAAAAAATGCTCTATAAAAGTAAGTATGTTATAAATGAAAGTCCGATTTATCGTGCGGTAATGGATGACAAGTCATTTGATCCAATTCCTGAAGGATGGAACATGAAGGAAGCTGAGGGCGCAATATCACCTGCTTCTGGTCAAACGTCAGCATCTACAGCACCAGACCCTGCAGCACAGCCTGTGGGAACTGCGGCACCAACACAACCTACTCCTGACCCTGCTGCTGCCCCTCAAGGAACAGCAACAACTGCTGCGCCAGCACCTGAACCAGTACCTTCCCCTGCTCCTGCAATGGATGCAACATCTGCCCCAATTGCTCCAGCACCTGATCTAGGGCCGAGCAAAGAAGAATTACAGAAAAAGGTAATGGAATATCAATTGGACGCAATGAGAGGAATGTCAAGAAAGATGGATGAACTGGAAGGTTTGGTTTTAAGTCTTAATTCACAATTGGCTCAATTTTCAAAAGAAGTTGAAAAGGTTAAGGAACCTACTGATGTTGAAAAATTTGACAATAGAAAAATGGATAGTCACCCATACTACTTCAATTTAAATGACATGTGGAATAACAACACATTCCAAGGTAGAATGGATAGTATGAATAGCAAAGGGATAGTTAAGACTCAGGATGGTGGGTATATGGCTGATTTTGATCAACTTCCTAAATTATCTCCATACGAAGTTAAAGATAGCTTCGATAAGTTTTAATTGGAAGGTTCTGAATACCAGATAACCTTAAATAACACTTCCGCACCGTAAAGGGTGCGGTTTTATTTTAACCATTTTAGTATTTATTAGAAAACTAATATAGATGTCAATTTTCAGATCATATTTTGAGAAAAACAATACGCTTATAGAGGGTAATGAATCTAACAATTCTCAAAATCCTGTTGGAGAAGTTTCTTACGGTACTGCTGATGCATCTGTCAGTAGAATCATCTTCAAATTAGGTTTGGATGACTTAACTACTAAAATATCCAATGAAGGCATTACCGAATCTCAAATTACATCACACAAATTAGTTTTAAAAAATACAATTGCTAACAGACCTGATTTATTAGGTAAAAAATCATATAGTGAGGCAATTGAACGAGCAAGTAGTTTCCAGCTTGAGTTATTTACGTTAGCAGAGGATTGGGATGAAGGTGCTGGTTATGATTTGCTTTATAGTGATGAAAGCTTAATGAATTTTGGTATCACACCAATGGCGAGTAACTGGTACTCTGGAAAGACTGGTCAGTTATGGGAGAGTGAAGGAGCATTCAACAGTACAGGATCAACAGTGATTGGGACTCAATCTTTTCCTAAAGGAAATGAAGATTTTTCAATTGATGTTACTGATTATGTAAATGCAATACTGTTCAGCGGTGAAACTAATTATGGTTTAGGAATTAAATTCACTGATGCCATTGAAGCATTAACCACATTATATAGACAAGCAGTAGCATTCCATTTACGTCACACTAACACAGTATTTGAACCTTACATAGAAACAATTGTCGATGACGTAATTACGGATGATAGAAAATACTTCTACATGGATAAGACGAATAGTCTTTACTTATATAGTAGTGCTGGTGACGTGACAGTTAGTGCAGTAACCATTTATGATTATGAAGGTGAAGTGTTGACAACAATAACAGGCGACAATATCACAAGAGTTAAAAAGGGAGTTTATAAAATAGAGTTGAGTGTTGATTCTTCAGTATATCCTGATGCAGTTATTTTCAATGATCAATGGACAATAATTCAGAACAGTAAAATTAAAGTCATCTCACAGGATTTTTATTTAATTAATTCTGATAAGTATTACAGTTTTGATCTGTCGAACACTATTAACCCTGAAAATTTCCATTTTAGCTACCACGGTTTAAAATCTGGCGAATATCTCAAAAGAGGTGACAAGCGTAAGATTGAAGTATTAATTAAACAATTATATGGTAGTCAGGATGACAATTTGCCGTTAGATATTTCATATAGATTGTACATTAAACAAGGTGGTAGAACTCATATGGAGATAATTCCCTTTACTCAAGTAAATAGAACATTCAGAGGGTATGAGTTCGAGTTGGATACCAGTTGGTTAGTTCCTCAGGATTATTTTTTAGAGTTAAAATTGTCAAATAATTCAATTTTTAGTGTAAAATCTCCTATCGGATTTACCATTGTAAATGATGAAGCTTTTTCTGCGTAAAGCAGTATTTATACAGTACGGAACGATTAAAAATTAATTAAGGATTAGAAAATAAATAGCGTGAATAAGTTGACTTTTACATGAAAGTCATATATGTTTACGATACAACGATTAAATAATAAATAGATTAAATCATGGCAGATAGCAATGAAGTAACATCTCAGCAAGGCTCTGAGAACTTACAAAGTATGTTCGCTCACTACAAGAAGCGAAAAGAAGTAAAAAAGTTTGTTTCTAAAGAAGAAAAATTAGCTAAATACTTCACTCCTAGAAGGGATAAAGAATATTTTAGACCCCTCCCCCCAACTAACAAGGACATTAAAGTTCCTCTCATCGACAGACTTTTCCAACCTGCATACTTCCACGAAGTAAAAGTAGGTAAGAACTGGAAAAAAATTTACTGTCCTCAATTCAACGATCCTAAGGTTCAAGCAATTGACAAAAACGGACAACCAGTAGTTGATCAGAACGGTAAACCTGTTTTGGTTGCAGCACATTGCCCTTTGTGTAAGAAAGCTAAAGTACATTTGGCTACTCAAGATCGTTCAATCCAAGCGAAAGTAAAAGGTAAAAAGAAAGAGCAAATTGAAAGAGATTTGACTTCTGACGAATTGAGAATATTCAACAAGAATAAGGAAATTTGGAGTGAAGCCAGCAAAATGGAAGCTAAGAAATTTTATATTCTTAGTGGTATCGACAGAGGCGTTGAAAAAGACGGTAAAAAATTCTGGAGATTTAAGCACAACTTCAAAAACAAAGGAGTATTCGATACGCTCATGTCAGTAACTGAAGAATATTCATTACAACATGGAGATTTCACCGATGTTAATACTGGTACTGACTTCACAATCATTGTGGTTGACAGTCAAATGCCCGGAAAAACATATACATACAAGGATGTGTCTGCGGTTATCGCAAGAGGCCCATCTAAATTGAGCACTGATCCTATGAAGGAAAAAGAATGGCTCGAAGATAAAACTGAATGGAGAGATGTGTTCAAACCAGCAGTAGCTAGAGGTATTACACCGTTGCAATTCTTGGAATTGGCAGCAGAGGGTAATGCACCTTATTGGGATGATAGCGATTCCAATAACAAGAGATGGGTTTTCCCTAATCATCCTGAACTTGAAGCCGCAGCTAATAGAAGAGATGACAATTTGGATGCAGAAGATGAATATAGCAACTACGATGAAGATGACTCATCATACGCAGGTGCTGCAATATCAACTGTGAACGAAAGTTCAAAGCCTGATATAACAACTATCACTGAAGCAGATGTCAAAACCTTCAATCACAATTCAAGTGACATCGGTGCTGCGCCAGTACAACAACCAGCGCAACCACAAACAACTCAACAGCAACCAATTGCTGCAGGGAATGACAGCTACGATGATCTACCTTTCTAATTGAGTAAATCATAGAATAAATAAGGAAGGGAGCAAAGGCTCCCTTCTTTTTCATAATCTTATTTTTAGTGCATGTAAATTACATGGAATTACAAAAGAAACCAACAGCAAAAAAACAATTTTCATTAGAGAATTTTAAAAAGAAAATAAATGGTGCAGATGTACCAGATAAACCATTAGAATGGTTCCAATGCTCACCTGCTTTTCAAAAAGCAACAGGACTTCCCGGATTTCCTAAAGGATATGTATCATTAAGTAGAGGATTCACAAATACTGGTAAATCAACATCAGTAAGTGAGGCAGTAGTTGCAGCCCAAAAAATGGGTGTGTTACCTATTTTGATCGATACTGAAAATAACCTTGGTCGTGAACGATTAGCCAACATTGGTTTTAATTGGGAAGCAGATTACATTGATATTGACAACGATTATCTTCTTGAAAACTACGGTAGAAGAAAGAAAAAGGATAAGCAAGAAGCGAGTATTGAAGACCTTGCGGATGCATGTCACCACTTACTTGATCTTCAAGATGCTGGTGAATTGCCTTTCGATTTGTTGTTCATGATTGACTCATTGGGTACGCTTGATTGCAATATGACAATTGAGGCAAAATCTAATGATACCAACCAGAACAATATGTGGAACGCAGGTGCTTTCGAAAGAGCGTTCAAATCTCTTGTGAACTACCGTATCCCGAATTCACGTAAAGTAAATAAACCTTATACCAACACAATGATTGCAGTTCAGAAAATCTGGACTCAAGGTTCAGCACCTATGATTACTGTGAAGCACAAAGGTGGAGAAGCATTTGCATACGGTGCAAGACTTATTTATCACCACGGTGGTATCATGGGTCACGGTACAAAAGCAATTGGTGCAACGTTCGCAGGTAATGATATTCTTTACGGTATCAAAACAAATGTGTCAGTGTTTAAGAATCAAGTTGATGGCCCGCTAGGAGGTATCTCATTGGAGGGATCATTAATTTCAACACCACATGGTTTTATTGGTTCAGAGAAAGCTGATATTGATGCTTATAAGAAGCAAAACATTAGTTTCTTCAGAGACAAACTTGGTAAGGATGTTAATGCGGAAGACATTGAGACCAGATTGGTTGATATTGAGAGTAACGATTAAAATAACAAATAGTGAGTTCAACGAAAACCTTACTGATTGACAGTTCTTATCTCCTAAAGAGATCATTTGACGGTTCTAAGAATGCCTATACTAAATCCGGTTTCATGGGTGGATTATATGGCTTTCTTACAACCGTAAGAATGTTAATTAAGGAATACCAAATCAATAAAGTCGTATTAGTGTGGGATGGTGAGAATGGTGGTATTCATAGGCATAGACTAGACAATCAATATAAGGCCAATCGCAAGAATAAATCGTGGTACGAAAAAATAGAGTTGACAGATGAGGAAATTCAGCGAGAAAAGGAAAAACAACAATCTATTCTTTTTCAAAAAGTAAAGATACAGTCATATGCTGAAGAATTGTACCTCAGACAGATACAGGTAGACGATATTGAAGCTGATGATTTGATCGCAGCGTACTGTATGAAGAAATGCAAGACGGAGGATATTATATTATTCACAAATGATCAAGATTTTTTGCAATTGCTTGATTATGGAATTAAAATAAGGTTACACTCCAAAAAAGCATTGATTAGTGCTGGTAATTTTTTCATGTATTTTCCGTTCCATTACAAGAATGCATTGACACTTAAAATTATTTGTGGAGATACAAGTGACAATATTCAAGGAATTAAAGGTTTGCAAGAAACAACACTATTTAAATATTTCCCGGACTTGCATACTAAACCAATGAGTGTTCGAGATTTGTGTGGGTTGGCTGATAATTTAAATAAGGAAAGAATAAATAGTAAGAAAAAGCCAATTGCTGCATTAAAAAATCTTGTTGAAGGAGTCGAAAGATTAAAACTTAATTACCAACTAATTAACCTGAGCAAACCTTTTTTAAGTGATGAAGCTAATGAGGCTCTTGAACAGCTAGACATGCCGTTGGTAGATGAAAATAGAGGAAGTAGTAACCTCTTTAAATTGATGCAACAAGATGATTTTTTATCATTGTATTCAAACTACGGAAATTTCAACAGTTATGTTGAACCATTTTACACAGTGATTGCGAAAGAAAAAGAAAAGTATAAACTATATCAAAAAAATAATCAATAATTCTAGCAATAGAATTATAAATTGATAACTTTGCTGTAGATAGTAATTAATAATCTTTATGGAAGAAAGAAAACAAGAGAACAACTTTAAGTTTGGTATATATTTGAGAAACGAAGTGATCGCGGAAAGAATTTTTAGTGCAGATCAATACAATCCAGTAGTTAGATATTCAGTAAATATTCGTGAAATGATACCTAGTATTATTTCAGATATTCAAACTGTACTACAGTCTGGTAGTTTAGATTTGACATTTGAAAATAATGACGGTTGGTCTAGCGCATTGAACTATTACAAAATGCTTTGTGATGTAAATGATCTCAGCTACTTCAAACTTAAAGTGCCTGCACAACACCAAAAAAACAATCCTGTTAGTGGTAAGCCGTATCCAATGAAAGGCGGTACTGAATTTAAATTCGGTTTGTACATTAACCATAATCCTATTGTAGAAAGAAATTTCTATGTGGATAATTACAATCCTGAAGCCAGATTCTCCATCGAACTTATGAAAACAGTACGTGAGATTGTTAAAAATTTGGCGAACCATTTAGCGAAGACTGACAAAAATCAAATGTGGGATGATCATACACTCATAAACGTATTTGATTTGAATATTCAACAAGTTAGAGAACTTTCTCGTGAAAGGAGAGAAGAACTTCTAAAGAACAAGGGTGATTATAATTTTGTCGAGCAAGTTCGATTCGATTATAATAAGCAAACAGAGTTTGCAGGATAACCTTAAATAAATTTAGATATGAGTGAAAATAATAGCAAGGAAACCCTTGGCTATTTAGGGCCATCTTTTCAACTAAAAGTTCTATGGCAAATCTTAACAAATACAGAATTTGGAAATGAGATCGTACCTAACCTGAATAGTCAATATTTTGACATTGTAATTCAAAAGAAACTTCTAAGTATTGTTAGAAAATATTTGGAAGCCAATAAGAAAGTCCCTCAACTTTCAAACAGAAGTATTGTTGAAGCAATTAATGCTTCACACTACAGCGCAACAGAAAAAGAAGAATTACACGGTACGGTAAAACGCATCATGGCATGGGACAAAGCCACTCATACTGGTTCCACTGACGATGATGGTGAAATAATTCAACGAAACGTATGGTTATTCGTAAAACAGCAAGAATATAAAAAATTTGCTGATAAGATTTACGATAAAATTAAAACAGGTTCATTAGAAGAAAATGTTAATGAATTTGAAGAATCTATAAAGCGTATCGGTCAATTAGGTCTTCAAGATGATTTCGGTAAAGACATCTTTGAAGATATTGATTCTGCACTAGAGAAAGAATTCAGACATCCAATTCCAACAGGGATTAAGGCTATTGATCAAGCAATGGGTGGTGGTCTTGGTAGGGAAGAAATGGGTATTATATTAGCACCATTCGGTGTTGGTAAAACAACTATCCTAACAAAAATAGCAAACACTGCATTCGAAGTTGAAAAGAATGTGCTTCAAATAGTATTCGAAGATAAGGTTGATGAAGTGCGGAGAAAGCACTATGCAATATGGTCTAAAGTGCCTTTGAGTCAATTCGATACTCGTTCTGATGAAGTTAGAGAGAAGGTAATCGAGCACCAAAATAGAAATAAGGGTGGTAAATTGATTGTTAAGAAACTTCCTCAGGAAGACATTACAATACCTTATATTAAAAATTGGATTCTTAATTATCAGAAAAATTTCAGCATTAAATTTGATATGATCGTTCTCGATTATATCGATTGTGTTGAAGCACATAAAGCTACGGGTGGAGATGATTTGAAAGGAGAATTGATAGTTATCAAAGCCTTCGAATCGATGGCTGCTGAATTTAAAATTCCGTGCTGGACTGCAGTGCAAGGTAATCGTAGTTCAGTTAGTTCTGAGTTTGTTCAATCAGATCAAATGGGTGGAAGTATTAAGAGAGCACAAAAAACACACTTCTTGATGTCGATTGCACGTTCACCAGAACAGAAACAGGACAATTTAGCCAACATGCAAATTTTGAAAGCACGTTTTGCTAAAGATGGTTTCAAATTCGAGAATGCTATTTTTAATAATGATACATTGGAGATTAGGTGTATCGAACATTCGAAGCCTAACGCAACAATCACTAAAAATACTACTGGTTCTTTAGATTCAGATTTGGATAGGCAGATGAAAAGTGAATTTTTGACTAAA